CTAAGACCACGATCAATAGATGGGTAGTCAAAGATCAGCTCGATAAAGATTTCTTTATCGCTTCCTGTAGACACTCCATTAGTCGCATCACCTACTAAATCGTAATCTCCTGCACCACTGATACCACCGTTGACTTTCAGTAAGGGGTTTGCGTCTAAAGTGAGAACGACTTGGTTTGACCCTAGACCTGTAATGCTTTGAATACGAACTTGTTGCTCAATAGCGTTAACAAAATGTCCATCATTGTGCCAGCAATACCCGATGTCAATGAGCTTCGGTAGTATCGTGTTATTGTCAGCAGGTAAGGGGTCATTATTGTTCTGAACCCAACCTAGATGCCCCGATATATCAAGAGTAGTCAGATCAATGGTGATCTGATCTCCCTCATACCAAAAGTTTCCAGTACCCCCTACATGAGCAACAGATATACCTGTTGATGGTTGAGGGTTAGTGTTTGCAGGTTTGGCGATGATGTAAATTCGTTCTGTAGTAGGTTCGTTTGACCATCTACGAGCGATGTGGTCAAAGTTCTGTCTCCATTGACCTAAGTTTGGAGCTATGTTTGCGTCATTCCTACCATACGCATCACACACAAGTGGTGTATGACTGATACCACTCGAACCATCTCCTGTGGCTTGTAAGTTATGTGCCTTAGCATACCAAGTCTTATTCGTGTCATCTAACAGCGAGTGGTACTGATAGTCTAGCTCTGCCGAGAAATCAATTCCTCTAGGGTACACCCTTCGCCTTAAATCAAGGACATCGTATTCCGAGATTTGATCTGCGAATAGTCCATCGGGTCGATCAGAACTTCCTACAGTGACATTACCCACATAGTCGTTATCTGCCAAAGTAGTACCGTCATGGTCATGTAATGCACCTGTATTAAAAGCACCTAGAGTATTGAACCCATCAGCACCTAGATTGTCTGCTGTCCATCTACGAAAGACATAACAGATAGGGATAGCGTAGACATACCCATCAACAGTTCCGAGAGCAGTAGCGTCAGCCGAAGAACCTGTTCCTGCATACCATAGACCAGTATCGGTAGGGTGTTTAATAAAGTTGTATCCTCCGACAGTCCCACCTTGTGAGCCTTGAGCTTCAACATTGACATTCTCAAATCCAAAGATATGTTGAGACAAGTCAGTTGAAAAAGTGTCCATTCTAAGTCGGTATTGAACTTGGACTCTACGGGTAGAGGACACTGCTACATTTGGATCTTGGATTTTATCATCAAGGTATGTCGAGGAGTCTGAGAGTACATTCCCTGCAAAGTAAACTTTATTTGCGTTGGGTTTACCCTCGCCATTAGACCCACCTGCTGGCTGATTAAGAACCCTCATACCAGCATTATTTGAGCTTATAAGAGTGAAACTATCTGCTGTGCCATCATGGTTTCCATCTATTCCTCCATTATGGTTGAGGAATAGGTATTCTGTACCTCTAGTTTCAGCGAATGTGGTGACACCATCAACAGTCAGTCCAAGATTAGCACCGTCATAATCATTGATGGCTTGAGCTAGGTTGCGAGCTGTTTCGGCAGGGGTAGCACCAACTTGAAACTCATTTACCCCAATAACACCATTAGGGTCATCAAATGCAGTTAAGATTTTGGTATCTTGGTTTTGCCCATTTAGAGGTGGTGGGTTGGATTGCCCATTTATTTGAAATTTGAATGTATCATTATGGAGAGGTGCGATGACCTTGATCCTAGACTTAGATTGCATAGCAGGAGTGACTTCTCTCCTCCATACTTCAAGGAATACAAATTCGCCTCTGTTTCCAGCACCAGCACCAGGTATGGGTCCAGGTAAAGTGATCTTGTTCGTACCATCAGTAGCATCGGTATTGCGAACATCAATGACCATTCCATTAACCATAGCTTTGAATGGGTTAATGACGAAGCTGTTTGCTGTAAAGTCAGCGTTTAAGACTCCACCGACATAAGGATCTTCAAAAGAGAATGATCCTATAGTGTCATCTTGTCCTTGATAAGAAATCATGCCACTAGGGAGCGTGTTCTTCTTATTGAGGATGTCTTGGGTAAGGTTGAGTTCACTATCAAGCATAGGTCTACCTGCTTGATATACGACACTATCCCACGCATAGTTTGTAGGGTCGAGATCCCGACTTGTAGAGGGAAGGTATTTTTTAGACATATTCCACTCCCCTTAAAAAGTCAATCGCCAAGTGATTGCTAAGATTGCACCACTTGGTTTATTGATCACAGGGAATGTGAGGTAGTTTACGAGGATGTCGCTATTTGTAATGTTAATGTTCAGATCACGATCTGGAAATACTTCAGCGATTTGACTAAACTCATTAGCCCCTCCCGACACACCCGAAACGGTACACATCAGACCCATCTCTGTTAACGCACCCACAGCGTCTGCCGACTCAAATGTGGTTGTAAAGTCAACGATGTTTGTAGGTACAGCACTCAAATCACCATTTGGTTTGCGATATACACGACTCGTAAATATCTTTCTAAACAGAGGTGTGTTGAGATTGCGTTGTCTGTAATCTGCAATGTCGGGGCTTGCAGATGAACCCGAAGCACCTGTACCAACAGCGAGCATATCAATACCACGAGCGAACCCTGCTCCTAAGTTCTTGGAGAACAAGACAGCCGCTAAGATACCACCATCGAGGGTATAGACATTCGATTTGTCTAAGACTATTTCTTCTCGTCCATCCTCATATTGGAGGACACCAAAGACATCACCTTTGACCCTAACTCCGAGCGTTTCCTCAAAGCCAAACCCAAAGTTAACAGCAGTTGTTTTAGGGGGTGGGATTTTTGTAGAGATCATATTTTCCTCCATTTGAAGATATGGGGCTGACAATGGAGGGTTATTTAAGACTTACAAATCTCCCACCCTCCTACCTTAATTTACGCACCGAAAGTTAAGGTGTAGCTGATGTCTAGTGTACCATCATCAGTCTTTGTGATCGTGTTACCGAGAACTTTTCTTGCGAACAACCTCATGTTAGTAGTTTCTGTAGGCACTTCTGCTGATACGAAGCCCTCAATGTCAACATTGTCTCCTACTGTCCAGAGAGCGATTTCTGAAATACCTTGAGCTATATTTCCTTGGGCTGTTCCAAAAGTGGTGGTGAACCTAATGGATTTAGCAGAGGGGAAAGTAACAGAGTCTATAATCCGACTTCTGACTGCGGCATCGGTATGATCGTGGTTTGTGTCTACCATATCAACTTGTTTTGCAGGTTGTGCTACATCAGCATTAGCGTTAGCGTGTGGGTTATTGAGTGAGTCAGCACCGTTGTTATTTCCCACACAGATATAACCGATTTGGTTTATGTTTGAGGTCTCTTGAGTATGAAGTAAACCATTACCAATCCCAGTAGGGCCGATGTATAGACCACCAGTAGGATGAGTGGCATTATTAGTTATCGGTGCAGTAACAGGTCTTACAGCGGCGGCAATTCCATTACCAGCAGTTCCAAGTCTGGGGTAGATAGCGTCCATAACGATGTTATTCGACATCTCTACGACAGTGTTTTCACCTTTTTCATAGGCGATAACATTCCCATCAAGGTCTCTGAGTGTTGCTTCTACGAAGCCTTTGATTACGAGTGTACTTTTCATGGTTGATTCCTTCAGTTAAGGGTTGTTTGCATTATACTGACCATAATAAATAAAGTATTAAGGTCTTGAAGCTGGATCATGTTCCCATGCTACAAATCCATCATCTCTAATGTAGAAATAATGCCTATATGTAACAGTTCCAGTATTTACATCCTTTTGGAACAGGTTTGTGTATGTGAGTGTGTCAGAAGAGTTATATACAGTGTTGTAAGAAGCTCCAGTATCAATGACTGGATTAGCTCTGATGAACAATCCCACATCTACACCTGGGTGGTCTGCTGATACTGCGATCATTTTATACCTCTTCGCTCTGAGAAGTGAATAAGACAAAGGGGCTATATTGTCTGGGTTTGAGTAAGTTCTATATCCATATGTGGACAGGAAAGTACCATTGACTACTTGGTTGTTAAATGCATTTATCCCATTAACAGGGGTTGTGTGTACAGTAGGCTCAATGAAGTTTGTCTCATTATTGAGGTTAGAGCTTGAAGCTACCTCTGTGTTGTCTGCTTCACATATTCGTATTGACCAAAACTCATTATTAGCGTTTGCGTTCACAATCATGTAAAAGTAAACAGTAGTAAAATCGTTCCCATAATTTACAGAAGGTTCTGATACATAAGACTGATCTTCTGTAAACAAGAGGTCTTGTTCCACAGACCTTAGTCTGAATGTGTGGTACTTGAAATAGCGATCATCAGCGTTCAGTGTACCTGTACCAGTCGGTGAGTTTCCTAAATCTGTATAAGTTTCCCCACTCAAGTAGTTGACTGGATCTGTGTTCGCTCTACCCCTTTTCATTGCTAACGGGCAGATCTCTGCCACATCAGAAATAGCAGTGGCTTGGAAGAAGATCGTGTAATCTTTATCCTCATCAAGAGGTCCTATTCTCATCGTAGTTGTATCGTCTGCGTTATCATACTCCACCCAAGCGTTCAGTGAAGGAATTGAGTAAGGATTTACAGGACTGACTACCTGTCTTGACCTCCCTAAAGTAGTCTCTTGAGTCCAAGTATAAGTATTTTGTCCTGCGTCTACATAGTTTACATAACTATTTACATAAACGAGGCTGTCCATATATGTCCCAGCTTCATATATGTGCAACTCGAACCCAAACCATCCATTTGGGTATTTAAGTGCCATATAAACATAATCCCCTGCAATCACATTGTAAACAACATCGACATCATCAACCACAGTAATTGGGTTTTCTGAATTGCTCTGGTTTGTTGAAGAGATAAAGGCAATAGCATCTGCATTAAAAGTGAAGGTATCTTCTAAGGGGATGCCAATACCTAAGAGACAAGAATCAGTGGTTGTTGAAACTGTATCACCAGTAAATAACCTTAAGAATGATTCAATGTTACCATCCAGAACTTGGGGTGTTGTATCGTCTACATAAAGAGCTAGACTCGTGGCGATAAGATCACCAAGGGCTGGTATATCTCCCTTCATATCAAGAGACATATATCTTGGAACAATCAGTGAGTCGAGGATCTCTTCGGTCACATCCTCGATTGTGATTGATCTGCTTAGGCTAATACTATCTTGCAACGCACTAAAAGTGTCTTGGGCATTGAATGATGAAATATGAGAAGTTAAAGCGTCTTCTATGGGGTCAACGACATCATTAAAGTTGATGCTAGAGATATAAGAGATAACAGAGTCCTCACTAGCAAGAACATCATCATTCAAGAACACTGGTACAAATCCTTGTTGTGTACTTACCTCATCTGTGATGTCTGGTATCAAACTGCTTGTTGATCTAGGCAAGAACAGGTAACTGGCTAAGAACCCATCTTCATCTGAGATCTGCCTAAACTCACTAGACACACCAATGCCAGATATGTAAGTGGATACTTCGTCTGTAATCAGAGAGATTGTTGAAGAAGGAACTACCCTCATGAATACAGGAGCATTTACTTCATCTTGAATCTCTGGGTAAATGTCCGAAACATTCCCATCGCTAAGTATATAGCTGTACTCAACAATTTCTTCTATTTGAGGGAAATCAGATTGTTCGAGGACGGCAATATAATTTAACGCCCAAAGCACACTGTCTTCAATGTCTGGGATACTTTGATTGATGTGTGATGGTGTAAGCAATAAGGTTGTTGTGAGAGCATCTGTGGGTAGATTAAATGAATCTGATAGATGTGTCCCAGGTATGATGATTTTATTTGCTTCAAGTTCTGCTATGATCGAGGGGAATCTGTCATCTACGCTTGTAAAGAAGAAACCAGTCGTTTCAAAAGACCCTTTCCACCCTAGATTTATTGAGGGTGGAGTTGCATAGTTATCGTTAGCCGAGTACCCAATGTTTTGGGAGTTATCTTCGATTAGATTAGTCGTTCTCCGATTGCTCCTCGTCAAAGATTCAAAAGATCTGATTTCACCTGGATTGAGTGTGAATGTAATCTCATAGGTATAGGTCACATTATTGACGGGAACCACAGCAGTGGATTGGTCTAGTCTGTACGCATGGGGAGATGTAGTCCAAGATGACTCAAGATCAAAGTTTGCATCAGTACCGCTTGTGAGGAAGTAAAGGTAATCAGCCCCATTATCTTCTTCCATGAAAACTTCAAGGAAGTATGTTTCATTAGCGAGGTGGTTAAATGATGCGTTGATTTCTGCTAGGAAGTTTGGTGCTGGGGCATTGTCATAATCTATAGTGTTTGGTGAACCAAGACTGTCATCCCTAAACCTATAGGCGAGTGGTGATCCATTAGGTACAGGGTTGGGGTATTGTTCGAGGGCTGTAAACCCATTAGAGTCAGCTCTCAGTGATAGAGTTTGGTATTGTCTGTTTCCTTGAGCGTCTATCCTATATAGACTGAAATAGAATCCATCTCCACCCGAAGTATTTAGGTTGCTGTACCCGAAGAAGAAATGAGTGGGGATGTTGATTGGTCCTAATATGTAAAGTGATGGGTCTGGATATAACCATTCATCTTGTGGTACATGGGGGTTGTAGTCGTTTGTAAACCCATCTCGTCCGTCTAGGTCGTAGCCTGTAATGACATCCTCATAAAAAGTCAGCTCTCCTTCAACACCCGAAGTTTGAGTGTCCTCCATTGAATAGATAGATCGGATTTGATCTGGTGCTAGACCTAGAGGGTTGGTCATGTATTCTTCGGGAGTGGACTCGGTGAACGCACCTAAATCAACATTTACCTCTCCATTTACCTCATTGATTGTTGAGGTATGTTTAAAGAACGCTTGCCCCTCTGCTAACTTTTCACCCTTGTACCAATCGAGATTCGAGTCAAAAGGGTTGGAAGAAATACCAGATAGTGTTAGTGTCTTTTCTTCGGTAAGCCCATTAATAAGTACATGATCTTTATTGAGTTGGTATGTGTAGCTGACTCCATCACTATCTATGACAGATGTGATATATGAAGGTCGGAAGCCTAACTGATAGAAAGAAATGTTAGGGTTGGCTGTATTGACTGTGCTAGAAGCAGGCTTGAATACCTGTTCTTGAGTAGCTGTTTGATTGAGTGAGAAGTTATTGAGTGTGTATGTGGTATTGAGCGTTTGATTGCTTGTATTGAGGAGGTCAGAACTACCTGCTGAATAGGTGGCAATCTTTTGCTCTTGCGTATAGGGAGTGATTGGTTGTGGTTCATTCAAGACATAAGAAATCGGGGATGTTGTCTCAATGATTCTGTTTTGCCTATCACCACCCCGACCAGACATAGAGACTTTACGAGTTGGTCTAGTAGCGTTGAGTGTCATTTCAATGCTATTTAGCTCTCTAAAGCGTCTGATCTCTGACTTGGCTTTAGGGTATGTAAGAGTGATCCTGTCATCAGCTTGAGCAAGAGGAATATAGCTTGGGTTTGCTTCGTGTGAAGTGTCGTATATCCTCAACACATGAAGATGAGGGTTTGTTATATTGGCATCTTCGGAGGTGTTCGTGTGTTCTAAAGATAGGGTGTGATAACTATAATCTACATCGACACCATTAACCTTAATCGTTAAGTCCTCAATACTAACAGGCAGTCCATCTTTAACCTTGAGCATATCTTTAACGATGTATGCAGGTAGATTGATTGCGTAGTTATAAACTAAACCTAGTGCTGGCCACATCGGATCGGGGTTGTTTACAAACTCTACAGTCTCATAAGCCACTTGATCTCTAGTAGACCATACAGACGAGTCATTCTTCACAACCTGTAGACCAGTAGAGGTGATCTGAGCGTCAACTTCTACTTCAATATGGCTTAGTTTGATTGTGTGTCCACCTAATGATGTTTGTATGTTCCCTAACTCAGCGTCATCATTATCAGACATTAGATCACAGAAATAAACAGAGCCATTAAAGTCGATAGGCTCTCCGTCATTTAAGACTTCTGATCTTGTTAGTTCACCTCTGAAAAAAGGCGGCCCAATGTTCTCTGGTAGAAATGTGCCATTTATTACCTCAATGTTGCTCGATGTAATTCTTTTATGTTTTTGAGGTCCTTTTTTTAAGTCTCTTATTGTCCTGTAGGTGTATGCTTCACCATTAGAGTCTACAATAGAGGAATAAATCCCATCTAGTGGGAATATGCGTTCAGAGACAGAGATGACCCTTAGCTTTTGTGTGCCGATGACAAGGGTATCTGCGACCTTAATGTTGGTTCTCCAAAAGCGTATGGTCTTACCCTCTACATAACCATAGTTGTTCGGCTCAAAAACACCCTCTCTCGCCTTTCTCATGTCCTCTTGGTACAAACTACCTAGTGAGACACCAACGAGTCCATACTGAGCGTTTTGGTTGTAATATGGGAGTGATGGATCAATCTTGTTAGCTTCGATTATCTGCTCATCTGTCTGAGCAGGGTCGATACCGAGAATAGGACTAAATACATCCCCTTTGCCTTGAGCGAGGATAGGTGTGTCCTCATCAACGATAGAGGCAACTTCCCCTGTCTTAATGTGAGCAGGCTTGGTGATGTTGAGAACTTTGCGTAAGTTATTCTGTAGTCGAATAATGTTCTCTGGAATACCAAGATAAACTTCGTGAGAGTGGGAGTTCCCATCGGCATCAATGTACGGTTGAATGACACCATCCACTATGTCGTGCGTATGGAGTTCATCTCCCCATTTGTACTCAATAGGTTTGTTGGTAGAACCGAGGCCAGACTCGTCAGTGAAAGCAAAGTGTCTGTGTGTCCTAAAAACTCCATCTGTATTGTATTCTGTTGTCGCTAGGATGGAAGATTTGAGGTTAGCTATATACCCCTCAACGGTGCTGACAACTACAGCGTTTCCTTCTGCGATGTCATTCAACACTTCATCCACAGAGTTCTTGGTAGCCCCTTGTAGTAGAGCTTCATAAGTCTGTAGAAGAAACGAGATAGTCTCTTCATGTGTATCACCGACAGGTACAGATTCCTCATCGGGGAATACGAGATACAAGAGTCGAGTGGCTACGAACTCAGCTCGTAGTTGGGTGTATTCTACATCTTCAAGATTATCTAAGGTGTCTACTAATAGCTCTGCGAGGAGTCGTCCTACACCTTCATAAATGATCCTATGATTCGGTCCATAACTACGAGTGAAGTAGTTTGAAGCTGTACCGAAAGACATAGAGTCTACGATTTTATTGGTGAGGATGTCTTCTAAGAGTCGTCTAGGATAGGACTTTGAGTTTAGATTTTCTCTGTTTGTGCGAGGGTCGAAATCATAAACCATTATCTTCTCTCCTCTTCATAAGTGAAGCTGAGATCGCCCACTTGAAAGTAACTAAAGTTGTTTAATCTAATCTCACCCACCACACCTGTTCCATTGCCACAAGTGTAGTTCACCTCAATGTCGTAATCCAAAGGTGTTTTACCTAACGGTAATGAGATCAGAAGTTTCCGAGCAGAGTTAGGGATCTCTGTTAGAACTCCGTTAGTGCTGATGTAGGCTTTCTCCAAACCTACGATGCTTCCTTTCACTCCGATCCAGTTAGAGGCATTTTCTCTTTGTCCTAGCGATAGCGTTTCGATTTCTGTTCGGTTCAAAAACACCCGAACATTTGATCCACCGCTAGTGGCAGGAACATGGTCTAGTTGCACATCCATGAGCCACACTTTATGACTAGAGCTTGTAAACTCTGTAATCTCTATCGGCACTGTGGGGTTCACTTCTTCACGAAGGATTTGATCTCCTTCGGTCAATGAAAGCTCTGTCAAAGGAACAGACACATAAGAAACACCTCGTACAGAGTCAATCGCCCGAATGAAATCGGAGGGGTAAAGATTACCCCCAAGAGTTGTTTCTGTTATGAGGTTGAACAATGAGGCTTTGATGATCGAGTCAACACTCGTAGCAGATACCCCTTGTTCTAAGTAGACAAGACCTTTCACATTCACTCGAACAGGGGTCACTTCTTTTACGAGGACATCTGCTCCCATGTGCTTTTGCTCATCAACCTCTAGCTGTAAGTTAGAGACTACGAGGTTTGTCTGATAAGTAACTGTAATGTTTTCTAGGTACTCATAATCGACAAATACCGTCTGACCCGATGTGATTGTGCTTGTTGTAGTCCTCTTAATCGTTGTCAGATCACCATTCACTTCAATCACATAATCTGGTGTCGTAGAGGTGAGAGGGCTAGAAAAGGTATTGCCATTTGAGTCTTTGGCTACGATGGTTGTGATGTCGATCCCACGATTAGATAGGGTTTCGGTGTAGAGTTCATTGAGGGTCTGTTGTTCGGCTGTGATTGAGATGATCTTCTCTAATCCGTCATTATCAATGATGATGTAGTCTTGAGCTTTTGATGACTGTCCTTGCACAAGAGGATCTTCAGTTTTGTAAAAGGTGTAGCTGAGATCAGTACCGTCTGCTTTACGAACAGAAATCACTTGTCTGACAGGTTGTCTATCTAGCACGACTTTATTAGTCACATCGGTTCGATAATCACCTAAGATAATGTCGGTCATACGATATGTGGGTTGAGGTATGGTGTCATCGAGGATAAGGGTTTTACCCTCAGAAATAGTTGCTCCTGTAAGGTCAAAGAACTGACCATTTGTTTGGTTTTTAAGTCCGAATGTACCTGCTCGATCAATCATTTGAAATAGGGGGTTCTCTGTGGTGGCATCAGATGCTTGGAACTTGTACGCACCCTCTGACTGTATCGGGATGAACCTTGAGTCTCTTCTTGATTTGTAAGACGGAGCATATACATCGGTCACTCGGCTCAACAGCTCTCCCCTAACCCAAATGTCTACCTTACCTCCTTGATCGTTGTCTCGGAGCATATATGGGTTGTCTGCATCTATAACCTCATAACCTAAGACACCTGCTGACTCTCTAGCTACTCGTTCATAACCAGCTCTTGTACCTACATCTACAGAAGATATGTAGGTCATTGCTCGTGTCATCAGTTCTTGGTTTGTCTCTCTTGTAGACCCACCGAATGTAGGTGCATTGTTAATCACACTTAACCCCAATGGAGCACCTGTTGTGATTTGACCCGATGTTACATTCCCACTCAGACCAGCTGTGTCAGCTTGAATAGGTAAGGTGATTTCATATCTGCGTGTGATAGGGTTGTAAAAGTTAGGTGCTTCAGAAACTGTGATCGTTCCAGCTTGAACAGTCCGAAATCTGACACCACTACTAGAGATGAGTTGTCCAATAGGTACGATAAGGTCAAATGTAGGCAGACTCCTTGAGAAAAAAGTAGCTTCACCTCTCGCAACTTGCCCCGACAGTCTGACGATCCCTAGATTAGATGCTAGGCGATCAAAACAGATGTCGATAAGGTTTTGTACCTGTGTGTCGGTATCTAAGAAGTATGCCTCTTTTAAGAGCTGTTTGTAGCTAGAGTTTGATACAAAGATGGAATCCCCTAATCCTGTAGGGTCATCTATATCGTTAAGAGACACAAAGTTGGTCGCCTTGTAACAGAAATCTAAGAGGACTCTAATACGAGAAACCTCAGAGACAACAGGGTCAATGAATAAGTCTCTTATAGCTGACCCTGCTTGAACAGACGCTGTGGGATCTGTATCATAAATAGCTGAGATCATACTTTCTGTAATCTGTGAGTCAGTCACATTTGGTAAGGTCGTGTTGATGAGTTGTAAGTTGATAGGTGCTGACCCGACCTCAACACTAAATGCAGACTCCACTGATTGGTTTTCTACAACTTTGACTGCTGTAATGACATAATAAAGAGGTGTGTTTACATTGAGAGAAGAAAATTCACCAATCTCTATTGTGTTCGCAGAGTTAGGACTAGTTCGATTGTGTCTGAAGGATACCTTTGTCTCCAACTCGATTGAGGAGACACTTGTTGCGACCCTTAATCGAGCCACGCTCTCAGCGATCTCTTGTGTTCCAACATCGCTCTCTGTCGTGTTCTGTAGGGCTTTTATAGTGAGAACATTCGGATCTTCTTCGATGGCTTCGATGTCACTTGAGAAATCTACTAAGGGGGTAGCCTTCTCCGACTTGAACCCATAGGTGATCGGGTCGATAGGTATCTTGTTGACCTGTTGATAACCATTCCCTCCACCACTTACAGTTGAAGCGTACACATTATAAAAGCTAATCTCGGAGTCAGTATGCACCCAACTAAGGACTACATTATTATCAGCTCTTTCAGCTTTTATGTTGATGGGAGGTTGGGGTTTAGCTGTGTTTGAGTCTAAGCTAGAGATAACAATCAGTGTTAAAGAGGTCGTATTTGATCCATCCGTAGCTGAGATAAGGAAGCTGTTAGCTCCTTGATTTAAGTCAATCCCCTCTGAGGTATCGGGGTCTGGAAACACCCATGAACCATTACTAATAACGATGTCTGCGTCTACACCTACGGATGTAAACTCCTCATCTAAGAATGACACTGTGATTTGGTCATACCCTTCAACAAGACCATGAATGAATACTTCTTCTTTGTCGGTTGAATAGCTAGTTGATGTTGTGGAGCTGACCCCATCTGGCTTTACGATTTTTAAGCTATAACTCATGTCAAACTCCCATCTAATGAAATGCTACCTGGTACTTCAAAAACTATATTTACGCTTACTTGACGGTTAGCACCACTACGAACTACGACATTACACAATAATGCAGTCGCATTGTCATTGAGTGCTGAAACCTCCACAGATTGAACGCTCATTAATCTTTCTTCTTGGCTGAGGTATTGTACCCTCTTGAGGTCTTGTTGCATTTTCTGCAACTTATCTAGTGCTTGTTGAACGCTCATCCTTAATGCGACACCTACCGAAGCATTGTTCTTTTGACCGATGAGTCGGTTAGCATTTGATCCATACCAAGCGTGATATGGGTTAGATCCGATCTCTGTAAGTAGAGTCTTAGCTATATTCTGATATAGAAGGTCTGTATCTTGTACCTTTTTAATGTCTCCATCTGTGCCGAACCTAAAGTCGTTCTCTACTCCTGTTCCTCCACATCGCCTACAGTATCGCTTTTCGGTCGTGTAAGAGATTTCTAGTAGCCCCTCTGGTTCTAGTTCACTCTTGAACTGTATGTCGTGTCCGTTGAGTCGTGAAACCAGCCCCCAAGAAGGTGTGGTCTTTTTGGTCTTAGCGACTTGCTTTTGCCTCTTGAAACCTAGTGCTTTTAAAAGACTTCCTGTGAGGGTGAACCCAACCCCAAGTTTTTGGTCTGAAAACCTCAACGCTTTTGATGTAGTCTCTTCAACAAGGATAGCTCCGATTTGGTTTTGTATTACGGAGATGAGTGTCTTTGAGTTGTATATCTTTGGGGGTAAAGTGATTGTGTTGGAGAACCCTTCCGTAGTGGTGATTGTAAGCACATTAGATGTGCTTCTCACCCTAAAGGGAGACACATTAGGAGTGGTGATAGTAGCCTCTCGGTTATTGCCTTGAGGTTCAAGGACGACACCATCTCGTTTAATCACTACAAGTCCAGCACCATTGATCGGTGATGCTGGCATAATGTAGATACCATTTTGTAGCCCAACCCTCTCATATCGAATATAATGAGGGCAAGAATAAGAAATCTGTAGGTCTTCGCTCATGTTATCACCAGTAGTCTAGTGGTTATTTACTAGACTACCGATGATAAATAAACTAACGATTAGTCTAAATCCATAAATGCTTGGTAAAGCTCTGTGTCCTCTTTTATTCCCAACGCTTTAAATAGCTCTTTAGCTTGGTTATTGAATGTTCTCCTCTCGTCCCATTTGAGTCGTACCCTAGCATTCAACGCATCTTGTACTTCCTTCCCCCATTGAGTTAAAACTTCACCGTTATAAATCTCTTCTTTAACTTCGTTAATCGTAGAGGTAGGGATTGGACCCATTAATGAACGAACAGTATTATCACAATCGACCTTGCCTAGACCTTTTGGTACTAGAGGACTAGTTGACTCGGTTAAGCCAAGATCAAGGTAAAAACGATAGCGAACAAGTTCACTAGCAATAGCCCCAAAGAACGCTCTTAACTTGTTACCGCCTTTTGCACCTTTACCGACAATTTTTATTGCTTGGTTTCGATCTTTTTGGTTGGCGAGTTTTTCAACCCACATTTGACCGTTCATCTTGCTTGCTTTTGGTATAATCGGCTTGACTATTTGGTCAATCTTTCTAGCTAGTTCTTCTCTCTCTTTCTCACTCATCATCTTAACGAGATCGTAAAACCCTTTCTCTTTATTAGGGAGTGTTCCAATAGTGTGAGGTATAAAGTAGGTCAGGCTGTCAACTGTCACCTCTTTTTCAGATCCTGCTACATCGAACTTTAAACTTCCTCCATTCAACAGAATGGCACACTCTACATACCAAGAGAAAGGACCTGTATCACTAAGGAATAACTTAGAGACATCCATACAGTTATCAGCGAACTTTTTGATCGCCTTAACTTTATCTTCGTCTATGAATGTCTGTGAGTTTAAGATATATCTCAGACCGACAGGGAGGAGAGGTGCTTGATGTTCTTTGATGGTATTTTGAAGGGCTACCATCGCATCTTTGTTGAAATAACGAATAGCGTAAGCCCATTCATCGTCCTTTAGATACAGATTGGAGTCAATCATCCAATGGAATTGATCGTCCGAGAACAGCTTAGATAGCTTCTCTAACTCTACGATCTGTAGGTCGAGTTTGATTTTTTCTTCGACTACTTCTTGAAGCTCACCCTCACCCAAGTCCATACTATCAACTACAGCCTCAGCTCTTTCTTCGGCTGTTTCCACAATCATGTCAGCGGCTTCTTGAGCTTCGATAGAAGGCTCTATATTATTTATGACCCAACCACTTTCGATGAGATTTTCTTTCATCTCTTCTTTGAGTTGAAGATCTTCATCAAATTCGCCTGCTTCAAAACGAGAGAGTAGATCAAGACCATCAGCAGTTGAAAGAGTGAGTTCACCTACTTCGACTAATATGTCTCTATATGCGTCTTTTAAATCCCCATCAAAACGACCTTCAGAGAAATCGTCATATAAAGTTTCAAAGTATTCGTGTCCAGACTTGAGGTTTCCATTTTTGACGAGTTGGTTGAGAATGACGAGCTTCTCATACAGATAATCCTCATCATCAAACTCACCACTAATCAGACGAGCCTTTAGTCTCTCTAACTCTTCGTCAGTCATTTCGTTGAGTTCGTTTTTAGAATAGGTCTCAACCTGTTTTCTTGCGAGTCCTGGATTGTCGAAAGTTTCATCCCCTTTGCTTACCTCAAGACCTACAGGTCTGTTAATACCACCTTCATTTTTAACAACACCGAACTCAATCCTTTGTGTCTGCGTTAAAAACCTCCCCTCATAAGACATGACATTAAAAACACCTTTTTTGATAGCGTCCATCACAGATTCTGCTACGCTGGATGACCTTTGGGTTTTCTTTTGTATAGACGGGAACACATACGCATCAGATCTCATCGTCCTGCCTTCTTCAACCCGATCAATGACATCAGTGTTGTGCGACATAGACCATGAGGTTGCGGTGAGCCACAAGTCCTCAAGTGTAGTACCCACATTATAGCGTCTGTTGTTTCCTATGAAATTAGAATAGGTATCGTCTATTCCTATTTTAAGATTATTTTTAACCTTTTCATATAGGTCATTAACCATCACTGCGTGAGCATTTTTCCTTCTTAAACCTCTCATGACTTTCGACCCAAATTCAATCGCCTTATCCCCTGGATGTGGTTCGAGTATATCAAGGCTTTGTAAACTTGGTTCTCCTAGCTCTTTGAGCTTAAGCAAAGACGCAGTAGCCCAATATGCGAAGATATGGAGAAGGCTATTCTCATCTTCCTTGATAAGCCTCAGATCGGCTTGCTTTTTCATGCCAGCCGATCTGATGTAAAGCTCAAGCTCTCTTACAAGTTCTTGAGCAACTTTAGTCTTGGAGTGCAGATCAGATTTCTTGATCTGATCCAACATCTGTGTCGCTTGTTTTATATTCATATATATCTCTCTCTCTTTCCGATAGTTTACAAGAGAGATATGAATATAAATAAACTAACGATTAACCTAACTGAACAAATGCCTCATATAGCTCAGTACCTTCCTCGATGCCGAACTCTTTGAATACCTTTTTAACTAAGGTGTTTAAGTCCGATTTCTTCTTGATCAAGACAGACTCTCTCGCACTTATAGCACTTTGTACTTCATTAGTCCAGTGCGGTAAAATGAGCTGATCATAACTTTCGCTCTTAACAGCGTTTAGTTCTTTTGTAGGGATGGGTCCGATGAGGTATAGGACACGACTATCGCAGTCATTATTACCTAGACCCTTTGGTAAGTTAGTTCCCTCAGTCAGACCAATGTCGAGATAGAAACGATAACGAACAAGCTCACTAGCGATACCACTGTAGAAGCCTTTAAGTTTACCACCACTGTTTGTGACGGTTTTATGAGCTTGCCCTGCTTTCGCTGGTATAGTTTTGTACTTTGGATTATTGTATATAGTAATGATGTTCTCCACAAAGTCAGACATCTTATAATCCAAACCGTTTGGCCTATACGGAGCAATAAGATCTTCAAGGTCTTTCGTAATCTTTGCAACCTCAGCGTCAGATGCCACAGAAAGTGCTTCAACCAATCCTTTATAAACGGATCTCGTGACTTTGAAGAACCTTAATCCCTCGACTTCAACTTTGAAGGTCTTTCCACCTGCTTTTAAAGAGACAGACCCACCGTTTAAGACGATTGCTAACTCAAGATACCAACCTAGAGGTCCTTTATTGCCACCGATAATCTTTTCAACGACACCTTGATCCATACATTGGTCGGCAAACTCTTTGATCGCTACCACCTTTTTTTTGTCAGCAAAGACAGCAGGGTTAAAGATGTGCTTCAAACCTAGAGGTAAAAGAGGCTCTTGATGCTCTTCGATTGTGTCTTGGATAGCTCTCAAGGCTTGAGGGTCGGACTCTCTAAGAGCTAAAGCCCACTCTGTGTCATCAAGATACAGGTTAGCATCGAGCATCCAATGAAAGCCCTCTTCGGTGAACATCTTTGACAGCTTTTTCATTTGGTCTAACTTTAGGTTGACCTTAGCGAGATCAGCAATAGCTTCTCCGAGCTTACCATCGGGTAAACTCATACCACTTACAGCGACTTCTGCCATCTCTTCAGCTTGATCTTCGATCATCTGAACAGCTTGATCGGCATCAGTAGAGACTTCGATGTTTTCAATCAACCAACCATCATTAATGAGGTCATACTCTGCATCAGTACGATCAAGCTCATCGAGTTCACCCGAATGATAGCTTCTGATAAGCTCATCAAGTTCATCGGTGACTGGGTTCCCTGTCAGTTCAAGAAGCTCTCTAGCGAGAGCATTTGACTCGACACTATCATATACACCATTAAAGAAATTTGGCTTCAAGGAGTCTGAGATCAGAGCGTCATTCTTATTAATATGGTCAGATAACAAAAGCCCCTGTAGCCCCTTGAGCCACTTTAGATGTTGGTTATCAAGACTTCCATCAGTTAACTTTCCTTCGATTTCTTCCAAAGTCTCATCAGACAACCCTTGTTGTTCCATGTACTTTTGGCTGTCGGACACACCGAGTAAGTTTTCAAGATGTCCCTCAGCAGAGAGTTGATCAAGTCTGCTGTATTCTTCGCCAGAAGATGATTGACCCTCTGTGGACTCTTGTCTTATTTTCTTTCCGTCTACGAGAGCTATTCCTAATGCCCTTCTCTCCTCAAGACTTAGGTAGCGTCCTTTAGAAGCCATCGCACTGAATACACCCTTACGAATAGCTTTCATAACTCTCTCAGCGATAGAGCTTCCCCCCTCGACCTTTTCCTCGATCCTTTTCCAAGGGGTTATATATGTTTCCCTACTTTCACTAGACTTAGGTATTCCACTTTTGCCTGTGACAGCCCACATCGTAGATCTCTGCCAAAGATCGTCAAGAATGTCGCTTCTTAGTCGCCTAAATTCTTTGTTATTTTTAACAAATTGATTGAAGGTGATGTTGATGCTTTTAGAGAGAGCTGGTTTGATTTGCTCATAGAGACTGTTCAAGAAGTTTGCGTATCTTGCAACGCTTGCTTGTCGCCTTCTCATTCGACTTCTAAAACCACCTCCACCTCCACCAAGTTGGTTGAGGATCTTTGTCCCATACTCTGTGGGGGTATCAGAACCAACAGGAGGGATAGTCATCCCTTGTAACTCTGGTTCACCTGTCATCTGAGAAAGAGCGGCACTCGCCCAATAGAAGAAGATCTTCTTAAGATCTCCATCACTTTGAAGGTACAGCCTCAGATCAGCTTGCTTTTTCATTCCAGCCGATTTGATATACAGTTCAAGCTCTCTTACAAGCTCTTGAGCAACTTTAGTCTTGTTGTGGAGGTTAGATTTCTTGATCTGATTTAACATCTGATTTGCTTGTTTTATATTCATATCTATCTCGCTTTCTGATGGGAATGAAGTTTACAGAAGATACCGACTATAAACGAACTATAAATATCTGAAAGAGGATAAAAGTCTTGTCCTGTCGGGTTGTGTGTGATAAGGTAGGGGCTGACTTGGATAGATGTCCAATAAGTCAACCTTTAACCCGATAACTCGGAGACACAAATGAATAGAATAACTAAGGGTTTACAGTACCCTATTAGGAGTGGTGCGAGTACCCACTTCGACATGATGTTTGGAGTGTCAGCAGACGACCACTTCGACTTGATCTTCTCATATTTACAACCCAAAAAGGCAAAGCCTGTTGAGGTAGTGCGTAATGAGACTGAAAATTGGCTCTATGACGCACGATGTGAGAACTATGAGCGTGTGCTTGAGATGGTTCAGAGAAGAACCCCTTACAACAAGCGTTTCACGCTACCAGAGGATCAGATCGTAAGCTACTTCCATAGCTTCCTTACCGAACACTTCATCGAGAAAAATCAGCTCAAAAAAGAGCTTGATAAAGGCAAGACGGTGAAGCCATCGGTGGTCTATGAGTGGTTCTTGCAGTATGTGGTGCGTGAAAAGTACCAAGAAGGTCAAGATGCTCTCCAACGGACTCGTGGTGCGAGGACTCAATCAGAGGTGAATAAAATCAAGGCTTACGAGACAAAGCAGACTACGACCCCTTATGCTCCTGTCCATCATATCCAAAACCTTGAGTCAGAAGGTTGGCAGGTTGCTCAAGTGGTTTCCAAGACCGACTCTGAAACAGGTGTGCAAGTGGGAGAACCCGACTACTATGTAGATGGTGATACTCACAGTAGCGTTGAGGAGCGTTCGGAAAATGCGTACATGAAAGAGCTGTTGCTTGATCGCTTTGGTAAAGACAAACTGAATATGTACTACTCGCTGTGGCTTGAGCTTCGCTATGATGAATACGAGAGCAAGAGGATGTGGGCTTCGGCTCGTAAGGTGTCATATAAAGTCTTGAATGCTCAAATCACTCAAGTCCGAGAGGTCTTTAAGGATAACCTAGAAGCCTTCGGTCATTGACGCTCTGAGAGCGTATAGGCTATCGCTTACCACCATCGTAAGCGACAGCATGACCCATACGGATCATCTCATCATTAAGAGACTCACCTAGCTCATTCATGTCCTCTTCATAAGCCCATAGGACACCGAGCCATCGACCAAACTTACCTTTTTTAACGGTATGAACGACAACCGTTTTACCCTCGATGCGAGATTTAAGGTACTCTTTGGCTTCATATCCTCTAGCCTTTTCATCTAGGTCTTTGGTTCTGATCTCTGGTGTGTTGATCCCCACCATACGAACCTTGACTCTCGCAAAGTGTTTCATGCCTTGATCTATCATGAGGGTGACGGTATCTCCGTCATATACTGATAAAACTTCTGCTTTGTAGTGATATAAATTAAGCGACATATATTCCTCCTACGGTCTTAAGCCTAAATCTAACAGGGTCTTGTAAACGACTTTATTGACTTCTTTAAGGTCATCAGTCTTTTTAATGACCCGACCATTGACCTCTACGATTAAGTTTTTGTAGTCATATCCAGATCCACTGCTAGTGAAACCACTGATAGAAATCTTAGTCTTTGAGGCTTCAACTTTGATAACCTTCTCTCCCTTTCGGTCGAGGACACTAGTTACTTTGTGTTGCCCTTTCTTGAACATCCACTGTAGCTGTTTCTCAAATCGGCTGAGATCTTGCCACCCAATGTGGTTACTTAGTAGTCCAAAGAGCTTTGCTTCCATGTACCTAGAAGCGACTCTTTTACTAGAATTTTGATTACTCATCATCTGCCTCTTTCTTAGGTTCGGGTGTATCTTCTACACCTAGTGATTTCTTGACCTTTGCTTTGAACATCTTGATTACGAACGCATTGATTGCACCAGCACAAGCACCCATATACACATCAATCATCATAAATGGCTTTGATAAGGTATAGGCGATCCCTGCTCCTGTTAGGACTGCAAAGAGTCTTATTACAGCGTCTGATTTCTCATTGCAGGTTTTGAAGATGAAAGGCTTAATGATCTGAGTCAGAGCGAGACTCAAGATAGCCGCTACCACTACAAGATAAGCATGACCTACAAAGACATCTTGCATCGTTGGTCTAGTTTCTGATTTCAAATCAATCGACTCTGCTATGTGTTTACAGGAAACACCACTTTCAGTGATCTCACATTCTTGGTTTTCTGATCCACACAGAAGTTCATTCCCCTCGATGATTTCGCAGAGGTCAGCTCCTTCTTCCCCTTTACTACAGAGGATTGTATGAAGATCAACGAACTGACAGTTATCTGGTAGATTAACTAGTGGCTCACTTATTGGGATATACTTTTCCATGTTTTTACCTCGCTTCGATTTTTCAATAAAGCGAGGCGATAAAGAAACTATTAAGCTCTCTTACAAATGAGGGGTTCTGTCTATTACGATGACATCACCCTCTGAGTGATACTTTTTAGCGAATGACTTCCATACCCTTAGAGCCTTATCAGAGGTAGACTTTTTGTGGCAGTAGTTAGGCATGAACAGCAAAGGCAACCTACCATGTTTAAGGAACACTTCTTTGACCACCTCAACATACATTTGAACTCCACACCTCTGGCCTTGTAGGTCTGGGTGGAGATAAGAATTGACAACCTCTACAACAAGAACCACAGGTTCATCTTTACTGCTATCATATCGAAACATCTCGTCCTCAAACCAATACTCTTCGGATAACTTTTCAATGTCATCTGCACAAGCAAAGTGTCCTCTACCCATCTCCTCAAGAGTGTAAGTGCCTACATGGGCTTCACAGTGTCCTCTGTATTCACCATCGACTCTTAACTCAACACTAACTTTACCACCATCGCTAGACACAACTTCGATAGTGATGTTGCCCTTTTGGTATTTAGCTTTCATGTAGCGACTAGCGACTCTTTGATAAGGCTTCATACTGGTTGTCCCTGTTCGTTTACTAAACCTTTAGTGTAGAGGGCATATAACTGTATGCCAACAGCAGGAACTAAGATAGCGTTCCAACCGATTGATAGAGACTTAGCGAGCCAACCACCAGGTATGCCTGGGAATAAAAGACTTACGATAAATCCAATCCCACTTTCGGGTAGACTTTCAAGTAAGTCCGTCCACGAGATCATGCCTAGAAATCCTTTTATCAAGTCTGAGATCTTCCAACTGATCTCTGTAACATTGATCCATATGACCCAATAGAGATATGCTTTAGCAGGCATCGTAATGAGCTTCAGCAAAGGGTGCTTCTCTAAAAAGTTATCTATCCATTCCGACATATTTTTTGCTCTGCCGACCACAGGTGTGATCGTCTTTGACAACCATTTACCTAGTTCACCTGTCTTTCCTCCATGCTTTTCAAGTACGCTTTCAATAATGGAAGTGAAGGTAGGAGCGTTAGATGCGTATAGGAACAGAAAGTGAATGATCTTACTGTCTTTCTTCATCTTCTTCTTTAGATTACCCCACCATCTCGCACCCTCGTCTAAGAGGTTTTGAAACTTCTTCGATAGTTCAAAGTAGAGCTTTGCAGGGTTCGTTGATGTGATCCCTAAAACCTCTTTGAACTTTTCCCAAAGTTTAGGAGCTTTTTGAAACGCTTGGTACAGCTCTCTTAGCTTCTTACCTAGACCTTTGATGATCGCTGTTTTGTTGTGAGCTTGTCGGAGCATACCCTCGCCAAACACGCTCAATACTCGGACATCTATCTCACGAGTGATTGTGCTTGAGACTCTAGTGTTGGGGCTGTTTTGGATCGCCCACATTGACGCTCTTAATGAAACATTTCTATGGTAATGTCGAGTAGCGACTCTCTGATATGGCTTCATATTTATACTCCTTTAATAAGTACAATAGGATGCTCATAAATAAGTTATTGAAAGGAGTCGGTCATGGGAGCAGGTGTAATGCTATTATGTGGAAACAAAACCCTCATAATGAAGAGGGACCACTACAAACACGATAAATGGTCGGGTTATTGGAACTTTCCAGGAGGTCAAGGAGAGCCAAATGAAACGACCTATCAGACAGCTCTAAGAGAGACTGAAGAAGAGACAGGCATCACACCCGATCAATATAAAGTTGTAGATCATGTAGAGGACAAGATTTACACGATGTATGTCGGGGTGTGTAAGGAAGAGATCGTACCTGTTTTAGATCACGAGCATACGGAGTGGGAGTGGATAGTCATCTCTAAGATACCTAGTATGACTCGTGAGATGCACCCCAAAGATTGGCGAGGGTTTAAGAAGTATTATCGGCTTTAGAAATCACCAGACTTGAAAGTGAACACCTAAAGACCAAGTGTTCGACCCATCAGTTCCGTAAACCCAACCAATACCAGGAGCGATGTTGAGGTTTTTACCCATGATGTAAGGATGCCATGTACCCATCAATCCTAGATACTGATTGGACTCGGTTAGAGAAAAGTTAGCACCTAAACGATACTGACCTTTAACAAAGTTGACGAAACTCCCCCCTATAGATAGCCCAAACTCCCCCCCTTGATAAGTTGACCCTACAAGTAAGCTCGGCTCGAACATCTTTAGCGTTAACCCTAAACCACCTGCGGGTACTTGGGGTATATAGATGAGTTGAGGATCAAGATTGGGATCACCAGAATACATTTCGGACTCAAGACCCTCTATATTAATAAACTTTCCTTGATCATCAAAGTACCCACCATAAATGTGTATGCCTTGGTTCTGTACAGCACCACTACCTAAACGAGATTGGTCTTCGCCATAACTAATCGCTACTACTTTAAACGCTAAGTTGAAGTCTACACCCGAACCTTCACCAGTCCAAAGATTTCTACTTGTAAACGAGTAAACAGGTTTACCATGTAAACGGAAAGGTGATTCCCATGTAAACTTGAAAGGTTGACACCTTTCGTCTGTTCGGTTCTCACACCACTGTTGATCTTGTGTACTTACACCTCTCCAATCTTGAGGTGGTGGGGTTGTGGGTTTTTCTCTGTCTGTGAAGTCTCCGATGCGTGTTACACCTGCTTCTACCCTTGACTCCATACGAACAAATCTTCGACTAATCGCATTGATTTTCGCTCCTGTCTCAGAGGTGTATCTGTCTATAGCCTGTTGTGTTCTTTGATCAAGACCACTAATGATTTCTGACGCTCTTTGTTCAAGCGTAGCTCGATCAACCATCTGAGACTGCACAGTTCCTAGTTTGGTATTTATCGCCGCAATTTTCGTAGCGTTATCATTAAGAACTCCATTTAGCTGATCTTGGATCGTAGCGTCCATCTGTTGCATTTTGTAGACAGACCAAGCGTTGCCCCCTACAGAAACCAAGAACAGGCTCAATAGAGCGTAAATACCATATTTTAGGTTCGCCAACTCAACCATAGTAAATCTCCTTCGTTTAGATGGAGATACTATACCATGTCTTAATGAGCAAACACTCGTAGAACTGTTGTCCCCTCAATAAGATAGAGTCCACCTAGTCGTAGATTTTGTGTAGTACGCTGAAGGCTGTGAACCATATCTTTGAAGGTATTCATCTCTTTTGGGTCTACTTTTAGTACAATAAAACCACCATCGTGAATACCATCGTATGCAGACATAGTGGTCTTTTCCACAGAGATGAGATGAGGGTATGTGTGATCTTCAATGTAGTCTTGAGCATGGAGTCCAAGCTCGTTGAGTTTTTCTTCAAAAGAAGCGTCCTGCATCGTGTTTACTTTTCTCGATCTACTCTCAAAGCGATTTATCATAGACACCCTATTCTTTATCTTCTACGACAATGATCTCTCGTGTCGTCTTACCTGTGTTGTAGTCGATGTTCTCTCGAACCCGAAAGACAGGTTCGGGGGCAGGCTGTGGTGGTCGGCTGTAGTAGCGAACTTCATTTCGCCACCGACCACCAACTTCGACCCATACAGTCTCTCCATTTTCCATTCGTTTGTAAGGCATATTCATTCTCCTTTTTAGATTGTTTTGATAACTTCCCACCAGCCTGGACCACATTGTTCGGTACGCTGTAGGACTAAGGTTTGTGAGCCAAGAGGTTCAAGGTATTCACGATGTGTTTTGTCATATCCATCGCCACCTTTGGAGCGTAAGAGAGCGTCTGCTGAACAGACAAGCATCTCGTTAAGCCCAAAGTATTTAGCTCCGAATAATCCACACTGATCGACATCTGTGTAGATCTGCATACTCGCCACCTGTCAATGCTGAAGCATTGAGAGGGGGATCTGCTGGATCACTTGGAAGATACACTCTTTAAAGTGTTCGACTACGAACTCTGTGTCGTTTCGTGAACTTGCTGAGGGCTGTATGATGACCACCACATCACCGTCAGAGAGGCTGACATTACCACCGACACACTCGCTCTTGGTCAGACCTTGAGCGAGAGCCACAGTAGACTCATGGCGAGGGTTGATAGCGTTGGAGAAGGTTATGTTCGACCCCATTTCAGCGAGACTGACGATAGCCTTAGCTTGGTCAACATCAATGTTGACTTTGTGGCATAGAGCTTCATCAATTAGCATCCGATTGCTGAAAGCCGAGCTGAGGATGATTCGTGATGTAGGTGCTTTGAAGATGTTTGCGATTGTCATGTGGTTCTCCTTTCAAGAGAGAGATTGTGTTGATGACATAAAGGTATAAATAAGGGGTTACGCTTTGCCTTTTCTCATATAATAAGAGGATGCAAGCTGTACTTATAAGGAGGTGCGACATATGTTTGCCGATATGCTTGAGTCATTAAGACGACCAAATATACAACCCAAGTTGTGGATGAAAGATTGCGAGTTAATCTTAGGCACAAAGGAAAACCTAGACCAATGTATTGATGAGTGTATCAACAGCGTTGCGTATGGGCTTGACCTTGAGACAACAGGTCTTGATAATCGTGTGTTCAACGGACGCACAAGAGATACGATTGTAGGGGTCTGCTTGTCAGCCCATAAGGATAAGGGGTACTATTTCCCTGTTGGTCATCAAGAGGGTGTGGAACATAACATTCCTTGGAGATTGATGTATCCTGCACTTGAGCGTCTGCTTGACCTCTCTGTGAAAGCAGAGCCTATATTCCACAACGCCGCTTTTGACCAAGAGTTTTTGGAGTTCAACGAGTACAAGTCGGGTCTTGGTGAGGAGCGTTGGGACTCATTTGAATGGCACGACACCTATATCATTCAGTATCTCTTGAACCCTCGTGAAAAAGGTGGTCGAGGACTAAAGCATTTAACTAATGCCCACCTTGAGCGAGAGATGATTGAGCTATCAGATCTTATGCCCGATGCTCCCGACAAGAACTACTCCAAACTTGATGTGAGTTGGGAACCATGTGTTTGGTATGCCGCTAGTGATGCAATGTGTACGCTTGGACTATGGGAAGTACTTTATAAGAAGTACACCGAAGCTAAAGAACACACTAACTCGATGTATAAGTTAGAGCGTATGTGTCTACTTTCAACTCGTTGGATGCACAGAAATCGTGTCTACATTGATCGAGACACAGCCTTAAAGTATAGCCAACAGGGGCAGAAGCTATGGTTCGACTCTCTGATTGATGTCTATGATGGAGCAAAAGAAATCTTAGGTCGAGACATTACCCCTAACTATGTTCGAGTCCTTAAAGGAGATCTGAAGGGAGAAAACAAGTTTAACCACATGGAAGTGGAGGGGATGAGCTATAAGACTCGTGTAGACGAAGCTCGTAAAGAAGCCTCTCGACTTTACCCCGATGAAAAGGGAGTAGTCACTAAGGCTGTGAAGATTATCGGTAAGAGTGTAGGTACAGAGGAGATTGAGTTTCCACTTACTTATGACATCCTATCCCCTCAAAAGCTCGGCTTGTTATTTAGAGAGTTGAGTGTTCCAGGTCTTAAGGCGAGTGAAAAATCGGGTCAGGTCGTTACTTCCAAAGACATTCTTGAAGAGGTCATTGAGAAGGCTTCTGATGACTTTCCATTTATGGCTAAGGTTAAGACCTTTCGTGAGCTTGGGAAGGCAATGGGTCAGTATCTCATTCCATTTGTAGAAGATGTTGGACCAGATGGGACTCTCAAGCCTAAGTTTGATCAGTTTGCCGCTGACACAGGTCGTTTTTCATGTAAGACGAATAGTAAGCCTTGGAAAGTTAAAGATGGAGGGTGTCGTGTTCCCTTTCAAGGCATACCTGCTACCTATGACCCAAATAAACCCGAAGCTGTTGCTAAGATGCGTTCTTGTGTGGCTGTGCGTGATGACGATTGGTGGTTAGCGGCCATTGATTACGCAGGTGTAGAGCTTCGGCTAGTTACGAACTTGAGTCTTGAGCCTAAGTGGATCAAGGCTTTCTTTGAATGTTCAGAATGTGGCACAGCTTACCCACAAGAAATTCAAGAAGACGGATTCGCCAAAGCACCTCCATCTAACTGCGTGAACTGTGGGTCTGATAAGATTGGAGACTTACATACGATCACAGCAGTTGCGTTTTATGGCGAGGGAGCTAAGAAGCGTGATGATTGGAAAGCGTTAAGAGGTAATGGTAAGGGTTGCAACTTTGCTTTGTCTTATGGTGGTACAGGTAAGGCTGTTCAGCGTACTATTGGTTGTTCAGCCGAAGAAGCAGATGAGAAGTTCAAGAAGTTTACATCAACTTATAGTGAACTGACTAAATGGTGGTCTAAGCAACACAACTTTGGTCGTAAGCATGGATATGTAAAGACAGGTATGGGTCGTGTTCAACCATTACCCGACATCAAGTCTGATGACTTTAGGTTTAAATCCAAAGATGAGCGTAAGGCTGTTAATGGTCCAGTACAGGGTACGAGTGCTGATGTCACCAAGTTGGCGATGAGCTTCATCTACCAAGAGACTAAGAAGCGTGGTTGGCAAGATAAACTGATGATGATCTTGACCGTCCATGACGAAATCGTGTTCGAGATCCATAAGTCGATCTTGAAAGAGGCGATTGATATGATCTCCGAGATGATGACTCGCAACAAAGTGATTAAGCGTCTAGGTTGGCGAGTGCCTTTACTTGTCGATGTTGAGCTTGGTAAGGATTGGACTGTTCCTTTTGATGTGAAAGATGTGATTGCAGGAGAAGCAGGGGATAAGGTCATTAACGCTAAGTACAAGTGCAAGGATTGTGGTGAAAAGACTCCTCGTGACCCTAAACCGACTGCGTGTATGCACTGTGGTTCGACTAACATTAAAATTGATTACAAAGATGACTTCATTGCCAAGATCAAGAAGCAGACGGAACAACTTTATGCCGACTATGGGGTAAATCCCGATGAAGTTGTCAAAGAGGTGGTTGTAGAAGACCCTGTTGAGAAATCGTCCGATAAGCCCACCTTTTGTGTTGAGGGACTGACGGAAGAAATCGCAAAAAACCTGTCCGATTGGATTAAATCGCAAGATGGTGAGTATGATGTGGTATATGAAGGACGGAGTATTATTGCATTATTAGAATGAGAGTAAGCATATGAAGCCCAATAAAGATTTCTTTTTAGAGTGTAATGAGGGTGGGTTAATGAGTCCACCAGAGTTTGAACGCACTTTTTGTAATCAATGTAAGAACCGACAATGTGTTCGAGCTGATTGGGCTTTTAGCACTTGGGATAAGCGTATCCTTACTCAAGTAGATCGCTTATTAACAAACCCTAACATCGTACTTCAAGCAGAAGCGAGTCGATGGGAAGGTGTTTCAGACTTTGAGGGTTTTCAAGAGCCACAAGAGATAGAGGTGTGGGGTGTCCCTCAAGAACCACAAGCACCTTTGATTGTAGATGATGAGGAAGATACAATCCCTGCTCCTCCTGTAGAACCTCCAGAGATTGAAGAGGAAGAAGATGCTGTGGTAACCTCAGCACCTAAGATCGACTTACAGCCTCAGCCGATACCTCAACCACAGGTGTATCATAACCCTTTGAATACACCTCCACAAGAAATCACGATAGGTGAAGCACCTAAGCCTGCTCAAACACAGTCTCGCCCTAAGAGGTTTCAAGAAGACCCCTGGGCAGTTTCTGAAACGCTACCTGTAGGTGGCAAGTTTAAGATGGGGAAGTAAGTATGATAGAGCTAGTAATATGTAAACACATCCGTAATGGGTACAAAGTCGTTTTACCTAAAAGCATGAATGTAAAGGTCTTACCTAAATACACTAAAGGGATTGTATCTAGCCCATCCGAGTTGAAGCCTAATGATAAGATTAAGTTTGTAGGGTGGGTGTCAGCTTCAAATGATGATCGTTCATTATGGCGAGATTATCTTTGAAATATGAGCGTCTTGTTAAGCCATCTAAAGTCCTTCCTCCCGACCTTATAAGAGGCTATTATGAACAAGACCTTAAGAGTATTAAAGAGATCGAGGCTTGGCTCTCTAAGAATGGGTTGACCATATTATTTACGCTTGGGGAAGCCTACGGAAATGAGAGTGTTTATTTAGGTGAAGATAGTCGTGTCTATATAGGAACTGAAAAGATCCCTCGCATTGACTGGTTAAAGAAACAGATCTTAAGAGTAAGTACAGAGCTTTTACAACAAGCGATTAGAGAGGGTTGGACTCGCAAAAAAATGTTTGAAGTGCTTAAAAAAAGGTCTGAAGAAGAGAACAAGATAGTATAATGAGCGTGTTGAGTGGGCGATCCACTCATAAACTCAAACCATACACAACAGGAGAAATCACTATGAGTGGTATCGCTGATCGTATTGCAAATCTAAAGCAACTTCTCACTGACCTTGAGTCAGACGCAACCAAGACAGACAGTGGTAATAAGGCCGCAGGTACTCGTGTTCGTAAGACACTTCAAGAAGTGGTCAACGAGTCTAAAGAGATCCGTAAGGCTGTCATCGAGGCTCGTAATAGCGACAGCTAATCGAACCTCTATACAACACACACACACACACAGAAAGGACATGACCTATGTCTAACTTAAAAGGCGATCTAGCCCCTAAGCCAAATAAGACACCTTATGAGCTTCGGCTTGAGATTTTACATCTCGCTCAACACATCGTTGAAGACAATGTTGAAAAACAAATTCAGTATATGCACTCACAAGGCGACATTGCAGGTAGCTTTTATGATCGTCATGAAGATACGATTGGTGTAGCTGCCGCTGAGTTGATTGCCTCAGCGAAAGAAAACATTGAGGGTTTGAAAATGCCCCCAATGGGGGTTGACGAAGTTTTGAGTATTGCGAAAAAGTTAAATAACTTTGTCTCCAATGGGTGACAAGTCATATAACTAAAGCATATTCATTTGTGTCGGAGAAACCCTCGATTGCCCCAGTGGTGGTCGGGGGTTTTTCTTTAGAGGTCGCAGAACTGACCCCACCAATCAGTATAGGTGACTTTGACCACATTAGATTTCTCGATGTGCCTTCGGCAATACTTACAAGGTCGAGCCATTGTCATCGTACCGTCTTTGAGAAATCTAATGACCTCAAGGCGATCTCCTTTTTGAGTATGCCTAAGAGCATCCATTTCAGCGTGTAGGTTGGAAACGAGAGTTCCGTCTTTAACCCTCCGAGCAAACCTTAAGTCTGTCTTGCTTGAGTTTACACCGATGTAAACAGGCTTCTTTTTTCTGAATACAATACAAGCGACATGGTACTTTTCACCATTAGACAATGCCATTCTCATAGCTTGTTTATAAATGCGTTTCATAATAGGAGGTACATTATGTGTTATTATGACCCGATACTTTTGATGTGTATATGCGAGATTATTGAAGAGCTACTTGTAGTTTGATTTATCGAGAGCGTCCTCTAAGGCTTTCGCATTGAAGCCATAGTCGTGATACTTTTTAAGGACTCTCCAAAGATACTCTTCTTCTGGAGATATGAGATTTTTGTTCTCGGTGTAATAGACATGGGCTGTTACATATTCACCATTATCACACATGACATCCATGATTGAACAAGAACACCCTTCAAATGGTTCGGGTAGCTCCCAATGATCTACGGTATAGAGGACACCCTCTAAGTAGTCGTTCATCTTCCCTGCTATCATAGAGCAGAAGCCTTGCTCCCCTTCGCTTTTGTTCGAGAAGATCAGTTTGAACCCTCTAATCATTGCAAACTTATAAAATCGTGCTGATGGGTATTGATCGACCATAGTGTGTTCTTCGAGGCTTAATCCGTAAGCAAAGTAGAGTGCTTTCATCGCATTTCCTTTCAGTGATGAACGACAAGGGCTGCCGCTCCGCATAGACAAAGTGCTAAAACACCTTTCCAGTTAAACCCGAAAAAGTAGCAGTTAAGAATAAGGTCTACAGTTAAGCTACACAATCCCCAAGTAACTCCTGCTTTCCACACATCACCCATTTCAATAAGTTTCCACCAAGCGTACAGGGTCATATAGTTGGTGAACAAGCTCGTGTAGAGCCACCATTTAAATGGCGACCAATCGAACCCATAAATGACTTTGGCATTTCCTTTGAACCAAAACACTATATTAGCGAGGCATAACAGACCCACAGGGATGATATAATTCATTTAATGCACCAGACAGTCTACTTCAAAATCGTACCCCAAGAAAGAGGGTACAATCTGATGTGGGTCTGTTAACAGTGAAGGTTCTGATTGAAAATCTATGTCCGATAGAAATCCCTCGAACCCTTCTCCTTTAAAGTAAGACATCCCAAAAATTGACTGTTCTCCACTCCTGCTATCTTCAATCAAGCACCAAAAAACGAAACCTATACTTTTTTCTTCTTCGTACATTTTTTGATGTGCTATAAAAGACCAAAATTCAGGATTAACATCTTGCAGGATTTCTGGTAAAGAGAATCCGAGCATAACTTTATTATGAAGTAAATCATCACCTGTCATAATAGACAAATGAGGAGGTAAAGTAGATACATCAAGACCGTAATCTCTAGCACCCGTTACCGTTGTGCTTATCATGTTATAGGCTTCGTTATGAAAGTCAAAAGGGGAAATGTTCATGTCAACTCCATTAAGATCTGCTAGGTCTATCCAACAAAAACTCCTCACAAGCAAGGAAGCTATCAGATCAGTTATTTCTTATTGTACTTATAGAAAAGACGATAGGGTATGCTCCGATAAAGATTTAGCGAAAAAACTCAAGCAAGTAGATCGAGAGATTGGTAGATTACTAGAGTATGTTCAATCCTTAGAGGGTCAAACTCGAAGAACACTGCGAGAAGAACGACTTAAAAAAGAAAGAGAGAATAGATAATGCCTACTTATAACTACAGATGCAAAAACGAAGAGTGTAAACATGAGTTTCAAGCGATGCACAAGATGAGCGACCCACCACCCCCATGCCCTAAATGTAGTGGTGAACAGGTTGAGAAGCTGATAAAGGGTATGAACTTTGTCTTAAAAGGTAGTGGATGGTTCAATTCTGGTGGATACTGATCTGCTTAAGTCTCTTGTCAACCATCCCAAATGGGTATGGCAAATGGGCCTGCTAGGTTTCCCCTACTTTAAACCGACACAGAGGGTTAGGAAGATAGGAGTTGGGGATGACTCTTGGCTTCCTGCTTTAGATGATCCTGTGACTCTCGGCTACTTACACCACCTGTATGTAATCAATAATGGGTCTGTAAGGCGAGATGGTGAGCTATGGGTAAGCTCACATGGGGTTGAGGGAAAAGACTTAGCAGATGTGCTTGTAGAGTCTTTCCTCAAACTTTAATAGTTTAAAATCTAGGTTCTCTACCTCGACACCACTTAGACTGTTCCTCTGTCCAATAGAGCCTAGCCTTACCACGCTTCTTCTTTAGAGCCATTTCAGCTTTCATGGCTTCTGATCTGTTAGCGTATGGACCATAGGTACACATTAACACCCAAGGTCGGTGCTTTGATGTGTACTTAGCACCACCTTTGATTTCTCCCTGGTGCTGTCTCAGCCTACGGTTAACATCTGTAGTGCAACCCACATAGAAAAAACCTGGTAGTTGTTTACCTGTCTTAGCTGATCTTCTCATCTGCTGACTCTGAATAACATATACGACCCATTCGCTCATTTGTAGTTCCTTTATACACTGCTTTAGGTGATCTATTATACTAAAGGAAATATGATGAGAAATCATAACAAGATGGCAAGTCGAGTTGCATATCGCTACATGAAACAAGCAGGTCTATTGAGTAAGATCGTAGATTTCTTTACCGAGAGTCCTCGTGAGAAAGAGAAGAAGCCTGTGTTTGATGTCGCTAAAGTCTGGGTGACAGCAGGTATCTATGGGGCTACTATGGGTTGGGTATCAAAGACTCTTAAGCTCAAAGGCAAAGATACTGCGATCATTGACTACAAAGGGGATAATCTCAAGCTCTCCATCTCACAAGAACGAGTTAGGGGGATGAAGGACAATGGGGGCATCAAAGGAGACTTCTTTGTAGTGATTTCTTTGACTGGTGTTGATAAGAACATACCTAAGAGTCAGTTAGATAAAGTCTTAGCAGGTATTCTTAGAGAGGTTCGGCTTGAACCCGACTTTACCGAAACTCCTGTTGAACACCCCAATATGCGTTAGACCTCTAAGCTCACTCCAAAGAGCCGACCCTCTGATACCCTGTCGATCTTAATTGACTTCATTCCTTGCAGGTTCAGTGACTCTGTGGACAGCTCACCAATCGTGAGGCTTGACCCTTTAGTGAGGGTGAACATTAGACCCCCGATGTTCACCTCTTTAGTGCTTGTATCAGTAGGCTCTTGTGGTGAGAGGAGTACAGGTTCTTCGCTAGAGGATGCCTCACCACCTTCCATGATGTTATACATCTGATCCCTAAACTTCTTTGGAAGCTCACAACCGTACAACCCTTTGAGGTGGTAGTTGAGCTGATTGACCGATTTAAACTTGTGGCATACCATCTTTGAGTATTTGAGGATTGAGGTATGGATGAGGTCTTTCTCCTCTCCCACAGCACCCCTCTGAGAAGCGTACTTACGGATAGACATAAGTGCTTTCACAAAGACCTCTTTACTGAGGACACCTGTTGCTAGATAGTTCTTGCGATGCTTGAGAGTCCAAATGTGCGTGGAGTCTACAACATCTTTTTGACCATGATTAAGGTCGAGGTATTTCATTGGTTCATTTAAGAGGAGGCAAGCCTCTGAGGATAGGTTCATGTTTAACCTTTCTTGATCTTAACCCCATACAGGGTGTTGTTTTCAATGCGATCTACTTCGAGGTTGATGCCACCATAGATGTGGACTCCCCCTTCAATCTGTACCTCCCCAATACAGATCACATTGTCGTTGGGAGTGAGTTTAAGAGTACCGAGCAGGACATAAGGCTCTGCCGATGATTGTTCTTCATTTGAGACAAGAGGCTCAACAGGAGGTTGCTCCACTTCCACTTTGGGGATTGGGTTTTGAGCCATTAAGTCATCGCATTCCTCTTGAGTCATAGGTACGACCATGTTCTCCTCTGCTGTGGCTTCAATGACAGCAACAAAGCTATCTTCTCGCTCTTGCCTGTTCTTCTTAGCCTTCTTTGGACGACCAGGCTTTGGGAAGTGTTCCTCAATAACCTCTAAGGTTTCAGCCGACAAGTTATCAAGGCTCAAGCCAAAGATCAGTTTCAAAGCGTAGTTGAGGTTGTTCTTAGCTGTAAAGTCTCGTAGGTTCGTTCCTAGATAAGCATCTCGCACCCATTGATCAGCGATCATCTTTACTTGACCTCGACCTAAGCTATCCTCTTTGAAAGACTTAAAGACATCAAGGAGTTTGATGTACGGAGACTTGCCTTTATTGACCATATGGAGAGGTTGAAGGGTTGCCTTTCGACCTTCGAGCGATGCTACACGATTGAGCATATTCCGAGTTTCCTCTGAACTCTCTTTGGAGTAGCTGACCCAAAGTCGATCCCACTTGGAGATCATTTTTTTCTTGCCCTCTCGAACCCAAGGCATACGCTCATAGGCATCTTTACCGTTAAACACACCCTCATCTTCCATGCCGAGAAGGGGTAATATGAAGGTGTGTTCGCCTAGAAACTCGTTCCAAGTCTCATAAAGGTCAAGCTCCTCTTGAGTGGTATCGAGGTCGGTGTTTATTGGTAGCTGATAACAGTGTCGTATGTCTGTTTCTGCGATAGCTGTCTTATGACTGCACTCGATAAACTTGACATTGGACTTAGTAGCCTCTTGTCTAGCCCAGTTTCTTAAACTGTGGTTGCAGTTGGATTTGAGAACCAACACTAAGTCAGTGTTAGATGGGATGTTCTCTCTTCGATCTGCCGACTGATCCCAAGTCTTGTGGTTGCTGATGATGAGCTTTAGCTCTTTGCCGAAACGCTTGTTAAGACGCTCAACAAACTTAGAGGCGAACTTAGACTCGCCACCTATAACGAATGTGTTTTGTTGCATAATACTCCTTTCGAGAGTCGTTGAAGGTAAGGTACTTATATTATTCGGACTCGATTACTGCCGAACATTTGCTCGCAAACACCGACCTTCCGTCTGTGGTCAAGAACTTCCACACACCCGACCTGTACACACTAGCGTTTGTAGGGTGTCGGAGGGTCTGAAAGTTGACCCACCCATTCGGCATCTCGCACGAGATGGTGTAGACCTTACCTGCTTCGACCGAAGTCGATGGTTTGGTTTCGAGATGGTTCTCGTATTGTGGGCTTCTTCCACAGCCCACAGCGAGTAAGGCTAAGAGTGTAAAAGTAAGGGCTTTCATGTATAATGTCCTTTCAAGACTATTAAGAGCAAGATCGCTCGATACTAGACGATAGATAAGGGGTTACCCATGTATTATGTTCAGAATAAATCTACAGGACAACCACTCTACTACACGCATAAAGGCAAGGTAGAGAAGGTCTATTCGCTACGCATCGTGGCAGAAATCGAAGCCGAGAAGGTGGATCAAGCAACTCACTTAAAGACAGCTAGGGTTGATGTCGTTGAGTTATCTAAGTCAGCTCGTCTATATATGGAGAATCAATCAAGAATGTGTGGTTGTAACCCCTTATCTAGCACTTAGTGTCGAGGGCAATGAAGCCCACCAACTTCCACTCCACTAAGGAGAACGAAATGACAGCAACCCCAACATACATCATCGGTGATCCATGCTACTCTCTGCACACAGTTGAGGCAGAGGGTACTCCACACTCTGAGGGTCTTTGGGTCAAGAGCTTCTGCGAGGCTCTTTGGTCTGCTCAAGAAACAGAGGACTTTGACGGACACTTCACCTACATGGGTCATCCCATCTTTGTGCATAGCACAGCGTATGGTGATGGTCAGTATGAGGGTAGTGATGGTCGATCTTACTCTGTTGACGCAGGGATCATCGGGGCAATCCCTGTGGATCTGATCGAAGATGAGGTCGCTCAAGAGATGCTCAAACAACCTTATGTCCGAACAGTGAGCATGACCAAGAGTCAGCTTAGTAAGGCTGACTACTATGATGGTACTTTCACCTTCCACACAAGCGAGGGTCGCCTTGAGATCGAGACTGATCCAGAGGAGGAGTACGAGTGCGAGGACTGTGGCTCAGAGATCAGCGAGTACGAGTACAACGATGATGGTGTCTGTAAGTGGTGTCGAGCTGACCGAGAGGAGCAGGAGCGAGAGGAGAAAGATGAGGACTAAGGGAGGAAACCGTAACCCCTTATCTATAACCTTACATGAGGAATGAACCTCACCAACTACTCTTACAAGGAGAACAATATGAGCATGGCTTGGGATCACTATCGTGAAGTAATGGCTGACAATGGGTACTTTGATGACGATGGACTCGTTCGTGGTCATCTCGCTGACAATGGGTATTACTACGAGGACGGTTATTGGGTATCCACCTTTGTTAACAAAGTGGTGGTCGCTCGTAAAGATCACCCGAAGTTCGGGGTCGTCAAGGGCGAGAAGCATCGCTTCATCAAGACTAAGTACATCTGTGATGAGACAGGTTGTAGCTCTTGGGAGGTACAGCGTAAGACTCTTGGAGTGGTTGTAAATATAACCCCAAGAGAGGATCCAGCTCCTGTCAAGTCAAGTTGGGGAACACCACCTACGACACCGAACCTTTGGAACACCCGAAGTTGGTTTCAAAAAGAGGACAAATAATGCCATACGCTTTAATCTGTGGACTAATAGAGGTGGCTATTATTGTAGCCTTAGTGAAATCTTGGAGATCACCATGAGAGAGATCGAAGCTATCAGTTATCTTGTAGGACTCGATCCAGAACCAAATGGTTCAAACTTCAACTGGTTTGCCATGACTCATTCGGGCATTCCACTTAGCCTCTATTATGAGGTCAATCGTAAACCTTGTGATCTTCATTGGGTCGAGGTCATGGACTCTAAAGGAATACTAGGGCTACCCACAGACCAAGATGGTCTAGTAGGGATCGACATCAAAGACTTACCCAAATACTTCAAACAAGGAAGGTGAATAAATGGGACTAGATCAATATGCGTTGACTCGCAAAAAAAACGAAAAGGACACCCAAATCATGCAGTGGCGTAAACACGCTAATCTTGAAGGGTGGATGAGCGACCTATACTATGAAAAGGGAGGTGATGCCGAAGTGTTTAACTGTGTTGAGCTTTCCCTAGACAAAGATGACTTGTTAAGACTCTTGGCAGAGTATCAAAGTCTACAAACAGCAACAGGCTCGTTTTGGGGTGTGAGCAATAGCCACGATCTTGAGCAGACTAAGGTATTCATCGAGTCGGCTATAAAGGCTATAGATGATGGTTATGAGGTCATATACGCATCGTGGTGGTAGTCTCGTCTAAAGCACTTAACCTTGATTAAGATTTCCACCAATCATCGAACGCACCCCATTCGATCATCTCATATAGATCAGTAGGGATCGACCCGACACAATCATGGTGAAACCACTCACCATTTTGCCTTATACGCCACCTTTTAAGGTCTTCATGTAGGTGTGGTTCTCTCCACCCTAAACCTTCAAAAGAGGCTATAAGACGAAGCGTATTTGAGTTTCCTGTTTGAAGTTGCTTGAGTCTCTTCTTTGGGTGCTTAGAGCGACCTATCTTAATCATCCCTGTTTTGCTTTACTGGATGAAGTACAGATAGTCGCCCTGCTTTCGTTGCTTCTGCTCACGATTTCTATTTAACATTTCTTCTAAAGTCATATTTTACTCCTTACTTACATTATATGAGATTAGAAGAATGGAGTCTGTTCAGAAAAAATACTCATTATCATTCCATTTAGGTTCGGGTGTTAAACCCTTACTCCAAATGAAGATCGGCTCACAAGTTGGTTGGTCTGTTTTCTGACCACCTCGCTCGGACATACGATAGCCAACCACACCCTCATAGGTCGCTCCTAAGTTCTTCATGTGGTCAAGCATTGGTGTGCAGATGTCCTCTCCTTTTTTATCTGCAATGTTGATTGCTATCCGACCACCTTCTTTGAGTACAGACCAACATTTAGTGAGGGTAGCGAGTAAGAAATCATTCACCCAATCATTAAGGTTTGGATAACGCTTCCACGATTGAGTCTCCTCCTCACTATATCTCTCGATGTCGAAGTAAGGAGGACTCGTGAAAACGAAGTCTACACTTATGTCAGATAAATCAGCATCCTCAGCAGGGGAACAGATAAACCTAGTCGTTTTGCCTGTATCACAGAGGCTGACGATTTGCTTGTATGGCTCATGGAGCTGAGTATTAGGATCTATACCTATGTACGACTCAGCGTTCGAGGCGAGGAAGCCTACAAGCCTATCACCCCAACCAGCCGAGAAATCTAAGACGCTTTTGGGTTGGAACAGGTCATAGAGAGCTTTAGCCGACTCAGCTTTAAACTGACTCGCAGTATAGGTGTGCATCTTTAAGGCTCTTCTGAGGGTTTGCTTATTGACTCCACCTCTCTCATAGATGTCTCTTTCACAAATGCCGAAGAAGCATCTTAGGAACGAGTTGCTTCTACTCGCATTGACCCACTCATCATAGGGTGAGTTTCCTTGTTTACGATAGCTACATTTCATTCTCTGTTCTTGGGTGAACAGATTGGAAACAGTTTTCCCTCTATAGTAGTTATCAAGGTAGACTGACTTGCCTAGATAACTTGTGTCTAAGGGTTTAGCTTGACGAGGAGCGACCCACCCTTCAAAGCAGAATGGATCTTTCCTTGCTTTGAGGGATTTAAAATCCTCGATTGCCATCTCTCTTGTGTACTCGAAGTACGGATAGGGCAAAGACTCAATAATGGGTGCTAGATGGTCTTTGATCTGTTCCTTACTATATGTCTCACGAAGCATACTCCATTCGTTAGGGAGTATGTGAAGATACCCATCTTTAATGTACTCGATGTCATCTAGCGAATTAAGATTGGTCTTATATTCAAAGTACATTTAAGCACCTAAGTTCCAGAATAGGGTTTTCCCTTTTAACTTGTAAGGGTTTTCAGTGATCCACTCCCACGCTTTTTTATCCCAAAGTTTATTGCAAGGGAAAGGGGTTGTGAAGTGATCCATCTCATCGTAGAAATCAAACTCTGACTTATAAATCTTGAGGCAAGATGGAACGCTACCAAGATTAGAGATCAGAGCATTTTGTATTGTCTTAACGCTAGAAGTAGCAACGATTACAATCTTCTTGCCTTCAAAGTCTGGCTCAAACATCGCTCCTGCAATGTAATCAACACCTAAGAAACCTTTAATCAGCCCAACACTTGTGATCCCACTTCCGCCTTGAATGACTAGGGTGTTGTACTCATTTTGAGAAAAGAACTCTTTAGAACGCTCTGTCCAATAGTTGATATAGACAGGGTGGTTGAACGCATCTGGACTCATTTGCCAATTATTTTTTCTAGCCATCTTCTTTGTCTGAGAAGACAAGATAGCTACCATGTTGTGTCTTAAGGGGATCAGCTCTCCACCGTACAGCTCGATCTTCTTAAGAATTTCTTGAGAGTACGCTTTTGTGTTTGGGTAAGCTATTTTGATGTCATAACCTAGCTCTTTGCCCCAATAGGCTAACGCCCAGCCTGTATATGATCCTCTAACTGTGAGATGTACGATGGGCTTATCTTTTGTGAAATAGTCTGAGGAGAGAAGTCTCCTTATGCCTTCAAGTTTAGCCCAAGGGGGGAGGTCGAGAGTTCCGTTGAGCAGATCATCTCTTTTGACATCGACATTTTTGTGTTTGACTTTGTAAGTTTCAATCGGTGTATTAAAATTTAGCACTAAACATTGCCTTTTCTTCAAACTCAATGTCCTTGAGTATTTGGTTATATATTGCTCTTGTGTCTTTATATGAAGTGCCTTTTAACAGCACTCTTCTATGTAAACCTTTTAGACCACCGTCAGTGCCTGTAGTATGGAAGTTTGATCTGTTCGTATTGTGTTTATCAAAGTATTCTTTATGTGTATGCTGAGTAATGAACCATTTAGGTTGGATCTTATTATTTGCAGGATTAATGAGTAGCTGATCCCATAGTAAAGTCTTACATAAAGATTCTATTTGAGGTGTGCGAAAAGGACACAACACTTCAACCCCTGTTTTTTTTAAAAATTGTCTTATCACCCACAAGTTGTGTGGGCTACCAGAGAGGTACTTTTCCTCTAACTGTTTCTCTACTAAGTTTTTAAAATAGTTATCGAGGGAAGCCCTAGACCCACCTTTTTTGTATGCACCCCAAAGGCTGTTGATTTTAGCTCCTGTATGAGCAAACATCGTAGTGTAAAAGCCTGTTACTAGATAAGGTGTAGTTATCAACTGTCTCATGTAAGTATAAGCATGACAAACCTGTGTCTCTATATTCCTCGTTGTGCGTGTAATCTTAATGACTTCTTTAACTTCCCTTAACAGGTCATCACGAATGGGATTTGAGGGTATCACTGCAACTTTCAAAGGTAGGTCATAATGCTTTGCTATTTGTCGAGCATACTCAAGGTCTTTGGAATACTCACCTTCAATCTCAAAGGTAATCAACTCTTTTGGTGGCCTTCCTAGTTCTATCATTGTGAACAAAAGCATGGAAGAGTCTATCCCACCAGAAAACGATAAACTGATTTCATTGGGAAGGTTTTTCACAGAGTCATAGATTGCTTCTTTAAAGTCTTGTACCCATGTGTGTGTCATATCTTCTCATCAACTCTCTTGAGTTTTTTAACTCATTGTTTTGAGTTCTTACATGACAAGAATGAGCAAACGAGGTTACGAGTCCGAAATCTAAACAGCCACTCTCTTTACAGAGAAAATCACAGAGATCAACGAGTGCCATATAGTCTGCGTATCCAGACTTAGATACAGCTTGGCTTCTAAAGTTAGCTGTTAAGTTAAGTTTCCCACCTCTAGGTTTCAAGTCGATTGTCAGTAAGCAAGGCAAACCGCCCATTACTTTTTTACCATCCGATTGAGGATCATACACACCAATAACGATTGTTTTAGCTTGCTTGTTCTCTCTTAGTCTCTTGATCGCCTGCTCGATTTGATTAAATCCACCGTTCCAAGAAATCATGCGACCCCAATAACTATTTGTCCATTTCCCCTCTTTGTTCTGTTTATACTCCAACATTTGTGGGAACAACATATTCGGTTCTGGCTTCACAAATGTAACAGACTTAGCGTAGTCGATACGCTCATCTCCAAAGATGCCTCTGAACTCCCGATCAAATACAGGACAAACATCGGATGATTTGATCTCGATACCCATGTTCAAGATCTCATAAAGACCACCCATATTCATGCCTTTGTCAAGAATGTCTTGAGTCGCTTTGACCCATGCTTCTGCACAGTTATTTGCTGTTATATGGTACATATCTTATACTCCAAAGTAGCTATCTTGAGTCCACTTAGGTTCGGGGGCTGAACCCTTACTCCAAATGAAAATCGGCTCACAGAATACATCCATCTTGGATAGCTCATCATTTAATGAGTGATGGTTTCCTGGTCTCTTTGCCATACGATAACCAATCACTCCCTCATAGTTTGCCCCTAATGAATTCATATACTCGATCATGGGCTGACACACTCGGATGTTTCCTCTTACTTTATCGGAGATGTTTACGCATATCCTCCCTCCCTCTTCTAAGCAATCCCAACATTGCTTGAGGGTTGGGTAAAGAAACCCATTCAGCCAATCGTCAGTCTCTGGATAACGCTTCCATGATTGAGTCTCTTCTTGACTATATTTCTCGGTGTCGAAATAAGGTGGACTCGTGAAAACGAAGTCTACTTTAACATCGGACAGGTCAGCATCTTCGGCAGGTGAACAGATGAACCTAGTGGTCTTACTCGTAGAACAATAATCAGCGATCTTCTGATAAGGTTCATGTAACTTTGTGTTAGGGTCGAGTCCTACATAGGACTCGGCATCAGAAGCGAGGAATCCAACTAATCTATCGCCCCATCCCATAGAGAAATCCAATACTCTTTTAGCTCCGAAGAAGTTATACATAGCCTTAGCTAAAGTAGGTTTGAACTGTGCAGGGATATAACCAGACATACCGATAGCGTTTACAAGTATCTTGCTGTTCACACCTTTTGACGGATCATACAATGTCCATAAAGGTCTAAGGAACGCTCTCTTTTTGGACTTGAGGTTAGTTCGTGTCCATTGTCTCATTGCACTTGGGAACTGCTTATGGTCTACCTCTAAACGCATAGGTTCACTATATTGATTAGAGACTTTGAGTCCTTTGTTATTAGGTGCGAAGTAAAGATACTTACCTTTGTAAGTATGGTCTTCGTCTAACTGACATCGAGGCAATCCCCAAGCACCCGATTGAGGGATCATGTAATCGGACTGAACCTCCAACCAATCTTTCTTGATCTCTTGTGGTGTGTACTTAGTGAGGGGGTAAGGTAAATCTTCAATCTTTGCAGACAGATAATCAGTGATCTCATCTCTGCTAAAGCTATCTACCATTTCTAACCACTGATGGGGTGGGATAAAGATTTCATCCCCTTTCAAAACCTCATACTCTTCTAGGTTATCTTTTTTGGTTTTTTCATAGTCAAAGAACATACTTAAATCCTTTCAAGATACTTACTTATAAGATTATATCTTAAAGTAAGTATCTTGAGTCCATTTAGGTTCGGGAGCTGAACCCTTACTCCAAATGAAAATCGGTTCGCAAAACACATTTACCTTAGACAGATCCTCGTTCAATGAGTGATGGTTTCCTGGTCTCTTCGACATCCTATAACCAATCACTCCCTCGTAAGTAGCACCTAATGACTCCATGTATTCAATCATGGGTTGGCATACTCGTATATCACCATAAACCTTGTCTGATATATTGACGCAGATCCGTCCTCCGTCTTCTAATACCTCCCAACATTTTTTAAGAGTCGGGTAAAGAAATCCATTGAGCCAGTCATCTGTTTTGGGGTATCTCTTCCAACTCTGAGTATCTTCTTGGCTATACTTCTCGGTATCAAAGTAAGGAGGGCTTGTGAAGATAAAGTCTACTTTAACATCAGTTAGGTCTGCATCCTCAGCTGGAGAACAAATGAACTTAGTTTCTTTGTTTGCATTACAGTACGAATCTATTTGTCCATAAGGTTCATGGAGCTTAGTGTTAGGGTCGAGTCCTACATAGGACTCAGCGTCAGAAGCCAGAAACCCTACGAGCCTATCGCCCCACCCCATTGAGAAATCTAAGACCTTCTTTGCACCGAAGAAGTTATACATAGCTTTAGCTAGTGTTGGTTTGAACTGTGCAGGTATGTAATAAGCCATATTTATAGCGTTAAAGAGCATTTTCCTATTAACCCCTTTAGACCTGTCGTATAGGGTGAAAAAGGGTCTAAGGAAGTATCTCTTATCGCCTTTCATCCCTATACGAGTCCATTGAGTCATAGCACATTTGTACTCTCGATGATCTACTAATACTCTTGCGAACTCGGTGAACTGATTAGAGACTTTGAGTCCTTTGTTATTAGGTGCAAAGTAAAGATGCCTACCTTTATAAGTATGGTCACCATCTAACTGACATCGAGGCAATCCCCACTCTCCTGTGATTAGAGGCATATAGTCCGACTGAGTATCTAGCCAATCACGATGCACTTCTTGAGGAGTATATTTAGTATATGGGAATGGCAGTCCTTCAATCTTGCTTGATAGGTAAGTGATGATCTCATCACGAGTAAACTTATCAAGCATCTCTGACCACTGATGAGGGGGTATGAAGATCTCTTGTCCTCTTACGACATCATATTCCTCTATGTCTTCTTTGGGTTTCTTTTCATAATCAAAAAACATACTTAAATCCTTTCAAGACACTTATAAGATTATACTCCAAAGTAAGTATCTTGAGTCCATTTAGGTTCGGATGGGTTAGAACCTTTATACCAAACAAAGATCGGTTCGCAAAACACGCACCCTCCAACAACCCCTTGATTTTCCTGGTCTCTTTTTCGTCCTGTATCCGATAACTCCCTCATATGATTTCTTTCCTTGTGTATTGATCTAGGATAGAATCCCACAGGTCAGACGGTATTGAGAACTCGTTGTTCTCATTTAATAGCTTTATCTCCTTGAGGGGTGGGAGTTTAGGCTTTTCGATTTCAAAAACATTACAGATCCATCAGAGCATCTAAAGGATCATCAAACACTTCGGTCTTTTTGTTCTTATTCTTGTAGGTGGTGTTCGTTTGGAACTGCAAAGGCATATTTAGAACACGACCATAGGGCCAGACGATTTGAGCGTCAAACTCCTCAAAAGGTGCTTGATCACGAGACTTGAGGCATTGGTATTTAACCATGCTGTTCTCACGCTTATCGTCACCATACCAACTTGAGATAACCACATCTGCTGAACGCTCTGCTTCATTGGCATAACTCAAGTGGGTAAGGTTGTATGACCCACCATTCTTCTCAGCCGACTTAAAACCCTCACGACTGATTTGGAATAGGCAGAGAACAGGAATGCCCTCACCCCGATTGAAGCCAAGAGCTGTCTTTTTAAGATCACGAATGACCTCATTAAGACGATCTGTAGTTGAGGCTACCCATTTACGAGGTGAAACGAGTAAGGCATGGTCTACAACCATCATCTTGAATGGGGTTTTTTGATAAAGTAGCTCGGAACGAGTACGGATGTTCTCAACAGTAAAATCAAGCACATCTGGATCAGCTACCTCGATATGGATTGACCCATAAACCCCATTTTTCATATTGTCATCAAGATCTTTGACAACCTCTTTCATGTATGCAACTTCGTCTACACTTAACAGACCCTTTTTGATCTTATCGGGATCTATCCCTGCGTCTGTTTGCCCTTGTTGAATACCTAGAGCAATACGCTTCTCTCGGAACTTGGGGTGCATGGAATGATACACATAGATAATGCGTCTACATTGAGGGTAGTGCATTTCAAGAGAGAAATATAGAGTGCTTGTGCCACCATAAACTGCTTGGTTGTAAACCCAGTTAAGTGATGAAGTAGACTTAAGGTGTCCTGTAAACGCCGCCATGATGTAAAGCTCTTTACGCTTAAATCCACCAATAGCATTATCAATGATCTGTAATCCTGTCTGTGGTCTTATATCTGTGGAGGCATTTTTGGTGCGTTCATATTCTTCCCAAAAGTCAGACCCATCACCTAAGATTTCTCCCCCGATACGAGAGCCGAATGTTGGTGTGTTGATCTTAGCGATCTCATTTAAGAGGAAGTTCCCTGCATCTCTTGACCCCTTAAGGATCTTCTTTTGTCTACCCTCTTTGACTTCTAGTCCTGTACGAGCGATAACCTTAGCGTCTGCCATAACGGACGCTAGTTGAGTCATGCGTCCTTCCTCTACTCGCCTTTCAATGAGCGATACAAAGTCTCCACGATAAGAGACAGGACGGTTAGCGATCTGTTGGATACGATCAGCTTCATCAAATGATTGGTTTTCTTCAAAGTGTTCACGAACAGATTGTTGTGATGGTAAATGTCCATGTTTGAGGGTGAAGTCCTCAACATACTCAAACACATTGATCTCGGCAGGTAGGTCAAAGCGTAAGACCGACTCTTTAAGAGCACAATAGTTTTGGAACATGAGCTTGGGGTCATCCCCTCTAGGCTCATCTGGAAGTACGCTTCGTAATATATCACTCATAGTTTAACTCGCTTGTGTGAACCCATATTGGACACGCTTTTCTTAGTTGATCGAGATGGTGAACGACTTGAAGAAGTCTTTTCATTGAGGTTTATACGATCCCAAGGATGAATAGTGTCCTCTAAAAGACGACTCCACGCAATATGCCCTTCTTCAAGAGGCTTGTCTGGATCAATGATCAACCAAGTAGGTTTCTTGAGGTGTTCTCGGATCTCGATAGTCTCGGTCACAACCTCAGACATAGCCGCGTTTCGTGCGACTTTCGTACCAAGCCGAATGACCATCAGATAAGGAGCTTCAGCAAGATCATCTAAAGAATATACCTTCAAATCTCGCTGAAAATCGGGATCGGCAATGTCTTTGCCTTGAATCATCATAGACCCAAGCCAAGCTGACATCAGCGTGTGATCTCCAATGACCTTAACGAACAGGTTTGGGTTTCTCACATTGCCTAGTGCTGATCTAAGATGTAGCCTTAGTTGATCTGTCGTAGCTGTGATGACAAGGTTCTTAGAAATCTTACCGTTAAGCATAGAACGCTTGCGTATCGGGGCAACGCTTAGATGCGTCCATGCTCTCTCAGCTTGCTCATCAATCGCTTTATCAATAACGCAATCGCATTGGACGGCTTGTGGCATACCCATGTGTCCGTTATCGGTTTGGGTATAACCTAAGCCACCACATTTTTTACATTCACTCATAGTCTTGCTGACCTCCTTTGGTTATTCCATTATATGAATGAGGGGTCAACAAGATACAGATTAGTATAAACAGACCAAGAAAAACCACAGGAGTAAATTATGATCAAGTCGCCTCTTAATTACATTGGAGGGAAATCAAAGCTGTTAACTCAAATCGTACCCAGATTCCCTACTCAAGTTGATACCTTTGTAGACCTCTTCGCAGGAGGGTGTACTGTAGGCTTAAATGTTCGCTCAAATAAAACTATCTTCAATGATAATCTAACTTACTTGATAGACCTATATCGGAAGCTACAAGATTTAAGTGCCGAAGAGGTTTTTGAACACATAAATGGAAGGATTGACACTTTAGGTCTTTCTAAAACGAATGAGACTGGATACATCGCCTTAAGGTCTGAGTACAATGCAAACAAAAATCCGTTAGACTTGTTTGTTCTAGTGGCATACTCATTCAACCATCAAATTAGGTTCAACAATAGCCATCAGTTCAACTTGCCTTTTGGTAAAGACAGAAGCCACTTCAATAAAACAATGAAGAGAAACCTTCGCTCGTTCTTAACGAGAATTAAAGAGATGGACTGCACATTTTCAAATGTCTCTTTTGAGGACTTTGATTTCTCGGATCTGACTAAGGAGGATCTTGTTTACTGCGATCCTCCTTACTTGATCTCTACTGGAAGTTATAATGATGGAAAGCGTGGCTTTAAAGGATGGGGGAATACAGAAGAGGAATGTCTACTAGACTTGCTCGACAGTTTAAATGAGAGAGAGGTACGCTTTGCTTTATCTAATGTCGTGGAACATAAGGGAGAAGAAAACAATCTCCTCAAAGATTGGGTTGGGGATAGAGGGTACAACCTCTACCCTCTTAACTTTGACTACAAAAACAGCTCATATCAAGGTTCTTCAGAAGGTGAGACTAAGGAAGTGCTTATAACTAACTACCCAACGAACTATTCTCTTTTGTTTTTTTGATGCTTACTTAACTTTTATAATGTCTCGTGCGTCATCGAGCAGACCATCAAACAGATCAGCGATTTCAGACTGACCCACCTCAAGAACAGCATCATCTTCTCCGTCCTCTTTAAGACGCTTACCTAAGACAGCTTCAATGAGGTTCATCTTAGCCTTTAGGGTTTTCATTACCCTCTCGTCAATCGTCTTAGGAGCACAGATATGGTAGCTATAGACTTTATCGTGAATAGACCCAATACGGATCATGCGACCAATAATCTGTAAGTAATCACCTGCTGACCAAGGAGTGTCGAAAAAGATAACAGCCTTAGCAAGTTGGAGGTTTACACCTTCGGCAGCCGCCATTGTGATGAGGCAAACCTTAGTGTCGCTCTCAGCATCTTGGAAAGCCTTCTGACTCTCAAGACGCTGTTCGCCCGACTCAGCTCCTGTGATACGACAAGTCTTGACCTTCTTGCTCTCGATTTCTGCTTCGAGGATGTCTACCATACCCCTAAAGCGAGAGAAGATGATGACCTTTTCACCCTCAAGCTCATTCTCTAAAAGGTCAAGCAAGGTGTCGAGCTTACCAGAGTCTCCATCACAGTCAATCAATGCAGGGTGGTTTACGATTTGTTGACAAACGGTGACTGCTGTCAGTTTCGTTACTTCACGCTCCATGACCTCGCCTGTTTCGGGGTCGAGATACTCAAGTAAACCTTCAAGAGCTTCTGCGTATTTGTTCTTTTGAGGCTTAGATAGCTCGCAGTTTACAACCTTTGTTGTAAGAGGGGGCAACTCCTGTGCAACCTCATGCTTAGGGCGACCTAAGAAATAAGGGTCGATGTGTTCCCTAAACGCTTCGATGTCTCGCTTACGGTGTCCGACTACGATTTGAATTCGCCTACGAGAACCAGGGATGGGTTGATCTCTAGTGATGCAATACTCACGCATAAAGTGAGTCTTTGTAGAAAACAGATGGGGAACAGTCACCTTATAGATCGCCCATGCTTCCATAAGTCGGTTCTTAATGATGGTCGCTGATAAAGACCACACACGCTCTGCTGAACCTGCGAGATGTTTACAGACTTGGTGGACTTGAGAGCGATCATTCTTGAAGGCTGTCGCTTCATCAAAGATCATCACATGACCTGTGATGTCTTGGAGGTGTTGGAAATCTTGGACTGCTGTCCGATAACCCATAATGAGAGCTTTAGGGCCTTCATAAGCCTTGAACTCATTGTGGATTTTCTCACGCTTCTTCTTTGTGCCTAGACACTTAAAGACCTTAACCCCTGTGGTGAACTTATCGAACTCGGACTCCCACTGACCTACAGCCGACTTGGTAGTACAGATAAGAGCAGGTATATCGGGTCGTTTATCCCATAAGTAAGAGAGCGTAGCGATGGTTTGTAAAGTCTTACCTAGACCTGTATCATCACCAAGTACAAAGCGAGGCATAGCGAGTAAGTGCAATACACCTTGTATCTGATACTGTCTTAGCTGAAGCTCTGCCCCATTAGAGAGATGAGTGTTGAGTATCTTACAGGCAGGTGGAGTCAGATCGTCTTTGACTCTGATCTCTCTGAGCTTTTCAATCGTAGCGAGTAGTTTCTTGTTGTCCATATGAGTACACCCCTCCTTTGGGTGTGGAATGTACTTATATGATCTATCCTTCAAATAAGTACCTAAGCAGTCTGGTGTATTCTACATTGTATTTGACATTATGAAGCGTTAAAAACTCAACCCGAATGGTACGGATCGGTATATCTCCCGATGCGACCCATACCTTAGACCACACTTTACTCGACCAATAAATGTGGCAGTATTTACAGATCTTATAGAGGGTTTTGTAAGCTACCTTTTCTTCTTGGTAAGTGATGTCCTTTACCTTCTTCTCGTGGTGCATTAGGCTAGAAATCTTACCTAAGATGCGAGCTTCACTAGACATTCTAAACATATATGTAGGAAACTTACCATAGGTGAACATATACCATACGAGTTGTTCTTCACGCTCTGTTGTTGTGTTGACCTTAATAATCTTAGAGATATGGTCAAGACCTTTGCTCACAAGCTGATCCAACTTACCACTGATCCTCATTGTCCTTCTTCTGATCTCTTTCTGTTCTTGCTTCGTCCAAGTCGCTTTTTTCTTCTTCCTACTAGGGAAGTATTCATCTGTCTCTTTTTTACAGTGTGGTGATCCTGGCTTCTTGTACTTACAATAAATAGACCAAGCGACTGCCCATGCCTTGCCTTCGTCTTTTTCTTTTTGCTTCTCCATGATCTCTTCTACTTTGTCATGGACATAAGCAGGTACATTCTTGTTTCTCTCTTTTTTGTCTGCCGATCTCTCGGCATTACGCATGGGAGAGAAAGACGAATAACCCCCATAAGATTTCTCATTTGATGTAAATGACATAGTACCTCGCATAGTCTTTAATAGTTTGTTTATAGTCCGACTATAAATGAATAACAAAACTTTCCCTTAGCTCATGTTATCTAGGAGGACATTATGTCTACAAACAAAGATATGAACCCACAGGCAGGTATTGCAGGTACATCTGCCCTGTATAAGTTCAACTCATCACCTAACACTCGTGCTGTTGTGTCGCAAAAATGTCGTATTCTTACACCTGCTTATGGAAGTACCGATGGTCTTCTATATCAAATCGGTGTAGTTGCTTCATTCTCAATCTCAGCTTCTTCAAGATCGGCAGAGCCATATCGTGGTGTCGGTTTCGGTGATCAGATCGCTGAACTCGTACCTGGTGTTTCTGACCCACACAGTGCTTCATTCACTCGTACACTCCTTTACCTCTCAAACGCTCACCAAGCATTCGGTTATGCAGGTGGTGTTGATGGACCAGTTCGTACTTTGCAACAGCATAGATGGCCTTTTGACATTGAGCAACAGCTTGTGTTCTCAACTCTTGCAGACACCGAAGCACCTACAACCAGTCCAGATGGTCTTGTAAATGTCGATTTCACAGCACAAAACGCTAGTCAAGGTATCGGACCTAATGGTGCATTAGAAGAAGGTGCTGTACCTAATGTTGATGGAGAACCAGGAACAGTAGGTTCTCAGAAGCACAAAGCTCTTATCACTTATTGTGAGGGCTGTTGGATCACCTCGATGGATCATGGTGAGATGTCAGCCGATGGTGGCATCATTCAGCAATCTATCGAAGCTCAGATTACTGATGTGCATGACCTATACTCTACCTACGGTGAGTTCATGGCTACAGGTAATGATCCGACACTCGGTCAGAATAGTTCACTTCTTTACAATGAGAGAGCTGTTAGTGCTGATCGTAGTGCAGGAGATGATGCCGCTAGTGGTGGTTCAGAGCTTGGAGATTAATCTTTAGCCTAAGCATGGTACTATGAGGGTAGCCGTACCCTCTACAAATAAACGGACAGGATGAAATAAAATGACGATCAACTTATCACAGCTCAAAGAGCTGATGTCTCCTCTTACTCAGCTTTGTCAAAGGGAAAGAGAAGTAGACCTTCAAGGCATTAAGGTTGTCATCAAGCACCTCACACCCAAAGAGGAGCTTGATGTACAAAAGATGTTACCCGAACTTGAAGGGGCTACTGCTGTAGAGTTTGCCGATGTGTTTCGTAGAGAGACACTTGCTCGGTCTATCGTTCAAGTAGGGGATCTCGATTTACGAGACACAAAAGAAATCGAGACAGGTGAAACCTTACCGAACGGTAAAGCAGTTAAAGTCTCCAAAGAAGAAGCAGTCGTTCAAGTGATGGACAACTGGTCTAAATATGTACTCGCTAAGTTATTCGAGCAGTACGGACATTTATCTGAGGAGATCGAGAAGGGTTTAGATGAGAGCTTAAAGATCAACATTGAGGACACAGAGGTAGAAAAAGAACAGTTGAAAGCTCGTATTGAAAACCTTGAAGTTTCTCAAAAGTTAGAAAATCTTGAAAGCAATGAAAAAGAAGTACCATGAAGCTATACACGACTACATTAAGACTGGTGGTCAAGGCTTAGTAGTCTCTGTTAAAAAGGGGTACACTCTTCGGTTTAGGCTACCAATGCTTGAAGATGTACAGCGTAGTATTGACTATGCTGACTACGATGTCGAAAAAAGCTCTTTCGTATTAGCTAGGACTTTACAGTCTATTGGTGGGTTTGATGCACCTCAAGATGTTTCTTTTGAGGTGTTAAAACATTTCATGTCCTGCCCTCGTTTCACAAATAGGGTGATACGGTATTACTGGAGCTGTGTGAAAGAGTCTCACTCTTTTGCGAGCTTCTTTGAAGCGTTTTGCTACACAAATCAGTCTCGTGTTTTGTGGGATGAGTGGAAGCAAGCATCTCGGTTCGGAATGGCTTTTACTGCACAGAACTTTCCCCTCACCGACTTACAAAAGAGTTGGATTGCTTATAATGAAGCTGAGGACAAGAAGATCGAAATAGAGGACGAGTGGGGTAGGGCGTTCTTCATCGCTTCTTCAATGAACCCTAAAGGTGTTCAAAAAGCACAGAGAGATTGGGAAGGGCGAAAGAAAAAAGAAAATGAGTATCGAGCAAGGTTAATCGAAGAGGCGAACAAGGGTGATTTGGATGAGAAGAAGGCTGAGGATCTCAAAGCAGAGAAATCTGTGGAGGAGCTACAGGGCGAGTACTGGGATTGGGTTGATGGCAAAGAGGATGATCACGATAGGGCAGTTAAAGAATATAAAGCCCAAGTGATGAAACATATAGAAGAGAGAAAAGGTTTTTTGAGTCGTCAAGCACAAGAAGCTCGTGAAATGGCGATGCAAGTGCAGGAGATGAATAGTTTATCTATGAGTTCACCTATTAGAGCATACACTGATGAAGAGGTATCTAAGATGACTCAAGGAAGAGAACGAAGCACGATTAACTTTGACGAGGGTCAAGAATACTCGGATCACCTCTCTAAGAGATACTTTAAATCACAGCAAGTGCCAGGTGGCAAGATGCCTTCTTTACAGGAGCAGATTGCGACTAGACCTTTACCGAAGTTAGAGAGTTAAGATCATGGCTAATCCAACAGAGTTAACAAGCATATTTGAGACATTAGTTAAAGAAATCAATGAGGCTGGACAGTCCGATTTATTAAAAGGTTCGGTAGGGTCTATTAAAGACTTACAGGCTGTCCTTAAAGAGCAAGACAAACTCATAGATAAGACTCTTAGGGCAGGTGATCAAAAAGCGGCGATGCGTATCATCAAGTCAGCCAAACAAGCTCAAGAGGCACAAGTAGAGGCGACTAATAACCTTAGAGATGCAAAAGAAAAACTATTAAAGTTAGAGCAAGAAGGCAACACGAAAGCGAGAGATGCACAGCTCAAGGTCATTGGGAAGATCAACCAAGAAATCAACAAGTTGGCTAGAGAAGCCAAACTCATGCAGAAGAACGCCGCTGAGTTTGGTAAGGGTGCAGAGTACAGCCTCTTGCAATACTCAAGGGTCTTGGAGAACCGAGAAGAGCGTATCAAAGAGCTTGGTAAAACAGGTGCTTTGATTGAGGAGAAGTTCTCGAACAGATTTGAAGGAGCAGTTAATGCGTTCACATCGGGAGTTGGGGATCTTAATAGTTTTGGGGATACTTTTACAGGTGGGCTTAAAACATTAGGGAGTTATTTACAGGAGAGAAAAGGTAAATTGGAGGAAAAGGGTTCCGCAGGTAAGGGTGGTTTGGGCATAGCTAGAATGCTCGGTGGTCTGTCTAAGGTAATGAGTACACTTGCTGTTGTAGGTGGCTCTATAATGATGATGGTAAAGTTATTTCAGTTCGTAGAGGGAACTGTCCTCGAAGCAAATAAAGCACTCTTAGAGGGTGGTGTAGCGATCAATGATATTAACTTAGGGACAGGAGACACTCAGAAAAATCTTGCAAAAATAAGAGACACCTTTAGAGATCCAGATTTTGCCAACGCTATGGGTATACCTCTTGAAGACACTATGGCTCTAGTAGCAGGGTTCAATAGTTTGAATATGGGCATTAAACAGTTTGGGGGTGGGGAAGAAAGCATGGTGAAAATGAAAGAAGCCATGAAGGACGCTAAGGGTATGGCTTATGGTCTTGGTATCTCGATGGACGAAGCCCAACAATATATGGCTAAGTTTTCACATGATTTAGGGGTGTCTGCTAAAGACGGTTCTATTATAGGCAAAATGGCAGGAGACTTTGCCAACATTAGAGATATGGCTTTACAATCAAGCTACTCTACAGGGAACTTCTTCAAAAAAGTTGAGGAACTTTCTGATAGCTTAGAGAACATGAACTATCGCTCCAAAGAAGCTGGTACTTTATTCCTTAGATTCGCTTCTGTTCTTGGTAAGAGTGGGCTAGATAAAGCTCTTCAATCTCTGTTCTCTGGGTTCAGAAGTGAAGGATACCTTGAGCAAATGAAGCGTAATATGCTGTCTAAGTCAAAGGAAGTCAAAAAGGCTTTAAAGGTAGAAGCGATTAAGTTTGGGAAATCCTTTAAAGAGTCTTTTGGTGGGGAAGACGGAGAAGGGGGGATGAATGCAAAACTGATGGCGGCGACTAAATCTTCTTCTCAAGAACAGTTGATCCAAAATTTAGCAAAAATGGACGAGAAGGGAAGACAGGACTTATTTACGAGGATGAAAAAGGAGGGTGCTGATGCAGGTATTAATACTGATGAGTTCACCGACCAACTATATAAGTTCATAAGGCTTGCTAGAGGAACAAAGGACAAAGCAACAGGGGCAGAGGTGCAAGGTGCTCAAGAAGAGATGGGGGCATCGGGTAACTTAAAGACTAAGTTTGCTCTGATCGAGGCGAGGGTTGGAGACAAGAATATAAATGACGCAGGCGTGATTACAAAAGAAATGTTAACTAAGTTTGATGTGACTAAAGAGCAAATAGAATTGTTCGGTCAGCTCCAAACAACAATGAAGGGTGATATGAGGGAAGCCCAAAGAATCGCAAAGGACGCTAAAAAGGAGAACAGAGAACTCAATAAAGAAGAAAAAGACTTCTTAGCGAAACAAGGGTTGGAAGCAAAAGACGGTAAAATTATTTCCTTAGAAACTAAGACGGCTATTGAGAACTTCTCTGATTACTTGCAAACACAAGACTCGGCTAAGTTTGAACCCCCCGATACAGAAGAAGCGGCTAAAACCCAAGAGCAGTATTTATCTGAGGGAGTGAATGCGACTACCTCTGTATTCAATGTCTTGAATAACACGATTGCAGGGATCTTGAATGACATTTCGGGTGGGATATATAGTATGGTGACCTTCTTCACAAGTAAGGGCGAAGATAAAACTGAAAAAAAGAACAAGAAAGAAGCTGTGAGGATTGTAGGCGAAAGGCTGAAAGCTCTTTCAGGACAAAGAAAAGAACAGGACGCTTCTATAAAAGCTGAAAAAGAAAGACTCCACGATTTGTCTTTTAAAACAAAGGGGATGAAAGCTAAGGAGAAGGAAAAATATGAGAAGGACAAAAAAGCACTAGCTGAGAAAGAAAAAGATCTGGTGGAGTTGAAGGCAAGAGAGAGTAGATCAAGAGAACAGTTAAGAACATTACAAACTACAACTTACGACAAGGGTTTAGGTAAAAGTTATACTACAGAAGAGATGCTAGATAAGAGTGGTAAGGCATCATTAGAGACAAGGAAAAGGACAGGCACAGAAACGGGAGCATTAGGAGATCTTCAAGAAAAGCAGAAACTCTTTTATGCCCCTATTGCAGATATAATAGGTGATACAACCACAAAGGCTCTTCTTGATTACCTAGCAAAAACCAACGACATCCATGTAGACTCAAAGATTGTTGAGTTTCTGGCAAAAAACGACCTTTCAGTTAAGCGGACTCAGACTGAGACGGGGGGTAGATTTTCTGGTGAGGGTAGAGTTGAACAAAGGCTATTAAAAAATAATAATGCTGTAGCTAAATTGTCAAGAGCGTATAACAGAGAGAGTGGGAGGGAAACAGCAAGAATATACGATACACAGGAGGGTAGACTTACAACAGAAACAATAAAAGAGCTGAACGCACCTCTGCCCAAGTCGCAGAGAGATAAGGAAGCCCAAGACGCTGTGAAAGCCACAGAGAAGCTACAAATAGAGATACAGACAAAGGCTATTCTCAGAGCGGCAAAAGAAACTAAAGAAGATGAGCTAAAAGCAGTAGCGAAAGCATTGGGTCTAAGTGCCAATGCAAATCCAGATCGGATCGCTAAACAGTATGCTAATGCAAGTGAGGCTCAAAAAGGTAAGTTAAAGGCATTGAGTATACAAGGTAATGAAACTGTTAGAAGACTAATGGGTCATTCAGAAGTACCTACACCTGCGAGTGCTACACCTGCTAAACCAGTAGGTGAACAGGAAGACTTTTGGATTGATGGGAAGGGTAATCTTTGGAGCATTGACCCTCAAGATTTCCCTACCCCTTTAGGTGGAGGTGGATTGGCGATGACCAAGCCAGGAGGTCCTGTTGCAGAATATGTAAACACAGCGATTCGAGGTCTAACAGGTTTAGGTGGAGGTCAAAGTACTAGCCCTAGTGGAAACTTTAACATCACAGTCAATGTTGATGGATCTAAGAACCCTGTAGATACAGGTCGTCAAGTCGTACAAGAAATAAAACGATCACAAGAGAAACTTACAGGAACATCGAGATGATTAAATCACCAATCCCACATAAAGATATAGCCGACTCCAATCTCGGTATCAGACCTTTTGTATTCGATATAGTCGCACCCGATGGAGTAACCTCTTTACTACCCGATGATGTAAAGATGACCTTACACGCAAACCCAAAGAACATCTCATTCTCATACGAGAAGAAGCATGAGATTTCTCCTACGCTGAGTGGTTGGGTTGAATACTATTGGGGAGATAACCCTACGACCATCTCACTTGAAGCATCTAGTGGTGCTTTCATTCGACCATATACAGGTTTAAGTGCAGTAACTGGTCCTGTGGCTATTCCAAATGAAAGAAAATCATCTCGTTTCAAACCACCACCATCATCATCACCTCCTCCACAACAAAATAGATCTAGTAATGCTGTGGTTAGAGTTATTGGGCGAGGGCCGAAAGATCAACCAACCACAATCGGAGCAAGTATAGGTGGAACCAGACGAGACACAATCACTTATGACAAGTATCTCGACCTTCTCGCTCTCTTTCATAACAATGGGTCTATCTATGATCAGACAGGTCGGGTCATCGTACAAGGGAAGATCAAGATGATCTTTGATGGAGGGGTGTGGTTTGGGTGGTTTCAGTCGTTCAGTGTAACCGATGACGCAAACACTCCTTACAGCTTCAATGTGAGCTTGGCTATGCAAATAGAGAGGGAGTATCATGGAGTAAGAACTCAAATGCCATCAGAAAGGTTTTAGTCATGGCTAAAGCGACAGTAGATACAAAGCCCTTTGTAGACTTACCGACCACAGAAGAGTTTATATTATTCCCCGAAGATAATCCAGGAACGATCCCTTTAGATCATGGACGCTTAGAACATCTGAGGTCAATGTCTCCCTTCGTGTTAAGGATCAAGCCCCCTTATATCGGTGAGTACATAAAGGGTAGATCACAGACACCTTTCAGTGGAGTGATGAGATCTAGGGGCAGGATTTCTTCAATGCAGAATAAAGAAGTGGCGATGTTCAAGCCCAACTTGCCCACTTACGCTTTAAGACCGATAGGTGGGGCGAGGAGAGATGAGAACAACGAGCTGAGGCAAGATGCAGGTGTCACAGATCGAGATCAGATCCGTTCAATCATGGCACAGCATCGAAGAATGTTAGAGTTGCCCCCTATTGTCTTTGCTATCAATCCCAACTCTATTGCTTTTAACTATACAGATAGGCAGAGTTATGCTGATGTGACTCGTTATGGTTTTATCTTTCATCGTTGGGGGGAGGAACAAACAGAGATCACAATCAACTGTACGATAGGTGCGTTCATAGCAGGTAGGGATAAAGTGGAGACTCCCGACTTTAACGGAAACATACAAGGCATATCTGGCTTACAATATGTGAGTCGCAGAGATAGTTTAGCGTTCCGAAATCTAACATCCATTCTCGCTTTATATAGGAACAGTGCCACTATCGTTGATCTTCTTGGTAGGTCGAGAGCTTATCATGCTGTGGGTACACAATGTATTCACTATGATGGTCAGACTTGGGAAGGTCGTCTTAAAAGCATGGAGTATTCTTTAAGTGAAGATCAACCACATGGGGGCATAGAGTTTAGTTTGAGTTTTACAGTGTTCAAGCACACACAAGAGGGCTTTGAATATAAGTCTCAGTTATTCCCTATGAAGCCACCTTCAGCGAGTGCCGATCAAGTAGGTAATATAAATCAGATAGGTAGTGATCTCGGTGATGTAGCGAGTGATATACTTGATCCTTTTATTGGCAATATAGGAGGTTAACATGAAAGTTAGTAATAGACCATACGCAGGAAACTGGTCAGAGGACTTTGTAAATAAATACAGAAAGACTCGCTCTTGGACTCCCGATGCCATCGTTACTTTTAATGGCGAGACTACGCTACCAGGTTGTCCTACTTGCAGGAACAAGATTGATTTCTCTAGGTTCATCACTACCGTCAGTGCAAGTGGTGGCTTAGATGGTTCAAATGGTTGCGATATAAGTTTAAAGATCCCCTGGGGTTATGGAGACTCTGTATATAAAGACGGTAAGTTTATCCTCGTATCGGGTATTGAGGTTTTCGTTTATTATAGGGGTTTCTTCCAAGTTGCAGAGCTTGCTTTAAAAGCAGATAACATCGACCTAGACGGTGGTGCTGAAACTTTATCTGCTCCAGATGCTGAGATCCGACCTTATTATCCTGTCTTTCATGGTGTCATATCGAGTGTAGATGTTAGTCTAACAGACGGTGCGTATGATGTGTCTATCTCCACGAGAAATATGCTCTCTTTTTGGGATAACCAACAGATCAATACACAGCAAGGGTACTTTGCCGCTGACCCTACGATGTCTCGTGGTTCAGTTAATACTAGGGGTCATGTATATACAGGCATGACTCCACACCAAGTCATCTATGATCTGTTCTTAGATGCAGGTGGTAGTGCAGAGGGAACAGGGTTTGCTTTATCAAAACAGTCCAATGTTAAAGCTCGATCAAGCACAGGCCCACAGCTTTATTCTTTGATGATTAGGTACTTAGAGCAACGCTTTAAGAATGGTATGTATGGCTTACGGATGTATGGAGCATCGGGTCGTATGTACTCAGCGATAGAGACACAGATTGTAGCAAATAAAGAGATCACTAAAGGCGAAAAGAAAGCCGAGTTTAGGAAGGTGATTACAAGACAGAATAAACCTTACGCTAAAAGTAAATCGGAAGGGATTTCTTTTTCTCGTATGGTCAAAGCAGGCATGGTCGCTTTTGAACATAACAACGCAACTAATGGTCGTGTTCAAAGGACGATGGACGCTAGGTTTTTAGGTAAAGTAACACCCGAAGATAAGACTCCCTTGAGCGTTTTTCAACTTAAGCCTTTCGTACCAGATATAAGTGCGTTTGGTCAGATTGAGTTTTTTGAGTCTCAAATGGAGACAAAAAAGTCTATCGCAGATCGTGTATGTGAAGCGACTGGTTATGAGTTCTATCAAGACATGGATGGAGACTTAGTATTCAAACCTCCTATGTATAACATGGATACTTCGGCAGATCGGGTCTATAACATTTTTAGAGAAGATTGTATCGACATCAGCTTTACCCATGCTGAACCCGAAGCGACTTATATCACCATGAAGGGAGATCACTTTAGGAACTTTAAAGCCGCTCCTACAGGGGAGTGGGGTGTGAAAGGTGTCTATGTAGATTATGCTTTGGTCGCTAAGTATGGATGGAAGAGTCAAGATTTCGACTCGTCTTTTTACACTTCGGGAAGGCAAGCATACTATGCGGCGGCTGTAGAGCTAGACAAACAAAATAAGACGACAGAGGGATGTAGTGTGACCATCCCTCTTAGACCCGAAATCAAAGCTGGCTACCCTGTCTACATTGAGGAGAACGACTGTTATTATTATATAGAGTCAGTTCAACATTCGTTCACCTATGGTGGATCTTGCACGACATCACTTACTTTAACCTGTCAGCGTAAAAAGTTTATTCCACCAGGAGACTCATCTGTTAAGTTTAGAGATGATCCTGCGAAAGCTGTAGACTTAGGTCGTACTGAGTTGCCCGAAAGGTATATCTACAAGAGGTATGACCGTACCGATGAAGGCAGTAGGCAAATCAACGCTCAATCACAAGACACAGATGTTGCGTACAAAAAGATTACAGGATTTCCTAATGTGGTGATGGCATTTGATCATCAAAACGCAAGTCCGAGTATGTTGTTCTTCACACCAGACTATCAAAACATAGGGGGTAAGGGTACAAAGGAGCGTGAGCGATATAGGAACATGATTATTAACGAGGGTATACGATTGGGTGTCCTTAGAGTAGATGCAGGAAGTGAACCCGATGCTATCCGTAGAGGTCCTTGGAAACTTTTAGTTCCATCGGCAGATGGTGGATCACCAAGAGAAGTGATACTTCCTTTGGATGGGACTGACATTGCAGGTACAGAACAGTTAAGGACGATTTCAGAGGACTCTCGTGTGGCGGCACAGAAAGCGGCAAAGAGGATAGGTAAAGGTGGGAGGTCAGCTAGAGTTCAGAAAGCAAGGGAGGATGAAGCTGATAGGTTAGAAGCATTACAAGGGAACATTCAAAGAGCTGTCGGTACAGCAGGTGTATATGGTGCAACAGGTACAGAGGAAAACCCCAACCCAACAGGGTCATCTCAGACAGCTACGATCCTTGATCTCATTTATCTTATTCAATCACCACTAGGTCGCAACCCTAACAACTCACCATTACAAAACTTGATGTCTGCTTTGTCGGACAAGAAATCGAGCTTTGTCCCTAAAGCACAGGGGTACTTTAGATACTATTCATCATCACACCCTAGCCCCGAACATCAAGGTCCAGATTTAACTGAATATAATCTTAGGAATGTGGGAAGTGTTAAAGGCAAAGCACCCGAACTTATTTTTAACGACAATGTACCCGATACAGTTAGGGATAATGTAGTTAAAGCTAAACCCGATGGTGATGGCGATACGGTCATTTTTGGTAATGACGCAGATTCTCGGCAACAGATCGTTCGTGGACTTATGACAAAGACCATGTATTCAAATGGTTTGGAGTATGTACCTACTAAAGACATTACCTCTTTATCTTTTCAAGTCAGTGGTGATTACTTGGTAGGCAGTGCAGACGGTCCTAAAGTTCAAGTGTCGCAAGTTTGGTATCAACAGAATCAGAAACCAGGAGTAGAGTTTTGGGAGGTTGCGTATAGGTCAGTAAGGACTGAGTTAAAAGGTCGGAGGGGGATTACAAAAACCACTAAACTTGGTGAGTTGTTTAGGTACTTTAATAACGAGGCAACAGATGCAGTTACAAAGTTGATTATTCCTACCGTTAAACAAGACTACCCTCCTTCAACTTGGGATAGCAATGAAGCCGAAGCGTATTTCAGTTCTGGGTATTCGGTGGATGCTTCTATTACCACGAATTTTGAGGCTAATGAAAGTCCTATTAAATACAGCCCCGATAGTGGGAGTCGTGCAAATAGGGTCATTACAAACAAAACTACACTAGCGAGTCATATAGCTTCAGTATTTTTATATACTCTTTGGAAGAAATCTAAAGAGACATATGAGGAAGCGTACAATGTTGAGATATGGCAGAGGCTAATTGCAGATCAATCTTCTGATTCTATAGCGACTCAAGAAGGTTTTGTAAATGAAGTGAGGGCATATGTGAACCAACTAGGAGGATTATTGATGGGGATACCATTCACCCCGACCATAGAGATACCTCGACAAACTTTGACAATAGAAAAGAATGCTCAGACCATCACTCCAATCTTCCCTATCTCTGACGCTAAGGGATATGAGGTATTTGGAGCGTATCAATATGGTCGTGGATTAAAACCTGCTAGGGGTACATTGTTTGATGCTCTTTTAAGGCAAGACCCTTCTCAGATCTTTACACCAGATGAACTTAGAAGGGTGATGGATCAGTTAGATGAAGCGAGTAATCAAACAGATTTTCGAGCGAGCTTGAAGCAAATGTATATTGAAAGAGTGATGTCGTTATCAGCAGAGGATCGAGATCGTCTTAAAGTTGGCTTAGGGTTGGACGCTGAAGTACGAGACACTGATGAAAATAAGATCGAGCATGAAGCGAGTTTGTTAGCGAATAGGCTTATGACTCGTAGTGATGAGCAGGTGATCTCGAACATCCCTTCGGCTCTTTCAGAGATTTACCCTAGTGAAGATGGGAATGAGGTTTGTGAATGTAGAATACACAGTACAGACGCAATCTTATTGGAGGGGTCATTAGACTTAGACAACTTCTTAGAGATTGAGAATCCAGCAGTTAGAGGTATTAGAAACATGACCGAAAAGAAATCAGTTGAATGGAGAGAGCGTCAGACAGCTCTGCGAGGTGAAAATATAGAGCGAGTACCACCCGAAAAGAGAGGTAGCTTCGCCACATCAAATGATTTTGGTTCGAGCTTTGACTTTAATAATCGTGGCAACAATCGCTTGTTGAACTCGTTTACCAACATAGATGAGAACAACGATCTTGAGCTTTCAAACCCATTTGCAGGGGCAGTTTCAAGTACAAGAGCAGGTGCTGATCAGTTAAGCGATCAAGCAAAAGCCATCAAAGCGGCTGCTCAACGAGTAGGAGGAGATGACAATGAGTGATGTAAACTTAATGAGGGAACAAAACGCAATAGACAGCATGAACGCTGACTCTAGTAGAGGCTGGTCAGCTCTTTCTATGTGTCTTGCTCAGATCGTTGAGATCCATTGGGAGGAGATGAGGTGTACTTTAGAAATGCTTCATGGTAGTGGTGCAGACACGAGGGCATTAACAGGGGTTGAGCTACTGATGCCCTGTATGGGTAATCGGCACTTCATGGGAGGTATACCAGAGATTGGGGATAGGTGTGTTGTTGGTTGGTTTGCAAATGACACAAGAGCAGGTACATCGGGTAAGACTCCTGCGATCTTAGCGTGGTGGCCTTCAACACCTTGGATCAAACATGATTGGCACATGACTCAAGGTTTCGACCCCGATGAGAATATAATGGAGGACAATGTAAAGAGACAGATTGTCCAAAACTTCCATCAGCGTGTCCGACATAAGATGAGGCACTTCTCTCCTGGTAATATAGGTGCTAGTTCATCTCAAGGATCTGATATGGTTCTTGATGAGAGCGTCTTATTGAGCAATCGGAGAGCGAATGAGATCATCATAAGAGATCAAGACCAAGCGATTGTAATGAGGTCTTTACAGCAGTTCCATGCGATGTCGGGAGCTAGAGTCTATGCAGGTATGGTTCAAAGAGATGCTAGAACTCTACCTAGAGAGATGTTCTCTGATGGGATTAAGTGGGATGCCAACATACAGATAGACTCTGAGGGTAATCCTTATAACCCATTCAGTGGGGGAGAGGGTTTTCAAAATCCTTTAGAGCAAGGGGAGCTACAGCCTCATCCAGTTTTTCAAAGAGATGACTTTGAGGGAGTCGGTGTAAACATTGAGGGAGAGCGTACCAACTACAAGGGGAGCTTCCCTACTCATTTAGACCCTTATGTTTTCTTATATAACGCAGGGTTTGTGGATGATGATTATGAAGAACTGAACGAAGAGAGCGACATCATTTATGGAGGTAAGTCGATACTAAGAGTGGGTAAAGAGTTTGGTAAAAATGCGTTTGATAATGGTCAAGCCTTTACCGAGTATCGCATTGAGATGAACCATCTAACTGATGGCATCCTTCCTGTGACCGAACAAACAGATGGGTTTGACTCGGACAGGGCGAGCAATAAACCTAACGAGAACAGGACACCTCCATTCATCGAATGGGTGTTAGGGACACCTGTAGGTAATGATGCGTTTTCATCTAAAGGCAAAGAAGAATATGGACTACCTGTCGTCCCTAGTTTAACAACTCTTGGGGTGGCGAACGAAGCAACCCCTTTTGCCGACCATGCCGCTACTCTTTTGAGGATTACACCTGTTGTTCCTAACATAGACGAATCTTTTGTGTCATTCACGAAGGGTGGGAAGCTCAAGGCTAAGATTTCTAGTCCATCAGAAGATGCTCTTGAAGCTACAGTCGAAGGAGGAGCGTTCTTAAATGTAAATAACGAGCTGTCTGTACAGAGTGATAAGTCAACTTTCTCTAGTCTAACAAAGACGAACATTAACTCTTTAGGGTCTGTTGAGATCAATGGTTCGGGTAGTGTAGAGGGAGAGCCATTAGAGGGTTCAGATAACTCGGTGTCCGTCATCATCAAAGGCACTAAGCGTATTAGCATACAGTCGGACACAGCAATAGCGTTCAAAGCTCCTGTCGTTGACTTCTCTCAAGTAGGTCAGTTGAGGTTAGCCTCTTCCGACCAAATGGAGTTCAATACAGGGGCAGGGTTATCACAGACAGCCGATACCATTAAGCAATCCTCAATGGGTCAGTTTGAGCAAGTATGTGGAGGACCAGCAGGGTTTAATCCCCTTGCAGGACCAGCTCGTAAAGTCACAGTAACCGAGTCTCCAGTGACAGGAGGTGCAGGTTTACCCTCTGACTCATACACCAATGCGTTTGGTGGTAAGTCAGAAATCTTTATTGGACCAGCTACGAACACTAGGACACTCGCTGTTGGCACAGAGACTAAAACTATTGTAGCAGGTTCTGATCAAACAATTGTGGGTACGACTGTTAATATGACCGATCCCACAGGTACTAAGTTTCTTGCTCCTGCTGGAGCTGTTATAGCCACAGCAGGTACAGTCATTGCGATGACTGCGAATGTGGTTGCATTAAGAGGCAATGCTAATGTGTCTATCAGTGGTGCTTCTGTTGTGATTGGCTCACCTGGTGCGTCTGTAGGTCCTATCGTGTGTGGTTCGGACATACACCCGATCTTAGGTATACCTTTCTTGAGTTTCTGTCCACCTAGAGGTCAGAACTTAGCGATTACTCCTTGAGGCCAGTAATAATCCATACCTGCTTCATCAAATGGGAAATAGTCTTTATAATGGTCGTAGTCTTTCTCTAATAGCTTAGACCGATGAGACATATGGACTAACTCGTTCCCCCACCATACAGGTGCTTTCTTGGACGCATTAGGGTGTTGATCTCTCCACAGCTCAAAGCGTTCAAGCAGGGTGTCTTTATATCCACGCTCAATCCATTCTTTACAGATTGCTTCCGAGTAAAGACACAAGAACCATTCATGTCCTTTCCACATAAGGATAGCAGGGTGGTTAGTCCAACCTCGCTTACGCTTCACTCCACGCTTATCTACCATGTAAAGGTCATTACGCTCTATATGACCAAGCGTGTTGAGTATCTGATAGGACTCGACTCTTTGCTTACCAAGTCGTTGTCGGTCTAAAGACCAAGAGATAATCTCAAGGTCATCACTAGGTACGAATGTTTGCATGATGGTTCTCCTACAAGAGTATATAATCTAAGGGTTACGCTTCCTAGATTATCTATTGTCGCACCTTATATGAAGGAGGTGTGCCGATGAGAACACTAGAAGAAGCCATAGTTATCGTTAAGAGTCTGTTTTCTGCTCCGTTGGGTAGTTTCCCTAAAGGTGGAGTAGAAAGCTCTTTAAGGGTGCGTTTAAGCACCTCTCCGACAACAATCACTTTGATCTCAGAAAATGAATTGTCTGTTTCACTTAGTCTTAAATCGGACAAGCCCCAAGTCGATGTTCATTTCTCTAGTATCTGACATGGTACTCCTTCTCCCTTAAAGTAGGGTGCTTGGAGTTGATAGTGATTGATGGAGGGGGAACTTGAGCGTTTTGACCTTATCCTCGCCTTGATCCTCTAGTTTATCAAAGCCTTGTCGGACACGAGCTGTTAGCCCGACACAAGACCCATTTGCTTCATAGTCGGGGGCTACAGGCTGAGTCTCTGAAAAGGCACTTGCTAGTGTTTTCCAAGTCGGTTCTACTCCATTGAGTAGACGCTTGATGTTCTCGATTGCTCGACCCTTCTCAACCGTATACGATGCACGACCACTCGTGTTCACTCGGACAAAGAGGTTTGCGAGAGGGAGTCGTATAACATACTCCCACACATTCCATCTGTCTGAAGAGTCGGAGCGTCCATAGGCGAACTCGACCTCACCGATGACCTGTCCATCTCGGACGATCACATCTGTCTTATTGTAGTGGCTCTTATCGCCACGCTTGTATCCTACTAGTTTTATATTCATGGTATCTCCTTTGAGAGTGAGAAAGGATGGAGGCTGACTTAGCCTCGCTACACCATGATATAGATAAGGGGTTACACCTTACACATCATCTGGAAATAGATTGTCTAAGCTCTCTTCAACAAAGGGTGAGGGATCATCGTCTTGAGCGTTCTGATTGCCTTGATGTGCGAGCAGTCTCACCTCAATGGACTTGCCGAACAGTTGCTTGCGTGAAAGCGACTTAACGATGTCCTTATCCCATTCGACCACGCTGTACAGATCAGTGTCTTGGAAGTCGAACATATCGGTGTGGACAAGAGCGAGTTTGAGAGCATCAGATGGGTTCTCTGCAAAGTCGGTACGGATGATCTTATACTCATCATCTTCATCTGACCTTGAGGACAGACAGATACCGAACGCATACTGATTGCGAGGCATAGACTTGAGGAAAAAGGATGAGCCACGCTTAGGCTTAAAGTTATTCATATTGTCATCTCCTGTAGGAGTGGTTGTTGATAATTAGGTTATATGAAAACGCTCTGTAAATGATGAAAAATTATGTATTCTCTTCTTTCAAAAGATCTGAGTACCTCTGCTCCATAAGGGCTGATGCAACCCCCCTTGTAGAGATTTGGTACTTTCGTTGTCCAGTCGGGCGAGCGACTCTCTTAGAGCTTTTCGCATATCTTCTCGCATCATCTCCAACATTAGAAAACAATGTCTTTGAGTAGTGAACCGACCTCGCACCACTCTTTATATTCTTCAAAAAACTCCTCATCCATAGGCTTGTTGCCCCCGATGTTTTTGGAAGATTTGATCCATGAAGAAAAAAACTGTTTGAGTAGTCCGACCCATCACTCCATTCTTCTTCTTGTTTTTGTCCTTACGCATTAGTTTCCAAAGTTGCTCTTAGGATTGGTGATGTGTTGATACAGGTCTTTCCATTCCTGTTGTCCAATAGACGAGTTCTTGAAGTAGTTCGTCTTGACCATGTTATATGATGATTCGGGAAAGGCTCTCGAACTCGCTTTATCTCCTTGCGATTTCTCAAGTTGCTCTTGAAACTCTTTAAATGAGACACCTGCCATAGTGCAGATGACCTCTAAAGCTCTCTCTGCTGGTGTTTTATTTCGACCTCTAGCCATGATAGCTCTCCTTTGTAGTTTATTGGATACTATGCTTATATGATTTAACCCTTGAATGGAGAATGACCCATGAAGAGATCAGCAAGCGAATAATACACTGAGATTACCTTAACTTGGATTTTTTAACATAGACTCCATACCTAGCTCGACCAATCAACCCCATCTGCTTCACCACACCTAGCTCTTGGGAGATCTGATCTCGCAGTCGAACACGAGATTTCTTACTCGTGTTCTTTGAAGTTTTGACCTCCTTAGTCTTGAGCTTATAATCTGCACCTAATTCTCGGTGTGTGATATAAGAGTTCAAACAACATTCAACAGTTTGTGGTGTGTCTGTATTATTAAAGTGTTCAATCAAGAACTCTCTTATATCTTGTCTCCGACTTTTAGGCATAGCGATGTTCACACAGATAATAAATGGTCAGCGTAAATGTGAGCTACCCGATCCTCATATACACTCGTGGGACTACCTTAAAGGCATATTATCAGATTGTGGGTTTGCTTTAAAGCAAAGTGCTTCATCTAAAGAATACATTATGAAAGGGTGTAAAGGTCGGATTTTAATCTATGTAAAGTTTACTAATAACACCCAATGCAAAGTTGTATTCGTTAGTAAGAGTGAAAGTCATGAGTCGCTAGAGCTAGAATGGGATCATCGGACTAAGTATCGTCAAAACGGTGATCTTGTACTAGCCTCTATCAGACAGGTTTGGTTCTCTCAGCCCAAACTCTCCGAATGATCTCAAAGAAATCTTTGGACTCTCTAATAGGGTAAGAGCATTGGTTGTCGAAGCCCCAAGTGGCATTGTTCATATTAACTAGGATGAAAATCTCGGTATCTGCCAAATACCAACGCTCCACCCCTGCGTATTCACCATATTTTCTGAAGCTACTTTCGATTAAACCCACAGAGAAATACATGAGGCAAAGGTTATCTTTACCTCCTTTAAACGCTTGTAGGGATTTATCAGACCATCCTCTTTTGAAGTCGATTTTATTTGTGGCGAGAGAGATCATAGAGCTGTGTTATCCTCCTCACCTGTATCAACATCATCAAGCAACGACTTATAATAAGGCTCTGGCCCACGATCTCTAGGCTTACTAAAGTCGGGAACACTTGATGCCACTCTATCTACGGTGTTTGGAGCAGGAGGGCCTGATACGGTTTCGCTAGAACCTGCGAGCTGTTCTTGATCCATCGCTTCAAAGAAGTTGAGGTCAATGTTGGTTACAATGTGTGAGAGGTGTACCTCATCGAGTTGCTTATTCGGATCATAAGGGGCGAGTTTAGCTGTTGTTCCAGAGAGAGCATTAAATAAGATGTCATCCCTCTCGATTAACAACTGTTCTCTTAAATCACAGAGCTTAATGATCCTCGCTTCAAGGTTGTTCCTCAAGTGTGCGATTTCTTGTGTTGCCCATTTACGAGCATGGGAGATTACACCACCTATTTCGTCTGCTCTCGGATAGATACTTTTATTGCCCCCACCGAGCCTCCAACTAGGATACTTTAGTACAGGCAACCAACCCGATGTGTCTATCTGTTCTGACGCTTCTGTTGTGGAAGTTATAGGGTATAAGACACCACCGTATGGCTGATCATAACTCTTGTAAACATTCTGAACATTGCCTTGTGTGTCTGTTACTACAGATCGCCCTTCACCTGCTTCAACTTCACGCTCAACCCAATCATAAGAGTCTGGTCTCAAGAACATGGAGATGTCAAAGGGGTTTCCCCCTTGAGCTATATATGCTTTTAGGAGTTTGCCTATAGCCGAGTTAACATTGACTTGAAGTCCAATTCTTTTTTCAGTGCAAACTTGCTCTTCCCCCTCACCTGTTTTTTCATATGTGATGCGTATCTCTCCTATACGATTGATCTCTTTATTGATGTAGTTGATACGATAACCAACATTCTGTCTTTGCAGTAGGACAAAGCGTCTAAACTCTAGCCACTGTCCTCTACGAAACATACAGTTCCAACCAAAGCTCATTAGTCTTCTCCCTCTCCACCCATGAGGGCAATAAAGAAATCAATGAGGATAGTGGGTATACCTCCTGCTACGACCATTGCTCCTGTACCATAACCTCCCGAACCTATGTCTGGCTTATCTACTGACTGTTGCAAAGCTGAGATAAGACCTGCTGTACCATCAGCTAAATGAAATGTACCGTATAGACCAGCAGGGAAACGGAAGCTCAGTATTAAATCTATGAGGGCTTTTATCTTTGCTATAATCGCCTGTACTTGAGCGATCCTTGTTTTCAACATATGGATGAACTTAAGTATCTGAGATACGATACCTTCAAGACCCTTTAGAAATCCTTCCATGTATTTCTTAACCGTATCTATAAATTCGGTCAAAGCACTTAGATCAGCATCTCTAAAGGGTCGTTGGGTTAGCCAGTTTCCTGTCTCTTTAGCGACAGGAGGGCTTAAGGTGACCACTCTTTGTGCGAGTCTAAATGTTTCTTTAAAGTCCTTGTGCAAAAACAGATGTCCGATAAACACATCCAAGTCTGCAATCACAGGGGATTTAGACTCTGGCCAACCATCATGGGTAATCTGATCTTTAAACGCAGTAAGAGTGTCAGTGTCATAATTAGATGCTATGGGGGTTAGCATCTGTCGAGTTATGCCAGCCACCTCAAATTGAGAGGCAGTTGGGAAAATGCTTACTTCTCCTCCGTAAGCTGTGTCCTTCACCATTTTATCTAGGTCGAGAGGAAACTCGTTAATCTTATCTAGGGTACTTTTCAAGGAGTTAAGGGTCGCATCAGAAGGCATCTCAGACTTAAACTTGAGCATGATTTTTCTTAACCAGTCGATTGCCCCCTTCGCAAACTCTTGAATAGTTTGTAGCTCGTCATATAGATCGCTGTTTGCGGTATCACCTAATAGGGAGATTAGGGTTAGCTCTTTACCCACAGGATCATCAAATCCAAGCCTTTTCCTATTATAATCAATATACGGTTGAGCTAACAAGTGAGCGAGCCAATAGAACTTGACTGCTTTGAGGTACTTTTCTCGTATGTCGGAAGGACTTTTGACCGTCACGATGGCAGATGGTTTAGAGAGACTACCTTTAGGCATTGTAAGTGTGTATGAGCCTGCACCTACCCTTTGGGGTACAAGAAAATCTCCTCCAACTAACTGATCCTGTGTGCTACCTGTCCGTAGTAAGCCAGGTAGCTCTATTGTTGTCTTACTTATGGAGTCGTAGTCGTCCGAGTCGATTGTGAGTGAGTACATCGTAATGTAATACTCCGACTCTAAGTTCCCGTCTATCTTCAAACTATCTAAGGGGATGTCGAAGGAGAAATCGTTGTCTCCAACTAATCCACCTCCTCCCCCACCATAGATGAAGCACCGATAAACATCAGAGATTTTCTTCCCCTCAATAGGATGTTCAATCCTATTGAGATACAGGGTGTCCTCCCCCTTTAGGATGAAACACCCTGTATGACCAATTCCATCTTCTAACTTAAGAGGTAAGAAAAAGGTGTCCTCATCGAGCTTAGTGAACTCTGCATCCGTCTGAATGAGAGGCCATAGACGAGGGTCTGTTATCCCACCAACTAAATCTTGAACCTCTGATTTATCTGGTCCAAAAAGAGAGATCTGTAATGTTTCAGTAGGTGATCTTGGAACTCTGCGTTTGGTAGCTATTTTATCATTAGTAATGCGAGTCGCTACAGAGAACAAGAAGTAGTCGGGCAATATAAAGGTTTTAGGAAAAACCTTATTCGTTGATGGTGGGGCAGGTAAGTTCCACTTAATCCTTACCCCATCTGGTTTATACAAATTTGGTATCTCAATGTCTCCTACAAGGTCGTTATAATACCCGACCTGCACATTTATTGGTGCTTCTGCTTTATCGCTGTCTCCTTTAAAAGACAGAAAGAGCTTAAGTAGCTTCTTAATGTAAGCGATGATCGCTCCTAACTTAGAAGCATCAGCACCTGCAAAGAAGGTCATTGCAAACACTTTACTTTCGGGGGAAAAGTTAGGGCGAGTAGGGTCTTTGAGGTCTAACAGCTTCTTAATCATTCTGCTTTCAAATGCAGGGTATCCACCGAGTAGCTTTTCAGCAGGCTTCTTGAACTCTTTTTTATCCCATGTAACATACCAACCGAGATTGCGAAGATCAGAGATAAAGGACTCCAACAGAGCGATGATTTCTTCGATGATGGGCTTTAGGGGATTTGTAAAGTCGATCAGTAAAGAAGCTATGAAGTCCAATGCAGAGTTGACCAGATCAAAGGTGAGGTTTACCACCTCGAAAATAGCATCGGTTTTCTCTTTGGTTTCGTCTAAGAGCTGATAAAAAGCGTTATCTTTGGCAACACCCACATGACCCCATGTATTAAAGCCTGGTGCTTTAGCCCATCCGTTTGGATCGTTCTCAGCCATTGGGGTCTACCTTTCTCTTTTTCTTTTGTAGTTCCCACTTAGCGAGTGCTTGTTCGAGGACAGCTAAGTTACCTAAGTCCTCTTGTAGTTTACCCTCATAGTGTGCTTGAAGCGTCCTTAAGTTTTCTAGGAGCTTCCCTACCTCAGTGCCATTAAGGTTTGGCTCTTCGGGTGTCTTTTTCCACTTACTCATTTGATGTCCTCCAATGCTGTATCATCGGGGTTGCTAAGATCCACTCTGCTAAGTTTAGACAGAGTGCCATTTACTTGATCAGTACGAACAGAAATCCATGCGTACCTACTATCCCTAGCGTTCATAGAAGATATATCATTTTCAAGCACAGTCGGGATGCCATCTTCGGGTAAACCATAACCCTCATCTGCCATCTTTGGATCTTCAATCAACATCCTACGATCATATACAGATAGGCAAGTCTCGTTGTTCTCAAAAGGCTTACTCGCTTTATTCCCTAAGATACTTTGTAATAAAAGATCATTCGAGGGGTGGCTATTGTCTGTAATGCCTACATTATCAATCAATTCCTCTGCTTCATATTGCGACCAAGTGTAAGGCTGAGTAGGGAGCTGATTAAATGAACGAATGACCTCAACCCATGAGAGCGTCCTTTCCCTAAAGAATAAGAACGATCCAGCTAACGATTCCCCAAGTGTGGTTCTGCGTCTAAGGATACGATAAGAGAAAGGATGGATTGAGTCATTGGTTGTCGCATAAGAGCTACCTACAATGTCAGATGTGACACGCAAAGGTTGAGCGTCATCCCCATTAACAGAAGGCAAGAGCTTATAAGTCGAACGAGATGTGCCACTATCTCCTGCATAAAACTCTACTTCAAGCGTGTTAGCGTCATCAACAGATACGACCTTATAAGCACCTCGATTGTCATCAAGTGAATTAGGTAGACCCTGCGTACCATCTCCATTATCACCTTGTGGTGATGCTCCGTACTCTGTCGGATTAGAACCTGCCAAAGCACCTTGAGGGTCGATCACTAAGAAATCTCCCTCTGCAACACCTAGAGCAATGAAGTTAGCGTTGGTGTCGGTGAGTTTATCTTCTTCAATGACAGAGATGCCAGCAACAGGGTCGGTGGAATAAATCTCTGTAAAACCATGTTCGATAAATTGATCGAACGCTTGGAGTTCGGGGATAAGAGGAACACGAGTGATGACCTTAAAGACATCGTTATTTGAAACAGCCGAGACAGCACCTCTGATCACTGAGCATTTAAGCGTTGCCCCGACCTCAAGCACTCGTAAATAAAGTGTCTCTTGGTTAGAATCATTAACGCACTGTACTTGATCACCTACTGATACCACATTCGCAAAGTCTCCCACCTGTGTATCTGTTCCACCACTAGCATCAAAGACACCTTCACCATCAACTGTGCGAGGTGTAAGCGTGGCTACACTGTTAGCATAGACTACGCTATCTACTCGACCTACTCGTTGCTCATAAAGGTATCGGAAACCCTCGAACGCATAGATGAGTTTAGAGAACACATCTGTAAATCGCCTAAGCCTACGGACAGTGAAGTTCACCTCCTCGTAGAAATCCCAAGCTGGTTGAGGTAGGTTTGTTAGGGTGGACTCAATCGGGGATCGGACTTGGCTTGACCCATCGGCAAACTCAACTGGAGTATTCCCTGTGTAGTCTCTCAAGAGTCGAGGGAATGTAGGATCAAGATAGATACCTGCATCCAACTTAACTGTTAAGGTGATGGTGTCGTTAGGGGATAAGAAAGGTTTACCGTAGTTTTGACCCCCACTATCTACGATGTCGGGGTAGAGATTAGCATCGCTGACATCTAGTGTTATGTGTGTGACTAGGCCATTCTCTCTTACTACCCCACTTTCAGAAAAGGCATTTGTCGTACCAGTACGACCACCACCTACGGTCATCTGTAAGGTTAGGTCTACCCCAAAGGAAGAATATAAGCCATCTTTCGCCAAACCTGTATTCCCTAAGTTGAAAGGTATCTTAGTCACCCCTCCAATGACTTGGCTATACTCACCTAAAATTGTATTCAAAGCAGTAGCGTCAGCGATAGCTGTTCCATCAGCATATTCACATGGAAAAACCAAAGTCATATCAGAGTCAGATATGAGGTTGTAATCGACTTTAATGATAGAGACTCCAAACACAGGGTCTTTAACGAGAGCTGAAGTTGAGTCTAATGTTGGAGTGGGAGTATTAGTGTAGTTATCATTTAATATGATGTAGATAGAGCCAGTGGTTGTGTCGCTAAAGTATTGTGTGAGGTCAGCAACATCCGTAGTTAAAACACCTGTGGCTGTGTCTAGGCTTACAACTTTAGGGAACTGTACTGTAAGGACTTGGCTTGTCCCCAATGTCTCTGTGATTTCTGTGTTTATATCGGGGTCGATAGCATCTAAGACCCGATGCGTACCTGCATTATGTCCGTTCTCGATGTAAAGAAGATCACCTGCGAGGACTTGGGCTGTTGATCCATGTAATGGGGTCACATTACGAAGTATGCCTTTGACACTATCCCCTACGATTACAGGATTAGCAGGGTCTGTGCTGTCAACCTCAATCAATCCAGACCGAGCAGATCCTTTTAAGATCGTGTCGTCTTCATCAACTTCTGAGCCAATGAAGATGGACATAGGGTCATTGATTCGAGAGATCCCTTCAAGATGCTTTGGTCTTAATGTAGTGCTGTTAACAGACGAGAAATCAAAAGTTCCGTCATTCACATCGGAAGTGATTGTGCCTGTATTAACTCCACCTTCCTCTTTAATAGCAAGCGTTGTTCCCTCAATGATTAGTTTTTGATCTGTATCTGCACCACCAGTCAAGTCGATGGTTGGGTCTGGATCTATCTCTATGACTGCATGGGGGACTCTATTTGTAGGGAAAACAACATCTATACGATTATTAGAAATGACAGCATTGCTCTTAACAGAGAGTCGATAGCTACTAGGTCGCATGACCCCATTCTGTTCTTGCGTAAATATATAGCTCGTACTACCTGGAATATAGACAGGGTTATAAAAGTGATTTACACTATCCCAATAACTATCAAAGAGCCATGACTGCATATCAGTAGGGTCAGCCCAAGTCTCTGTAGCAGGGTCGAATGGGTTAGGTACTGGATCTTGAACTACGGTTAGTTCACTAGGCATTGTGGCAGAAACTGAAAGATTGGGTACGGTTGTCACTGCGTTAGTAAGCTCATTTTTTAGTTTTACCGTCCAACTCGCACCATCATATTCAAAGATAAATGAATGAGCGTTTTCATAAGGAGCTGTGGAATTTCCACCGAAGTTATGGACATGGAGAGTGATCTCTAAACCTGTTGATGGATTGTTAAACAGTTCCTGTATCGTGGCATGATAAAAGTAAATCTTTAACTCGGATCTGTCATACAGACCATTTTGTGCGTTTAAGGGCCAATCTTCTTCAATGAAGATACCATTAGGGAACTGCCTAAAATCTGCCTGTAAGTTTTGTATCGTACATGACACTTCACCAGGTGATGTGTGTGCAGGAGGTAAGATTTCTGTCCCATTGATCTCGGCAATCTCAAGAACACCTGTGGAAGCACTTGAGTCGGGCTTCAAGATCAAAAGGTCGCCCTGTCTAGGTGCTTGCTCACAAATGCCATTCAATAAAGAGAAATCTTCATTCGTGGTGATGACATCAGAACCAATACTAGCTGTACCTCTAGCCTCATCGGGATAAGCATATTCATCAACACCCGATATGGCATTGGATGTCTGTACCTGTAGTGCATCTAAAGCAGGTGGGATCTGAGGTAATAGATCCCTTTCACTAAACCGACTCTTATAAGGGATGGACTCATCACCTGTGTCGTCAACAGCTTCGCCATCAAGGGCAGGGTATCTAAAAGGTACTGTCTCTGTGTAAAGGAACTCAACAGATCCCTCTAAAGCTAACCCACTCGCAGGAACATTCTGACCTACGATTTCTTTGACAGGCCAGTTGGGTTCACTGATACTAGGGAGGCTTATATCAACAATCTCACCTGTAGATGACTTTAGCCCGATGTCAGATCCAACCCTAAAGACTGTAGACGGTGAACTATCATCATCAAGATCACGAGCAAAAGACTCAATAAGAGTATCACCACGCTTCGGTGGGTTTTCAACCAACGACTCGCCATTGATCTTGAGAGTGAATACACTCCCCTTCAAGACAACATAGCACCCACTAACGATAGCTTCTACCTTAGCGTTTCTTGGCTCGGATTGTAGAGATAAGGGAGGGAATAAACCTAACTCAAGGAGGGTCGCTTGCTCGGCTGTGTTCAACACATTATGGAACTCTCCACCATTACGACTGATCCTAACCTTCGAGTTGGTTTGCAGACCATTAAAGGTTCGGTCTACATTCCCTACAAGGGCATCAGCAACCTCACCCCCTTCACTCACAAACTGAGTCGTATCTGGTAATCCTGTTGAGGGATCAATCGGAAACTCATCGAGAGGAACAGCAGATAAGATGAATGTGGGTTTACCTGCTGTCTCAGCAACAGAGGGATAACCATTCAGTGAGAAATCGTACACCCTAAAGCGAGCAGATCTACGACTCACCACAGGTAGCGATGAAATGTTCTCTATTTGCCCTAGAGCGTTGTTTTGAGCGTTGGCTATTGTGATACCATTGGTCGAGCTATCTAACGCTCCAGGATTGCGATATGAGTACATTCTCGTACTAGTAGGGAAGAGTCTACTGAATCTATGTTTATTCCACATAGGAGAATAAACAGGATCGTACTCTACACGCACATAAGGAAAGCCTGCATCAAAGTCAAAGACCGTCTTTTCCTTTTGACGAATGAGGACATAATCATCCATCTCGTTCTCAATGAGTGGACGCTGTTGTTCAAGGATTGAAGCCAACACCTTTGCTTCGGGTGGCTCTCCATTGATCTTAATCGTATCTTCTGGTGTCGGATAATGATTGGAAGGATTAAGGGGAGTTAAAAACTCCATGCTCACATAACGAGGGTAAATCTCCCTCGTGATATGATCTTCCATACCTGGTGAGATCCAATCACCTGCTGTTAATAAGTTAAACTTAAATGATCCATCGGCATCTCCAACCACTTTCCCTGTGGTTGTAGAGAGGATGTCATCAATAGGTTGAACATACCCATTGTAAAGATTGATCCTAGAGCGAGCGACCACATCATTCGCTAGTAAGCCATAAACCCCAATCGCCTTACCTTGTGATGTAGGTGAGGAGACAACTAACTTCCCTCCCGAACCTGTATCTTGATTGAGACTTTGTTGAAGCTCATTGGCGATTTCTGATGAGTACGCATCCTCATCTGCAACCCTTACTTGGAAGGTATCTGGTGAGGAAACAACACAACTGACATTCAACCCTAATCCATCGTATTCTTCGGGAGTCTTTGATTGATTAAAGATCGCTTTGTATGTGGGTTTACTTACTCGACCTCCTAAGAGAGTAAATGGTTTTACTGCACTCAACGCTGTGTGTAGCAAATAATAACTAACTTGAGGTCTTACATCATGACCATTCTTGAGGTCGATTAAACCTGCTTCGGAGTTAAAATTGTAGTCCTCATTAAGAGTTAAAAGCCTACCTCGACCAAGCGTGTGGTTGTATTTGATGATCTGAAAACTCTCGGTATCGACAATACCTGTCGTAAGGGTAAGGCTTGTGTCTCCCTCAATCAAGACAGGTCTAAACGAGACATGGAAATCATTGGTTGAGATGAAGTCATGCCCCGATGTGAAACCCTCGACTGTGACTTTGGTCATACCAGTTACATCATCAAGACCTACCACTACGACCCGATAAGGTGTGCCTTGTAAAACCACAATCGACTTAGCCTTAATGAAGTCTCTGTAATCACCCTGTATCAAGATGTCTGGACTCTTAGGCTTGGATGTTACATTCGCATTATTTACCGTCCTAAAGGCATACGAGCTAGTCGTTCCCCCATAGGTGAATGAAGGCACATTGAGATAAGCAATCATCTCTGTCTCTATGTTCACCCTTGCAGGAGGACTTACATCAATACTGCTCGCACTCACAGATACAACATTGAAAATCTGTGTCCCGACATAAATCAAATCCCCTGCACCTAAGATACTCGTAAAGTCTCTTTGGACTGACAAAGATGTTGCCCCTTTGTCAATCTTGTACTTAGGAATCACCATCCCACTTGATGTCCGAACTGTGCCATCTCCTCCGTTAGACTTTAAGGTCGTATAAGACACTTTCACAGATGTGGTACTCGCCACCTCAAAAGAGAAGCGTATTGTGTCTTGGCTGATACTATAAAGACTTGCGTTAATTTGTTCAGGTCCTACAAACACTGTCGGTGTGGCTAATAACTCTACTTCTTTACCTGTAGGGTTGTAGGTGAACTGAAAACCATCCACCCTTGTCGCTTCTTCTTGAATGACTACAAAGCCCATCGCTTCAATGACACGAACACCATTAGGATCATCTGTCGGTGTGTAAGATACCTCTACACCAACACCCTCCTCTAAAGGATCTTCAAAGCTGATTGCACCACTAGTTGCTTCAAATCTTGGGTTCGCTAACAGCTCTAAGAAATCATCAAAGGGATCGGGATCAAATGGGGTCGTGAGCGTTAAACTCAAATCCATCTCGGCTGTATCTACCAAGCCACTACGAGGCTTCCTTACAAAGACCACCTCACCATCTACCCAACTGCTGTTCGCTACTCCCATAGGGCTTTCAAAAACAACCCTGTTATCTGTGACTGTAAAACCCTTCTCTACATTCTCACCTTCTTTGGTATGACCGACACCTACTTCGTATTCTATTTCTCCTACCTTAATGCGATATGATCCACTCGTGTAATGATCTCCACTCAACTCGTAAGGAGATAATAACACCTCGTCCCTTAACACAGTTAAAGGATATGCGTCATCTCCCTTACGGATAAACAAAGTTGAGCTAGGCAACACCTTGTCAAAAGCAAGCGTTCCATACACCTTGTATATCTCTACTGCCTTACGCTCCAACACAGGTAGATCATCTAAAATCTCTCCCACTACCTTTGTAGGATCTGGTGTCTCCGTTTCCTCTAACCCCTCTCTATACCCTCTGTAAATCTTCCATCTCCCAAGCTGAATACCCAACGCTGAACTAAGCGTAAGCACACTCCCTGTGATCAACTCAATCTTAAAATAGTTTAATCCGTCATAAAAGAAATCACCCTGTCTCACCAAACTGAGATCCAACCCCAAGTCTAAATCGACCCCTGTTAATGACCCAACCTTTTGCCCCGATAAGACCTCTGAACCTAAACGATTGATTAAACGAGCTTGACCCTCTAACCCATCACTCGGCAAGTCATAGTCAACCCCTTCTGTTAAAGGCTGAGTCGAGATAGTACCGTTCAACTGCTCTTGGGTGATCGTGATAGATGTCGTACCTACCCTTAATCCAGATCCCAATGCCAAGCGTGATGTCTCTTGGTTCACCTTAGAACTTACTGTGCGACCTACAATCCAATGAAACCCATTCGGGTTGCCACCAAATGATGTCTCTATGTCCGTTTCCCCAAGTACCTTATCTCCTATCTTGAAAAACTTGCCGGCTTCATAACCTGTGAAATCAAAGCGTGGCTCAAACTGTAAAAACTGAAACGCTGTGCTACCACTTATGTCGGCTACCTTCTCCTCATCAAAAGAATAATAACCCTTGACTGATGAACGAGTTAAAACAAACTCAAGCCCTGTCTCCAAACTCGAACTCGGCACAAGACCAATAGACCTTAATGACTCAAACTCTCCTGTCGTTGATGGATGATCTACAACAGATCCAGAGTCCACTACCAAATAACCGTCTACTACTGAGACTCCCGAACCTACCACATTCTCCCCTGTAAACGATACCACTCCACCGTCCACCTTAAATGAACCACTCTTGCCCGATAAACCCAAAATGCTCATGTGCCTTAATCCCCCTCTGCTTAAAGCTACATGACCACCGAAAATCTTCTTCGTCTGATTAGACCAAGCACGACTCAATACAACACTCGTTGTGCCTTGTACTAAATAACCACGATGGACTGATAGCCTCTTAGGGAGCTTCTCTACTAACTCCACAGGTAATGTGCGACCTAACTCCACTAAACGAACATACATTCGCTCATATCTGTAATCCCACTTCAAACCCACTCCACTAGGTCTAAATGAACTCGCCACTCCACTAGGCTCTAATCCCGAACCATCTGGTATATCCATCTTCTCTACTAATGTTAAACCATTTACTCCTGCTCCCACACCAATAGGGGCATCACATAAAACCAAACCATCATAAATCACAGGTGAGCTAGATAAAATCTTTCCACTGTCTAACGCTACCTTCACCACACCATATTCTGCGTCTACTAAATCACCCTCTGTCGCTACATACACCACATCACTGTAGCCATATCCTGCGACTCTCAATAAAGGGTACTCATTTAATCTCGGCTGTGGCGATAAATAGTCCGACACCCCTACAACATTCGACTCAAATCCTCCAAGAGATCCAGATATATACAACACCTCCTTACCCACATGATCACTGCCATCCTTAAATAAAACCTTGCCCGATGGATTTAAGACCACACCCTCTGCTCCATTACTAAACGCACCATCTTCTTCTCCCTCCGCTACTACAGGGAAATCATCTCCATTTATCTCAAATACTGTGACTGACGCATCAGCTACATTACCACCTCCTATCCTTAACTCTCCCTCCAATCCTGCTATGATGTCATCCTCACCACCTACCACCCCAACTACAATACCAGATCCTCCCCTTAATAATGACCAACCCCTGTTCTCATAATCAAATCTAACCCTACTCGCATCATTACGAGTCCACCAAAATAATCCACCACATACTCCCGAACCCTCCACACTATCCAAATTATCACGAGCTGAATGAACCACCGTACCACCAAAGAAATGATCTAACGCAACACCATTCTCATCAAGCACCGAACTTAACCATACACGACTGTTCGTTAAGTAATAATAGACTCCATCAATCGCTGTCTCAAATAACTTCTCAAAACTAACATCCACACTCTCAACACCTATCTCTCCATCTCCACTAGAAATCAAAGCATAAGAGTCTACACCTGTATTACCTATCTCATATAGATCACGACCTACACGCTCCCAACGACCATCTACTTGAACAACACTCCCATCCACTACTCGTAAACATAAACCAGTAGATGAAGCATTACGCTCTCCACTACGAACATCTAATATAATACTTCGTGAACTCATATAAACTTTCCTACAAATGGAGGTGGAGGTACAGCAGGTGAGAGTGGGAGAACAGGAACTCCTGCTACTACACCATTCGCTACTGTCGTTAAAAAGTGTGAACTGATACCTTGCCCTAAAGCACTACATATACGAGGTACTTCTACTCCTACAATACCAACACTCGTGAAACTACTCATCAATAACTGTGTTAATAAAATAGGGTCGCCCACTATCCCTCCTATAAACGAACCAACACCCACTCCTGCTACTGCCCCTGTAAAATTATATGGCTGACTGATACCCAGCATAATCGGGAACCACATGACAGGTGCAAAAACACCTACTAACAGATTACTCTTAAATGCACTCTCCATTAAAGGTGCATTCGGCAATACCACCATCGTACCTGTACATACACCACTACCCACTGACCCTTGAGCTAAACCTTGTACTGTACTCGCTAATAACCACTGATATAAACCAAGCTCTACACCTTGTGCTATCTGAGCCATTTGTGGGGTCTTACTACTAGAGGAAGCCATTATAGCTCCACTCACTACTCCAGGTACAGGCATCTGTATCATCCTATCGTTTTTTGCTTCGCAATCACAATGTTGTCAGACCTACAACACACGCAAGATGTGTGTGGGTCTGTGTATCTTAGTACATTCTACAAGCTAAACGATAAAACAACTATTAAGATTAAACCCAGACTGAAAATGAGATCGAAAAGTTGAAACAGATTTCTAAGGTAGTTAGTAAAGAAAAAGCGTATCAGCTAGTGCCGACACGCTTTTAGTGGACGGTTGTGTGGATTAAGGACACTAGATTACTCAACTCTAAAGTCGCCACCGATCCAAGCCATGTCTAACTGATGGATGAGGTCGTACCTTTTCATTTTGCGGGCGATAACTTTGAGTTTGTGGTAGCGATCATCAAGGGCATACTTTTGTTTTTGTTTGGTTGAGATGATCTCTTTGATCTCATAGTGATCTTCGGCCTTTATTTCGAGGTGTGCTTTTCGACCACTGAGATCATAGATGTGATGTTTATCCCATTTGATAGCACACTCATCTTCGTGGATTGTCTCAGAGGGTATGACGACCTCGACCTTGCCTTGAGGCTTAGTGAGTTGAAAGGCAAAGGTTGAGCAGTAAGAGCTACAGTCCTTTCCGTCCTCAAACTGATCTTGATGGAACTTAGACTTTGTTTCGATGAGGTTGAACCCTTCGCCTTTGATTTCGATCTTGAGGTCTTTCTTGATGTGCCACACTCGGAACTTCATCGCACCACAGTTAGCCCAAGCGTCAAAGTAAGCACACGCACCATTTCGCTCATTGGGGTCATCGAAGTAATAGTTATCTTCCCAGTCACCCCACTCACAACTATCATGGGTGAAGAGTCTAAAGTCAGCTCTCATCATCTTGAAAGTCCTAACATTCTTTGGTTGAGCATCTCTCTCATCTCGCCTTTGGACATATCTCGTAGACGAGCGAGTCTTTTGATTTCGATGAGTGTTTCTTCTTCTTGGGGGCTTAGGATCTCTTCAACTCGGTACGAGTTATCAGAGCCTAAAAGCCTTGCCACATTCCCATGCAGGTCTGTGATTTTTCTGTCAGCCCATTCGATGCCTACTCGGTCACCTTCAACTGTGATGAACACATGGCCTTTAGGCTTTGTGATTAGCCAGTCGATTTCGATTTCGTGTTGCTCACCCATGACCTCATTATCGTCACCATCGTAGGTAGGCATCTCTTGAGACTTTTGCTCATTCTTGATGATACGGACACCTTCGGTATCTAACTGATACTCTTTCTTGACGAGACTGTAAGTGGACATAGAGAACATCTCTTGGTTAAAGATGTTAAGGTAAGTCTCTGCACCTGTCTCCCAACTAGTGGGGTCTGCTTTGTGGTCGAAGTGTTCTTCGGAGTTGTCTGTGTTCCACTTGAGGAACTGAGGATTTAAGATATTAACCATTGTGTTCACCTTTCATGGTGTGGTGTTTGTGGGTGTTGATACTTACTTAACGATCTCAACACCCGAAAACGGACAAAACTTTTAAATTATTTTTACCAACCTCGTTTGAGTTTATTTTTCGCTCGGTTAGCTTCACTTTCTTTCTCTTGGAGCAATCTCCATAGAGCTTGTGCCTCTTGCTCATTCAACTTTTCGAGCATAGGGATCAGTGTGTTCCTGTCGCAACGCTCTCGGTGGAACAACGCTGAGAGATGTCTTTTGATACTCATTTTATACTCCCATCATGTCTACTGTTTGGTTGAACACCACTTCACTCTCTTTCTTGAGTAGCGAGAGAGCTTCATTGATAGCGAGGTCAGTACACCCACGCATATTCTTTGCTGTGATGTATGGGCCGTTAACAGCCTCATTCAAGTGCCACAGCATCGCCTTAAGGGGAGTGCCTGTGAGTTTATCAAGTTTGAGATTTAAGTTTGTTCTCATCTTTGTTCTCCTTTACAAGAGTGTATAAATAAGGGGTTACAGGTTCTTCATACGATAGTAGCTGACGATGAAGAGTCCGATGAGGCAGATGCTTACTACACCTGCGATGTCTAGTATTGTTGAGAGCATTGTTATTCTCCTTTAGGCTGAACCCTTTTGGTTGTTCTGATAGATAGTGATAATAATCATTAGTGCGATGAGTTTAAGTGTCATGTTAGACCTTCCATACTTGCGAGTGTCCAAAGCGAGTCTCTAATGCCTCTAGGAACGCACTTTGGCTCTTGGGTGAACCCTCCACATCAACTTTCACATAAGGCTCGTAGGGAGTGCCTTCTCGTGTCTTTAGGGAGACACCACAGGAGACAGTTATTGAGTGGAGCTGAAACTCTTTAGCGTGGACGGTTCGAGTCATGGCGAGGGTAGTCATAAGTTTCTCTCTTAGCGAGGGTTGTTGAACGCATCACGATCAACAGTCTCATCGAACTCTGTGATCTCGTGTCGGATGTAGCGAGGGAGATTAAGGTTCTGCTCGATGCAGTTTCGGATCTCCGTAAAGAGATGCTTGGCCTCTTTGAGTGGGTAGTGTCCATCAACGATGACACCTCGAACATACTGACGACCATCTTCAGAGAAGAAGAAAGGGCTTCCATCTCTGCGGGTCAATCGCCCACTGTAGCTCTTAGGTCGGTTGGTGTTATTTCCTGCGAGGCTTGCGATGGTGCTAGGGATAAGACCCTTAGAACCAAAGATTACCTTATCGACATCGCTTGAGGTGCATTGAACACCTGCCTCATTGATGAGGGCAGTTGCTTGCTCAAGACTGTTGTTTGAGGTGAACGCTTGGAGGCGAGTCAGACGCTCTTGCAACACATCCTTATAAGGGATGGTCATGTCGAGTACGACATTGTAAGCGTTGTCTCCATTGATGCGTCCTAGTTTTACTCTTGGGTGGTTAGTCATTCTTTTTCTCCATTGAGAGTGGTTGGTTGGTGGGCTTGGTTGCCCTCATGTAAGGTTATAGATAAGGGGTTACGCTTTACGCTTCTAACTCATCAGTTAGTTGAGAGTTAGTTTCATCGAAGAAAAAGTCGAGTGAGCTTCGATTACTCTCAGCGACTGTGGCTGTCGTATTGATGAGATCATAGAAGCATGGAGCTTCGGGTGCGACCTCCTCCATTACGCTCACCATGTTGATGTACATCCCACGCTCTGAGATGTTGATCTCCTCATCATTCTCATGAGCCTCATCCATGAGGTCTTGGAGTTGATTGCGATACGCTTGCATCTGTGATTCTATCTGACGAGAGAGCTGTAGTAGTTTATCTTGAACTGTCATTGTTTCTCCTTTAAGAGTTGGTTGGTTGTCGATTACATAGGGTACATAGATAAGGGGTTACGCTTCTTCCTTTAGAGCATTATCGAGGAACGAGTCTAAAGCACTCTCGATCTCTCCTGCATCATTCACTTGGATGAGGTATCCCCATGATCTCATGTGGTCATTTCGGTTTACATTCATGTGATAGAGCGTGTTAGGTTGCACCTTATCTAGCTCTCTCTCAGTAAGCATCTCTTGAGACATCACATCAGTTAGTCTCATGTGGTGTGTCTCGCTATCTGCGTTAGCAAATGCGAGGTAGTCAGTTCGGGTAGGTCGGATCATTATTATCCTTTCTCCATGTTCTTCATGTTGTTAACGATGTCAGCGAAGTTGATTACTCCCTTCGTGTTCTCATTGCGTTCTTCAAGCTCCCGATTCAGTTGTATCAGCATAGCTTCTTCGATCTTGCCTATGATCTCATCAGCATGATTGACGATCTCACCAAGAGGTGAAATGCTGAACTGAAAGTCTCCCTCTAGCCATTCGGGAAAGTCCATGTCTCCATCTTGCCAGTGATCATATTTGTACTCGTAGAAGTACCGACCTGCTGGTACTAGATCATCGCCTTGAAAGACTTGACCTGTAGTGGTTGATGTTACTCGGAAGCCATCTGGGTTTCCCCCGATAGCCCACTCGATGATAGATTGTATGTCTTGTCTCATACATCTCCTTATCTAGTTGTCAAAGAAAGTTAGTGGGTGGTCTCTACCACCCTCGATACTAGTACATAGATAAGGGGTTACGACTCGCCTGTGGCCTAAACAGCAAACCTCTTAAGAGTTGAGGGATTTCGGGGGTTTAGCTACTCGTAACCCCTTATCTATAGAACAGTATCGGGGCTGAATGACTCACCCCACCAACCACTCCCCAATGGAGAACAACATGAACGCACTTTCCCCCCTAACATACGCAGAAGCCTCACATGGTGTAAGTCAGATAGTAAGCAAGCTCGGTTTCCCACTCTTTATGGGTGAGGCAGAGCGTAAGCCTACTGTCAAGGCTGTACGACAGCAAGTAGGAGCGTACTACAGCTCTCTTGCTAAAGAGAACAAACTCGACTGTCTCCATGCGTATGACGCAGAGAACAAGGCAGATCTGATCGAGAACGCTGTTGCCGAGCTTCTTGAGCGAGTCGAGGGCTAAGGGAGTCGGGGTCGTAACCCCTTATCTATAGACCTAGTGTGAGAGGCTAGGGGAACAATCAACCAGCAATCATATAACATTTACATCAACTGCAAATCACATCTCTTGAAAGGAGAACCATCATGCAGAACATCACAGCAACCAACAACACAAGCATCACTTTCACCACAACCAAGAGTGGAAAGGCAGACCTCAAGAAAGACGGTGGTACAGTTCGTGGTCGTCATACAGTACAAGTGGATATGCTTGTGGGTACTGACCACAAGACCATCGCAGGTCTTGACCTCACTAAAGTCTTAACTGCTGACCGAGCAAAGCTCAAGACAGCTCTTGAGACTCGTGGCTTGGTCTTTACTGACCTCGACTTCACCCTCGCTCTCGATGGGGATCAGCCTCGCAAGAAGGGTCTGCTCACAGCACTTCGACAGTCAGCTACAGGCACTAACGATGATAACAAGCACTTGGAGGCTTACTCTGATCACCCTTGTGGGGTGCGTGGGGTGAGCATCCATGATGGGACAGGTGATGTCCATGTGCGTGGTATCATCATCGGAGAGAAGATCATCTCGGCTGACCCAAACGGTGATGCGAGAAAGACCAAGAGTGGTCTTCATGTCCAACTCAAGAACGCTATCAGCAAAGAGTTGGATCTTACCACTCGCAAGTGGAGACAGTACAAGCTCCCTGCTTCTGCGACCGTAAATGGGGTTGACAACCCTACCCTCTAATCCTCATCGGGTGCTTCGCTGTAACCCTTTATTTATAAGTTTACATCAGCCAACCATACCACTAAGGAAAGCAATCATGGCAAAACCAAATCTAAGTAAGACTGTAAGAGAAAACATCCCTTTCATCCTCGGTGGGAATGGGGAGATGAACAAGAAAGAAATTCGAGATGCGTATGTCGCTCTTGAGGGGTGTTCGTCAGAACACGACTTTGGAACAAATAAGGACACTTGGAGCAAGCTCCGATCTGCTATACATGGAGCGTGTCCTAAGCTCGTGAAACAAGGTGTACTCTTTCAACCGAGTAAGGGTAAGTTCGATGTTGTACAGGGTACAGCTATCCCCTCAGCCTTTGTGCCTTTCCTAAATAGTCAGCCTGTGGTCAAGCCTGTTGAGGTCGCTCCTGTGGTCGAAGCCGAGCCTGTAGTCGAGGTTGAGGAAACCGTTGAGGTCGCTCCTGTAGAGCCTGTGGTCGAGGTTGAGGAAACCGTTGAGGTTGAGGAAACCGTTGAGGTTGCTCCTATGGTCGAGGTGAGTGTGAGCAACCCTGCTGTAATCGAAGCCCATATCGACACCGAGACTCAAGAGCTTGTCGAGAATGTTGGTGGTAGCCGAGATTGGCGAAAGCCTCTTGATGAGGTTGAAGATGGGTACATCACTTCAAGCGTACAGGTCAGCACAACAACACTTGAGCCTGTTGCAGAGCCTGTTGCAGAGCCTGTTGCTGAGGTTGCCCCTGTAGAGGTCGAGGTTGCCCCTGTAGAGCCTGTGGAGGTTCAAGAGGTGGTAGAGCCTACCCCTGTGGTAGAGGACGATGTAGAGGACGATGTAGAAGATCCTGTAGAGGACGATGATGAGACTCAAGATGAAGATCAACAACCGAGCTATGATCTTAGAGATCTTCGCAAGAGTGCTTCCTTCGATCCTTTGAAGATCACCTTAAAGAATGGGGCTACAGGTAGCTATGAGGTGTATCGAGACATGGAAGCACGAATGGTGGTTTTGACTCAAAAAGGTCGTGAGGACTATGTGATGATCCCTGTCGATGTGGATCAAGACCGACTTGACGCTCTTAATGAGTTAGATGCTCGTTATGCTCCATACGCTATCAAGTCAGTGGCAGACTTTGACTCAGCACAGCACCACAAGGACGGATGTAAGCGTATGGTGACAGCTCTCGTATCCTGTACAAAGAACTGCGACCATACGGATGACTTTGGTGGTCTAGCCGAGTCTTGCCCTAAGCCTCACGACTGTCCACTAAAGAGCATTTGGGGAGAGGTGGCGATCTATGTCGATCCCCAAGACGCATAATGAAACCCCTCTCAAGCTGTTAAGTGAAAGCCGACTAGAGCGAGGATTAAGGGAAATAGCCCCGACACTTAAGAGCTTGAGACTAGATCAAAACATACTCAACTTAAAGTTTAGCCAAATGACAATCATTCTCCCCCTAACATCAACCATGACTTGGGGGCAACTAACAAACTCCCTACAGGAGAAAGGTCTTACCCATGAGCCTAACTAAAAGAGAACTGCAAGACTCAATCATCATCGTAATCGAGCGAGATGGTACACACCACATCAAAATCCCAAACAATGACAGCCTAGAGTTTGATCGAAAGGCTTATAACGCAATGATGAACACCATGACCGTCCTAGACGAACCGAGCTTTGTATTGAGGGCTTTCCTTTGGATCGAACGGAGACTTCAATCTCTTAATGTCATGATCTTTGGAGCGAGTGCTTGATTATGAAAAGATACACACGAAAAGTGAATGGGAAGATTGAGTGGGAGTATCACAAACTCTTACCCGATGAAGATGCTGGAGATTTGATTAGAGGTGCTTGTTTGGAGATGGGGTTTGTTCCTATTGATTCTGGAATCTACGCATTAAAGACAGACGAGGGGTTCTTAAAGGTTATTTGGCAAGGGGAAGAAAGACATGGCTGGATAGTAGAAATAAACAACTACTCCGAGATGTTTTTCATCCGCCAAAGTTTGTTCGATACCATAAGGTCGGTATGGTCACATGAGCGTAAAAACCCTTTAGCTTCACCTCCTATTTTTTCTTCAAAAGAGATCGAAGAAATACTAGGTTAAGATTTTTTAAAGTTTATCATCGAGCCAAGAGAGATCCAGCGTCCAATTATGTTTGGATCTCTCATTCCATTGCTCAAAGACTTGAACGATGTAGTCCTCAGTCTCTTGAGGTGTGAGGCTATTGACGGAGGCAAGTTTGTGTAGTACCTGCGATTGAACTTGGGGCGACTCTACTGAGAGGGTTCGCCCGATGTGTTTGACCTTGTGGCAGGTAGGGCAGAGAGAAATCAGACCTTTGAGAGTTTGGGTCTTGGTCTGATCGTCATAATCCCATATCTCGTGGCACTCAACAGGCCACTTAGACCCTTTGCCTCCACAGACTTCGCATTTGTACCCTGCTTGCTTGTAAGAGGCTTTGCGTAACTTATCCCATTGGGGTTTAGAGAGGTTAGCTTCAGAGCGTAGGTTATTGCCCCATGATGATTGTGGTACGAGTTCAATCGAGAGCTTCATTTTTCACACCTTGCGTATTGAGTTGATCTTAGTTGAACCCCTGCTTTTTTAAGTCTCCGAGCAATCGTGGCATAACTGACCTTATATTTTTCAGCCAACTGTACGGTGGATAAACCCGACTCATATTCTTTAATCATTTGATCAAGAGGTAATTTAAACTTCTCCCTACCAGATTCTCTTAGTCGAACCCCTGCTTTTTTAAGTTTCCTGTTAATCGTGGTGAAGCTGACCTTATATTTTTCAGCTAACTGTACGGTGGATAAACCCGACTCATATTCTTTGATCATTTGATCAAGGGGTAAGTTTAACTTCTCCCTACCTGCATCCCTCAAAGAATACCCTGCTTTCTTAAATCTCCTATGTAAAGCGGATGGGTACACACCATACTTTTCAGATAAGTCATATAAATTCAGTCCCGACTCATATTCTTTAATTATTTGATCAAGGGGTAGATTTAATCTTTTCCCACAAGGTCTTATTCCCACTCCTGCACCTCTGAGTAGACGAGTAACTGTAGTAGCTGACACCTTGTATTTATTAGCTACTTGATAAGTAGTTAAACCAGAATGATAATCTGCAATCACATCTTGTATTGGCAGGAGAATTCTTTTGCCTCTTAACTGAACTCCAGCTTTCTTTAATCTGTCAAGAATCGTAGTTGTGCTAACTCCATATCTTGAGGCTAGATCTTTGGTAGACATACCAGTGTTGTATTCGGTGATGATTTCATCTACAGGTAGCTTCATTTTTTCTTCTCCCTTAATGCGAGCAATGTTTTTGTGAGTTCACCAGCCTCATCTTCTCTCCCTTGATTTCTATCTGGATGGCAGAACATGAGTAATCGTTTAACAAGAACTTGATCTAACCTGGGCTTGTTTTGAGCTTGATAGCGTAAGCTAGAAATCTCCATCTTAAGCTGATGAACTTGAGCGTGGAGGGTCTTGATCTGATTATCTAAGTGTTGGGTGTCTGGTGTTTCTTGTAAGAGCTGATGGATGACTTTTTGTAGCCCGTCATATCGGTCGTCAGACTTGATCCTCTTATATCCTTGGGATTCTCTCCAGCAAGTCCAACAGAGGGCATAGTGGCTATCTTCCATAGGCCAGTTGCATTCACTACATATTTGAACATCCATTTTTAATACTTTCTTTATGTCTCTCTTAATACAGATCATTTATATGAAAGGCATAAACAATGTATGACAAGATCGCTTATCTAAGATTAAGAATTGCTCGCCTTGAGCGACTTGCTGACTTAAGACCAGGTCTTGGTACAAAAGACCCCTGCTACATTATTCAGAGAGCAGTTAACAATAGGGCTGACATCCCCAAAACTAGGTATGTCAAAGATGTGTTGGAGGATCTTGACCTCGTCACATACGGAGCTTCTGGTCGTAGTGGGTTAGAAGACATTCCTAGTAGAGATAGGGATGATTGGTATGGTCTGACTTACCCTCGCAGATTGAAGGAGAGAGTAGAGGGCGAGGAGATTACATACGGAAAAGGTGGGAAAAAAAAGCTACCTGTCAACATTCCACATCTCACTTATTCTCAACACGCTCAGTTTAGAATGGATCTGAGAGGAGTGACTGTGGAACAAGTAGAAGCTGTTGTGAAGCACTGGCATACACAGCAGAAAAGAGTAGTAGAAGGTATGCGAGATTATGACCGACTAAAAGAAATCTCCATGAAAAATAAAGATGAGCATGATTTAATCAGAGATAACTTGAACTGGTTGAAGAACACACTGCAACCCGATGAGATCGAAAAGATGAAGAACGATATGAGAAGGCTTAATCGAGAGATGGAGATCAACCATAAATATATGGGTGTCTTCGTAGGGTTTGTTCCTCAGAAAGATGGGAGTATAGACATCAAGACCGTCTTTGATCTTAAGAAATCAGATCAGCCCTACAGAGGTTATAACTGCTAAGACATCTACTCTGAGAGCTTCATCTTTTGGAAGAACTTTCGGGACTCCTCTAAGAAGTACGAGATAAACTCAAGGTTGGTGATGTTTCTTTTGTACCTTGAACTATCTGACTTATATTTGTACTCAAAAAAGATGACATTATCCTCTGAAAAGAGTTGGGTGCTGAACTTATCATCTTTTGTATGTGTCCACACCTCTTTTCGATCAGTGGCTTGGAAGCCACATTCTACTACGAGTATTTTGAAGATGGATTCCCTATTAAGTTCTTCTGTCTGCGAAGTTGTGAGGTCTGGATTAGCAATCCTCACTCCGTTTTGTTTAACTGTCAGCATCGGGTTCATCTTTCATATAGATGGCAACCCGATCAATAGCACAGCTAAAGACCCTCGCTGTAGACTCGTTGAACTCACCTGTTAACAGAAGATCGAGGACTTGACCTTTCCATACTAGAGGGTTGTTGCTTGTTAAGTTTACGATATATCTCAAAGCCGTTTGGATTTTCCCCCTTGAGTTTTCATGTTCGGGGTTGATTGAAAGAAGGGCATCCATCAATCGAACTACATACTTTGAACTGATAGGGTTAGCTACCTTCTCTCTTATATCTTTCTCATCAAGGATTTGCTTGAGTATGTTAGGAGTATGGGTTGTGCAGTTGAGCTTACGACCCGATTGATAGTAAGCGTTGACTGCCTCTATCTTGTCCTCGTCTGAGATCTTATCGACCTTACGCTTATAGGTTTTGCGTGTAGTAGGGTTCTCTAAGCGTACCTTCAAGGTTTGACCCGACACACCGTACTTTCGAGCAAGATCTTCGATCAGACCATTAGCGTCTGCTTCTTTGATCTCTTCAATAGGGATCGGGAGCAAGAGGTGCTGATAGCTTGTTCCTTTGATCTTAGGTGTTCCTTGTCGTAAAGTCTTTACAACCACGACTGGATGTTCGTTGTACTGCTGACCGATCTCTTCTGGCGTCTTCCCCTCTTGCATGAGGTTATGCCACTCCACTCTCATCTCTGACTTGGCTTTCATGTTCATCTCCACTTGTTCACGAGGTTGTTGAAAGCTGTAGAGTCTTTGCCCTCAGCCATGACCTTGTAGAAGGTGGTTCGCACCTTGTTATTGATAGCTCGAAGCTGTGCCTCTTTAGATACTTTGTTCTTGATCTTCTTCAAACTCGGTTCTCCTTTCGGGAGGGGCTGTTTATATGATCTTATAGGTAAGGGGTTACGACCTCTTGAACTTGACTTGGTAGGTCTGCATTGTTTCGAGGTTGGGTACAGCGTAGAACGCTTCCTTTACTTCTTCGGGTGCATCCCGAAACTCAGACCATCTGATCGTGTATGAGTGAGCGATGTACTGATCGAAAAGATCCTCCCCGATAGCGTCCTCGATGTCGTTGATGTCTACCGACTCTAGCTTAGGTGTCGGGGGTTGCTTCTCCACCCTAGTCGTGTATTTGCCCGATGCAGACTCGATGATGAGATCTTGTTCGTCTGCCATTTCGATCAGTTCAGACTTGAAGCTCTTAAGAGACTTACCGAGTCTGTTCTGTGCTTCCCACAGCCGAGAGGCCGCTTCGGTTCGCTCGTTGATGTCGAGGTTGGTGTCGTTCATTTGGTTCATGAGTGCGTTGAAGTTCATTTTATTCTCCGTTTGTGAAGTGATCGTTTGATTATCTGTTGAGGTTAAGTTCAGTGAGGATATGAGTAGAAGTTTCACCACTCATATCCCATTGGACGGCAACTTGGTGGAAACCTTGACCGTCTAGGTTCGGGTTCTTTTGTGCATCCGAGACAAGGAAGCCTTTCATGTGTGGGTCTGACTTGAGAACTACCTCATTACCTCTCGTGAAGTGAGGAGCTAGTGATTCACAGACCCTATAAGTTTCATTTAAGATGTGCCTTTCTCCTGGCTTTGGCAACCGAACCTTAGTTGCAGAGTCTCGAACCATACAGGACTTATGGGTGATTACATCATAGACGAACAACGCCTTGCCCGACCCTTGCATTGGCTCTTTAGCGTGGATTATAAACCCTTCGATGCCTCGCTTGTCTTTACTCCCCTTAGTGACTTTGACAGGTGTTCCAATCTCAAGGTTGGAATACATCGTTTCCATCTCAACCTTGAGTCCTTTTTCAAAGGCTCGAACTTGAGACTTAACCAAGTCTCCATTCACTAGCTGTTGGATTAAGTCGGTGTCATGCCCCTCGTAAGGGTGATCCGTTGAGTGAGTCTCGACAGGTAGGGGTTCACCCTTTAGTGCGAGGTGGACGCTCTTAGCGTACTCTAAGACATCTTCAAAAGTATTTTTTATCATCATTCATTCTCCTTTTACGAAGTGGTTTTATAGATTGTTCATCGCTTTGTAGGCATCACCTACAACCTTTTTCACCATCCCCCAACTTGGGATATGGTAGGCGACCTCACCTTTAAGGATAGGCTCACCCGATACGATACAAGAGGTTTCAGCGAGAGCTTCTATTTCGGTTGCTTCGTGAAGTTTGGCTGACTTAGGTACTTTGACCTTGCTCAAGTCGTACCCTGCTTTAGAAGCTGTTTCTAATGCTTCATTCCTCGCTTCTCGTGCTTCCCTCTTGGCTTGTTGAGATTCCCCTTTTTTCTCACAGCATTGGCTCAAGAGAGGACAGCCCTGGCACACAGGGTCAGATTGAACGACCTTGCCGAAGCAAGGTGTTGTAGCGACAAGTCGTATGAGCGTTTCCTCACAGGTGAGGTCATACAGACTAGGGGTGAGGTCATTTACCTCTGCATCAAAGAGGTCATCACCAAAGAGGTCAACTTCGGACTCCATCATCATCATCTCCATCGTGGTAGGTGCTTCACTAACCACACTACCATTCCATCTCCACTCCCAACCTTGTGTGGTCATCTCACCTGTAGCCTTGAGCGTCTTGACTGCTTGGCTACAGAGATTATCGAACTTGGGCTGACCCGATGGGTAGTAGCCAAAGTCAGCATGGGTCATACCAACATGGGATAGGACAGCCTGTCGAGCTTCCTGCAACCGACTTGGCAAGATGCTTGGGAAGATCTGACGCATAGCGTTTAGTATTAAGTTTTTTTGTTCCTGTGTTGTCATAGTTTATCTCCTTTAGGAGTGGGTAGGTGAGCGATCTCGCCTTTCAAGAGTTAATAGATAAGGGGTTACGGAGTGCGATCCCCCCGACTTTACATATCAATCGGGCAAACATCAGAGGAAGCTCGGCTTTGAGCGTCTACCACATCAGATCGGAGGTAGGGGTCTATTGCTCCCTCAAGAGCATCTTGGTTATGCTTCTCATTGAGATGCCCCTTGATGATTGCAAAGGATCGCTTGAGAGCTTTTTTAAAGTCGGTGATACCCAAGTCCTCCATGACGGTGAGGCAAGCATGACCCCATTGTTTACCTTGACGCAAAGTTATTTCCATGCCCATGTCTTGCTCTTCTGCAACCTTACGGATAGCTCGGTTGCAGTCCACCAAGAGCTTGATTTGGTCTTGGTCGAACATGGGAAACTCAGCCTGTACCACCATCCTCTCGAACTTGGGAGTTGGAGGAGGAGCGTAGATACCAACACAGCGAGACAGGAGACTAGAGTCTTTCATCTGAGTGATGTTGCCCCTACCTCCATCTCCATCAGCCCCACTATTGCTCGTAAAGTAGAAGCGAGTGTTAGGCAAGATAGTGAACATCTCACCTGTGATCGGGTTGGTCAACTTTTCTTTACCCAACTCAAGAGCTTGGCGAAGGATCTCAAGTTGGTCGGGTGTGGCTCGATCATAGTCAGAGAACAGGATCATGGCAGGTACTGTGATGGTCAGCATACCATCATCATTCACAACAGTGTATCCCACTTTCTCCATGCCCTTGACTGCATCAGAGAGCTGTTGCTCAGTAGCCCCTGTAAAGTCTCGCTTACACGACACTCCACGACAAGCCTTGAGCAGATCACCCTCGACCTCTTTAGTCATCGTGCCACCTTTACCATCACCCACAAGAGTGGTTCGATAGATCCAGTCAACAGGGTTAGTTCCTTGCTTGAACGCAAAGCGAGCGAGAGGAAGATTGAAAGCGTGGCAAAACGCTTCAATCAAGATGTCTTTGCCTGTGCCTGCTGGCCCCGACACGATCAGATGGTTTATCTTACTGAAGAGAGATGCGTCCTGCATCCACCCCTCCCCACAGTCCTCGACATAGTTGTCGGGACGCTTGGCAGGGTCAAAGCCTGCGTTGATGATCTCCATAGCTGTTAGGGGCGACATGGTGCGTTTCACACCACAAAAGAAGTTGTAGGCTAAAGTATATAGTTCGGGTCGCTGTCGAGACATAGGGTTCTCCTTGTCGAAGTGGTTGCGTTGATGTAGTTCTCATAAATAAGGGGTTACGGTTCAGAGCCTCGCTCCATGACCTTATACAATCTCATGAGGAAATGCTCCCTCACACTAGGATATAAATAAGGGGTTACACTATATACACATACGAATGATAGGATCTCCAACAAGAAGCGTAAGTACTTGATTACCTAGCAAAAAGCCTAAAGTGTAACCCCTTATCTATAGAGTAGTGTAGGGCGATCAAGCCTACCAACCAATCACTCCCACTAAGGAGAACAAAATGAAATACCAAGTAATGCTCAACAACAAAGTCCTCTCAACACATAAAAATCATGACCTCGCTGAGAAGGCTCTCAAGCGTTGGGAGAAGAAACACAAAGCTCAAGGCAAAGGTCGGGTCATCGGAGAGTTTTTGGTCGGTGGTATCTACCACATCGAAGCTGTGTAACCCCTTATCTAAGACCCTGTGTCGAGGACTGATTTTCCTCGCTTTCATATAAATACAAGACTACCCACTCACTCACCAAAGGAGATCCTTATGGTACTTCCATCAAATCATGACCCCTCACAATACGCCAAGCGTGATCCCTTGAGCTTCGCCAAAGGTGCTTTTGAAGCACTTACCCTCATGTTCAAAGACATCAAGGTAGTGCGTCAAGGTGGAACTTTCGCAATCGCTAGTGCGTTCCCTTGGCTCGTTTTTGGTCGAGCCATCCAAGACACTAGATCGTCTGACTACTCTTCTAAAGACCAATGGCTCAAGGCGATCTACAGGGACGCTCAGTACAAGTTTCAGTCTAGCCCCGATAGTGCTACTCTGTTCCTCCCTGCTCCGTCAGCCGCAGGTGTGACAACAATCAACGCTAGTGCAGGTGTTGGTGGTGGTGTGCATGAAGCAGGTCATGCGATCTGCGACTGTGCAAATGGACGCTTCCCTACCTATGAGCAGTTTCGCTCAAGGGTCGGTCGCCACCTCGATATGACCATCCCATACCATGAGTCTAACCTCCCTAAATGGGTCAATGTGACTGCTGATATGCGTTTAGAGCCAGGAATGGCTCTAGCCTATCCAGAGGTCGAGCATCGCTTCCATGCAATCCAAACTTGGTGTCATGGACTCGAAGCTGAGGTTCGAGGTCAAAAAGTACCTAGCGACTTTCTCATGGCTCTTAGAGATGCAGGTAAGGGTTGGGTATCAGATGAGTCAAAGGCTGTCTATGCAGAGTATCAGCAAGACGCTCGTGATCTCGTGGAATACCTCAAGCCTATATGGTCTGAGCTAAAGCCTCGAAACACCGATTGGGCTGACTCGGCTCATCTCCCTGTCTATGCCGCTGTGGAGGTCATCAACGCTCTACACAAGCTCTTAAAAGAACCACCACCCGAAGGTAAGGGTAAGGGTAAAGGTAAAGGCAAAGGTAAAGGCAAAGGTGATCCTCAAGGCAAGGGTGATCCTCAAGATCCAAGTGATCCTCAAGATCCAAGTGATCCTCAAGATCCTCAACAGTCAGCAGGAAAGTCTCCTATGAGCCTTGATGACATCAAGCGTCTACTAGATGGAGAAGGGGAAGCCCTTGACCCTAACAGTGCAATGAAGCAAGAGGTCAATAAGAACAAGCAACTCCTCGACCATGAGTTGTATATCCCCAACGGAGCAAAGCCAATCTATCGGAAGTTCATCTGATAGGTTGGGTACTCCGTAACCCCTTATTTGTCTACTCTTGAAAGGAGACTTATCATGCCAAATAAATATGACTCTCAAGTGTTGTCCTCGCTCAATCGAGGTACAAATAAAGTAAGGCGAGCCTTAGAGGTTGCCAATCAGAAGGTCGGGCAGAACTTCATCGGTGCTAGACTCAATACTCGAAGCTCTGCCTTAGTCAATACTCTTACAAGCGTCCGTCAAGGTCAAATCAATCGGGATCGGTACATCAAGATGTATCAGAAGCCCCAAGTACGAGCGGCCTTCTCGTTCGCTATAGATGGTAGCGACTCAATGAACTACAACGCAGGTACACCATCGGGAACTTATTGGAAAGAGTGTATCTCACTCATACATGGGCTTCACACAGCGTGTCAAGGCATCGGTGTTGACTCGTCATCAGCGTTGGTCATGTACACCTATGGCGACCGAGATGTACCTATGGCTTCATCGAACTACAAGCCTGTAGCGAACATCATCAAAGGTCTAGGTGATAAATGGCAAAAAGATAATCCCGATAAACTCCGTAAGAAGCGTTGCAATGGTGGTACTTCAATCATCTGCTATGCTGAGACAGCACTCGACATGGTAGCTCAATCTAATGCTACTCATAAGATCGCCTTTTTCCTTACTGATGGTGAGGACTATGAGAAGGCTTACCTAGAGAGCATGAGACAGCAAGCTCAAGCTCAAGGAATAAAGTTGGTCGGCATCGGCTTGGGTGTCAGTGGTGAACGACTCCCTAATGGCATCAGTGGTGCGAATGCTCTTGAGATCGCTCCTCGAATGATGGATCACCTAGAGAAAATCATCAAGTCCTCTACAGGTGTAGAGGCTAACGACAAATAATCTTATAAGACAAACCACACCCCCCCACAAAAACAAACTCCCCTAGCACTTCCCCCCCATACTCACCACAGGAGAACAAAGCCAATGGCTAACATCCGTACCCTCATCAAGTCAGCCCTCCAATCTGACCTTTCTGGTGTGCGTGTCAAAGAACTCGCCCTCAGCATCGGTGCAACTTACTCTGCCACTTACCAAGCTCTCCAATCCATGATGTCTGAGGGGCAAGTCGATAAGGTTGCTCGTGGTGTCTTCGCCCTTTCAGAGATCCCGAAGTTCACTACAGCCGAGTGCATCTCCCTTCTTCAGTCTTTGGAGAACCAAGAGATCGCTGTTGAGATCGCTCGTGAGGAACTTGATCGGGCAGAGGCACAGCTTCGAGCTGTGAAGCGTACCATCAAGTCTACCATGATGTCTGCGTTCGAGGACTAAGTAACCCGAAATCTATCTGACCCCATCACCGAACCCACTCCCACAGGAGAACCAAACATGGAAACACTGAACCTAACCCGAACCACACCTCTTGGCGACCACCTCAATCGTAATAAGGAAGAGGGCTTGCCCTTCAAAGTCTATGCCTATAAGGACTTGGTGTCTGTCGAAACAACACTACCTTTTGATAGGAATAGGACGGTCATCGACATCTACAACGCTGACGGTACGAAGATCACAAGGGAATCAACCATGAAGCACATCCTACACACTCTTATTCGGGAAGGCTAATCCACCCCTCCCCCACAGGAGAACAAACTACCAAGATGAAATTGAAGCTAAGGCTCAACAGTAATCGACCTCTGCCCTTAGAGGCAGTCGATAGGAACAGACGATTGGTGTTGTTCTGATGTGATGGAGGGTTCGACTCCCTCATGTTCCTTTATAGATTTCTAACTTGTGGCCCGAAGCTGTAACCCCTTATTTATAACTTAGTATCGGGGCAATGAAGCCCACTCACTCTGACAAGGAGAACCAACATGAACAGCGTAAACATCACAGCCGACAACTTTCTCTCAGCACTCCTCGCCCCTTTCGGTGGCAAGGACACCCACAGCGAGTCGGGAGAGCCTCTCCCAAGCTCAACTTCAAAGGCATGGACTTTCACGCTCCATAACACAGAGCGTGACACTCACCTCACCTTCAAGTCTCGCCGCCCGAAGGGGTGGACGGTCGATAGCCCCGTCTTGATCGACCTCATGGTCGGTACGGACAACAGCTCTGACTTCGGATTCATCGGGAGCGTTAGCTCTCGTGGGTTCTACAAGGCATCACCTAAGAGCAAGGTGGACGCTGACCGTAAGGCTGTCGCTGATCGTACCCTCGTGTGGCTTCTAACCAAGCTCAACAATGGACAGGAGCTTCCCGAAGCTCTTGAGATGAAGGGTGCTTCTAAGTGCTGTCGCTGTGCAAGGAAGCTCACCAACCCCGACTCGGTAAATGATGGGATGGGTCCTATCTGTCGCAAGAAGGCTAACGACAGCAAGGTTAGTCGAGGGGCTTAAGGTCTAGGGTGGGTCGGAGCTGAAAAGCTCTTAGAAGAGCATTTAAGAGCTTAATGGAAAAAGGAATAACGACTATGTTTTCGGGGGTTTGGAGTTCGTAACCCCTTATTTATAGAGTAGTGTAAGGGGAACAATCCCCACCAACCAATCACTCCAACAAGGAGAACAAGACATGATCGACTTAACCAACTACCCAATGCTCAACAAGCGTCAGAACACCCCCTTCTTCGCAGACCTCACCAATGAGGATCGTGTGATGAATGTCAACGGAAGCCCCATGAGCTTGGGTGTGTGGAACATGATCGTGAGCTACCGAGATCTCAAGCTCTGGTGTCGGCTCGGCATGAAGCCCCATCGTGGGTGGAAGGTGAGCCACGCTAAGGCTTACTTCGGCATCAAGGGCAACAAGGACAAGCTCTTGAGCGAGTTTGAAGCACTCAAAGCTGAGGTCGATGAGATCCTCGGACGAGGCTAACAATCGGGAGGCGTAACCCCTTATCTATACCATAGTGTAAGAGGGATTGACCCTCACCAACTACTCAAGGAGAAAAAAAGAATGGCTACCTACATCAACAAAGAGATCGCAGGCTTCGCTTCTACCCTCATCATCGACATCGCAGAGACTATGGAGGGCCTCTGTCTTTGGGCTAAGATCAAGGGAGGGAAGATCAATGAGGATCGCACCTCTTATGAGGAGATCACTGTCGAGGACATGGAGGAGGGCATCACCAAGACCCTCACGATCCGAGACATCGAGCTTGCAACGAACAAGCTCTCCCTTCGTGAGATCAAGGCTCTCCGAGCAGGTGACTTTGATTGGCTCATGGCTGACAAGGTGCTTCAGCTCGCATTTCACCGCAAGGTGATCTACGGATAAGAGAGGTCGGACTGAGGTAATGTAAGAGGGGAGCAATCCTTGAGCGTAAGGTTAAGAGGGGCAACTTAATCCAGAAGCTAGACATCTAGGGGTGGCGAGGTCTGAGCGTTATAGTGGGATAAGTCGTAACCCCTTATCTATAAGATTGTAAGAGGAACGATCCTCTTAGACTACACTCCAGAAAGGGAGAACAATGCCAAAGGCACACAACATCTTCTTAGCGTCCGTCCTCGTGATCATGGGGTTCGGCATCAACGCAGGTAAAAACGCTTTTGAGGGCAGGGCTGTTTACCACAGTTCTTGTTCGATCAGTTCTAATCCTGTGCAGTATCAGCATCATACAGGCACGATAAGCGTGAGGAGATGGTGGTATGTGGACACGACCACAGGAGCTAAGATCAAGGCAACTAAGGCACAACATGAGGCTTGTGAGAGCGTGAAAGTTCTCATGTCGAGTGAGGCTGAAGTTGCTGAATCTGAGAGGCTTGAAGATGTCGCCAATAACTGGATCATCTTCTCGTTCGCTTGGTTTGGTCTTGGGTTCTTGGTTGAGTTCGCCACCACCTACCTTGCTAAGAGGCGAGAGCGTCTTGAGTGGGAGAGAGCTGACCGAGAGCGAGAGCTTGAGTGGAAGCGAGACTGTGAGATGTGGGAAGCGAAGCGAGAAGATGAGAAAGCCGAGAGGCAGAGGTCTAAGACAGCGAATGAAGAACGAGCAAGACGAAAGGCTGAGAGGGGAGCAATCCTTGAGGCTAGAAGGCTTGCGAACTTAGAGCGTAAGAAAGGATAACGAGATGACTTTAAGAGAGCAGATACAACAGAGAGCAGAGATGATAGGTCAGCTAGGTGGTCGAGGCGACCTTATGACGCAAGAGCAGTATGTACTCGATAAGGGTACTCAGATGGCTTCTACTGAGCCTTTAACAGATGAGCAGTACGCTTACCTCAGAATGATCACAGGAGCGATTGAGTGCCTTCCTAAGCAGTGTTTCTACAATGCTCAGATGATGACACTTACGGACAGCTATCATGAGACACAGAGGGTCAAGTACCACGAGGGCTATGTGTGGACGGGGATCATGCCGATCCTTCATGGTTGGATCACTCTTGACGGTAAGATAGTGGATGTAACACTCAGCACCGATCCACAGTCAACGCAACGCTTCTTTGATGGAGAGCCACCACGAGAGGACTTGATGGACAGGGTGTTAGGAGTGATCCCCGATGAGTGGGAGTATATCGGTGTGCCGATGGAGGGTGAGTATGTGGTGAGCTTCATGCTAGAGAAAATGGAGTCTCGATCCCTCATCGACAACTGGCAAGACGGATGGCCTCTGTTGAGACAGAGTGATGGTTAGCCTTTAAGTTGAGAGAGTACCTCTAGCTCTAGGATGCGAGGGTCATCACTTGCTTCGATGGTGAGTGTGTCATCCCCCCGACTAGTCGTGATCTCCCCTTTGCGATTGATGTAAGTCTCAGTAGGTCGAGTGATCTTTGCCTTGAAGAGTTCGACACCCATCTCTTCTTTAAAGGACTTTACAAGAGCCTTGATGATGTCGGTGTCCTCCACACCTGCTGAGGAGATGCGATACTCAACAGTCTTAGTGATGAGAGGAGCGATGCCATGATCTCGGTCATCGCCCCAATATGATTTGTGGTATCCGATGGTCATGCCCTTGAGTTCCGTAGCGACAGCCACGAGGTTGTCGAAGGACGAGTTATAGTCGGTGCAAGAGTGGTTTGCGATTTTGACAGCTCGGTTGATTGCTTCCATGTGTTCTCCTTTAGAACTTGTTGGTGATGCTCCTCTTTAAGTAAGGGGTTACATTAGCCCGTCCTTAGCTCCATAAAGAGGAGGAGGGTTAAATAGGAAGTGAGTTCCTATTTAGGGTTGTAACCCCCTATTTATGAGGGTGCATCAACCACTCACTCCCAATGGAGACAAAACATGATCGACATCATCCTTAACAACGCACTCAAGAGCTTCGAGACTTACGATGAAACCTTCAAGCGAGTGATCCCAACAGCCCATGCCGAGATCGAGAATATGAGCTATGGTTATCACAAGTCTTTCTTCGGAGATGACACCGATGTGAACGCTCCCCTCGTTCAGCGTACAGGAACATATAACCTCGTCTGCGACCCGAAGGATCACGAGGCTATCGTAGAAACTATCGCAGAGGAGTTCGCTAAGGTGGAGTCCTGTGTCAAGCTCTTCGGCATCGAGATCAGCCGACCAACTAGAACCAAGTGGGTCGCTCGTAAAGGGAAGGCCACCACTCGCAAGGGAACTACCACCCTCAACATCACTTGGAGCGAGGACAGTCGCATCACGACTTGGAAGCTCTGAGATAGCTCTTAGAGAGTAGTTCGAGTCGTAGCCTTTGCCCTCACCCACCTTGAGAGGCTTAAGGCTCTTAGAGAGCAATCCGAAGCGTCTAGTTCTAAATAGGAAGTGAGTTCCTATTTAACCATGACAAGGTTATACGCAAACTTGAGCCAATCCTCAGCGTAGTTGCCTCCTTGCCACATAAGGAGTTGCACCGAGTTTTCAAACTCTCGCCATTCAGCAAGGGTCTTATTGTTAGTGTTCATCCAGCGAGATCTCAAGTCTCGGTAATGACCTCGTGCAAGATCTTCCCACATAGGAAGCCAACTTGACCGATCCGTCCTAGAATTACGAAGCAACTGTATAAGGTCTATGGTCGTCATTTCTCTAGTCATTTTCATGTCCTTGTTCATATAACTTGAGTACCTATTTATTATATGATTTGGAGACTGAAAATGACTTCTCTGATGAGAAGTTATCGAGGGTTTGACTCGTTCTTAAAATGGCAAATATGGGTAGGGTTTCTAGCTAGTCTATGTTAGTGATACAGCAAGCGAACTGGATCAAACACTACCGACACCTCATCGAACCTTAGCCAGCTCCCTATCGCAGATCTCATTCGACCTCTTCTCGAAGATGGGGCAGTTGTCCATCATGTAGCTATATGCGTCTTGCTGAAGGTCAATCCCCTTAACCGATCTAGTGTCCTTGAGGCAGGTGATGAGATAAAGCAGACGACCACTAGGAGGGTTGGGGAAAGCCCACTCCATCACTTGATCCTCCGTCATCTTAGACACGACCTCATTAAGCCAAGACTTATCTGAGTCGGTGAGAGCGAAGTCCTGTGGCTTACGGTTGAAAGCCCACCACAGCCTCATCTCCATGTGGTTGCTGATGACTCCATGCTTCTTGTAGTATGCCCTAGCGATCTTCACATCATTCTCGACAACATGGTCGATGTCCGATTGGCTGAGGGTCGGGAGGCGAGGGTTATCATTCTCTCGCTCATGGGTCTGACGGATGTGCTTGCGATACTGACTTAAGAGATTTTCCATTGTTCGTCCTTTGCGGAGTTGGTTCGGAAGGTGAGGGTCTGATTGTCTGCCCTCTATCTAGTCAACACAGGGGCTGTCCTTTTCTTTTCAGCACATCACTTTTTGATTAAACTTTTTACCCACGAGGGAGCATACCCTCCCTTGAGTCAAAGTTATACTCCTCGATGATCTTGTTGATCCTCTCAAGCTGAGTAGCTACCCACTCTTGATTGCCCCCACCTTTAGTGTCGTAGTGGTGGTCGAGGAGGTGGAGATTTTGGTCAATGCTGAACAGCTCCGAACTGAGCCTCCAGTTCGCATCATCGTAGTCCTTGACGACCTGTGGTGGCAAGATCTCAACCTCCCACGCTTGATCTCTGAGGAGGTCATTAAGCTCATCCTCTCGCTCGTCCTCATCTAAGGTGGGGTCGAGCGATGCCTTAGCCGCCTCCTCATCAAACCACTCCCGATTGATGTCCCAAGGGTACACACCTTCCATGACGCAGTGGTCGCAAAGCTCCTCGTCATGGTCGTACTCGTCATATCCGACACAGTATGATGCCATGTATCGTCCTGCCCCATTACACTCAGTGCAGACCTTAGCCTCAGCGTAGCGAGATGCTTGGAGTTTAGCCTTAGCCTCCTCTAGCTTCGCCTTGAGGGTGGGGAGGGCCTTGATCTCGCTCTCGATTTGAGCGATGAGGACTCGCTCGGAAGTTTTGATGTCTTGTAGTGATGGCATCATATTGATGTCTCCATTAGGAGTGAGTGAGGTGCGTGATGATTCTGCACCTCTTACATAAGGATATAGATAAGGGGTTACGCTCACGCTTGCTTGAGGAGCGTCTTAGCCTCCTCTGCCTTGTCAGCGTCAACCTTGATATGGACGATCTGATTTGCAGGCACAGGGTGGAAGCTAGGGTTCAAGTGGGTTATGACAGCCATGATGTCATAGAGCTGATACATGGTTGAGGTGTCGGGTAAGGACGCTACGGTGGTTCGGGTCATGTGTGCCTCCTAGTGGTGGTAAGGGTTCATGGGAGTGCCAGGCTCAAAGCCTGTGATCAGCCACTCTCGGATTTGGACTGACCAATCCTTGAGTGCATCTTGAGCGACAGCTCCCTCAGCCCATGCAGTGAGCATGGCGATGGCTTGAGGAGCAGGGGTGTCCACCGTTAGTGTGGTGGACACATGAACGAACATGGAGGGTGATCGAGTGAGGGTGGTCTTACCCTCAACCTCGTTGACCTCAACTGAGATCGAACCCATTGGTCTTTGATGTGTGATGGTTGTCATGTTGGTTCTCCTTAGTGGTTGATACAAGGTTATCTGTTTAAGGGGTTACGAAGTGCTTGCTACTGCACTCGATCTCCCCTGTCTCACCGTTGATGCTGATCCCGATGTCCTCCTCTTTATCACCGTTGCGATCTAGGATGTTGAGTTGGAGGGGGGTGTCTACAGGCACATTGCGAAGCTCTCGTCCTTCCCATCCGTCTGTGGCGAAGTCGAGGATGTTCCCATTCTCATCGTACTCGCAAGCACAGATCTCAACTTGATGGTTTCGAGAGTAGCCTGCATAGGCGAGGTAGTCTGTTTTAGTAGGTTTACGCATAAGCATAAGTCCTTTCATAGTTGTCAAAGAGTTAGTAGGGCAACCACTGTCGCCCTCGATACTGTTCAATAAATAAGGGGTTACGCCAACCTGTAACCCCTTATTTATTACAAAGCATCAACCAAGGAGAACCTATGTATGAACTATATGATCGCTTTGAGAAGGAGGTCGTCAAGACCTTTGCCTCTCTAGGAGAAGCAGGGTTTTACCTCGCCCAAGAGGTAGAGCAAGAGTATCGAAAAGAGCGTGGGGTGAGTCTACCTCGCTTCACTATCAACTACTAAGAAAGGACTGCACATGACCTTGACCCAAAAAATAAACGGGGTTCGCAAGATGATCCCGACACCACATCACAAGACTGCGTACAAGACCAAAGGGTCTATGCAGTCCTGGTATGACCGACACACCAAACTTTTCACTGAGCTTGCTGAGGAGATAGGCTTTGAGGTCAGTAAAGAGACAGGCACTCTATCCTCTTTTACGGGCACTATCTTGAACATCAAGAAGAGTGGGTTTGGGGACTTTAAGCTCACCTTGAGATGGGCTAAGGATGGTTTATCTACGGTGCGTCTATGTGGCAACAGCACTGACCATACAGTCTACCCTTATCAGACATGGCGAGGGTACGAGAAGCCTCAGTCTCATAATGATGCTCACTTGGGTAACTGGTTCCTCAAGTTGATACGATTGGATTGGGTCGCTGGTAACAGACCGAACATCCATCAGATCAAGGTCGATGATGAGATAGTGTTTAGTGGCACACCAGGTGGTGGTGGTCAACGCACACGAGCTAAGGTTGTAGGGTATGGTGGAGCATGGGGTCGTAGCTACTTCAAGGTGTCGCTATTAGAGGAGCGAGGGGTGAAGAAGATCAAACCTGTGGGAACGGTCATGGAGGTACACTATAACTGCATCATCCACCACGAGGGCAAAGCGTAACCCCTTAAGCATATAATAGCATACAGCACTTGAAAGGACTGACATGACCATCGAACAACAGCGACTCCAATATGCAACAATCCGAAACAGCCTACCCCAACCTTTTCGTGGGGAGTGGAGAAACATCGAGCAAGCCTTTACTGACCTTGATGTACCTCCTACCCCTAGCGAGTGGGTATCCGAGCTGTCCAAATACAGCTCTGAGGTATCTCAATATAAGTCGGCTCTTGATGCTTGGGTCAATCTCCGAATGGAAGATGAAGCAGGTTGGGGTGAGGATCACGATCCTAATCAAATCAATGGGTGGCGAGATGACCTCAGCATTGTCAGCAAGACGAGCCTCTTGCGAAGGCAGTTTAACGAGGACTTAAACACCATGATAAGCTACGATGAGTGGCGAGAAAGTAGAGACTAGTAATATGACGACATACGCTAATAACTGTGGACACCTACAAGACCTTATCTCCGAAGCTCACAGTGAGAGATTAAGTGAGAGCGATGCGAAGATATGGGCTAAGTCATTCATAGAGGAACTTGAGAACTATGAGGAGGTCAAGGACATGGCACACCACTATGGCATCTCCTCAGTCGAGGTAGCCCACCACCAAACGATCAAAGCACATCTCTTAAAGAAGATGGTCGAGGAGATGCTCGACTTTGACAGTGCCGATGATGAGGATGAATACTATGCCCTAGATGATGACGACTATGGCGATGGTATGGAGGGCGAGCTATGAAGGCACTCATAGGGCTGACGATCAAGAAGGCTAAGGAGGTAGCCAAGCAAGAGCTAGGGGTCAAGAGAATGGGCGATGCTCGCTTTCAGATGATCCTCGATCAAGGGGTCAAGAGTGGCGACTTCATCCTTGACGGTGATATGATTAAAGACCCAAGCGAAGATGATCCCTTAGACCTGTTCGGTGAAGTGGTTGTCGAAGATGACCCCTTAGACCCCGATCCAGTTATTTCTACTAAGACCACGCATCCCGAAGTGGCTCTCCTTGACCCCAAGCTGTCTAGCTCTGACCTGCCAAGAGCAGGTGATCTCTACCACTACAGATCATACTCTGGTGAGGTCGTGCAGGGTGAAGTAAAGTCAACCATCTGCTTTGCCGAATGTCAAAACCCCGATGGTACATGGCAAACGGTAGCCTTCCAAGACCTCTATCTCAAAAAGCGTGGTGTGCCTAAAGAGACAATGCTCAACCACCTTAACGCTTACTACCAAAATAATAACCACTTAAGATCTGAGCGTGATCGGCTTTTAAAAGAAATCAGCGAGCTAGAAGGGAAGATTAACCAGGCGAAGGGAGATACGCAGTAGTAACCTCTTATCTATAACCTAGTAAGGGAATGAACCTCTCCAACCACTCCCTAATGGAGACAACATGGACATCGCCACCAAGACCATCAAGACCCTTGAGGATCGCCTCGATCACCTCAAGGCACAGCTCAAAGCTGAACACCCTAACCACTGTCAGCACTGTGGAGGACAAGGTGGACACGAGCATCACGATAGCGGAAGTCGATGGGAGCCGCCTCACTCTGAGTGGGAAGAGTGTCCTCAATGCTTCGGGCAGGGTTTGCATCCTCTCGACATCACCAAGTCGATGAGTGAGGAAGAGGCTGAGGATTGGGTTGAAGTGAGTGCCGAAGATATGCACCATCTCCTCAAGGAGATCCTAGACACCGAGCTGAACCTGTCCGCCTCCGAAGAATACCTCACCTACCTTGAGATAGAAGAAGCTATCGCAGAGGCTCACGATGAGTGGGATCGTCAAAGACAAGGTTAATCAACATCCTGTCAGAACCCCATCAAAAACTCTTGGGGGGATCTCGGAGTCCCTAAAAACCCATATTGAAAACGCATACAAAATGACACCCTTAATTTGAAACCCCCTTTCGTAACCCCTTATTACATTATACAAACACAACCAAATACGAGAGGTATGAATACAATGGACACTACACTGACCAAAACACATGAACTAGACGCAGAGCTAGTGGCACATAAGCTATCAGAGCTTCGTGGTGGCTCTTACCACGATGCAAGACCTGTGGAGATCGAGATCACGAATGGGGCATACATCAGTTTCAAGATGTGGACAGGCGAGGACGAGCCAGAGGAAGATGAGGATGATGATCGAGAGTGGAACTTGGAGTGTTCTACAGATGACCTTCTCTCAAACCTCAAGAGAGCTTGTCGAGAGGCAGGAGTGGACATCGAGATGGAGTACCAATACTGCGATGTTCATAACGACTATCGCAAGGGCATCTATGTCGATGCCTGTATCGACCTTACGAACACAGGAGCAGACAATGGCTAAGTCTCTCCAGAGGGGGGGGTCTTATATATGAGCGTTTTTGAAAAAGCGATGTTGGATAAGTGATCTCATATATTATTTGAGTTTGGATTTTTTGGGTTGATTTTCTAACCCCCTTTTTGAAGCGAAAGAGGAATATGCGAGCAATGACGGACTGGTGGAACTGTTGTGTGCATCATGGGTAGATTTGTAACCCCTTATTTATAGACTCTTGAAAGGAGAACCATATTATGAAATGGACAAAGATGGAGGCGATTGAGTCTCGCCAACAAGAAACGCTAGTGAAGAGAATGGGAGAGGTTCAACAAGACCCTCCGTATCCTTTGAGGGATATAACCTATGTGTACAAGAATGAGACTAGTTGTTCGTATGGTACACATTCTGGTCGCATAGAGCGTTGGTACTTTAAAGGGGATCGGTTACAGGATCGCCACTCGATGTATCGTTTATGGATTTACAAAGATGGAGGGGAGGTGTCTTTCTTTGATAGCTTTTACAAGCTCACCTACTGTAAGGATTGGGTTGAGCATGACTTAAGAGAGGGAGACTTATTAAGGTTCTCCCATTTCAACGAGGGGTTTTCGCCTCATGGTACGGTGTACCGAGTGCAGTTGGACAAGTACCCTCACCTCACCTATGACGATGTTCTCAACTGGGTCTTAGCGAAAGAGAAGGCTTTGATGGGATATAGGGGTCAATACATGGAAGTGTATGGTGGTGATAACCCTAGAGTTGAGTTTTTCCATCATGTTTTAAAGAGGGTAGCTAAGGTCAAGCATATGGATTTAGTGGACGAAGTAAACGAGTGGGGATCAAATCTTATAAAGGCATAGTGTCATTTATTTTAGAATAGCATACGAAGTAGTAACCCCTTATTTATTAACTCTTGAAAGGAGAACATTAGTATGATGACACTAACAGTTAAAGACAATGGAGTTCGTGTAGCAAACCCCTCTTATAGAGGTCAGAGAGTCCACGCTAATGAGATCAAGCAGTATCATTCAACTTTACTTAAAGAGTTGGGATTTAAAAAGCAAAGCTCAAGATGGATACACAAATCAACAATGCCCTTTAAGGCATCCTCGTTATGTGTGGTTTGGAGAGATTCTCCTCATACCTTGAGCGTACAGCGAGGAAACTTTTTAAAGCACATTGAAGTACATGAGAATGCCGACTTACATGACTTTGTGTCTAATGTTTTGCAGTCGATAAGGGATGTTTGGACAGAGGGTGCGAAGTAATGAATATGAAGCAAAGATTAGTCGAGATGATGTCAGAGATCGAAGCGATCCAAAGACAGCTTGGTTGGGTAGTAGATACAGAGGTACATAAAGAGCAGTTAAGGCATCCTATCACCGAGTATCATGTAAATCACTATGCGTATCAGTTAGCTCGACTTAAGGACAACCTTAACACGCATGGACCAGCGAGAAGGTGTTATACTTGTAACGACAGTGGTTGGGTTGAAAATAAAGTTGCTTTTGGGTTTGTGTTTAGTGTTGTTAATAATCCATGTTCGGATTGCGATAAAGGTCGTGAGATAAAGAAGGTTCGTGATGAGAAGAACCGTAAGGCTAAAGAGGAAGATGATGCAAGGCAGGAACAGATAAGGCTTGCAAAGGCTCAAGAGCTTGATTGGAGGATTCGACTCATTAAGGTTTGTGTGGATGATGTGATTGAACCTTGCATTCATCTTTTAGGAAGTGAAGCGATCAATATGCTCTACAAGGAGTATGAATACCTTTTTAAAAGGTGTGGTAATGCAGAGAACTGGTATCAATCAGAGCAGTACCATCTACATGGTAAAGGAGACTTTTCGATCCCTAAACTGTGGGAGAAAGAGGCTCGTCTAAATTGGGTCAGAGAGACGATACCGTTCGGACTTAAAGCCCACGAAGACTACTATGTTATAGAAAGTAATCTTCTTTTAAAGGTTGCTCATACTAAGAGGGATTTAGAGCATCGCATTTATCAGACTTTGCCTGCTTACGCTAACTCTGATGTTCTTGTTGAGGGTTTATATAAGCAACTCCAAGAGCTTGTGGCTCAAGTGTTGAGCGAACAAAAAAATACGGAAACGAATTAGTTATAAGTCTCTTGAAAGGAGAACGGATATGAATAAGTATTTGAAGAAGCATGATGATGGACAAGTGGACTGGTCAAAGGTGGGCTTTGAGATGTTGAATGAATTTCAAGATCTCATGATGGGAGGGCTTGATCTTTCTTGTCGCAGACTTTTGCATGAGGTGCTTGTGGCTCGTGGTTTTGAGATCAACGACATTTACTCTGAGTATTTTATATCAGACGGTGAGGGTCGTATTGTGTTTGTGTTAATGGACGATGAGTTTTTAAAGGTTGTTCGAGATGAGGTTATTTACAACTTACCTATGCACTATGCGAGTGGGTCAGATGAGTTATGTGATTTGTGGGAAATGATCCGAAAGGCATGGAACGCAGATGCTAGTTAGACGACTTACAATCGCATGAATGAGGGTAAAAGAATGATTGAGTATGATAGCGAGGGTGCTGTACCTAAGACACTATCTGGATTTTTCAGCCTCTCAGAGTTAGAGGGGAAGAACCGTATAGAGATTTCCTACAGTTATCCGAGTGGATCTTTAGTGATACATGAATTTGGTGATGTCGGATCATATCGTCTGACTTTATTATCAGCCGAGATAGACGGTAGAGATGATCTCAAGATAACAGCGACTTACAGGGTGGAGGGTAATGACTGATCAACACACGAAGATAGCGAATGGCAAGCGTATTTGGACGAACAGTTCATTGCTCACATTGGAGCGTAAGGATCATGTCGAGATTTTTGATTTGCTTGTCTACAGTTTTTTGGAGATAGGCTTCACCCAACATTCGTATGCTCACTACACGCTAGACACCTTAGAAATATGTCTTTACAACGACAGCGTGGGTGTTTTTAAGGTCGGAGAAGATGAGGGTAGGAAGGTTCTCTACAGATCTGAGGGGATGAGAACTTTTTGGGGTGTGGTTCGGGATGTTTGGGGTTCATAGTCGGAGAAATAATATAACAAGCGTTCAAATTGTGAACAGAAAGGAATACTCATTGAGATTTTTATTATGCCTACTGCTCCTGTCTGGTTGTGGCGAAGATAAGATGGAAGTTTATAACACTAGGTGTCCTCAAGTAGAGCTTGGAGAACATATTGGGTACTTGAGTATCGAGGGAGTAGACAAAAACTCGTTCGCTTACTGGGCTTGTGTAAAGGGAGACTGCACACAAGAAAAGTGGAGGGATTATCCTGTTGAGGTTCGTCCGATGGGGGATGATGTTTTGAGGGTGTGTTGTGGAGGCTCGGAACATCGAGTAGACCGAGTAAGTGTGGTAGTTATTAAATGACATGAGGCTTATAGACTAGAGGAGTTAAAAGCTATGCCTTATGTCTATAACAGAAAAGAAGAATGACAGACGAGTTTGGTCAGAAGGCTTTGTTTTAGCCTATGATGGATTGACTATAGAAGATCGCTATCAGAGTCTGATCTTAGGTTTAAGTGAAGCAGGCTTCGTCAAACAGGACTATACCTCTTACTCTCCATTGAGTAAGGTGACTGATCTACAGCTAGACGGTATCATTGTTCGTCTTTATCTAGTAGAGCTGAACAATGATACAGTGATTTGTTATCGTGTGGGCTTAGAGGGTAGGATGGATAGTGATGACACCGACACTATATTTAGGCTTGGCTTAGACACGATATGGGTGGACATTCGTAGGGTTTGGGTAGGCTCAAAGTTATAGTTTTTCTATATGTGGATTATATGGTGAATAGCATAGGTGCAAAAAATAATTTTTCTAGGAGTATGTCGCCATGTCCGAGTCTATGAAAAACGCTCTTGAGTGGGGTTTTAAGATACTGTCTGTTTTCTTGATCCCTGTAATCATTTACCTCTTTAACATGAGTACGAGTTTGAAACTGATGGAACTGAAATCGGAGTCTCAGACACGCACTATTGAAAAGTTAGAGGGCAAGATTGAGCGTATTGAAGAGGATTTAAATCAAGTTCAACTTAATAGCCAAGAGCTTCGTCAAATGAGAACGGATTTAAATCAACAGAACGCTATGATGCGAGAGGTTTATCAGTGGGTTCTTCGCCAACCAGGTAGAAACCCATGAAAAATTTAGCTTTAGTTATCGTCATCCTAAGTTTCTTTTTGATGAGTGGGGTGGGGATGGAGAGCAGGGGGTCAACAGAAAATGTTGACAATGTGCTTGAAACGGATAATGAGGTGGTACAAGTAGATAGTGTAGCAGTTGAGCAAGCCGAGATTATCTCTGAAATGAGATGTCAAGTGAGTGAGCTACACTATATGACTTGCCGAATACACCGTATGCTTAAAAGCACAGGAGACAATGATGTCAGAAGAGAATGTAAACCAAGAGACTACCGAGAATGCCAACCAACCTCAAGAAGTGGGGAAGCTCACAGAGGAGGAAATGGCAACCATCTCACAATTGAGGCAGAACGCTAATCAGCTCCTCAATCAGCTTGGTCAGTTAGAGCTTCGTAAAACTCGTCTTGCGTTTCAGATTGAGCGTAATGAAGCACAGGCACAGCAGGTAGTAGCTTCTGCTCGTGAGCGTCTTAACATTCCAGAGACAGCCCCTTGGCAGATTCAAGAAGATGGGACAGTAGTGGCGATCCTTAACGAAGAAGCAGACATTACTGCTGACGAGGGTAGCGACTGATCAGTTAGCTATCTCGTAGCACCCTTTTATGGGTAGCAGTAAGATCAACGAAAAGAGCCTATCTTCCTTATGGGGGGATAGGCTCTTTTAAGTCTCTGACCACCTAAAGAAGCGATCATCTTCTTTGTGGGTGATCCCTTTACGCTTCACTTTACCTGCCTTCTTGCCACGCACATAACGCTCAAAAGAGGTAAAGTGTTTACGCTCTAAGTCCGAGAGATCATCAACGGTGATTTCTTCTTCAACTAAGAGCCAAAAGCGACTTGCCGCTTTAGCTACCCAGAAGGCATCTGCTTGGTGATTATTCCACCTCTTAGCACCTTGACCATCGGTAGCTTGTTTAGCGGCATCCACCATATCTCCTTTACCCATTTTCCAACCTTTGGGTCTATTGAGGAAAGCGGCAGCATGGGCTTTTACTTGATTGGGAGAAAGGTAAACCGTATCGCATTTCTCAAGCATGAGTGCTTCATTACTGTAGAGGAACAGACCATACATTCCCTCTGAGAAAAGGTCATTAAAGATTGGTGATTCTATACCAACTCTTAAAGTCTCTTCTGGATGATCTGCTCTGACTTGCTGTACGATTTCTCTTAGACCTTCTCGTAGGGTGATGTAGCGTTCAACGAACATGGTTTTGGCATCTGTTTTCATTGTACCCTTATCCAAAAAGTGTCCATCATCACGAATGAGAGTCCATCCAAAGTTTCTGAGAGAGGGGTCAAGTCCTAAAATCATTTGTAGATCCTTTATTAAAGTCTTTATATATCTTTATATGATACCTCTTTTTAAGGAGAAAACACATGAGACATGATAACAGTTATCGTAGAGCAAAACGCTCTTATCGTGAGGCTTCAATGAGCCGACAGGCAACAATGGAGCGTATTGCAGGGCTTGAGATGAAAGTAGCGGCGATGGAATACCAAGCAGGAATGAAAGACTCACTTAAGGGTTTATTCCTCAAGTATGTCGCAGAGCCTCTTGATAAGTATCGCAGGCATCTTAACCTCTTTAAGATGCCTGTTGACGATCTCATGGACGATGTGATTGAGGCGATTGCACCAGAGTATGCTGAAAAACTCATGGAGGCTGAGGTAGACGCTGACTTTGAAGAGTTTGAAGCAGGTGCTAAACTCCGACAAGAAGAGAGAGCACATGGTCAATCAAAGTTCCCCCCTCGTGGTAAGTCTCCCGAATTCTATGAGGGATATGGTTGGGGCGACAAAAATGATGGACCAGTTCCAAGAGAGGTAAAGAAGCGTATCATTCAAGAAGCCGCTCAAGAACACAGCAAGAAGGTTACCGAGAGAGCTTTGAAAAAAGTTCTTAATGTAATCAACCCTGTTGAGATTATCAAACACGCTTACCACATCGTCAAGAAGCATGGCTGGGATCCTCATGCTGAGGAGATTTGGTATAAGAAATGGCCTAAGCGTCTGTTTAAGGTTGTTCTAATGGCTATCGGCATGGCTTTTGTAGAAGCGATTGAACACTATGTCTTGCCTGCAACAATGGTTAAGATCACAGGCAATCCTGCTTGGTGGGGTCTTGCTTCTGTACCACTCCTTGAGATCATCTTACCTATCGTTCTTGCTTACTTCAAGGGAGCTAAAGGCGATGCTGTTGAGGAGCCTGGACACCTTGATTGGTACGAAGAGAACTATGGAGAAATCGAGGAAGTTCTTGACGATAATGTCTTTGAAGATGATGATGATGATAGCCGAGTAGCGAGCTATCGTCCTCGTGGTCGCAGAGCGAGCTATCGTGATCTAGCCCTCAAGTTTAACTACAACCTTTAAGGAGAACCCCTATGAGAAGGTCAGCACAACAGACCATCCGTAATCTTGAGCAACGCATTGCTCATCTTGAAAACCGATCTGCAAGCAGTTCCGATTTAAGCTCTTTGGTCGAAGCAATAGAGGCTCTTGACTCAAACATTCACAAACTTGAGAGATCGTTTGATGATTGGTCTACCGATGCAAGTGGTTCTGGAAGAAGCCTACCACCTTCTTTTCGAGCAGGTGATATAGAGAAGGTTTATGGCACTCTCGATGATCTGATTGAGATGAAGGATAGACTTTCTGAGGCACATCGTCTACTGCTCAAAATAAAAAGACATGACGAACTAGGGTAAGACGCAGAGTCCTCGACTCACATTGTGGATGACAGGGAAGCATTTCCCACCTGCCACAATGACCGTACCCAACATAGATGGGTCTTTGGGGTGAACCACATTATCAGTGGTAATCACCTCATCTATGCCTAGATCATTCAGCCTATGTTCTGCATCGGTGAATGAGCCTTGTTTTATGCCCCATTGCTCTTTTTCACTACGAGTTAAGGCAAACCCTAGCATAGCCTCTATAACTTCGTTTACAGAGGCTTCTATACCCCATGTGAGTACCGACTCTCTATTAGAAGGTTGTTCTACCCATTTGAGTAGTTCATCTCCTTTAGGAGCACCTACAAGTAAAGGCATACATTTAGGGGGGACCTCAACCTCTAAGAACAATGGTGTCTTGCCCTTCACTTTTAATTCTAAGATTTCAATCATCATCGTCCTCGTTTTCATCTGTACTATCTGCGAGTACCCATAACAGAGCGGCTACATCGGGGTACTTACCCGCTATCTTACCCATGTCGCCCTCATTGATGAGAGCATCAAACTCAAACTCGAACTCTTCTTTGATTTCTTGCTCGTTTTTATCGGGCTTAAAAAACGGACAGGTGTTTGGCACAGAGGGGTCGCATATAACACCGTCCCACTCTTTAGGCTTATCTGCATCTTGTAAGCATACATAAAAAAGGGGATCGTTAGCGTTCCCCTTCACTTGTCCAGAATGAGAACAGTTGCAAGGCTTCTTCGACCCACCATTACGAATGGCTTTCTGAAGCAGTCGATGTTTAACTTGCTTGAGTTTATGTCTTACAGCACCTTGTTTCTTCATTACTTTATTCTCTTTAAGGTTGCACCGTTCTTACTAGGTGTGATCTTATAGCCTATATCACAGTTATCTGCGATGGTCGGATCATGTGTAATACACAATATATCCATATCTAACCGTTGGCAGAGGACTTTTAGAAAATCGACTAAGATTTCGACCCGATTTTCGTCTACAGCAGGGAATGTTTCATCAAGAATGAGGACAGGTCTTAGGTTTCTCTTGAGGATAAGGGAAATCCTCAGCAAGAGGCTTTGTATTGTGGTGACAGCTCCACCGAAAGCATCTAACCCATCACCCTCAATCTCAAGCCCATCTTGACCCTTAAAGGTGGTTTTGAGATTGACTGCTACCTTACCCCTTACCTTTGTTATTTCGGCTGTTAGCCCGACCTCTTGGTCGGGGAATATAGCCTTCAACCCTTCTTCTAAGAGGGAGATATAGGTAGATACCCCTCGCTCCACCTCATCTTGAGCGAGAGTATCAAGGATAACTCCAGCTTCCGTCTTTTTGTCCTTATCAAGCTCAAGGAAAGCGATCTCGGTTTCGAGATCGTCTATGCGTTTTTCACACGACTCCTTGAGCGTTTTTAATCGGTAAAATCGGGAAGCGAGATCATTCATTACATTAAAGCATCCAACCTATAATAGAAACGGTCTGTACTCCAGAGTCTTGATCGGACTTGAAAAGCATATAACCCTTCTTGCCCTCACGAGTACATCCAAATACGATGTTATCATTATAGATTTCTACAGCTTTTTTGATCGAAAGATAGTTGAAATCGAAAGTGGCAATGTCATTGCCTTCACCAGCTTCTTTCAAACGAGTCGCATACATCAAGTTAGAGAGGTCAGTGATCTCTTCGAGTGGCTTCTCTGCATCCTCGAATGGAGGTACTTCGAGGTTATATGAGAGCGTCTTACTGTTAGACGAGTTCATCTCAAGACTAGGGGGTAATAAAGCCTCATCTTCGGGGTCTTTGAATGTGATTTTATAGTTGGTCTTATCGGCAAACGCTGACAAGAATGTAAGCCCATTCATAAAGTTATCCTTAGACAACCTCCAAACCCTACGAGGTGTCCAGTTAAACGCATCAGCATATTGTTGTGTGATGGGAGGGTAGGTGTACGGTAGATCCATTACAGCGAATAACGCACCGTCCTCTGCCTTGAAGAATGTTGCTTGACCACCACTAAGGACTTCAACCACATTCCCTTCATATGATTTGAGGAACTTCATCAGTGGTGCGATGTCTTTATAATGGATCTTTACATCCATCCCTTGAAGGTCATCGTGCCGAGACATATTAAGCATATACCCATCACAGGCAATCGCTTTGCCACCCTCGATCAAGATCATTGCTAGTTCTGGTCTACGACTGTCATCTTGTGATACATATTGCCTATTGGTATTAAGCGTATCATAAAGGATAGTAGCAGAAATCTCTCCGACCTTAGTTGCTTGTCCGAACTTCTCGACCCAAGGAGGGAAGGCTTCGGGATCTAATGAGACAGTGGTGGCTTCACCCTCACTACCCTTTAAGGATACTTCTTTTTCCTCATCGTTGTACTCAATCTCAACGACACCTGTCATAACATTAGTCGCTGTGATCAAACGCTTACCCTCGATAGAAAAAGACCCTTTATCTTGAACAGTAGCACCGATGACAGGGATCTTTGAAAACTGACGAGGAGGAGAACAAGCCATGACACTCACACCTGCTTCTTCGGCTGTGAAGATAAAGTGTGATGTGATGTCTTGGTTTGTACCCAAAGTGTTTTGAGCGATTGATAGGGTTTCTTTTAAATCCTGTGCTGAGACTGTAATCTTCATAGACTGTCTACTCTACTTTCGATTCTAGTGATGACTTGCTCTGCATCCAACAGAGCTTCGTTAAGTTTAGTGATTGCCTCTTGCCTTTCAGCTTTAAGGCGATTGATTTCATCTTCAAGTGTGTCGGGGTTAATACCCCTTTCAACCAACCTTTTGTCAAGTTCCAAGAGACTTGATCTAGCGGCTTCTAGCTTACCGAGCAGACGCTCCCTTCGTCTTTCAATGTCGATTTTTTTATTCACGAGTTGTTCAAGATCCATTTGAACTTTCCTTTCGTAATGTGGTTATCAACCATTATATGATTTACTTCATATTGAGGTTGATAATCCCCCCTCCTTGTTCAGTGGGGTCGGGAGACTTTGTTTTTCCTAGACCACGCTTGGCCGCGTTTCGCTTCTTTTGAGCTTGACGCTCTTCACAAATGTTCTCGAACTTACACCAAGTACAATGCTTCGGGATTGGGTTAGGTTCAAAGACTCCCCTATGAATAGCACGATTGGTTTCAATCGCTTCTTTACCCAACCTACGAATGTCGTCATCCGTAATAGACACTTCTACAAATCCAGTCCAATCAGCGTCTTTGTCAGCAAAGTGCTTTTCGGGTGGGTTTGATCGAGGATACCTAAAATAAAAGAACCCAAGTCTATCTGGTACTTTCCCATACTGTAATCTAAAACAAAGAGCATACCACCGAAGCTGATCTTCGTCTTCATACTTCATTGGAGTAGATGCGTTCTTACCATCAAGGATATGAACCTTGCCCTCCGAGTCTCGATATACAAGGTCGGCAATACCACATACATTAAAGTATTTGTTCATAGATGGGGTCATACGCAACTCAGACTTGGCGTAAGGACCGAGAAATCTATGCTCTTTCAAAATCTCAAGGAAGTTCTGAGCACCTCTTTGGCAGATGTCCATTGCTTCTTCTCTAGTCATATATGACCAAATCACATAGTGTCTCTTCTCTGCTTTGGCGAACGCTTGGTCTACAACTTCCTTGATCTTTGTCTGTATCGTCTTAGGGTCACGATACAGTTCATGGTCGTATATTTCCTCTACCACAGTTGATAGGACTGTACCCATAAGTTGATGATGCTCCGAGTCTTTTGACTCATCTGGTAAAGGTTTTCTTTTCCCCTTACCTGCTCCAAGATCATGGTCGGGATGTCCTTTATGCCATAGATACTGCTGAGGACACGCTCTCATCATTTTCAAGTGAGACCAGTATATGTTTCTCATGGGATCTTCCAATGCTTCGGTGTTAGGTTCACCCATATTGTACCTCCTATCTAGTTAAAATTGACGACCTCCTCCTTATATGTTTGTAATCCTTTTATGACCCCACTAAACATATATACTCATACATATGGAGGTCTTATGTTAGACAGAGTAGTACAACGACACATGGTTAGGCTTGCTTGCCAGGTAGCTTATGAGCAAACACCTAACTTGAAGAAAGCACACGCTTCGGATTTATCTCTCGAATCTATCCAAGTTATAGCCAAGCACTTAACTGCAAATAGCCGACAAGACTTTACGCAGAGGAAGGCTTTCTTCTCTATAGTCAAAAAGGTTAAGCAACTCATCGACCTCTTTAAGAAATCACCTCAAGCGTGGGATAAGTTCAAGGCTATGTTAGGTATTACTTCTAGTGGAGTGGCGATGATTAAAGAAATCGACACAAAGCTCGGTAATCTTCTTGAAGAGGGGAAGAAGAAGCTCGCTCAGTTATCTAAAAGAGTATGGAGTGAAATACCCATACTTAAATTGATAGGTGAGGTTCTTGAAGAAAAGAACAGATGGGAAGTAGCATTAGAGAAAGCAAAAAAGTTTGTACCCGAAAAGGTCTTAAATGCGTTTAAAGCGATTGAAACTCGTGCTTCATCAATAGGTGAGTACTTAGATGACCTATTAAGCAAGTCTAAGACCCTAAAAGCATTATCTGCACCAATCAAAATCTATCTATTCTTTCAGATATGGGATTGGTTTGCTGACTTTGACTTTAGGGTCGTGGTGGCAGGAATTCTCGGCACTATTGAGTTCAAGGACTTGATCGCTCTTTTACCTTCTGAGGGCATTGAGGTCATCCTTGAACTTGTACTACCCCCACCTGCCAATGGAGCGTTAGCAAAGCTCATTATTGGGGTAGGTGCTACCTCTACCTTTGCCTTGATTATGGTGCTAGAGATCGAATACTTGAAGGGTGTTTACAAAGTAAACAACACCAAAGACCTCTTAGTAAAGCTAGAGGCTAATGGCTAATCTTACTTAAAGAGATCATCAAGCTCGTCCATAGCCGCTTGACCATCATCACTAAGTTTGCTTGATGCTTCGGCATTGATTTCGGGTTCATCTTCCTTCTTCTTGGAAGTGAGATAAACACGCACTTGACCAAACATCACATCAAGCCAATTTTCGGGTAAGAGCTTTCGGAAGCCATCAAGACCTTGACCTTTATGTTCTGTGCCTGTGTTTGGATTAGCCCAAGAGTACCAAGCACCACCCTTCTTCACGACACCGACAGAAATAGCAAGATCAAGCACAGTACGCTCATTATCTACACCAATCCCATTCATAAGGTAGAACTGAGACTCATGCTTGTAAGCGTCTGACACCTTACACTTATCGAGTGTAGCACGAACGATGTTGCCCTTAACGGTATCAATCATCTTGTTCTGTAGACCATCCCACTCTTTACCTCGATCTTTACCGATCACACGAAGCATGATCTTGAGGCTTGAGTAGTAAGTCCACGCTTGACCACCTTGTGGTTTACGAGTCGGTCCGCCACCAAAACCACCCATACCACCAATCGCTTCACGCAACTGAGAAATCCCGATGACCCCTGTATTCGAGTCTGCAATCACACGCTTAAATAAAGGTAGGAATTGCGACCATTGACGAGCGAGAAGTCCGACAGCCGCTTGATCACCTGCTTCCTTTTGGAACATCTTTTCGGGAACACCTGCACCCACAGAGTCAACCACGATCAGATCGACTCCTGCTGAGGCGAACTTGACCATGAGCTTGAAGCCTTGTTCAAGGGTTTCGGGTTGTAGGAGCATGAACTTGCTTTTATCAGTGACAGGTACACCGAGCATTTGAGCGTAGCGAGGCTCAACTTCATTTTCCCAGTCAATGTAGACGCAAGTACCACCCTCCTCGCTACAGACCGAAGCGGCTGTCTGTAAAGCGATAGTGGTTTTACCTGCACCTGCAAGTCCATAGATGTTGGTGATGCGTCCACGAGGTATGCCTGGACAGGGGCGAACACCTTGAGCGTTCTCTTTACCTCCGATGAGATAGTCGAGAGAAACAGAACCTGTGCTGATATGAGCCATAGACTTTGAGAGAGAATCGAGATCAAGCTCCACAAGAGCCGAGTCTTTCTGACCCTTTTCAGCTTCGTTGAGGACACCTGCGAGATCGACACCTTTTAAGGCCGACTTCACCTTTGAAGATTTTGACTTTGATGTTTTGGCTTTAGCCATAAACGCACTCCTTAATGATGAGGTTAATAGAACGACTTCAAGACCCTTATATGATCTTCTCATTTATAGTCTATTTATAATTTTTATTTCTATGTGAGAGGAGATCCAAAAACATGATTTACAACACTTTAGCACACATTGGAGATACGATCCCTTGTCAAATTGCTTGGCTCGGATCTGATCGTAAACCTCAAGAGGTTCAGAATGTAGAGGCGACCCTCTTTCACTATGTAGAGGATGTACGCACAGTATTGAGTGGTCCGAACGCAATGGTAGCTACAGATCAAGCTCATCGCTTCGTGTATCGCTTTACCATACCAGATAATGTTTTAGGACAAACTATATTTGTAGAATTTAAAGCAGAACTAGTGGCTGATAACACACTCATTTATGGCGAACAAACCGTTTCAGTCTCTTCAAGAGACACTTTCATTGAGGTGGTGTAGTCATGGCAGTTATTTTTGAACAGCGTACACAGTTGGGGCCGAATGATTTGAGAGTAGAAATCTATGACAGTCAAGGAGATGGGTTTGACCCATACTTGATTACCTATGGTTTTTACGGAGAGGATCATACTAGAGGGGAGTGGGAAGTTGGTTTGGGAGGTCGCTCACCTGTGAGAGAGGAAGCAGGCAAATACTATGTAGGTGAAATGTTATCGGCAGGGTTTATACCAGGATCTTACTTTGTTCGTTGGGTTATAAAGCGAACTGAGACATCCCCTCTTGAAGTAATCAAAAAACAAGAGTTCGCCTTGATTGGATACTGAATATGAAAACTATTTTACTGCTTGCCATATCATTAGCTTTTTACACTTGCGATCAGTCTGAACCTTTCGTTGAAGATAATCGCACAGAATGTGAAAAGGCTTTAGACTATATACAAGAATGTGTTGGATATAGACCTTACCTTAGAACCTGCTCGGTTGAAGATGCTGAAAAGATCCTCTCTACACCTTGTGAAAACATTAAGGACTTGTGGAGATGAGATATGGCTATAAAATATGATGTAACCATGAAAGAACGATACTTAGCTGTCGTCCTTCTTGACATAATAGGCAGTACAGCATTTGTTCAGAGGAACGGAGCTGTGGTTGCCGCGAAATGGTTTCAAGTACATGACCGTCTTGCTCGGTCACTTGTGTATAAGCACAGTGGAAGAGAGATTGATCGGTCTGATGGATTTCTTTTGTCTTTTGATCGAATCATTGATGCTGTTAACTTTGGGTTAGCGTATCAACGAACAGTACCTAAAAAAACCAACCTACAAACCCGTATAGGCATCCATTGGGGAAGGGTCATCGAAGTAAAGCAAGATGATGTGTTCGTTGGTGCAGGAGCTAAGAGAGTTGAACTTGAAGGTCTAGCTAAGAACATCGCCGCTCGAACGATGAGTCTTTGCCAAGCAGGGCAGGTACTTCTTACTAAAGAGGCCATGTCAGCAACAAGAAATCGTACATCACACAATCTACCCAAAGATGCGAGGTATGTCTGTGTTGGGATGTACAAGTTCAAAGGTGTAAGTAAGCCACAAGAGATATACGCTGTAGGTGAAACGATACAATCATTACAGCCACCTAAAGGGTCGGACAAAGTTAAACGACTCGGAGGTCCTAAGTACATCCGTAAGAGAGCTAGGGATCGAAAGTTTCTCGATTGGGTTTCCTATATCTTTTGGAGGTTAGGGTTTTTAGCAACACTCTTTTGGATTTGGGTCATTTTTCAGATCTCATTAGTACCCATGACAAGAACTTGGATAGGTCTGCCTTACCATATGCCTCGATACGATGCTTTCATTGAGTATGTTGTGGACTCCTACAACTCTTTAACGAATCAAAAAAGAAGCCCTAAAGAACGGAGGCGAAGATGAACCAAACAAATAAACAATTTACACAGTCCGAGAAAGCAAAAAGAGGGTGGTGGGCTTCAGTAGTCTTTATGTTCCTTATCTGTGTTCTGATCTACTTTCTCTCTACCCATGAGATCGTAGAGAAGAATAGAGATATATTGATCGGGATCATAGGTATGCTTACTGGTAGTATCTCGTCCATGTTAGCTATAGCGAGTGGAAGAGATCCTTCTGAAGTAGAAGAACTCAAAGACAAGCTCGCTTCAGCCAATGGGGATAGGGAAGCGTTAATCGCTCGTCTTAGAGATGCACAGATACAGATGCAACTACTTAGAGAACAAATCTTTGAGCTTCAATCTGCTGTGATAGATAAGTTGTCCGTATTTCAAGGGCAGACAGTTATTAAGACTAAGACTGAGGAACAGGTAAAACTCAAAGGTGTTGTCAGTCAATGGATCGACCCGAAGAAGAAATCAGACGATGAAGAAGATGATGAAAAAGTAGAGATCACTTTCGAGGATGGGGATGATACTTAATAAGTCCTTTATGATCTCCCTATAGGTAAAGCATTTATATGGGAGGTCATTATGGCACAGCATGGTTGGTACGACAGTAGAAGTCCTTATCCAGTCCCACCAAGAAATACAAGTGCTGTCTCCCCTTTCGCTAGGGGTGAGATAGATGTCCATTGGGATAACCCCTCTATCTTACATGGTAATGAGGGTTGGATTATTCGAGGTGTGAACATCTACAGATCGGGCAACTCTGATCGCGGTCCTTATCGTAGGGTGAACATCACTCCTATTGGGGGAACGATCTATAGAGATCGGATCGACACATGGGCTGTCAACGATGAAGTCATCACAGCAGATAAGTGGATTTCCAAAGGTGATCAAGGTGAAGATCCTTATCGCTTCCAAGTAGAGTATCCCATAGCTCGTCAAAATAGTATCAATGATCCTGCTGACTCTCCGAGAGATGTAGTGGTAATGATTAACGGTGTAATCGTACCTACATCGAGAGTGCTTGGTGAGTTTGGTGAAGTAACTTTATTCTATGCAGGCAGAGCCATACCCGATGCGATCACTTTAACAGAAGATAGTTTACCTCCTCCTATAGATGACAATACAGTGGTCACGATCAGTTATATTGCTTATGATCCAGAGAGTCGTTTAAGGATTGGCACTGATAAGCGAGATTTCTATCGGGTAGTCACAGTAGCAGAAGATCCTAGAACTGGCACATTACATGAAACTCCTTTAGAGCATTGTAAACCATTTTCGGATCGTGAGCTTGAGCGTGTAGATTATATGTGGAGAGAAGGTATTCGCAGAAACAACTGGATACTTGAACAGGGAGGTGAGCGAGTTAAGTTATTTACTCGCAGGATAGCAGGTATTCCTTGTTATTGTACCTCCTTCGACAAAGAGACTCTTAAATATGCGAAGCAACCCGACAGTCTTTGTACTATCTGTTTCGGTACAGGCATTAAGGGTGGGTATGATGGCCCTTACGACATCATAGTCGGCCCTAATGACAGTGAGCGTAGGATTTCTCAAGAGGATCGAGGTAGACGCAAGGAACATTCATATGAAGTATGGATCGGTCCAAGTCCTATCGTGAGTCAAAAAGACTTTATCGTTAAACCTAATAATGAACGGTACTCCTGTGGTGCAGTTAATATGCCATCCAATAGGGGTAATGTTTTACAACAGCATTTCAATATAGCGTATCTTGATAGTGGCGACATACGATATAGATTCCCTATTGAGGGTGTTCCTGTATCATGGCCAGAGACTCGTTATGGGTATTGGCCTCAGAGAGATACCTACACAGCTCGTGGTGATGCTGTTTATCCTGTTACACCCGACAGTGCTTATCCTATGGATTCAGACAAGGCTACTGTATCTAATGCGTTGGAGAAGCGAGGTCGTACTGCAACTTGGGAGAATCAGAACTATTAATAGTTTATTTATCCCTATCAATAAGTGGTCATTCTAACCTTAACCAAATGGAGAACTCCCTATGAGAAGATCAGCATCAGAAATTATCAGTGAACTTGAGCAACGCATCGCTCGTCTTGAAGGTCGTAAGTCTTCTTTGAACCTCGATGGTGTGCTTGATGGTACATCCTCTATGTCTAAGGTTGAGTTAAGTGATCTTGCTGTCAATAAGATGAGAGACAGCATGGATAACTATCAAGAGAGAAAGATCCAATCTATGCTCGAAGAAGCTCAAACTCAAGGGCAGGCTGATTTGAAAACTGCTATGGAATGGAGTGCTAGGAAAGTTTCGGGTCAAGTAGCGTCTAAAAAAGGATTGAAAGACTTTACGCACATGAGGGGTTGGCCTGTAGAGTTAGGTAGGGAAGCTCGTTATTGGATGTACTTTGCTTTGATCGCTAAAGGCATCATCAAACAACCCTAAAATCTTTCATTTCTTCCCAAAGCGACCATTGATTGAGTCTCTTAGGTTATAGCGTGGTGATTTAGGTGCAATCCTTTTAGCATCTGAACCACCTCGCCCTGTGTATCGACCACCTGTAGCAAAGGTCTTTCCCCCTGCCATTGGGTGTCGGTATTGCCGACTGCCTTTAGAACTAGCAAAGTATCGACCTTTGCCGATGTTATTAGATGCAAGCCATGCCATGCGTACAAGTGCGTCTGACATATCGTCATGTTTGCCTTTAGTCTGTGGGGCTTCGACTGTGATGAGATGCTTACCATGCACCGTTTGCTGTAGCTCTAAGAGTTCTTGGATATACGGTTCATGTCCTTCTGTCTCATAGTTAGGTCGATTGTAAAGTTTGATCTTCTGATCCCACATCATGTCCTTAAAGTTTTGATACATCTGTGAGGAGAGCTGTTTGGTCATATTATGAGAGGTAAGATTTTTCAATCCTCGCTTCTCAAGTGCTTGTTGAAATGGAATACCAGCCCATTGGTCAAACATACCCTCTGTGATGTAGAACTTCTTTGTGTAATCTAACACCCAGTCAGCGACATCATCGAACTCTAATCGTTCTTTGTCTTGGTAGATACCTTCACCTGCTTTAATTTGAGCTACTAGATCTACCACGATTTCTTCACCATCGAGATGTCCAATAGCTATGGCAGTTCCGTCACCTACAAGACCCAAGTCGATCCCCATAAAGTGTGGCATTCTAGCAGGGGCTGATCTCTGAGGTTTTAACTGTGTGTCAACACAAGATAAGAGATCTTGTTCATCTGTGATCCAACCTCTTGTTCTGTCTGTGAACTCGCCACCATACTCTGTAAAGAACACAGCGGCGTTCTTGAGATAATGCTTCTCGAACTCTTGAGCAGGAACAGTTGGGTTTACTTCCCAAGTAGGAGCTTGGACAGCAAGGATGTTATCGGCAGCCGCTCCCCCACCCATACCGATTTGGAACAGGTTATAAAACAAACCCTGTTTACCCAAAGGAGAAGAAATCAAGATAACACGACCCTCTACCTCTCCAATAGGAACTGTGGGGTTGTTAGGGTCTTTAGCCGAGTAAGCAGAGGTCGAAGGTACAACAGCGTTATAGACTTCTTCAGCACCCGATTGACCTGTTTCAGTAAAGTGAGCCACCTCGTCAAGAATAACGCATATATTACCTGCACCACGAAGCCCTTTAGCTACACAAGACCTAAATGTAACTTTAAGAGTAGCTTTAGCAGAGGGATCTTCAATGTATCTACCGTACTTCTCAACATCAGCAGGTGTTTGAAAGCGAGCGTAAGATAGAGTATTGTTAGCAGTATATGGGCCAAAAAAAGCACAGTTGCGATAGTGTCCAGAAACTTCTTGATAAAGCAATCCTGCTTGGTCTTTATCAGTCGCCACAGAGATGATTTGGATGTTATTGCTTTGAGGTAGTCCGTAGAACTTTTGTGGGTTTTCTTTTTTGATGAGTTTGTAGGTTTCATAAGCGGCAATACACGCAGAAATCGTAGTGTTGTGATTAGTAAACCCATTGCCGATGAACATTGCTCCGTTAGGGACATTGAGATCAAAGACATGAGCTTCACGCTGTTCTACTTTAATGATACGGTCGAAAAAGTAATCGAGGTCAATGAGGTTATATATCTGAGACTTTGTGGTTTGACTTAGACCCTTATGATCAGCGATCTTCTTGATCTTCCAATAGGGGGTATATTTAGTTGTAGGGCTTAGATCATGTTCAAGATCGGGGTGGAACTTCTTAAGTCGTTCAGCATACTCATAGAAGAATGGCACACCCTCATTAGCACCCCTATAAGAAACGCTCGACATCACACCTTCAAGACACTTTTTCTTACGCTCTGATATAAACCCTATATGTTGGTCGAAAATCCTCTTAGACTTAGATCCTTTGAGTCTAATACGATACTCGGTTCTATCTTCTCGATTACTTTTGGAAAGGTTAGAGGTGATGCCGAGATTGAGTAAAAGGAGTTGTGTCTCCCTCGCAAGCTCATAAGAAGCAGATGAAAGGGTAATAGATTGTTTGTAAGCCGAACCATCTGTTTCAAACAGACCTCTTAAAAAAGCACACACCACGCTTTTAGGAGATTGCATGATCGTATGTGGGATTTGCTTGGTGGTTGTCGTGCAGTCAACCACCCAACCTAGATTATTAAGGAACTGTCTTATGTCCTTACCATGAGCTGAGACTCTACCTACATCTACTTTTCTTTTATCTGGATAGTAAGAAACTTTGCCAAACAAGTCTCTGAACAGACCCATTAAGTATTTCTCGAATGGCTTCTCCCCTACAGTGATTGAAATAGCTTTATCATTAGTCCAATGACCATCACCTGCAAGCAGACCTAATAACTCACCCCAACGCTCATCAAGGTATTTGGGTTGGTTCACATTCGTGTGGTGTTCACTTATATCTACATATTCATTAGGCCAAAGCTGACTTGAGCGATTGATGCAAGCCACATCACCTTCTTCAATCTCTTCAAGGTACTTCCATTCGATCTTACATTCGGGAGTCATCACTTTGATACGATGATTTCCTGTACCCTCAATCCTGTATCCACAGAATGTCTCTAGGTACTTGGTAGCTTTTACCCCTCCGTTGTAGAAATAAGCAGACCTAGAGGTTGTACCAGACTCTTGGACTACATTGACTTGTAAGGGTTGTACCTCATCTCCATTTATATCCCCTAACGAGTCAATCCTAACCATACCTCTATTTGTAGGAATGAGCGTTTCACCTGTTACGCATTTACCCGATCTACGACCAATAGAGAGGATCATCTCTCGTCTTTGTTTACCTGGTATTACTTCACCTATATTGCAACGACCTTCATCAAAGATTTTTCGCAGGTAAGATTTCTCGGTGTGAGTCTCGATTTTGGTTCGTGTCCAATCAGAGATTTGAAAGGTCTTTTCATCATCAAGCTCAAGACCATAGTGTGCTTTAAGGATAACTCTTTGCACAGGAAAAAGGGTCATCTTCAAACCCCAAGATGCTTCTACAAACTCGATGATGTCAGCATCTTTTTCAGATTTTTTACCTGCTCTCGCACTCGCAGAAATGGCTACTGAGGATAAACTCATTACTTATCACTTTCTATTGCCTTTTTTGCGTCTGTAATCCATTCTGGATCGTCTACCATTTTCCCAAAAGTAGCAAAAACGCTCTCGGCAAGTTCGGGACGAACACCAGCCTCATCACACGCTTTTCGGAATGTTTCAGCGATATGTCCGAATACTTTTTTAAATGCCTTCGACTCTAAGTCGATAGCCTTAGATGACATCAGTTCTTTTTTCTTAATCCAAGTGTCGCCCACAGCCCTTAACGCATTTACTCTCCTAAGAGAAATCTGTGAGGTAGACTCACCTCTACGCTCTGCTTCTTCTCTTTCAAAAGCAAGAGAAGCTGACTCCTCAGCTAGACCGACAAGGACATGAGTAAGTACATCAGATGAGTCTGCGTTCTTTTTAGTGGTATCAAATACAGCATCGTTATTAAGTTTAGCTTGTTTGCGTTGCTGTAGTTGATTGATGTTCGCCTGTGGGTTTGAATGTGGAACAGATGGAGTGTTGACAGGTGTCTGTTTTACATTAGCATTATTGGAACTAGGTTGGCCAGGTTTTCCAAACATGGCATAAGGTTCGCCTGTTTTAAAGTTAATACGAATTGTATCGGTGCTTAAGACTTCGGAGGGTTTTCGCCAAATTAGTTTGCCATATTCATCTTCTACTTGAACTCTTGTAGCACCTGCTGGAATAGGTATCGACATATAAACCTCCTTAACTTATTAAGACTCATTCATAGGTAATATACCATTAGGTCGTACTAAAAGAACACCTGCACCGCCTTCTGCAACAGTTGGGTCATAAAGGGTGTTTCCATCCATATCCTCGATAATAAAGGGTGGGTTTCCATTAAGTAATAAATAAGAGAAGCTATACACTTTAATAAAAAGTGCTGATGACACCTCATTACTACGGACAAGAACATGATTAAGATTTTGAGGATCTACACTCGCTGAGATGTCGGTTACAGAGTCATTTAATACGAGTGCAAGATCAGAGGCGACATCATTAACATTACCTGCACCCTCACCCTCACCCCTACCAAAGTGAGTGCCTGCTTTGAGAGAGTTGATACGATCAACATCTATATAACCAGATGTTTGGATTTGGATGAGGTCTTGATCATAAAAGGGAGGTGCATTGCCGAGATTTTCATTCCCAAAGTCAGTTGTCTCTACTTTGATGCGTACTTGATTAGTACTTGCGTCTATATTCCCAAGAACACCAGTACCCATACTAGTTGTGATGACTTGAGTTTCAAAGACTTGACGGATAGGCTGAGGGTTTCCTGCTTCACCTTTCGAGGGGTCAGATGACTTCCTTAAGTGAGCAACGAGCATTTTAAACTGAGGGGTAGCAACGACCCTACGATTGTAAGAGGAAAGCATATCCTATCTCCTTAAACTTCAAATCCACCAAAAAGAACATCTCCTAACTCTTCATGTGAAGGTGCATCATCGACAGAAACACTTTCACTAGCTGTTAAGTTGAACTCATTAGCATCATAGTTATTAACGAATAGTGATGCTGTTTGCTCACTATCACTTGCGTTCGCCAATCGGATCATCTCTTGCTGATAAGACTGAGGACTCTCAACCACCTCATCTGCTGAAGCAATGATCGGTTTGTTATACTTCTGACAAGACCCATCTGTGTTGAACACGCATGAGCCACACTTAGAGGTCTTAAGAATTGTTGGGATCTGATTAGCCCTATGGACTAATGCACCTTTATCACAGCCCTCAACACCCTTAGTCATGTAAGCAGAAGCGTCTACATAAGCATGACCCGATAGACCCTCATGTTCTGATCTGATAGATGCGATCCTATTTCCATACTCATTCACTACATTATGATTAAAGCGTGTAGCGATTAAGACATCTAACTCCTCACCTGCTGATCCTTCACTCATCTTCTGTCGAACCCATGTGGCTACCTTTTTCTCGGTCGCTGTCATGGTATTTGATTTCTTGTTGCCTAGAATATGAGCTGTCTGTTCGCCTTGATACTGAGTTGCCTCAGCAGGTTTAGAAGCCATATCGAATGCTTTGCGTACAAACTCATCTGGATTATTAGAGCTTGGAATAGAATCAACTTGACCTTGAGTTAGTAAACCTGTCTCTACGAGCTTGGCTACCTTATCTTGAGCTTTTGACCAATCAGAAGCTGTATAGTTAATCTCAGCCTTCTTAGAGAACTTCGCACCGTAATGTCCAGTCTGACCCGATGCCTTCTTCACATGGACAGGCTTGCTTACTAGCTCATAAAGAGCATGGAGTCGTGCCTGTAATGAAGAGTGTTTGTTTACGATACGATCAAACTGATCCATAGAGACAACACCCGACTGAATAAGGGTATTGATCTGACCCATAACCTTCTTCTCATAAGCCATTTTAGATCGAGAGGCTTGTTTATTGAAGAATGTGTCTTGGATTTTCTTCAGTTGAGAGGAGGTCAAACGAGCTTCAAAGTTATCAGCTTCGCCTTGATAAGTTGATACTTTATCTGTCTTAGACTCAATCAGCTTCAAGACAGCCCTAAGTTTGCCTTCTGGAGTAGACGCTTTCTTAGCTACTCTTTCAACTTCATCAATCGACACTAAGTTAGCCGAGATCAACCCTGCAATCTTTTCTTGGGCTATTTCTTTTCTACGAGTAAGCTCTCTACTGCCCTTTTGAGGTACATAAGCGTTAGCGTCTGTCTGATGCTTACGCATATTGTGATAAGATGCGTTCTTACCTTGACCCTCATAAGTGGAATAGTCATCAACCTTATGTGCAATCCTGTTAAAGACAGCCGACACCTTATCTTCGGGTGTTTGGTACTTAGCAATGATTGATGTCGCTTCTTGTGCAGAAATCAAGCCTGCTTTAACAATACGAGCAATCTTGTCTTTCGCCCTAGCGTACCTTTGCTCCATAGTGATCTCAGAACGAGTCTTAAAGTCGCTCTCAATCTCATTGCGAGTAGGGAGTAGGAGTTTGACTCCAATACCTTGACCCTCATAAGTAGAGGCAAGGTTCTCTATGTTTTTAGCGATGTGATTGAATACAGCTTTAACTTTATCTTCTGGTAACTCAAATCGAGATGAGATAGAGGAGGCTTCTTGTGATGTAATCATACCTGCTTTAACGATACGACCAATCTTATCTTTAGCTGATGCAAAGCGTTGATCGAGGTTCAGCTCAGAGCGAGTCTTAAAGTTCTCCTCGATTTTGCTCTTATGTGGGGTATGAGCTTTAATGCCAACACCTTGACCAAGATAGTCCTTCGCATCTTTCGGTGTACTTGCTAACTCATACAGACGCTCAATCTTTTTAGATGCTGTCTTGTTCGATTCAACAACAGCATTGACTTGCTCCTCATCAAGAAATCCTTGATTGATGAGTTGGCTTGCGATCCGATTGAGTTTTTGTTCAATCTTTGATTGTTCAACATCTTCATACGAAGCAACAAAGATGTTTTCTTCTCTAGCGTTTTCTAGTTCCCTACGAGCATGGTCAAGAGAGATAAGGCTAGATTGATCGAGCTGTGTTGGAAACCATGTTGCAGATTTATCTTGTCGGTTTACACGACCTTCAATGAGATCTATAAACGCTGTCTGTAAGCGAGCTTTAGTAGATCCAGATGCGAGGCGAACACCGTAAGACTCTAGCTTAGGGAGTAGGGCTTTAGATGCTTTGTTCCAAGGTACTTCATTGACGACTTCCATACCCAAGAAGCGATCAAAGGCACAGTCTTTATTTTTAGGGATGATATACATCGCTGTTGCACAACGCTTGTTGATTACTTCATCCCAACGACCATTGAACAAACCAGGAAAGTGTTCTTCTTTAATGTAAACACGACCATGTAATCCATACTCGGAAGCGAGCTTGGATTTGATCTCTAGGACTTGAGACTCTTTTACTTCGGAGAGAACTACATTCATAGGGTGTCCATAAGCGAGCTTACGAATGTTACGCTCCATCTCTTCCCTATAATCATCCCCTGGTAGTTGAGACTGTTCGTCAGTGTAGTTATTTTTATATGGTGCGTGGTATCTATTCTCATTTGGAATGATGTCAAGACCTGTGGTGCTAGTCTGACCCCATGACTGCTCAAGAGCTTTAAGCTGATTGCTCGCAGGGTTATTCATGTGTCCATCAGCAAGGTCTTTATATACTTGCTCCATCTCGGCTGTACCACTAAGATCGGGTTCGGGCTGAGAAGCGAGCCATGAGTGGTCAACTAAAGTCACATCTTGAGTTGCTTCACGAGTGATCTCACCCATATTAAGATCAGCTTGATGCTCTATCCCATCGGGAAGCATTGAGATACCCGAACTATCGAGTGGGATCATTCCACTAGGTAAGTTTGCTAACCCTCTTGCTTCGGGCAATCGAGCTTTCTCTTGAGGACCGCCACCATATTCAGTGTCGAAATGAAACCCATCCATCATGTAGTTTGACCCTTGAGTAAGGGTGTATCCACCATTAGGCATATAGCTTTTGTTTTTACTACTCATTTTTTGACCTTTCTTGGTGATGAGAAATCTCTCTTAGGAATGTCCTTACCCTCCGAGTTTTTTTCAACCTCGCCCTCTTCTACCTCTATAGCCCAACCTTCGGGGTCATCTTTCATTTCCTCAATTTCATCCATGACTTGATTAAGCATTTTATCTTGTTCCATTTTCCAATGGTCAGCAGTGATTTCGTCATAGAGGGTATCAGACATAGCAGAGAGAGCTTCTACTACATTCATGTACTGCCTACGAATAGCTTTGATTTCCATAATGTAGCCTCGACCACCTAGATTACCATCGGGGCTGATGTCTCTTGATTTGATCTTGGCAAATGTAGTGTATGCACTCATTGAATGACCAAGAGCAGATAAGGTAGATCTAAGAACCTTAGCTATATTCTTATTACACTTTTGATTAAAGGTATGGTTCGGGTCCATATTGCGTTGACTTGGAGGGTGTTGCCCCCAAGCCCAAGCGTTAGAGTCATCGCCATGATCTTTAATGAAGCGAACTTCACCAGCAGTCTTAACCCTACCTGCTGTCTTTGACCGAGCGTTGATCTTACGAGCTTGCTTTATAAGCAGATAGCGTTCGGCTACTGCTTTAGGGTTCGCCTTTGTCATAATATACTCTCTCTTTCTAAATCTTACTGAAAGAGAGAGTATAAATAGACTATTAAAAACCTTAGAGGCTTTCTCGAAGATGCTCTTCAACCACAGCCTTTAGACGAGCACGAAGATCATCTTTCCATTCTCTCTCTGAAGGCATCTCAGAAGCCTTAGCGATGTAGTATACAGTACCTACAGATGGATTAGCGTTTGTGAAGCCCTGTGATACAGTGTCCATAAGGAAATAGAAAGAATTGTCTTTCTTGCTGTATCCTGCACCTTTCATCTCGCCCTCGTAGTAAATCTTACCGTAGTCAGAAAGACCACCCTCTACGAGATCGTCAAACTCACCCGAAAGGAGGGTCTGACGAGTACGGTCAACATTTGACTTCTCTGCGTACTGGCTACGGATAGCAGGAACAGGAAGTTTTCCTCCACGCTCATAAACCATCACGAAGTTTCCAACCTTTGGCTGTGAGATTACCTTTTGGTAGTGGCTAAGGCTCTTAAATGAAGCACGATAAATACCATGACCATTATGAGGAGCAAGTGCCTTTTCACGCATTTCACCAAGAATACGATTTACAGCGTTTGTGTCGCCTTTAGCCTCAGCTTTTTCGAGCTTTTTGGTAAGACCACTGATACCTCTTGCTGGCATAACTGCTTTGAACTCAAATTTCTTGCTACCAACTTTACCTGTTTTGGTGTCGATTGGTGAAACTTGGTAAGTGCAAAGTTCACGAAGGTCAGCAGGTTCGATACGAGCAACAATCAGACAATACTGCTCATTGTCTGGAGTATGCTCAAGAACACCACAGTTTCTTTTGTTTTCGGGGTGGATACATTTTGATGGGTCAACAAGAACAATCTCACCGATGTCAAGAGGTCCACGCTTTTTGACGGGAGCCGCTTCACCTGGCTGACGGACTTTCACACCCGAAGAAGAAAGATATGAAACAACTTCATTAACACTCATGCCTTGTGGGTTAGACATTTTAGCCCATGCCGCAAAAGCTGCCGCATCGTCTGTGTTAAGAGCAGTTGCGATTTTATCTGTCTTAAGGATGTTGATGAGTTTCGCTTTGAAAGCTGGGTCTTTCTTAGCGAGCTTTAGTAGTTGTTCTCTTTGGTTCTTGTCCATGATGGATCTCCTTTGAATGAAAAAATACAGACACCACAGAGCGAGCCATAAATAAACTATTAAAGACTTTCTGTATCAACCCCATGTTTTAATAAATAACTTAACCCCTCTTGATGAACTTCAGTCTGTAAAGGAGCATAAACTTTAATAATGCCTGCATGATGTATTGCCTTTGCACACATAAGACATGGATCACAGGATGTGAAAATCCACTTGCCCATCGTAGACATACCGTTACGAGTGGCATTTAAGATCGCATTGATTTCTGCATGATGGCAACCGACATCATTTTGAGTGCCACTTTTGACTTCGTACCGATCACGCAAACAGTCCGACCCACCACATAAATTCCCATTACTCCCTCTCGGAGGTCCATTATATCCTTCGCTAACAACAACATTGCTATCGGGGTCTACGATCACTGAACCCACTTTTCTCCTACAACAAGTGCTTGCAGACGCTATTAAAGAGCATTGTTGTTTTCGTATTTCGATATGTTTCTGCTTCATATTCTTTAGATACCTTTCGCTTATAGGGTGAGGAGAATATACCCTCAGAATGGAGTCCACATGACAAAGGCAGTTTTGTTAGATACGAGTGTTTTAATACACGACCCGACCTCGATGACCTCTTTTGGTGATGATACCCAAGTCCTCATTCCAATCTATGTTATCATGGAGCTTGATGTTCTCAAAGACACACCAAAGCGTGAGAAATCTCATGTTGCACATCTTGCTCGTCAAGCATCTAATCTTATCCTTGAGCTACAGCCACAAGGTAAGGTCAAAGTAGTCTCTCACGATGGGGAGATCAGCATCAGATCTTTAGATCGTGCTAATCAGATTAGGTATGTAGACCTACTCATCCTTCAAACTGCTATCCATCTTAAAGATGATTACGATTTGACTCTTGTATCAAGAGACATCAACCTGCGTATCATCTGTGAGTCGGTTGGTGTTAAGTCAGATGACTATACATCAGACACAAGCACAGACACTCTTAGTGGCATCGGACTCAAAGAGTTCGTTCCCGATGTTGTCTTAATGAACCAACTCGTTAAATCATATTGGCAAGGAGCTGTTAGACTCCCACACGAGTTTGACACACCTTTCCATGAAAACCAATACGGATGGTTTATAGCACCTGGTGAAAAGACACATCTATTCGTACACAGAGACAACTCACTTTTCCCTGTCGATAAGGTGCGTACCGAGAAAGCTAAACCTAGAAATCTTGAACAACGAGCCGCTTTGGATGCTCTTTTAGATCAAGACATTGAACTAGTGTGTCTCTTAGGTAAAGCAGGTACAGGTAAAACCTTCCTTGCATTGGCAGCCGCTCTTGAACAAGCCCATACATATCAGCGTATTTTGCTCTCGAAACCTGTCGTTGATGTAGGTAACGGAATTGGTTTCTTGCCTGGTTCGCTCTCCGAAAAACTAGAACCTTGGATGCAGAGCTTCTTTGATAACCTCGATCAGATCAATCCTCTTTGGGATGCTGGTCCTATGGGTGGGGAGATGGGTAGTAAAGAGGGATTCCTAGAGAAGAACCAAATCGAGATCCAACCTATCCACTCGATTAGAGGTAGATCACTTAAACAAGCCTTCATGATTATTGATGAGGCACAGAACCTCACCAAACATGAGATCAAGTCAATCATCACAAGAGCGGCAGAAGGTACGAAGGTTGTACTTTTGGGCGACCCTTATCAGATTGACCACCCTTACCTCACCAAGCAATCTAATGGTCTTGTGTATGTGATTGAGCGTATGCTCGGTCAGCCTTTATTTGCGTGTGTGAGTCTACATAAGTCAGAACGATCTACGCTCTCGGACATAGCGGCAGATCTTTTATAGTTTCTTTATAGCTTCCCATAAGTGATCTTTAACCCCTAAACTACAATGGAGTATCACTTATGAGAAGAACAGCATCAGAAATCATCCGTAACCTTGAGAGTCGGATCGCAAGACTTGAAAGACAATCGTCAAGTTCTTCGAGGTTTGCACAGGAGATTTTTAAAAGAGGCGATATGGTGATGCTTCTAACCGTAAAGCCAGGACAGGCAGGGTCTTACGCTAATCCTGGAATAGTAGAGTCTGTGATGGACGATGAAGTTCGAGTTAGCGTAGGGATGGCGTCTCTCATTGTTCCTGTAGAAGATCTTGTTAAAGCTACAGGTCGTAAAAGTGAAAATGTTAAGATTTGGATAGCAAATCATTAAAGATTAAATGACTTACTCCTATATGAATAAACCTCTCATATAGGAGTAAGATCATGAGTGCCAAATCCTTTGAAGAAGCCCAAAGCACTACCCAACCTGTCATTTATGTTGGAGTTGAGCGTCAAGAGGCTAAAGGCTTCAATAAAGTCATTCTCATACAAGAGAACAAAGATGGGTTACTGACCTCAGAAAACCATGTTAGTGGTGAGGTGTCCGTTCAGATGGTGAACGGTGTCTTAAAGGTCTATGTTAAGAACTGAACTTACATAAACTCGTTAGGGTCTGTGCTATCTGCATTAGGTTCAGAGTTAGGTGTTGGGGTAGGTTTCTGAGGTGGCTTACCCCCACCCTTTTGCTCAAGTGCAGTAGTCGCAACATGAGTGTATTTATCCAGGGCGGCTTGCCCTAAGATGTAGCCAATCTGAATGAAACCACTAGTAACAATCATGGTGACGAGAACCATAAATGCGTAGTGGTCGATTTGAGTCTGATACTCCCACACCACATAAAACATAAGGACTTTCCACCCGATGTCAGCGATGAGATAAGCAAGGAACTTCTTGCTCTTTAGAGGGAGCTTATCAAAGCTCGTAGGGTCTTGTGATTTCTCGGTAGCCATAATGACTCTCCTATTGGTTCACTCTAAGTTTAGAGCGTTGGGTTGATTTGTTGACAGTTTTAGGGAGGTGGTTGTTACCCATATTGACACGAGTACCCATTGCCTTCTGAAACTTGTCCTCTACGATCTGAGGGTAATCTTTCGGCTTGGTGCTGAAAGCATAAATCTCATTGAGTCGATACTGCTCTTCTTGTGTCATTCCAGGCAGTAGCTTCAAGAAATCATCCCTAGCTTTCTGATTGTCATTCGATAGGAACTCTAGGATCAAGTAAGCAGGGAGTACAGGCTTATTAGTCGGGTCATCTTCCACACCCTTTAGGGTGTTTTCACCATCGGGTCGTATCCAAAAGTTTTCCATAACAATCTCCTCTCTTTTAAGTAGGGGATTGTATAAAGGAACTATTAAAGGAGGTGTCTTATGGAACGAAAGACCGTAATGAAGATCACGAGCAGTATGTTAGACTGCAAATGTAAGGGTGATGGATATATTTTCCTCAAAAAAGGGGGCATGATTAAATGCCCGACACATTATGCTTGTGCGTCTAGCGAAGATTATCGCTTAGAGATGCTAAGACTTGAGTATCAAAACTTGAGGAGGTTCGTTTTAGATATGCCCCACATGAACTCAAGTTTTATTGATCTTAGTTTGCCTACGACAGCTAAGGGTGTTGATGAGCATATCGGGTCAAATTATGAGGTGGACTCAGCCGAGTCTTGGGTGAGAGCTATCCAACATTATGTGCGAGAATACTTACTTAACTACAAGGTGAAAGAGGATTAGTAATCCTCGTCTTCATCTACTGAGGATGTCATGAAGAAAAAGCTCCTAGAGGGTATAGATGCCTCTTTTGACTATTTTGTAAGACAACACCTTAACTCATACTCAAAAGTCTCACTCAGCTCGAATAAAGACGCTCAAATAAGGTCGTTCGTTAAACAGGTGATAGAGAAGAAGCGAGCAGAGGGGGGTCAATACTTTAAAGATCCAGAGTCATTGGCTAAAAGGTATCTAACAGGTTGGGGTGGAGAGTGTGCTGTTGAAAAACACATAGGTAAACCCTTTGTCGATTTTACTATAGGAGACTCACATGACTACTATGTACCCGACTTGAGGTCAGCAGGATATGAGGTGGGAGTTAAGACGGTGAGCATGGGCGACTTTCCCCTGTTAAGGAAACCTACACCTAGTTCATCAAACACACCTCAGATTATCGTGATACGAGAGTCTAACCTTGATTATTACATCTGTGGGTTGGCTACCTATGATGTAGTAAACGACCCCAACAACTTCTCTCAGTTGCTAGTGCGTAGTGGGGGAGTCTTAGAGGTAGGGGTCAAATCAGCGTTTTATCGCTTTGACCTTCTCTCCCCTCTTTAGCTGAGGTTGGTGGGTAGGCTTGCCTGTGTTTGATGTCGCTATCTCTCGTTACACCTTTACATCTTAGCAAGCTCGCTTGGGCTATATGCTAGGAAGTTCCCATCCCATTCTTTACGAGGATCGTCCTCAAAAGGAGGCATCGATGGTCCTGCGTAAACTGTGATAAGACCTTGTTTACCACCACCTGTTGGGATGATGATAAGGGTAAGGATGTCGGTTGCTCTCATTGGTCGAGGGCGACTGATAAGACGCTGTTCTGGACGACCCTCACCACGAGACTTGTAGAAAAACTCCTCATCTCTCATGTTGATACGATCACCCATCTTCTTGCCATGTAAACGAGTCTCGCCTCGGAAGCCTTGTACTCTAAGTTCGGTAGCTCCGTTTGGACCTCCCATATCTTCCCACATCTGAAAAGCCTTAGCGAGAGACTTAGCGTCAAACTCTTTAGCGTGGGTTTTGAAGTGAGTGGAAAGAAGCTCGATGTCGTTGCGAGCAAGAAACTCTTCAACTACAGAGTCTACAGAGCCTGCTTGACGCTCAAGGCGAGCAACTCGTTGCTCAAGATTACGGATTACTTCTGATGCTGTTCTTCTCATAGTGAGATCGACTCATTGGCATTGATAAATAATCTATAAATAAAGGGTTACACTTCCCACCAATCGTACATTGTAAATCCGTACTCCTCGCTGATCCAATCTGAGATACCATCTTCATCCTCATAGGCGATGTCGATAGGTACGAGAACAATATGAGGTAGTCCAGCTTGTTCAACAGCGTTATCATAATCTGTATCTTCAAGCTCTGTTTGAGAAAAATCCCATTGAACACGAACTTTCATCATTTACCCCAAGTGTCTGAAATAGTCCTTATCAATGCTTCACACACAAGATAAGGGTCAGCATTAGCGTTAGGTCTACGATCTTCAAAGTAGCCACAACCATTCTTATCTGTCTCCACAGGAATGCGAACCGAAGCTGTCCGATCAGACACTCCCGACTTAAATTCATCATAGCGACAAGTCTCATGGTGTCCTGTTAATCGGATCTCATACCCTGCACCATACCGATCAAGGTGTTCTTGAATCCTGTGAGACATCTTCTCTACAGCTTTGTTGATTTCCTCGATACCACCTTCTTGTCTCATTGCTTTGGTAGAGAAGTTGGTGTGCATACCTGCACCGTTCCAATCACCTGTAACTGGCTTAGGGTCAAGGGTAGCCGAGATGTCGAAATCTTCACCTACACGATAAAGAAGCCACCGAGCAATCCACAGATAGTCACTTGCAGACAGAGCATCTTGCATCGGACCACCGAGTTGGAACTCCCATTGACCAGGCATTACTTCAGCGTTGATCCCTGTGATTGGTAGTTCTGCTTTCAAGCACACATCAAGATGCTTCTCTACGAGATTTCTACCCGAAACTTCATCTGAACCAACCCCACAATAATAAGGACCTTGTTCAGCAGGAAACCTACGCTCACTAGGGAAGCCCAAAGGTCTTGATCCCTTATAGAGAGTATATTCTTGTTCAAAAGCAACCCACTCGCCTTGATCTACGAATGACTTGAGTGCCTCTACGAGTTTGGCTCTTGTATTTGAAGGGTGTTTTTCACCATCTACTGTTTCTACTTCACAAAGAACGAGAATGTTATCTCCACCTCTGATGGGATCTTCGACAACTCGTACTGGTCTTAATACACAATCTGATGAGTTGCCTTCAGCTTGCATGGTGGAAGATCCATCAAAGCTCCAAAGGGGCAACTGTTCGGGTGAAAAAGTAGGTGCTGTGAGATACTTCGTCTTTGACCTTACCCTTGCTGTAGGGTTTCCACCATCAATCCAAATATATTCTGCGAGCATTAAGCTCTCCTTTCTTAAATAAGAGAAGAGATACAATAAATAAACTATCAGTCAACATCACCAAATATGTCGAAGATAGAAATCTGTTCTCCCTTTTGAGGTTTCGCCTTGCCTACTAGAGCTTCAGATTCAATCTCTGTTCCTATAGGCATCCAATGTCGAATACGAGCTTCACAGATTTTCGCATATTCGGGATTAAGTTCAACCCCTACAAAGTCATGACCTAAGCGACTCATAGCGATCCCTGTTGTACCAGAACCTAAAAATGGGTCTACAACCTTTGAATTAGGTGCTATGTCTCTAGCACACCATTCCATAATTTCTATTGGTTTAACTGTTGGGTGTATATTTGCTCTAGGTTGTTGACCACTCGTGCCAGCATACGGATTTGCATCAGGTTTTCCGTTTTTTATTCTAACTAAGCCCGCAGAACCTTCTTTCCTACCCGTTAACTCGGAGTTATTTTTTTTATTTAATCCATCTAGTCCTGCTTCTCTTTCAGACCGACTCGCTTTTGAGGTATATTGAAATGTGTTGGGTTCTTCAGCTACAAAAATAGCATCTCGGACTTCAAAACCACAGTCTTCAAGAGCAATCACACCCTTATATCCTATATCTTCTGGGATCATTACGACATGAGCACCTGGTTTAAGGATGTCCTTAATCTCTTTAGATTGTTCGTCTGTAGGTTCTCCAAGTAAGATGAGTCCATGCACCATAGGTTCATAGGTAGACAGTAAAGATCCTTCTTCAAAGACCTCTTTCTTGTAGGTAGAGAAGTCAATCTCATTAGGTTGAGAGACGATTACACAAGCATCCTCTACAGGAGGTGTGATCATTGTCTTAAAGTATTCAATCATGTCTTTCATTGATCATTCTCTTTCTTAAATTGTTTGAAGAACCTAGAAGCACCCCCTGTTTCAGTTCTCCAATCCGACTTTTCAACCATGTCTGGTATCTTGTCGGTGAAATCTTCATTGCTTCTTTTATATGAATAATTTGAGGTGTTTGTTTTGATACCACTTTGTCGATCTAACTCTTGAACAGGGCAATCCCCAATAAGAATAAAGTTAGCAGGCCACCTACCTGTGGATTCTTTAGCTTCTATAGGCTTAGACTTCCAATGGACATCTATCTCACCCCCTAAGCTACTCATAGCAGTTGAAACCATAGTTTCAGTTCCTACTCTAGTAGCGTCTATATCCAAAGCACCACATCCATGTTTCAGGACATTATCTGCTACACTGCCCCCTAGAGACTTTCTTAATATGGTGATAATCATAGTTCATTCTCCTTTTTAAACTTCTTGAAAAACTTCGACCCCTCACAACTAACCTCATTTGTTAAGATGAAATTAGCTGGCCATCTGCCCTTTTCTTTATACATTTGTATGTCTGAACCAACTTGAGCAACATGACCCGACCACCCGCTCTCTTTGTAGGAAGCTGTTTGTTGTCTTTGCCTAGCTTCAAAGTTTATACTTTCATTTTCATCGTAGCCTACTCTAGTGACATCTATATTCAAAGCTCCGCACCCATGTTTAAGAGTGTTTTCGGCTACGCTTCCCTCTAGGGGTTTTCTAAGGATAGTGATGATCATGTTTTAACTCCAATGCAAACTGGTTCCCAAGCAGGTTTAAGAGCTGTACCCCAACCTTCCCACTTTTTAGCTTCATCTGAAACTAAAGCCCGAATAGGTATTTGAGTTGCTTTTTGAACAATACCAACACCGCCTCGTGCAATACCCCCATGACCTTGTGAGTCCTCAACGCTCACACCTAGTTTATGTCCGATGACTTCTCCCTCAACTCCTAGCTTCTTTTCAAACTGCTTGGCTAGATTATGAGATTTCGGAAAACCAGACCCGTATGCCCATGCTTCTACTTTCAAGTCTGCGAAGCCTATTTCTCCCATCATTGCTATTAAATGATGAAAGGTTCTCGTACCGCTAAAAGCCTTAAGGACACCGTTAGGTTTAAGGACTCTATGAGCTTCTCTAATCCAAGCTCTATGCCATTCTCTTTGTTGAGATCCTTCCCCAATGTCATCCCAACCTTTAGACATAAACTTAAGTCCGTAAGGGGGGTCGCAGATAATAGCGTCTACGGAGTTATCTTCTAAGTCTTTAAGTCGTTGGGTGCAATCACCTATCTTGATTTCTATCATTAGTCATTCTCTTTCTTAAGTTGTTTGAAGAACCTGGAAGCTCCACCCTCATCTCCAAATCCTGTCATTTCTCCTCCTGGGAAGTTTCCATGATAGCCTGTACCTGCTTTTTTAGTTCCTGTCGGTTTACCACTTTGTCGGTCTAACTCTTGAACTGAGCAACCCTCAACACAAGCCCAATCAGATATGGTTTCTTTTCCATCTTTATCTGCATGACCTACCCTGTGAATACCCTCTTTAGAGTTATTCATGGAAATAGAAGTCTTAGCTTCATTACCTACAGAGGGTTTGCTTATTGCACCCTTAACTTTCTTAGTGCCTTTTAGTTCACAACCATCTTTATGGGTAAGGATAAAGTTAGCTGGCCACCTGCCTTTTGACTCAGTTGGATCTATAGGTTTAGATTTCCAATTATCATCGTGCATAACCCCTAGACTACCCATAGACCTAGAAACCATAGTCTCTGTACCTACTCTAGTGGCATCTATATTTATAGCACTACAACCATGTTTAAGAGTATTCTCAGTTACTGAACCCTCTAACGGTTTTCTCAATATGGTGATAATCATAGTTCATTCTCCTTTCTTAAATTGTTTGAAGAAACGAGAAGCACCTCCCTCATCATTATACCCCTCTTTATACCCTTGTCTTTGGGTTGACGAGTTATGAAAAGAGTTTCCTTGGTATGGATTAAAAGTATTATGGTTTTGACTCGACCAACCTTTGACTTGACCACTTTGTCTATCTAACTCTTTAACAGGACAATCCTCTGCACAATCCCAATCAGCTACTGTTTCCTCTCCTTGATGGTGGTCTTTAGCTCTTTTCTTAAGTCCATCCTTATAAAGACCTACTTCTCTGTCAGAATAAAGACCTACTTCTCTGTCAGAGCCACTTTTACCCTGTTTGGTCTTCTTAATCCCTTTTAACTCACAATCGTCTTTGTGAGTAAGAATGAAGTTAGCTGGCCACCTACCTGTAGTAATCTTCCCCTCAAAGTCTTCTTTAAGACCCGATTGAAAGACAGTACTTTTATGCTTATCTGGAGAGCGTCCATTTTTAGAAGTGTCTTGAACTAAGTTCCCAATGCGAGTGGCATCAATGTTGATAGCCCCACACCCATGTTTAAGGGTGTTCTCAGTCACACTCCCCTCTAGGGGCTTTCTAAGTAATGTAATGATCATAACTTAACTCCTATACAAACTGGTTCCCAAGATTTCTTAAGGGTAGTGCCATAGCCCATGTAAAGAGAAGCCTCTTTAGTCTGAGGTTCAAGATCAAAAGCTACTCCGTCTATCTGATAGTCTTTAGGTCGGAGGCCATGCTCTAAAAATATTTTACTATATCCTACTTTCCCTCCCCTACGACTACCTTTAAGTTTTTTAAATGTTTTTTTGTTAGAGTTTCCAAATAAGAGTGTTGCCTCTATGCCTTTTGCCATGTCGTAGTTCCCTGTCGGCATACCACTTGTGTAAACCCATGCCTCGACTACGAGGTTTACGAACCCTACTTCAATCATAGCAGATGTTAAATGATGCAATGTTTTAGCACTTGAGAACGCTTTAAGGACACCATTAGATTTAAGGACTCTATGAGCTTCGGTTAACCATCCACAATGCCATTCTCTTTGTTGCTTTCCCAACCCTAAATCATCCCAACCTTTTTCCAAATACCTTACACCATAAGGGGGATCACAGATAATAGCGTCTACGGAGTTATCCTCTAGGTCTTTAAGTCGTTGGGTGCAATCACCAATCTTTATTTCTATCATTTCTTACTCCTAACGATATGACCCACAGAGCCTAAAGTCGTGGCTATTGATATGGATTTGTCTAATAACTCTATTAGTCTACCAACAGGGAAAGGTTCATAGAGTTCTTTTATATCCCATACGCTAGAGTCATTCTCAGCCTTACCTAAGTTATGACATACGACTTTAAAAGGTGCTTTCAATGCTCGATCAAGATATGGGTTTCCTGTGTCTATATTATAAAGGGTAGGTATTGCACCTTTAACATAACCATTTGCCTTTGCGTCCATCATAGAAATCAAGGCTTTTTCGGCTAATCCCCTTCTCCATCTTGCTTCAGCTTCGGTTGTTCCGCCAACTCTTAATCGAACAAGAGTTCCATTTAAAGCGTTGGCTCTTTTTCTAAGTTGATCTTGTGTGTGTGGGAAAGGACTACTTTCCGCTTCCCTTAAAAGTTCGTCTACTCTATTTGCTGTTGTATCTACATGATCATCATAAGGATCAACAATCATTTCATTGTAGTTAAGGACTGTGTTAATCGCAGACCCATAGAACTCTGGTGAAAACTTTTCGTACTTTTGATCTACAACGGTTGCCCCTGTAAACGAAGCAAAGTCATCTAGCCAACCCTTACCCCAAATCACTCTAGGTGCGTCACAAGCGTACACTTCAAGCGTTCCCTTATGATTGTTCATCTTGATTGCTTGAAGGGCTTTACCCCCAACCATAGGAGCGATAATGACTAATGGTCTTCCTTCAAACGACCCCATATACTCCATAGCGTTGAGTACATGATCTATTTCAAATACGGGGCGACTGAATAGAGCAAACATCGGTCCTTTAAGATATGCTTCTTTGTCATGGTGTACTTTTAAAGAAGCGTGGAAAGACTCTGTTTCAACCACCTCGCACCCATTACCCTCCCATTTCTCAAGAGAGACATGAGAAGATAAAGACCCTGCGAGATAGATTGCTTCAGATATTTTATCTATGGACTCCTCATCAAGCTCACTTTGTAGACCTATTTCTTTTAGTATCTCTTGGTTTGAGTCAAATCGAGGCACATCATCCACAGCTATATTGACTGCTCCTTTAACTCCGTCTGTAATCTTAGGGTGGACTTCACCATAATGACGATGAAAAGACCTTAACAGAGAAATCGTGACAAACGCTCCGAGCTTGCACCCATCACCAGACCTACACAGTTCTAATAAGGAAGTCTGAATGATCCTAGCGTGGGGTTCGGGATGATAAGCGTTGATGATCGACTTAGCCGAGAGGTTATTCCAAACCTTGTTGTTACGAGAGAGCAGGACTGTCCCTCCATTACTCGCATGGCTCAAAACTAAAAGTGATGATAGTTCGTTTATCGTAGGTATAAATAGAGATAACGACATGAATAATACTCACAGAGAAAGGTGAAACGATGTCCTCTATAGTTATACAAACAAGAGCTAACGCTTGCTCATATAATAAAAAAGCAAGCCGATCTGTTGGTTGGGGAGGTCAAATCCCTCAGCTTGCTATCGAAGCCTACCCTAACCTATCCAAAAAAGTAGATTCGACAGACTTCGCTCTTGCTGTAGAAGCGTTCCAAGAAGACACTTTCGGTGCAGGGTCTGGCGTTGATGGGAAGATGGGTCGTGGAACATGGTCTGCGATGTTAAAGAGGTTTGATCGCATTGAAGATGGTCAAGCATATTGGACAATCAATGATCGCAGAGTCGGTGTAGACATCGACCCAGATGTTGAAATGGTCAACTTCGATCAGACAGGAGGACTCGACCTACACCGCTTTGGTCACTTCTCATCTCGTAGAGGGAAGAAGCCCACTATCATTGTGGTGCATTGGGGTGGTCTTGATCCTCACCATTGTCATAGGATCTTCTCTAGCCCCGATAGACAAGTCAGTTCACACGCAGGTATTGGACTAAATAAAGAAGGTAATCCTGCTATCTATCAATACCTTGATCTTAACCACAAGTCATGGCATGGGGGATGGGCGAACTCATACTCTGTCGGGATTGACATCTGTCAGCAACCTTCACTTAAGTGGAAGAACCACTATATAAAGAAAGGTTATGATGTACATGAAACGACCAATGAGACAGGTCGTGGAGATAAGCGTATCATCTCTTTAGATCCATATGTTGCTCTTGCAGTGAGAGAAGCTGTTAAGAGTCTCTGTACAGCTTTGGACATCCCTTATCAGTTCCCTTGTGGATCAGACGGTCAGTCTTATGATGGTGATTTCTATCATGGGGTTGTTGATAAGAGTTATCTCACAAGCGACTTCACAGGAGTCATTGGACACCACCACATCACAGCTAAAAAATGGGATTGTGCTTGTTGGTGGGATACTCTTTTCGGATAAGAAATGATCTTGCACTTGGTGTCTGATCTCAATCGAGCATTAGAAATCAAAGCTCGGTTAGGTTGTCCTCATATTCACTTTATTATTGAAGAGGATTGTGGGGCATTTACTACAAGCCTCGTCTGGATGGAAGTCCTCACGAGAGCGAGTGATCTCTGTCTTAAAGAGGGGTCATGCGTTGTTTCTCACAGCGACCTCTCAAGACATAAAGACACACTTAGCAATGAGGACATCAAGTTTTTACAAAAGATGCAAGCACAGTTAAATGATAAGATGGAAGGTATTGAGGTTGTAAAGCATGAAGTCATGGGCTTATGAAGCGTATCAGATGTATATACAGGGCATAAGCTACCCTCTACTTGAAGAACACTTTGGTGTTAAGCAAAGTACGATCCGACACTACATCAAGAGATATGCTTATGAGAACAATCTCACCTACCCTCGACTTAAACCAGATTATAAACTAGCTTTCAATCTATACTACAACACGATGAGTGTCGGAGACATTGCTCGATACTTGGGGGTATGTCGGTCTACGGTAAAAAATTACATTCGTAGGTATTCTGAAATGAATGGCATCTCTACGACCCAATCTTATAATAAAGGTCAAGTAGCGTACAATCTTCGACTGCAAGGTTATACCTACGGTAAGATTTCTAAAATGCTCGGATATGAAAACAGATCGAACTGTTATCGGGCAATCAAAAACTACAAGGAAAAATTATGTTAGCCTTATTAATTTTCGCTGTCATTTGTTTGACAGCACATAGACTATTTACGACTAAGATAACTCCCGAAGAGATGAGTGAGATGTTGAATAGTGATGAATGGTATTAGGCGATTTTTTTGCATTTATCATGGGCGACTTTCCAGTACCTGTTAGGAACTGAAACACCCACCTCTGACAAAAGATAGAAGCTGTTCCAAAAGTTTCGGGTGATAAAACCTTTCACTTTAAGTGTAGCTCCTTTTACCTCAACCTCAAACTCAACTTTTTGACCACATTCCCATCTAGGGAAGTGGTTCTCATATTCATTCCCTTCGACTGTGAACCTCCCCTCTACATTTTGCGTTTCGGGTTGGTCAATGGCATTGGTGTAGGACGCAAAGACATCCTCGTCATTTAGACGAAAGTCATTTTTGACATTCCCTTCCTCATCTACAACTTGAAAACTTTCGTTGTGGGTGAGGACATCAATGATCGTCATTGTTTTTAGCGTTGTTTTACCAACCAAAAATTGGTGTCCTACTCTGTATTCACTCATGGTTTCCCCTTATATATATAGATTTGTTCTACTATTATATAAATAAGGGGTTATGATTATCTACCAACGAGGATCTTTTCTGCGAAAGTTCCCACGAGGTTGATTTCGATTATCGTAATGAGGGTTGTAATGAGGATTATAGTGAGGGTTGTAGTGAGGGTTATAGTGTCGGGGTGGGTGCTGATTATAGTGTGGTTGGTTGTAGTGTTGAGGACGCTTCTCACGATACACATCCTTATCCCAACGCCTCCTTTGCTTTTGGATCACATGAGAAGGTACATTGTGTTCACACCTCTCAGAGAGCTGACGGTCAGATAAGCCTCCATCATAAAGATTGATGACCTGTACAAAGTAGTCATTCTTGTTCGCCAACTCCATGTAAGGATCACACTCCCACTTGCGAGTGAAAGTATTATGGACGACAATAGTCTGATAACTATCCTCCATAGCTTCAAGGCACTCTTTTTGACACCAAGAGTGAGCCTCTTTCAACGCTTCATGGTTGAAGTTATAAACACCACTGTCATCAACGAAGAAATCGTCTGCTGACACCATGAACCGATCTTCCAACCCCACACAAATTGTCTCTGCGAGTGTTGTTTTCCCCGACCCACTTAACCCTCGTACCAAAATCAGTTGCTTCACTGTATTTCTCCAGTGCTGTTAAAGTTGAATCTCAATAACCCTTTTGGGTTCTCCCTGCTCATCTCTAGGTTTAGGTTTTAGCTCTGGCTCTGGAATTGGAAGCCAAAGTCTACGACCCTCCTCCTCAAGTTCTCTCTGTCTTTGCTGTTCCTTGAGGCTTTCGATCACGAGAAGGTCTATATCAATCATACCACGCTCCTTTCAATACCATTCCTAAAATAAATTGTAAACACAAGTCGGGGTAGACCCCAAACTCTTTTATCTTCAACACCCATTTCTCGCTTCAATCGACTATTTTTCAGTAGAACTTTCAGCTACCCACTTATCCATTCCTGTTAAAGAAGCGACACGATTCATGGTGTCTTGACCTAAGTTTTGAGCGTCTAGCTTGGGCTTGATCTTGAGCTGTGGTACAGGATTAGTCTTGCTGTAGTCATCGACAAGGCTTGAAGGGATGTCTCCCTTTAAGACGGCATTGGCGAACTTCTTACGATCTACCTTGACCACAACCTCACCGATTGTGTTTGGGTCGATACCAAGCTGATTAAGCTCGGCTAGTAAGCCAGCTTCATCATAGCTTGTACGAGATGCGTCCACATGGTTCACATCACCAAGTGGTGTCTCGATCTTTTCCCCGACAGGGATATGCTGACGCAGAGCTTTGATCTCTGCATCAAGAGCATCTTTGAGAGCTTTGATACGACACAGGTTTTCAGCGATTTGTTGCTTATTCATTCTTCTTCTCCTAGTAGTGAGCTGAATAGCTCTTTCATGTAAGTGGTTGTCTGTTCTATGGACTCTGAGTCCGTTAAAATGACTCTCCAAGCGTCTTTAAAGTCGAGGTGCTTATCTTCTTCAACGATGAGGTTCATGTCCTCAAATAAATCTAGGAAAGCTAGAGCTTCTTCTCTACTTTCGACCTTAGACAAAGCGTCTAAGAGCGTTTCAGTCTCTTGGGTAGTGTTGGTGATTAGTTTGTATATGTGCTTCATTTGATCTCCTTATGCCTTATATGATTACCCTACCTCACGCATACAGACTTGCTCGTCTGTCTCGTCTTGGATTTCGGTTTGGGTCATCAGTTCCATGATGTCCTCAAGACTTACAACACCATCTGTTCCTCCAAAGTCATCGACCATGACAGCAAGGTGAGACTTGCTCGTGGTGAACTGCTTGAACATTTCCTCACAGGTGGTTGATGACTCAACCTTGAGGACAGTACGAGTAAGCTCTTGGACAGTCGGGTTCTCATCCTTAGCGAGTGCTTGGAAAGCGTCTTTAAGGAGCATGATCCCTTGTACATCATCTCGGCTCTTGCCTAGTACGACAAGTCGTGAGTGCTGACTCTCAAAGAGAGCTGGCTTGATGTCCTCAAGACTCTCATCTGCTCGGACAGTGGTCATGTTCACACGAGGTGTACCAACCTGCTCAACAGTCGTGAGTGAAAGGTTGTATGTACCCTCGTAGATACGCTCTACGATTGCACTAGGCTCTGCACTCTTAAAACGAGCTGTGAGCTTTCCGATGATCCAGTTGATAGGAGTGAGTACCCATGAGAGCAAAACCATCACAGGAGCGAATATACGCCCTACAAAGAGAGGGTTATTCGTACCATACGCTTTCGGGATGATCTCTGAGCAGATTATGATAGTGAAAGTGAGGATACCCATCACCAAACCAACATACTCAGACCCAAGCCACAGACCTGCGTTAGTACCGACAACACCACTACCCATGATGTTGGCGATGTTATTACAGATGGTATTAGTCGAGATAAAGGACTCTTTGTCGCTCATCACCTTAGATAAAGCACAAGCTCCGAAGATCTTGTTCTTACAGGCACTCTTGACCTCAGCCTTAGAGAGCGAAGCGACAGCCATTTCCCACGCACTGTGGATGGCTGAAGCGATGATGGTGATGATGAAAGCAGTAAGGGTGCTGACCATGTTTAGTTCTCCGTTTGGGAGTTGGGGTTTTCGTTTCTCACACAATGGGATAGATAAGGGGTTACGACCCACACCCGACAATACCTAAGCTCCTGTAAAGTAAAGCGAAGTCTGACTTGTAACCCCTTATCTATAGAGTAGTGTCGAGGTTGACAATGACCTCATCTAATCACTTCCGAACGGAGACAAAACATGAATGTAATCATCACACAAGAAGAGATGGAGATCATCGCTTACGAGGTTGCCAAGCAAGAGCGTAAGGATCAGTGCCTTGCACAGAGCTTCAGAGGCATGAGCGATGAGGAGATCGCTGAGTGTCTTCGCCTTGAAGAAGAACGATATGAGGCCGAACTTGCAGAGGATCGAGCTGAAGACGCTTGGCAAGCGTGGAATGGAAACCCTCTCTATATCTCTCGTGAGGAGCTTAGACTCCATGAGATAGCACTCGACCATGAGTCGATTGAGATGAGCCTCATGGGGTAAACCTAAACCATAGGAGAAACAAAGAGACTCACTCACTAAAGGAGAAACATCACATGGGAATCGACCCTATCACGCAATGCAATCTTTCACCCACCTTCACCTTGCGACTTGAGCATAAGGACGGACACTATAAGTTTTGGGAGGCTACAGGTCGCCCAAATGGAGATGTAATCATCCGTTATGGACGCATAGGGGATTGGGGTACAGCAATCACAAAAGATCGGGCTTACTTTGAGAAGAAAGCCCCCACAAAAATCGCCAAAGGCTACAAAGTAGAGAGGATGGAACTATCATGCTAAACTCAATCAAAACATCAGATAACATCTTAATCGTAACGGGTGCAGGTATCAGTACCTCATCGGGCATCCAAGCATGGCGAACAGGTGATGACGCTGTGTGGGCAAATGATGTGCTTGAGAAAGGCACACAACGCTACTTCAACCGTAATCCTGCAAAAGCGTGGGAGTGGTATCTCGACAAGTTTAAGGGTGTCTTTGCCCTTGAGCCTAATGACGCTCATAAAGCTCTCGTGGAGCTTGAAACATGGTGCGAGTCAGAGGGTAAGACCTTTGACATCATCACACAGAATGTGGATCACCTTCACAACAAGGCAGGCTCACAGAATGTCATCGAAATACATGGTACAACCAACGCTGTGCGTTGCCCTAATCATGGGTGTGATCATGGAGAGCCGAGAGGTTCAATCCCGATGAGCGAGGTATGGGCTGACTATAAGAAGTTTGAACAGACCAAAAAACCGAAAGACTTACCTTGTTGCCCTAAATGCGAGATCCCTTTAAGGGCACACGCTCTATGGTTCGATGAGTTTTATGGAGGTCACGAGGACTATCGCTTAGATGACGCTATGGGAGCAATCGAAGAAGCAGATCTAGTGGTCTTTATCGGCACTAGCTTCTCTGTAGGGATCACGAACATGGTGGTTCAAGCTGGTAGACAGATGAGGAAACCGATGTATATCATCGACCCTAGTCCTACCCAAGAGTCCAAGAGCTTCAAATACATCACTGAGAAGGCAGAGGACTACCTGCCAAACTTAGTGCAACAACTGACTAAGAGGTAAGAGGTATGGCTATTGACGCTGTAACACAATGTAATCTATCACCCTCATTCACTCTTCGCCTTGAGCATAAAGACCCTAGAGGCAGGTAAGGTTCTCATACGCTCTGGTAGTCTTGGCACTACCTATCTGAAAGAGGTCATAGAGCGTACTTTGAGAGAAATGCTCCCCAAAAGATCGCTAAGGGTTATGTCGTAAAGAGGCTAGTCATAGGATCTGACGGATGACATCTAGCCTCTGACCCTCATCCATGTCGTACCAATCGAGATTGATGTATTTAGTCTCTTTAGGGAGTCTGTCTGGTATCTGCATGACTTGAGCCTGTAGCTTGTGCAGGTAAGACTCCTCGATACCCGACTCGAACTCTCGACCCCTCTTAGAAATCCTTTGCATTGCTTGATCTACACTTACATGGAGATGAATACACACATCAACATGAGGGATATAAGGTTTAAGCATCTCGAAGTGCTTCGTATACGAGCTGTGTTCGTCCTCTGTTAGCACACCGTCATCTCTTAAGATGTTAGCGAAGCATATATCTCCAAAAATCGAGCGATCAAGAAGGGTGTTTTCGGGGAGGTGCTTTGAGAACCTGTCGTAGAGGAAGTGCATCTGAAGCGTATAAGCCCACCTGCTAGGGTCATCGGAATAAAACTTTTCAAGGAATGGGTTATCATCAACCGACTCATACATGGGAGTGAGGTTGAAATACTTGCTGGCTTCTTCTGTGAATGTGGACTTACCGACACCGATAAGACCCTCTACGATAATTCTCATGTGGGAGACCTCCTTTTAATAACTTATTTATACCTCTCTACAGACATGAACCATTCAACAATCTCATTTAAGGAGAACTCCATGAGAAGATCAGCCTCAGAAATCATTCGTAATCTTGAGCAAAGAATTGCTCGCCTTGAAAGACAGCCGTCAAATCGTACAGCAAGCCCGAAGATCAGGGTGTCAATCTCTACAGGATATAAAACAAGAAAGATGGTGGAGATGATGACAGTCCAAGGGATACTTTCAGAGGTCAAAAGCGAAGTAGCAGATAGATCCGTTGTAAAAATCATTCCAGATGGAAAGAGATCACAGATCAAATTCATCTTGACTAATTTCGAGGAAGGTTCATCTATACGAACAGTGGTTGATGTGAGTCTCTTTTCCTTTGCATCGGCAGTAGAAAACAGCCACTCTTCTGAAATGGATTCTCTATATATGAATGCAGGTATTGTTGACTTGGAAGATCGCTTTGATAAAGATAAAGATGTCGCATACGCTATCAAAGATTACCTACAAACAAGTCGTGGTTCTTTTGGTGGTGGTCTAGGTAGTGATTGGTTGATAGAGGTTCTTTAATCTTATCTCTTCTAAGGGAAATAAGTTCTCCTTAATTGTAGTACAACTTAGGGAGAGGAGAGAAGATGTCCTTAGACACCAAATATAGACCTACCTTGCGTATGCTTCTCTTGCGGGTCATGGAACAGGTCTTTGGGATCACGACCACTCCGAAGCAGAGACACTAGAAAATCTAGTTAAGCGTGATCGTAAGTGTGGCGATTTAGCAGAGAAGATTGACAACCTACCTTACGATCTTGGTCTAGCTTAATTTGTAGTTTATTTATACCCTATCAATAAATGATCTCTTTAACCTCAAACCAAGGGAGAAAAAACCATGAGAAGATCAGCCTCACAAATCATCAGAAACCTTGAAAATCGTATCGCAAGACTTGAGAAAGAAGCAAATCGAAAATCTGCCTCAGTTACTCTTAGACTTGACTCTAAAACTTTGCATCTCGTTGAGGATGCGATTGCAAAAAAGTTTGAATATGAAGAACAGTTCAACAACATCGAAGTTAGTGATGTCAACTGTGAGTCCACTGTGGAAATAACCTCCAATAGAGGTACGAGTTTAATCGAGGTGGATTGCGAGCTTCACTATACTGATGAAGATGGTGATGAAGATAGAGATGACCAGTCTTGGACTATCGAGATTGACAGCGACATCGCAAATGAGGTCGGACCTCTAACCAATCCAAACTTTATTTTTAAATTAATCAGAGAAGCTGTGAAAGATATAGATAATCTTAGCCAATCTTGAATAATGTCGCCTAAAGACCATACCAGTTCTCATAAGCTCTGCGTATGGTCTTTAATACATCGTTCCCAAAGACATGGTACTCGACATCACCCTCATAAGTTAGCGTCCATTTAGAGTGTCTATACGCTATGAGATGATGCCACTTTTGTCTAGGGTCTAAGGTGATCAAGAGGGTTAGGTCTGTGTCTTGATTATGAATAAACACAATACCGTCATGATTTCTATCGTATGAAAAGCCACACTCAGATAAGACTGTGAAGATGTATTTAGGGTAGGTAATACCCTTGAAGTTTGCTTCTACACAAACCCGAATACCATCTTGTTTTATTGTGTACGGCTTGTTCATTGTCTATACCCTCTAATACATAAGGTATAGACAATAAAAAGATTACACTATATCACTGACATCCAATGGGAAATCTTCGTCCTCAACACTTAGAGTAGAGATGAACTCAAAGATCTCTTTTGCTGTGGTCAAGATTTCTGTAATCGTAGGATATGCTTGCTCTGGGTTCGAGGCATATTTGCGAGAGTGATACTCTTCAGCCATTTTCAGAGCTTGATAGACGGACTCATTCATAGGTAATCTCCTTGAGGTAATAGTAGTGATTACTTATACCACCTCAAGGAGATTATCAATCTTATGGGGTGAAAACACCAGAGGCGATCTCTCTAAAGCTAACGCAAGCATTGTCCATCATGTCGGGAACACGCATATCGAGATCTAAGAACCTTTTAGCGAGTGCTTGGTACATGATCATGATGTCCTCATCATCATACCCCTCATCTGATCTCTCTTCCTCGAAAGAGACAGAGCCGATGACTTTAGCGTGGCTAATCATCTCCATCATAGGGATTTGATTGATGTAATCAATCCATTCTTCGATAGTAGCTAAATCTTCCATCTTATTTATCCTTTCTTGCTTTTTGAGCTTCAATGAGATCGGGATCTTCTTCGCCTTCGATTAACTCGGCAACAATCTGACCTTGATAGTTTTCAAGTCTTAACTGCTCCCAAATCGCTTGTAAACAAGGATCTTGCGAGTCCTCCCAAAGTCTCATGTCAGAGGCATTAAACTCAGAGCCAAGTTTAACTCTCTGTTGCACATTCTCTACACTGTATTCTTTATTAGAACTTTGCTCTTGACCAACAGCCCTACTCTGTAGAGATCTTCGACCTGGTGCAGGAGTTCTGTGGTTAGTTTGAGGGTCAATCAAGTCATACTTCTTCATATGTGCCTTGAAAACCTTTTCAGAACCACAAAGTCTCTCAATCTTCTCACGAAGACCCTTATGTGCATACCATGCAGTACGATACGCTTCTGGATACTGACTGACGACCTCTGTCCACTTGAGATTTTGACCCTTGACAGAAATCTGATCTACTTCTTGTTCCCAACACCAAGGATCTTCTATATTAAGGAGATCCAACGGAGTATTAAGGAAATCATTTACATCAAGGTTCGCTTCAAGAGCCTTTTTCTTGAGATATGCGTTAGCAATCTTCATCGAAGGTGTTCCATCTTCAAGGTATAGGGTCATACTACCCCCACCACCATACAAGCCCCATAGTTTCTCACCGACAGCGACACCGTAATCAGTTGACTTCTTCGCTTTGGGTTTTGGAGGTTTAGGGTTGTCAGTATCATATTCAGATGATCTTAGATCCCAACCGTTCATCTCTTCAAGCAATGCTGTCGTATCTACAGCAGTACGAGGTGTGATAAGGCTGATGAAATCATTGCTACCGCTGATTGTATGTGTAGTTCCATCATCAAGTCTAATACCAATGTTTCCATTGACATCAACTCTGTAAACTTCACCTTCCACACCAAACATTTGAGGAGCGATCCTCTGCAACCTCTCGCCATCAGCTTTGACTCGATCACCAACTTGCCATCTACCTTGTGGTGGGAGTACAGGTCGCTCACCAAGAGCATTCTTCTTAGCTTCTTCCCATGCTTGCATAGCATTTTTATAAGCATCAGCATCTGACTTTTTAACCTTCATGGTTACAATGTCAGCAGTGATTACCAAGAGCTTTAAGAGGTCAACACGACCAGGATCACCCATGATCTTTTTAACAGCTTGAACATAAACTTGATTAGGGCTGTTATTTGGAACACGACCCAAGAGGTTAGAGAGACCTATATTCATAGTAAAACCGAACTTAGGCCAAACTGCATAACCACTATATGTTCCGTCTCCTGGACTACCTGCGGCAAGACAGTCGATTTTCTTTATGCCCATGCGTTTTGCTGTGACGATTTCTGCAAATAAGAACCTTGGAGAGAACCCTCTTGGAGCACATGGTTTAGCCTTAACATAGTCATTACTGATGCGATCTGATTGTATTTTAACACGAGCACGCTCTATGTACCTATTTCCTTCGAGTCTGATAGCACCGCTAGAAATATCACCTCTTGTGTCACCCATAAAGAAGTTAGCAAGCTGAGGTCCACCCATAAGGTCAATGATCTGCTTTTGCTTCTTAGTGAGACTAGAGCCATCTCTATTGAACCTACCTGCCAACCATAGATCAGCATCATCATAACGACCTGGATCGTAAGTGATGTGGCTTAGTGGGTTTGCATCGTACTCCTCAAGCTCTTTTTCAGCTCTAATGCAGTTCTCTTCTGTCGGATCAAGGACAGCCCTCATCATAGCAGGTGTTTTAATCGCAACACCTGTGTCAGAGACACGAGCATCAAGTCGCTTAGTAAGGTCAGACTTCAATCCATTAACGATGATGTCTTGGAAGAAATCTTGATCTGCCTCATTAACCAAAGACTTGATTTGGTCAATTGAGAGCATATCAAAGTCATCTTTGACAGTCGCTCGCTCTTTGATGTCCATGCCTTCTTCAAGAACGATCCTCTTAATAGGCTCTTCAGCACTTGGGAGGTCTACAGGAGTAACATAGCCCATAGTGTTAAAGATCTCGTTGACTTTGGCTTCAACAACCTCAGAACCATCCCCTTCAAGAGTGAATGTGAAAGTGTCTGAAAGAACCCAATCATCTTCATCCCAAATGAATGTTTGGTAAGTCTTGCCCGACTGAAGCTCTCTTCTCTCAAGAGAACGAGCATTTTTAAGGTCAACTTTAAGACCACGAGCGTTATCGCTAACAGTACCCTCTGAATCAGAGTCTGGAGCAAAGGTAGCATCAATGTAGATTTCTTCTACCTGTTGAGCTTGACCACCACGATAAGCACGAGCGGTTCTCTGCTTCAAGAGTTCAGAGTCAAACCCTTTACCACGATCAAGGTGGATGACTTTAGTGAAGGTTTGGAAGTTGAAACCACGAGCATAGTTATCCGAACAAACAGCAGTCGCTAAAGTGCTATTCTCTTTGACATACTTTTTCGAGATGTCCATAGCCCATGTGGACTCGGTTTCAGTATCTTCTTCTTCCTCTGAAGCCATCTTGGTGTAGATGCCTGTGTCGAGATACTTTTCATCGAAAGCATCAACGCTCATGTTGTCTTTCTCTTCGACCTTAGCGACAATCTCACCGTTCTGATAGAAGATGATTTCTTTAGCCCAAAGGACAGCGTGAACCTTGTCCTTACGGATCTTACTGTTCTTCTTGATTACAGACTCAGCAAGTTTAAGGTTCGAGCAGAAGTATAGGCACTTCTCGGTTCTATTGTCCTTAAAGACCTTAGACCCGACATCAGCCTTAAACATACCCTCAGAAGAAATCCTAATGAGCTTGTTTAGAGCTGTTCTTACTTTAGAGGTAGCTTTAGTGAGGTCTTGATATGCCTTACTCTTTGTTCGATCAAAGAACTCTCCATCAGTGTCTTTCATAGTGTGTAGTTTATGTCGGAGATCACGATACTTAGCCACCATTGCTTTAAGCTCACCCGAAATAGCTTTAGCTTCGTCTTTGTACTTTCGCTGTATAGCACGAGGCATACGAGTAGTAAGAGTACGAGACTTGAGTTTCAAGAGCTTCGGCAAGTGGACATCTTCGTAAGCAACACCGAAATCTGGATCAACAGAGATGTCCATCTTGGGTGCAAAGTAAGCATTTTCTTTGACCCAATTGTGGAACTGTCCTTGTAGCTCCTTATTTGGCTTCAGTGCAACCATACGACCTGCGAGAACAACACCGTATTTGTTTGCAAAGGCTTTTTCACTCTTTGCAGTAGGAACTTCACCTTTAGCTAGTGTAGCGAGCCTATAAAGGTCAACAGGATCACGATCAAGAGCAGAAGCAGTCAAGAAAACTTTGCGAGGGTGTCCAAGAGATGACACAGCATAGTTTTTGTCCTTACCTGTATTGCCCTTCTCAAAGATCTCATTGATCTCATCAAAGAAACAGGCATAGTATCTGTCTTGGTACTTCTTATTCAAAGCAGGAGAGGACTTAGCCTTAGCTTGCTTCTTGAGTTTGTTGTACTGCCTACGAGACTTAGCAAGCTCCTTCTTCTTCGCATCCTTTTCAGAAGGTGAGAGAGCAGGATAAGAAACAAGTTCTTGGACGATTTTCGTTTCAGTTCTTCGAGAGGCTGTACGAACGATTGTAGGGTCAATCAAGTTGCCGATTTGGAAATCAACTTCTTTTCTCGAAACCTCACGACCGTTCTTATACTTAACCTCATAGGTAATGGTCGCTTCTTTGCCATGATGTTTGTTTTCACGAGCTAGACGGTTTGTCTCAGCAACAACCTCTTTACCGTTATCCATGTCTAAGATGAGGTCGTCAATGCCTTCGGAACTCCTAAAGTCTGCAACAAAATCCTCATAAGACATCTCGTCAATGCGATCAAGAACGATCTGTTGCCAGTTTGGAGTTGTCTCAACTTCACCGTCAGCTCGAACAAAATCATCCCCACCTGTAACCATAAAGTTAAGGACTTCTTTCTTCAAGTTTCCGACAAGGCTCTTAGGTGAAACATAGAGGAATCTACGATTTGCCCCTTCGCCACCTTCTTCCATACCCTCATTGATTGCTTTTTTAATCGCAACGAGAGAGGTAAGAGTCTTACCAACACCTGTATCAAGAGCAATAACGCCCTGCATACCCGATGCTTCGAGCCAAGCAGCCGCTTCCTTTTGTTTGTTATTGAACTTGAGAGGCTTATTGTTTGGTAGCTTTTTAACAAAACCACCAAGAGTTTCGGGAGTGAAACGCTCTGTATTCTCAACAGTAGTAGCGTTCTCTTTCGCTCTAAGTTTAGCGTAATACTCGTCCATAAACTTAGAGGCAGACTCACTTAAAGCTACCGAACCAAGAGAGTCACGAATAGTCTCAAAGTCTTCAGCAGAGAAAGTGAAGAAGGGGTTCTTATTCATGTGTCCAGTAGGGAGAGTTGGATCTTTCACAACATTAATTGAAGAAATCTTGCTCGCAAGATCCTTCATAATGTTTCGGTCAGCCTTACTAGCATTTTCACCAGGTACACCGAGTGTAAGAACACCTGTCTTTGGGTTGACCGTAATGTAAGGCTCAATAAGTCTTTGCTTATAAGTCCAAGAGTCTCCATCTTTGATCTTATCTACAGTACGAGCATTTCCCTTGTTATCAAAAGCGATGCGATCTGTTTCAACCTTGACCGAGCGACCACCTTCTTTTTTAACATAGCCACCCTCAATAAAGCGACCTTCCATGTTTAAGATGGTGTCGAGTTCATATCCAGCGTATCGACCCTCAACAACGATCTCCCTGTCCTTACCCTCCGAGTCTTTCAGAGTAACAAGACGGAAAGTTTTGCTCAGACCTTCTGACCCCTTAATCTCTCTGAATGAAGGGGTTAAAACTTTGTCTTTAAGACTTGGGTCAAGGTCGGGGTTTCTTCCAAGATTGATACGGTTCAAGGCTTCTTGTAAAAGATCCTTGTAGTGTACAGGATTGTAGGTGCTTCCCGATGGGTACTTGAAGCAAGCAATCTTAACCTTACGGTCTTTGTAAACAACCTTATTACCATCCCAATCGGGGTAATTTTCGACTGTGATTGTTTCGGTTGTGATCTTCGGCTGTGTAAGCCTTTCTTTCTTTTTGTCTTTACGATTCTTAATAACCTTTTTAGCGAGTGCTTCCATGTTATTAAAGCGTTTATATGTGTTGCCTAGCTCATCAGTAAAGTCACTGCTATAAACACCTTTAACAAGAGGCTTCATAGCGAGTCGGTAGTTGAAAACTTCCGTACTATGAGCGGCTTTATTCTCACAGATCGCTCTGAACTCTAAGAGCTTGTCGAACAACCTAACAGCTCGGTTGTAAAACTTGAGGCGAGACTTAGGCACTTTATATCTAAAGTTAGGCATACCTGCTTGGTTGTAGCCTGCTTCTGGCTCACCATTAGGAAGTTTTCCATATCCCTCTTTAAACTGAGGGATAGAGAACGCTCTAGCGTTCACTTTAGCTAAAGAAATCCGACTAATGATGAGATCATTCTTCTCTTTTTCACCAGGCTCGTAGGAAAGGAAAGGTTTACCACTCTCATCCTTTTGAACTGAACACTTGGGAGCAACGAAAAATTCTTTTGGATCAGTATTAGATCCGTAGACAGTATCTTCAGCCACTAAGCTCTCTAAAGCAAGAATGATCTCTTTATCCTTCTTAGAGAAAACAGGTGTTTTAGGCTTGCTTCGAGGCTTAGGGATCTTGGTTGCTTGTTGATCGTAAGCAACGGTGAGATACGCTACACCTTTGTCTCTGCCCTCTGTGATATATACAGGCTGAGTTTCTACATGATAACCTTGCTCAAGTAGAGAAGATTTGAGCTTCGCATCTCGAAGTTTCTTCAGTCTTTCAGCTTTTTTGATCTCACCTGCGACCATCTCACTTGAGTTGGCGATCAGTTCACTGATTTCATCTCCTACAGAGAACTGCACATACCGAATGTTAAACTTAGGGTTACTTTTAACTTCGGTGAGGACATTGATGCCGAGCATATTGAAGCATTGTTTAATGAAATCTGCGTAGAAGCCGACTGTTCTCTTATAATCTGAACTTCCTGCGGCTCCCTTGAGCATACCTACGATCTGATTGATGTCAGTCCCTGTAAGGGCCCCTGCCAATCCCATGTTGATGTTCTTGTCAATGACTTTGAGTCGAGCTTCAATTTTGGTTGCAAGCTCTCTTGTGCCTTTTGGGGCTTTCATTGCATACTTTTGAAGCAAGTATCTCCAACTTTTTGCAAAGTCTTGTCTGAGTGTAGACATGGGAAAAGGAGGTCTACCTGCTTTAAGCCCACCTTCATAAAGCATCTTAAAGTATTCATCAATAAGACAAATGTTGTAGTAGATCTCAAATGTGTCAGTTACTTCTTTGCGTCTGACTTTGACGATCTGACCTTCGATGGGATTACCATCTTCATCTGTCTGCTCAACCTGCTCCCCTTTTGCGTTTAGGACAGGAACATAAGCAAAGTTCTTGACCACCATATCATAGAGCTGACCTCTATATGGCTTGACTATGCGATTTCTTCTTACAGCCATTGTGTTCTCCTTTGGGTTTAAAATCCACACTGATAGAGGTTTGATAAAAGAACTACAAATCAATCTTCTATGATGTAGCCTTGCTTCCTTAGCTTGATAGTTAAGTGTGCGAGTTTGATAGGGTCGTTGGAACTGACCACAATTTTATGATCTTCAATGATGCTTACATCCCAATCTTCTTTTTGAAGGTTGCGTATAAACTTTTCCCCGAAAGGATACTCTTGAGGGTGGATCGTAATGTCATATTTCTGAGTCATCACCTCAGCGACCCATCTCTTCACGATGTCTTTAGGTAAGATTTTATCCGTCATAAAATTACCTTTTTCCGATCCACCTCTTCTGGTAGAACTCTAAGGAGAGTGATGTTTTCACTTATAACTTTAAATGTATTGTACACATCGCTTAATTTTGGAGATTGTTCCATAGCCTTTAAACACTTCAAGTATCTGTATCTGATCTTTCCTTGTGTATCACCTAAAAGACGAGCCACATAGCTTTGGCTAGAGTAGGTATATAAAAGAACTAATACTTCGATGTCTTTGCTGTCGATAAAAAAACTAGAAAGTAAATCTCTTAGTTCAGCCTCCTCATAAATTGTTATTTGTGCGTATATCTTCAACCTCTCTAATCCTCTATTAACCCTATAATGGACATTTGGTTGAGTATACCCAAAGATTTTTCCGAGATATGCTTGGCTGAGTCCATGCAATAGGTGTAGCTCAACCATATCAGCTTCAACAGGTGAAACTTTGCTCATGTGTTCTAGGATTGAATGTATCTTTTCAATCTGATCATCTGGAACATAATTTGGAGTTGGGCAAGTATGGAGTCCCTGCGAGTCCGAAAATATCTGTTCCATTAACTTCTGATCCATTTTTTTAAGCCCCTTCTACGGATAAACAATCTATAGTGTGTATGATTTCTACACTCCTAAAAGACAGGTGGATAGCGTACATTCGTACATCGCCATCTCTCCAAGTCATCACTACCTCTCCCTCAAAGCTCTTAAAAGGACCAGATTTTAATCGAACATAGTCTCCTTGTTTGAAAGAACCCCCTAGATTATCCACTTGCTTGACCATTCTCTTCAAATCAGAGTCGGGGATCACTCCCATACTCATAAGGCCAGTGCGAGAATCTAGTTGAGAGATGATGTCTCTTACTAACCCACATTGCTTTAAACTATAATACTCAACAGCACCATACCCACTCTTGATGAAGATATACCCTTCCATTAACCAAATAGGTTCATGGTATCTCTGAACCATCAAAGGTATGTATACATCATCAACATTAAAAGCAGTGTTGGAAACAATTCTATCTTTGAGCGACCCTTTTAGGGCTTCTTCTTCGCCTTTAGTTGAAAGCTCAAGGACAACCCACGAAGTTTCTCTCATAGATAACTCACAGTAAAAAGAATGGTGTTAAATAGATACCATTCCTTTTACCATCTTGCTAAAATCCGATAGCGAAAGTTGTTTCTTAGGCGGTACTTTATCCACCTGTGGTTCTGAAACAGCGATTTTTTCTTCAGAAATTGCTTGATGCACTTGTAGGGTTTGTACACCGCCGATCTTCCACTTCAACAAATCACACTTGAACATACCACCTGTCGGTCTAATCGGACGACTCGCTAAACTGTCTGCAAGACTTAATAAAGGCATACCATACTTATCCCAAATCTCTTGCAAAAGAGGTCTGTTCCAATATGGGGGTGGCACACCTGCCTTCATACCTAGAGAAATAGCAAACATACACGCAGATTGCAACCTGTCATAAGCAATACCCACAGGAGTCGATTGCAATAACTCATCGACCAAGCTCAAAGACTTAGAGTTGTCACTCAACAAGAGCTGACAGATAACATCATTACGATCTACATGGAGATATGCCCTCACACCTAGTAGACCCACCACACCCTCATTCGAGGAAGCTACACCCTCAATCGCTTTTAAAGCATCTCGAATATGACCCTCTGTGAAGTCAGCTATTAAAACCAACGCTTCACGCTCATACTCGAAGCCTTCCCACTCACACACCTTTTGTAAGCGATCTGCTATTTCTTCTGAGTCCACATGGCGAATGATGAACGCAGGAGCACACCTACTCAACACAGTCTGTCTCATCTTCTCTGGTTCGGTAGTGGCAAATATACAGACGAGCTTCTTATCGAAGCTACCCCGATCATTCTCCTCCATCGGCTTCAATAGAGCATCGAGTGCATCCTTAGATAACTGATGGGCCTCATCAAAGAGGTAGAGCTTCTTCTTCCCCGAAAATGAAGAATACCCTAGTTCCTCTAAGAGCTTCTTCACATCTGCTTTACCACTATTCGTAGCCGCATCTACCTCAATGAATGAGTCATGGCTACCTATTAACATCGCTTTACATGAATGACATTCATCACAAGGCTCTCCATTAACAGGAGAGCCACACAATAAAGCACGAGCCATGATCCGACCTAGAGTGGTCTTGCCCGAACCATAAGGACCAGCGAATAGATAAGACTGTCTCCAACCTGCGTCTGACTTGACAAAGCCTTTGAGCGTTTGGATGGTAGCCTTTTGACCAAGCACATCGCTGTATGTTCTCGGTCTGTATTTGGTGTCTAAGGACATCTTCTCTCCTCTCGTATAGGTACATATACCTTTATACTATTTCGAGAAGATTTAAGACCCTTAGAAGGGATAAGATTAAATAACCTCTATCATCCAACCACGACCTAGACCGCCACCAAAAGATCCACGAGATGTCTGTAAGTAATCTTTGATAGCATACGCTATATCAACATCACCCTCAAAGCGATCTTCCAAGTCATGAATACCTGCGTTCATATATATATCATCCATCTCAACGGGATGGCTTGCTTCTACTGCTAATGCAAAGTCAAAAAGACTCACATTGCAAGACCAATGGTTATCTGGACAGATAAAGTTGATCTTTGATCTTTCTCCATTAGGGATGATGTTTACAACACATCGACCTGTTGCTTGGCTTTTGACCATTGAAAGTAGCTCTTGGACTGTCATCCTCTCCACTTCGTTTCTTGGTGATCCTGTAGAGATTGACACCTTGATCTTCGAGCTTGCTGTACGATTTGAAGCTGTTTTGGACTCAAGTCGAGCAATCCTTTGCTCAAGGTCTTTGATGATTTCACTAGCAGATCTTCTCATGGTTTTTCTCCATTGGTTTAAGGTTAAAGAGATCACTTATGAGAGGGTATAAATAAACTACAAATAAAGTACCATTAGCATGATGTTGTTTCCTCATCTGTCTCTATTACCCGATCAGACTCTTGAAGATGCTTTTGTCGAGAGGCTTCATGGTGATCTCACCATTCTTCATAGTGGCTGATTGTGCATCAAGTACCCAAGCACCCTTCTCAGAAGGTACGATTTGGATTTGATACTGCACCCCGTCCTCGTAGTTCATCTTCTCCTCAGAGAAAGAGGGAAGTGGAGTACAGAAGAGAGTCGGTGAGTTCCCATGTGGCAGAGCATTTACTGCCTCTTTTAGATCATTAAGAGTAGGGATGATAGTTGGTTGTAGCATATTTTCTCCTTATTGAGAGTGGAAGTTGGTGGGCTTCATTGCCCCGATACTATGATATAGATAAGGGGTTACACACCACATTCTCGGTATCATTCATATAAAGGGAATGGGAGACAAGACACCATGCAAGTTAAAATAGAAAACTACCAATCAATCAAACACGCTGAGTTTGAGGTCAAAGGTCTGACTGTCATTACAGGACCGAATAACACAGGCAAGTCTGCTTGTGCGAGAGCCATTGCAGGTGCTTTCTCTAACGCTAGGGGTTATTCTCATGTTCGCAAAGGTGAAAAGTCATCAAAAGTCTCCATCGACTTTGATGATGGCAACTCGGTCATTTGGGAAAAGGGAAAAGGGGTCAACAAATATGAGATCAACGGACAAAAGCTAGATAAGGTTGGATCAAAGACTCCCGATGAACTTGATGACTTAAACATTATTTCAGTAGATGTAGATGGAAAAACTGTCTGGCCTCAGATAGCTAGACAGTTTGAACAAATCTTCTTGCTTGATATGCCCCCTAGTGTCCTCTCTAGTGCCTTGTCTGATGTCAAGACGATAGAAGCCTTAGAGAAAGCCTCAAGTTTCTCTAGGAGCGAAACTAAGAGCCTTAATCAACGCATTAAGATTAAGCATGAGGACTTAGAGTATGAGCGTAAACGATTACCTAAGTTCAATGAACTGTCAGACGCAGAAAAAGCAATCAATCATATAAATGATCTTGAGGGGTCGATTAAGACCCTTGAAGAAAGAGTTAAAAAGCTAGAGGCAATCAAAGAAAAGAGAGAAAACCTTATGTTTCAAACACAGTTCGTATCTGCCTTGCAAAATGTACACTTTCCACAGGTCAACCCACATGACTTCATGGGGATCAAAGACCTTGAGCGTATCCGTAGAGAAAAGAACCGACTAAGGATCATGGAAGGTATCGTAGGTGTCGGCTTAACATCATTCCCATCTTTGCCCGATGTGGAGGTCAAAGACCATAGACCACTTGAGCGAGTCTTGAATAAGCGTAAAGAGCTTGACCAAACAATCAAGTCAATCTCTATGCTAGAGGTCGAACTACCAAAAGTAGATACCACTATCGAGAATGACCTCAAAATCGCTTCGGAACGCTTTGAACTGTTCAGTCGCATCTCTCGCACCGAACGAGAGGTAGAAAAGCTCACAGAGGAGCTTGACGCTATCAAATGCGAGATTGGTGATACTTGTCCTTTATGTGAACAAGGTATCGACCACTAACTCACTTTGTCTCTTCTTTAATCACTTTGAGGACTGAGATTTCTAGCGAGTATATTAAAATCTATACCCCATGCCATAGATCAAACCCCAAACCAAATCACCATCTGGATTATATGGTGAGGTTGTCACCCCTGCATACATAGTGCTGTCTTCGTCTTTAACGAACTTCAAACGAAACGCACCCACAGGGAAGAACTGACCATTAAGAGTAATCGTGTGTCCGACTGAAGCACCAACATCAAGACCTAAAGATTTCTTGTCAGAGATCTCATATCCTAATAACTCATAACTCGCACCTAGCATAAGACTAGGTGGTGTCTGAGACTCTACAAGTAAACCTTCCTCTGTAAACCTTTTGTTAGAGGAGGTAGGTAGATTGAACACAACCCATAATGCAAAGTTCTCATACATCTTACGAGATAAGATGAATGTGGCAGAGTTCGTAGGTACAGGTATTGAACCCTCTTCGTACCCACCGATGAACATTTGCGTTGTGCCTAGACTCACTTCCCAGTTATTCTCTTCAGCGTGAGAAATCGTAGAGGTGAGCAAGAAAGATAAGAGTAAAGCGATAGTAAGTCTCATGGTGTCTCTCCTTTATGGATAAAAGACACCGATAAAGAGACTATTAATCCCTAGATACGAAAAACCCCCCCCAAAATCTCAAAGGGAGATGAGGTTCTTTATAGACCCTACAGGCTGTTTTTTGCTCTGCGAATAACAGCAGGAGATGAAAGTCGATCACCCTTATTAGCACCCTCAATGATAGCAACCCAAGCCTCAACTGGAGAACTCGCTCTCAACTTCTTCTGTAAAGCCTCTCCCCACACTTGAATGTCCTGTTTAGTCATTTTTTGTGACTTCCAAGAGATCTTCTCTGATCCACCTCTAGTGTATTCTAGCGTCATGGTAAACATAGCAATACCATTATCATCTTCAACTGTAGCTGAGTATCCTTCATCACTTTCTACAACACGACCCATAACGAGCGTAGAAAATGCCTCCTCAGACCAAGAAAAAGCAAAAGGATTTGCTTGCTTTTCAAGACGGGCGATTCTCATCTCAAGATTTCTGATTACTTCACTAGCTGATCTTCTCATGTTTTTTCTCCATTGGTTTTTGGTTAATGAGATCACCTATGTGAAGATATAAATAAACTATTGAAATCCCTAGATACAAAAAAACCCCATCTCACTCCACACCAAACTTAACCATCCAACGACCAATCGTACTCGCACCCACATCAAGATACTTGGCAATCCTACGCTGACTCCAACCCTTACTCCTTAAGTCCTCTAAGATGCCTTTGTCCATCTTCTTCTTGATAGCATTGTTGCGACCTTGAAAACCAAAGTCCAACTTGTAAGACATACAATCGGGTACATGAGGCTTAATGATCTCAATGAAACGATCAGCGTTATCACCCTTAAAGTGAAACTCTCCTGCCTCCCCTTTTTTATGTGTCCAGTTAGGAGCTAAACCAAACTTCTCAAAGATTAAGTAAGCGTTAGCTCGACTCCCCTGTTTTGCTCCAAAACAAATCTGAGGCCAATGTCCTGCATTACCATCATCGAGATACCACATAGCCAAAGCTAACTCATCTACTTGGTCTATAACATCAGACTTAACAACTTTCCAACCCTTATCCCTATCCTCATAGAACAAGTCTCGATACTCATTAAGCATTGGGTGAGCGTGGGTGCGAAAGATATATGAGGTAAAATCTCGGCTCTTCGCTGTGGTTAACTCACCACTTGACCATTTGCCCCACTTCTCTTGCTTCCACTCAAGATACTCTTTCTGATTCGGTGCGTGTCGTTCCTCATAGTGTGAAGCGTTCGTTCTAAAGGCAATACGACCGTCACCTAGCATAGAACCAATAAGGATTGATCTTAACTCCCCCTCAATCTTTGGTAGCTCAAGACGATCATATTTAGCCACTGTCTCAATCTCATAGCGTAGTCTCCAACTACGGACACGCTTTATGCTTGAGTCAACACCCTCAGAAATCAACAAATCGTTAATCTGCTCCTGTGTTAAGTATTGCTTAGTATAGAGGTCTTCAAAACGCTCTTTAGATATAGGGCATGGTATCGCTCTCATAACCAACCACCCCCTAGATCCTCTTTTCCTGTCAGCAACCAATATACTGTCGCAATCATAAAAAGAGTCATACAGATAAGAAAGTACACAAATCCTACGATAACAAGTACCCCAATAGAGTTCAAGTTGAGATCAGAAAAGACAAAACCCCAAAAACCTTCCCAACTGAAGTAGCCAAGTAGCCCCCCTATGACGAATCCTGTTAAACAAGTCATAAAGACAGACAAGTACAGGCTACACAAAGTAAGGAGGAACTTCCCTACCTTATGTACTAGGAAGCATACCCTGTTGAAGATGCGTTCAAAAGCGTTCATAATGACCTCTTTAGGTTCTTGTGTGGTTGGTTGTGTTCCATTTGTACCACTATGAACCTAAAGAGGTCAAGATTTATTTCCCCTAGATACAAAAAAACCCCATCTCCCGAAGAAGATGAGGTTCTTTCTAAGTACCTCTTACACCTACTAAGTAGGCGAATGTACAAGCATTGTTATCTTAAAGATTAACGCTGTACAGTAAGACGAGCAAGACCACGAGGGTTGTAAGCTCCGATACCCAAGTTTTCAAAGACACTGAAGCCGATTGTACGAGCTTTAGGATCGTCAGCAGAAAGGACGGTCAACTCGGTACGAACAGGGATACGACCAAACATCTCTGGCTCACAGCAGACATAAACAGTTCCAACAGGAACAAGTCGGCTAGTGATGATCTGAGCACCCCAAAGGGTAGCCTGTAGACCAGTCTTGAGAAGTGCCGCTTGGCTCTCGATGTCGAGAATGTCACGACCGAACTTACGGATGTCAGCGTAATCACGAGCATTCATGAATACACGAGCAACACGAAGGTCATGACGCTCAATGAGGCTGTATGCGTCAGCAAGAACAGCACCATTAAGAGGAGCGATAACAGGAATGTCAGCGTTAGTCTGACCTGCAACGCTATCAAATCCGTTAGCCGCAACTGCATCAAGGATAGCGAATACACGCTCGTCCTCAGCCGCTTGGATTTGAGCACGAGCAAGATCCTGAGCACGCTCGATAAGGTCGAACCTACGCTCTTTGATCTGTGTGAGTGGGATCTCTGGGTTAGAAGCGATCTCAAACAATGGGAAGATAACCCTGCGTGGCTTGGTGATAGCAAGGATGTTCTCACCCTCTTCACCAACTACGAAAGCAGTCACATCGGGATCTTTGTCGTAGATAGGTAAAGCACCATCTGGAAGTTGCTCGACTAAGAAAGTCTTACGACCAACAGAGGTGTAATCTCTACGAAGGCGAAGTGGTTGAGTCATTGAAGCGGCGAGCTTCGCACGACCCTGTGGAGTCTTAATGTAGTCAGAAATGATCTTCTGTTTTACGGCATTATCAACTGTATTACTCATAATAAATCACTCTTCCTTTCTATCAAATGCGTTGGTCGTATACCAACTCATCAGAAGTTGAGTCGGGAGCGATTTTAAGAATACCGATAGTAGTAGTATCAGTATGAGCGTTTGCGTTTCCTGTCTCAGTAGTCAAGAAACCATTACGAGAAGCAACAAGTGAAGCACCTGGAACATATGCTTGAGTCAAAGCTCCACCACCGTTGTCAATACGGATTGTCTCATAAAGAAGGTTTGCGTAAGTACCTTGTGCAGAAACATAAGGTCCTCGGTTTGACGCAACACCTGGTTGGTTTTCAAAAGCATTGCCCGAAGCATTGTTGATGAAAACACCAAGTACACGCTCAGTTGCAGGTGCAACAGCCTGTGAAGGCCCACCATGCTCATTAGCAGTACCACGAGTAAAAGCGATAGAACCACTAAGTACACCGAGTACATTTGTTAAAAGTCCAGGAGCGGTGGTAGTATCACCGTTACCTGCAAAATCTACGGGGTTAGACTGAGTGAAAGCACTGCTGTGTAGTTGACCTACAGTGTTACGCACACCAACATGGAGGATACGCAACGCAGAGCTTGACTCTGTAAAACCACCACTAGCTTGTCCAAGTAGAGCCATGAGATTTCTCCTATTTAGCTCGTACTCTCTGTTTTCAAGAGAGTAGTGTTGTGTTGAAATAGGGTGGTCTTACAACCAACCCCGAAAAGGTTTTCCAATATAATAGCGTCAGATATAAATAAACTATTACAAGTTTATCTATATCTTATCCGAAGAACTTGCTTACATCGGGAGCAGACTCCCAAAGTTTAGAAAGCTCATCAGAAGCACTTGAAGCCTCACGAGAGATGTTACCGAGAGTCTTAACAGCCGCTTTACGAGCAGAGGTGCGTGGGCGATAAGAAGCCTTCTTATCAGCCTTTTCCTCTTTAGCCTCTTCCTCAGTAGCTTCTTCTTCGGTAGCTTCTTCTTCGGTAGCTTCTTCCTCAGTAGCTTCTTCCTCAGTAGCTTCTTCGGTAGACTCTTCCTCAGCGTCTTCATCAGCCGCTGTGAAGATTGAAGCGAGGCGAGGGTCCATAGCCATTGCATCTTCTGCGTCCATGTCAAGACCCATGACATCTTCACCCATGCTCATTGTAGTTTCGACTTCTTCAGCAGTATATCCATACTCTGGATCATTCTGCTCACGAGTGTCATCTGCTTCAAGCTCTGCAAGGAGAGTTGCCATCTCATTATCAGCAGTAGTGTCCATGTCAGACATATAAGTTGAAAGAGCTTCTGCAAGACGCTCAATCTTTGCTAAACGCTGAGTAGGCTGACCCTCTGAAGGCTCACTAGCAGGAGCAGTCTCAAGTGCTACAGTGTCGTTCTGACCTTGATAGCCTGTACCAACTTGTACTGCGTTATCAGCGAGTTTACGAACCTTGCGAGCAAGACGAGCATTAGCGGCTTTAAGAGTAGCGATTTCTTCTGCGAGAGCTTCGGCTGATGAAGAGTGATCCTCAGCCATCATCATAGCCTCGTGATCTTCAGCCATCAACATTGCTTCGTGATCTTCAGCTTCAAGATCAGCCATGATTTGTGAAAGCTCATCTTCTGCTTCAAGTTCGTCTGCGAAAGACTCACCAAGACCAAGAGCGATTTCATCACGAGAAAGGAAGCCATCCTCATTCATATCAAGATCGTCAAAGATCTCGTCAGAGCCACCCCATTCGTCCATAGAAATCATGCCATCGCCATCGGTGTCATAAGCGTCAAACATAGAGTGACCCATGTGATCGTCAGCTTCTAGTTCATCACTTGCATTTCCTGGTCCTGTGAATTCAAGACCTTCATCATACTCAGTTCCAACTTGTACAGCATTGTCAGCAAGACGAGCAACACGAGCATTAACAGTACGACTAGGAAGATCCATCATGCGAAGTGCAAGATCCTCGATCTCACGCTGTGAAGCAGTACGACCAAGACGACTTTCAGCGATGCGAATGCACTTAGCCGCTTTACGCTCCATAGCTTTTTTAAGGTTCTCTTGGCGAAGGTCATCAGTAAGAGCATAATCTTCAACAAGCTCATCGCTTACAGCAGGATGCTCTGGCTCCCAACCATAAGATGCAGGAGCAGGACCAGAACGGTAAGGTCCTTTACGGACTCCTTCACCGAACTCTGAGTCGAAGCCATACTGATCTACAGAAGGCTGATCGGATGAAGCAGGGTGACCGAAGTGATCCCAACCAAGATTATCGTATCCTGGGAGGCCAGAGTTTGCTCTGCGATTTCTTCTACGAGCAAGCTCTGCCCTGCGAGACATATTCTTAGAACGAGAATACCTAGACATAAGGCTATTCCTTTCTGTGGGGTGAAACAGGGCGAGACTTATTTCTGCCCGTAAGTGTTAAGGGATAAGAGTTTAGCTAATCTTACAAGACGAAGAGTGTCTTGCTTCGACAGATTTTTACCATTTAAGTAGCTTGCTTGCTCCAGATAATCAACTACATCATTATACTGACTGGTTGAGCCGAGCAAACTAGCTAACTTATAAACATGGGTAGGAATCTGAACATTACAGTGATTATTCACTAGAGTTATGTTCAGTACAGCTTCTTCAACAGACTTAGCTGTTCTAACAGAAGCATCTAAGAGGCTCATGTACTTGGAAGCAGACATACCCTCTTTGACAATCGTATCGTTTTGTTCAACGACAGACTTATCAATAGGTGGGTTCATTACTTCTTGAGCCTTCTCTGCTTTGAGTTCGTTTTCTAGCTTTTGGCGAAAACGATCTACAATAGCAGTCTCGTAAACATTTTCGAGCTGTTTCAACAAAGACTCGGAAGGTGCGTCAGCTTTATCATCACCACCTTCATCCTCATCCATGTCAAAAGGTCCAGCTTTCTTGTTTAGCTGACCATGAGGGTCATACCAAGGAGAACTCTGTAAACTAGACGCTTTAGCAATCCACTTCTGTGGAACTTCATTAAGTTGATCATCAGAAGCTGATTTAGCCATGTCAGCTTTAGGGATGTCTAATACATTGCGAGCGACAGCTCCTACAAATGCAGGGGTTGCAACCCAAGATGCTTCGATGAATGTAACACCTGCTGTACCACCGATTTCTTCATGACCACAAAGCTCTGCTACTCTATGTTGATTTCCTTGTTCATCATAGAAAACATTGCCTTTCTCATATTTGATATGAGAACACATCTCGGTTTCATCAGCGGCCACATGACCACATTTGGTGCAAATGGTAAAGTCTACGCTACATCCCATAGACATTGAGTTCATTTGACCCGACTCAATCTGTTTAACCAAGTCTTTGTGTTTGCGATCAGTAGCGACAAGGATGTCTACATATAAAGAATCACCGATGTCTCTAAGAACAGCATCAATGATCCGACCCTTAGATAGTTCTTCAACTTGGATATGCTCAACAAAGTTATGAGCACCAATGAAGGTCTGATAAGATTTCTTAATCACACCTCTTGACCATGAGTCGAGGTTGTTATTGATGAACTTATCAGTGCCAGAGCTGACACGATAGTCAGCGTATTTACGATTAATAGTTTGTCCACCCTCAGTGATCGAGCCTGTCTTTGTGTTTGGAGGTGTGATTGCATCGACAGAGCAAACGATAGTGGAGTGGGTAAGTAGAAATCTATCGGGAGTGAAAGGTTCGCCTAAGATGTCCTCTGCTTGCTTTTTGAGCGAAGCATTGATGGTTTTAGCACCAGAAGCGATCCTTACCTTATCCCATTGTAGACCATGAATGGAGGGCTGAACTACATTAGCCCTAGCATATCTTAAAAATGCCATGCTTTACCCCTTAACGATGTCGGAAGGTTTGATGATAAAGAGGCAGGTATAACAAGCGAGCAGTTTCTCACTCTTACCTCCTCTTCTTTTGTAAACAGTATTGCCGAGTGGAGTTTTACACTTGGGACAACAAGGTTTTTCCTCATTCCGACATTGGCGATAAGTACGATCTTTCTTATACCAATAAATAGCTTGCTTCATGTATCTGGAGGCAACACGATTAGCTTGCTTTTTGACGGCACGAGAAGTTACAGGAACAGTACCAGCTCCACCTGGTATAGTATCTTGATCGTCAGTATAAATGTTCAAGTAATCACCCGAAGTATCTACAACAAGATCTTCTACAGGATAGCGTTGCGATCCATGAGGGAACTGCACATCGACCATACCAATTGCAGGGAAGATAGCTATAACGAGTCCAGACCTTGACGGATTACCACCAAGAAAGGGGTATACACGCATCCCTAGCTCGAACGCTTGGGATCTACGCTGATAGTCAACATATTGTGTAGATCGTTTTTGCATGATTACAGTGCCTCCACTCTTATAGTAGGTGTCAATAAATGATCTATTAAAATTATTTGCTTGTTTATTTGATGAGGTAGACTCAATTTCTTGTGTCGCTGTGTCATCAAATAGCTCAGTAAGCCTACTTCTTATGTCTTTGAGCCTCTGTCTCTTAGTCGCACCATCTAAACTTTTCACTTTTTCTAGTTCTTGCTGTATCTGCTCCCATCTAAACTTTTTCGTGTTATCACTGTAGAGCTGAATACCGTCAATGCTACTCCGAGTTTCTTCAATTCTCCATCTTGTCCTAAATTCTTCTCCAGCGGCTTCTCTCTCTTCTTCGGTGTATTCTTTACCAGTTGATAGATCAACACCATCAACGAACACCTCGAAAAACTTATCTTTGTTTTCTCTCCAAAAGAGCTTCATTTGCTCTTTGACTTTCTTAGAAGGACCAGAGCTATCACCTTTAGGTTTGTAGTAGCCATCCCCCTTAGACTCTTTTTCGACAGTATGGAGATTAACGAAACCTCCACTCATGTAATCCCTTAACAGTTTCTTCATGTCATCAGACAATGGGTTAGGACAGGGATCATCTGAGGGGAGGAGCTTCTTGTCTCCCACACCTGCGGCGTTATTTGTAGGCCCACCAGGACAGTAGTCGTCATCTAATAAATCCAACATATCTCCATAAGGTCCTTGCTCACCTCCAACTACAGCTTTAAAATCTTCTGTGTCGAGGTTTTCAGTGACCGACTCAATCAAATCTCGTGTCTTACTAGGGTTAGTGCCTTGTTGGGAGAGCATACTGATGCCTTCTTCCCAAGCCTCTGATCCTGTTTGTCTTGCGAGTTCAAGTAATCGGTCGGGTACTTCGGCATACCCATCAATGACACCCTCACTATTTATCATGCGTATTGTATTGAGGGCTGTTTCAGATGCTTTTAAGTTTACGAGCTTACCCTGTAATGATTTCTTTTCTTCATCAGACAGACCTTCCCCATCATTTTCTAGGAGTGCTTTTGCTTCACCAATCTCCTCTGCGACCCTTCCAACCATAGCATTACGCTGTTCTTCATTCATCTTCTTAAAGCGTCTGCCTTGAACTCTGCGTACATTCTGTAGGTGCTTCTCTTTATCGTGATCATCCCCATCAGTAGGGAACTCAAGTAGCCCGAACTCTGGATCTTCCACAATACTCTTTTGTGCATGGGTTGTTGCTAAGTAGCTACCTAGATTTTGTGCGTACTCCTTTTGAACAGCCTCATAGTTTTCTAAGTCTGATTTTAAGGAACTGAGAGAATCTTCTGCATCTTTCAAAGAATTCTTAAGTTGCTTTAGAGTTTCCTCATCTGTGTCATCGTCAGCTTCCGATAACTTTTGTTGAGCTTTATTCACCTTGTCGGTGGTTTCCTTAATGTCCTTATTGAGTTGTTCTACTGTAGGAGGAGGTGTGGGGGGCTTTAAATCCTTTGCCTCTTCGTCAATGTAAGACTGTAGACCATCGAGTCCTTGATTTCTCATCACTTCTTCGACTTTGAATGCACCGGATCCGTAAGCCTGCACCATTTGTTGAACTTGATCTTCGGTCAACTCATCAAGTGCATCTACAGTTTCACTTATCCTTTGAATAAATGTGCGAGTGCTCTTTCTAGTTGATGCAAGATCCTTCTTCTCAAGTCCTTTGATTTGTTCCTTGAGATCACGCTTCTCTTTATCGCTTAAAGAAGGATCTTCGAGCTTTTTTTCGAGATTCTCTATCTTCTCACTCGTGCCTTTGCTTAACTTATCCCTAAAGGCTTTCTCAAGGCGATCCTTGATTTCTGCCTTTTGGACATAGCTCGGCTGTTCCAATAAAGGAGCACCTTCAACAAACGGAGGTTCTTCTTTCGGAGGTGTATCATCCCCCTTTGCGTCATCCTTTCCCGATTCATTTCTAGGTTTTGGCTCACCCTTACCTTTGCTTTTACCCTTGCCTTTGGGTTCTTCTTCTCCTGTTTGCTTCTCACGCTCTTTAGCTCTCTCGTCCAAGACATCTTTGGTTTCTTTTACTTCTTCTTCAGTAATGTCGGATGCCTCTTGAACATCAACCTCGACAGCATCAATCCCCTCTTCTTCAAGAGATGTGGTGAGCTTTTCAGCGACTCTCTTTTTATAAGGACCTCGCTTTTTGCCTTTATCGGATCTTGTTTTTCTTTTCTTCTTAGGTGGTGGTTCACCTACTTCTTCCCGAACCTCCTCATGGATGTCCATAAGAAGAGCCATAATGTCTCTCATGGTGCGTTCTTCAACAAGAGACATATCTCTCATATCACGACCATTGTTCATCCTTGAGAGCAGGTCATATTGTTCATCATTGAGAGTAGCGGCTACGGAATAGCTGACATCACTAGAGTCTCCCTTAGACCCTCTAGCTTTATCCATAGCTTTGTTAAAGTCTTGGACAGCTTTTGGGTGGGCACGATTATAAGCTGTATTAAACGACAACTCATCACCTGTCAGCCTACTCTTATACTTACGACTTTTGAGCTTGTCTTTGACCTTCTTAACGATCTTCTGCTCTTTTTTCTGTTTCCTTTTCTGCTCTGGCGTGAGCTTTTGCTTCTTTCGCTTTTTCTTTTTAGTTGGCTTACGAGATCCGTCCTCACGCTTTTGAGAAGCCGCAACTCGGTGTGCCTCTAAAAGAAGGCGATCTGTTTTCTCTAGCTCCGTTTGGAGTTCTAGTAGAAGGCGACTAATCATTGCAGACTACCCTCTCAAGTTAAGGAACTTACGAGCAACACGCTGTGCCATCTTCTCACTTCTACGAGAAAGATCGGGATCACCTTTGTCTCCACGACCAACACCTTGTAGATCGGGGTCATCGCTAATTTGTACTCTGTTCTTACGGAGGTCTTTGCGAGGAGGCTTATTCTTAGGAGATCTCCTAACGAGCTTTTCAACTGCTTCGTCCTCTTTTTCAGCTTGGGTCTTAGTCGCTACTCTCTTGTGAGGACAGATATATGAACTTGCCTTACGCTCCATACTCGCCATCTTGCGAACATCAAAGCAATGTCCTGCAAAACTCTTTCTGAGAACTCTAAGTGCTTGAGCGAGGATGAGGTAAAACCTATGAGCGTGTTCGCTCTCTCTGGTGTCTAGCCAAACAGCTTGGAGCTTTCTAACTTCTTCAGCTTTACCGTCTAAAACATCTACATATTTAAGCTCTTTATCAAGAGAGACAGCTTCCTCAAAAAGTGCTTCTATGGTGAGGAAATGCTTACGGATGCAGTCTGGACATCTTTTACGAGGTTGGTTAAGATGATCTTCGAGTAGGACAATCTGTTTACAGATCTCTCGTAAGTTATATAAGGGACTCATAATCGGCAATAAACCTTGATCGTTGCTCATAACTACACCTCTTTTTTTTGGGATACTAACTACAAGTAGGAAATATAAACAAACTATTAAACTAAGAGAGCGTAACCCCTTATTTATATCTCTATGTAAGAACCACCAAACACTCTTAAAGGAGAACAACATGGGCAAGAAAAGACCAGATCAAGTGAAGCGAGTCCACGAGGCTTTGAAGATGAACGCTAAAGAGGCCAAGTACGGTATGCCGTACTGTAAGTGGCGAAAAGAAGAATCTCGTTGGGAGATCTCAGACGCTTCGGGTCGAGATGCGTCAATGTTCTTCTATCCCGAAGGGGAGCGTTGGACTTATCAAGCTCCTTACTACGATGAGGAGGACTCAACCTTTAGTCGTTCACTTGGGAACGCCTACTGTTGTTACACAGGTTAATCCTGTAGCCTTTGTCTTTGGTGCGTAACCCCTTATTCATATAACTACATAACGAAACCCACTCCCACTAGGAGAAAAAGTATGACTGTTTCAACCCCCAACCCACGATATATCTTGGTTCAAGAGGAATACGGATACCGACATTGGGTCGGTGTCCTACCCTCCGAGATGAAACGAGATAACATCATCTCGTGGTGGAAGAATCTACCCTCTGTAATGGGTATGTTCTTCAACCCAAGTGGGAGCTTCCCTCTTACTCTTATCGAGCTTGAAGATGTAGCACCCGATGGTGCTGACAAAGCCACATGGAAATGGATAGACCCCGATGGTCAAGTGCATATCCTTGATCGCTCTAATGTGGTGCTGTTCGCCCATGTTCACATGGATGATGACAGCTACCTCAAAATCCCTCAAGGAGAGACTTTTCACCATGCAGGGTATGGAGAGATGCCCTTTGCAGATGAGGAGGACGAGGACGAGTGTGATGAGCCTACTGAAGAACAAATCAGAGAGTGGGCTTCCGAGAGCGAACTCAGTAGAAAGGTGTTCCAATCCTTGTATCCAGAGATGAAGCTATGAGTCCGACAGTAGTCGTGCCGAGTAGTTGGGTTTTAGCTTACCTCATCGGTCTTGTTTTTTGTTTTTACAAGGCACACAGGACTGACAAGGTAGAGCTGTTCTTTACCTTTGGTATGATCTATCTACTAGCCCTCACCATTGGACTAAGACTCTACTATGCTTGACATCTATTATTCGGCACTCATCAGCCTACTTTTCATCTCATTTGGAATAGGTCTTTTTTACTCAACCACAAGAGCGAGATACTTCGCCTATGCAGGTGTCGGATCTTACATCATAGGACTATTTTTAGGAGTGTATTATGGCTACTAACAAATATGCAAAAAACAAGAGATCAATCTACTTATCAGACCCGATAATCCAAGAACTTGAAGCTGAGGCAAAGCGTCAAGATAGAACGGTGTCTTGGCTAATCAAGAGAGCTTGGCTTGAGTCTCGTGAGAAGATAAAGAAGTATCCCGATGTCGAGCAATGAATTCACCCACATCGTAGACGGACAAAGACAATGGAGTCAGAAGGGTCTTAGAACCATCCAAAGTACACTGTGTCTTGAGAATACTTTTTTACGATTTAATACCCTCAAAGTATTACTCACAGAGTCCTTTGAAGAGTGTGGTGGTAAGTTCAAGAAGATTCAAGAGTCAGATATGATCTGTAGGTGGATGTTGCAGACTCCCTGTTGGGATTGCAGTGTGGTACTGCACCACCAACCCACATACCGAGACTCTATTGTTCTTAGGGTAGGTGGGGGTGTCGAACCAATGAGGCCAGAGAAAGACCTTTTTCCCTTGTGGGGGATCATAAGGGATAAGTGGGAAAATGAAAACAGAGATTAGAGATGGTCAGAGGGTGTGGACTAAAGATTCCATAGAGATCATTTTAGAGGGGTATAAACCACATCAGTCAGATGATTACTGGTATAAGTTAGGGGCGGTTTTTCGAGGTGGACTCATAGAAGCAGGTTTTAGTGAACCTAAAACCTTATTAGAAAATAAGATCACCCTCCACCTAAACACTCAAAAATGGTTTTGCCCCATACACCTTCTTCGATTAGATGACGGACAGATCGTCTTTCTTTTTGATCTTGAAATGCACCCTGCAAGAGACTTGATCTATCTGTGGGATTATATCAGAGAGGCTTGGTCAAAAAAGATCAAGGGTAGCGATTACCCCATATCACCCTAATCCTCTCAAAAAGGGTTCTAGGGTCTTTGACCGTCTCCAAAATAACCTCATCGCCATCGCTCCCACAAGCGTCTTTCCCGATGAGTGTTCCTTGTCGGGTAGCTCTCACAAATAGGTGTTGAGAAATCCAAAACATACGAGAGTCATGTTTTGTTGATTTTAACCCACACTCAGAAAGAGCGTTGGTGATGACGATGAGGGTCATCATCTCATGTTCAGATTTTTGAATCTCGGTCAGTCCGTAAGCAGACCACTCCCTTCGACCATTAACTTTCTCGGTGAGCGTATTCATTCCTAATGTACCTCAACTTTGCTTCATACTCATCATTTGCAAACAATACATCAATCTCTACTTGTGCTTGAGAGGGTGATGACTGCACGATTTTTTCTGCTTCAAGGTCAAGATGATCCAAAGGCTTTGCAGAACCAGTGATGCGAGCATAGGTGTAAGATTGAATTAGTTGGTCGATGTTCATTTCTTCCTCCATAAGTGGGTGGTTAAGACTCGTTATATGATTTAACATCTTCCATCCCATAAGTCCGTACACCTTCTTTAGCAAACTCACGAGCGATAAGATACTCAGCGAGCTGTCCATTCAGCGTTTCTATACGCTCATCTACATACTCATAAGGGTCATTTCTCTCTTTCCAACCTTCGTACCAGTCAATCATCCTTTGGTGTGCTTCGATTTGTGCGTTGATATGATCTATTTTAGATATGTCTATTGTGTATCTTAGTAAAGGGTTCAATAGATACCTCCTTGTAGTTCATTTATAATACCACTAAAGAAAAGGAGAATGAATATGCCTACACCACAAGAAGAAAGAAAAATCTCTGCGTTTCAACGCAAAGCCCTCACAGCTTTTAGGTCGCTTTTGAAAGACCTCAAAAGTTATGGTGCTCAAGCTAAGTCCGAGCATAAAGGTCGAGGACAAGCTGTTATCAATAAGAGAAAAAGACACATAGTTAAGTCGATTAAGACGCTCCCTCAAGTTCTCACCTTCATGGAGAAGTTTGTCGGATCAGACGAAGTGAGCGATAAAGCATACTCTTGGAGGAACACTACCCTTTATCTCATTCGTGATCACTTGGCAGGTCAAAAGACGCTAAAAGAGGTGAGCGAGACATTCAAAAAAAACAGCATCCGATCCTTCAAAGCACTAGAAATCCACAAGAGACAAGCACCTCTTAAGTCAATCATCCCTGTAGAGCTTAGAGCTTACTTACCCGACACAATCACTATTGATGTAGACGATGAGGGATATATTAAGACGATCAACGATATGTTCGGCAATAAGACTTACACTTTAGCCGAGAAGATCAAGTCTCAAAAGAAGCTCATCAAAAAGTACAACACAATCGTTAAGCTCATTAAAAGGGATCTCAAATCGAGAGATGAGATGACTAAGTTATCTGCAATCATCACTTCAATCATCATGGAAACAGGGATAAGACCAGGACAGATTGGAAATGGGATTGTAGAAACAGTAGACGACCAAGAAGTTCAAGTTGAAACCTTCGGAGCGATCACGCTGAACACATCTCATGTTAGCTTTGTGAGGAATAACTTTGCCGAGCTAAGTTTCAGAGGGAAGATGGGAACTGTAAACACAGCGTCCATCTCAAACTCAGCAATCGTCAAAGTGCTGAAAGATTATGTGGATAATGCTCTTTCATCTGGTTCAGATTACATTTTCATTACGAGTGAAGGTGAAAGGTTCACCTACCAAGACCTCATAAAATACTTTAGGACTAACTTTAAGGGATTTAAGATCACTGATTTTAGGAAACTAAGGGCGACACAAGAAGTTTTTGACGGACTCCAAGAAGAAAGAGATTCAATGCTTCGGAGGATTAAAGAGGTCGCAGAGATGGAGACAGAGGATTTGACTCAGCGTGTTGTTGAGATCGTAGCCGAAACGATCAATAAAGCACACGAGAGGGCACAAGTGGCTTTGAGCCACGATAGTGGAACAACGACTAAGAAATCGTACATCAACCCCGAAGTTCTACTAAGGTTCTTGAGTACAGCTTCAATGCAAAGCACTCTCAAAGAGAGCATTACGACAGGTAAGACAAAGCTCCACTTTGACCCTATGATGTTCGTTCGAGAGGCGACTCGAACAGCAGGATTGCGTATGATTTCTGCATCGGGGAGGACGCTAGAGAGTATAGATACAATCATTGATATGTTAGAGCATATTTTTGATGGTGGTATAGTAGAAGGTTGAAACCCTAAAAAGAGGATGTGTTATGACTAACATTAATGGCATCAAGACCGACCCGAATAAACAAAGAGGCAAGAACACATTTGGTGGAGGGAATGAAAATTCTCTTTACATTCCGATGTCGGACATCGAGCAAGAGTTCATCGCTCGTCTTGTTGAGCAGGGAGAAATCTTGGTCGAGTTTCATGGTTGGGGTACGGTTCAGCCTATCGTGACCTTTGGTGATAAGGTCATCCATGCTCACATTAAAATCTTGTTCCATAATGCTCCCCCTCCCCCTGGCAAACCTGTTCCTTTCTTTGACATGGATCTTCGGACTCAATCGGGGATCAGTCTCTACAGACAAAAGATGCCGACATCTTATGGCAACACACCAATCACCATCTCTAACGAGGTTGAACTTGAAATGGTGTGGGATATAGCCCTCAAATATATTGATCCGAAGCTCATCAAGACGCTCATGCCCCAAGTGAGAGGGTTTACGACAAGGCTTGAAGATCGAGATACGCACGACATCACTGTAACTGGTAATATGAGACTTAATAAAGAGCAGGTTAAGTCAGCTCATAGCCTTCATCAGAGCGAACAGAACATCAAAGTATATGATGAAAATAAGCTCGCTGAGTCGATCACTAAAATCTCAAAGTAATAGTCTATAGGGGTGTTTATCCCACTTAACTTTAACTGCACCTTTAGGGAGAGTACATTCAGTTCTCTTGTCTTTATCTAGGTAGTAGACCTTACGATTAGAAGATTTCTCGTAGTATTTACTCCCTAGCCGATAGAGAGTCCACTTTAGATTGTGCTTGGCTTTTAGTATGAGATTGCTTGGGTATAGTTCTTCAAGAATGTAGCCCATTTCATCCTCATACTCTTTAAGAGACTTATATCGCTTCTCTCCATCTTGAGAGTTCACATAACAAGACTCATTTTTATAGACTATAAATACATCGTCTTTCATGTTGTATGTAAGAACGGATTTCATAAAGGTAGACTCCCATGAAGATTTTGATTGTAAGCACAACCACGCATAGGGATAAATCAACTAGCAAAATGGTGCTAAGTAAACTGTCAGATAAACTAAATGAAAAGCATGATATAGACTTCATTGATGCAAATGATCTTCACATCGTTCCTAATCTTAGTTGTTATTCTGATGGGAAAATGAACTGTGCTAATCCAGACGCAGGTAAATATAGATGTTGGGCACATAAACTTAGTCATGACAACCCCGATGATTATCGGGGGAAAGATGAGATGAACATCATTTATGACGCTTTAGATTGGTGCGACTTGGTAATATGGGGAACGAGTGTTCGTTGGGGTAGTCATTCAGCCTTGATGCAGAAGATCATAGAGCGTATGAATACCCTTGAAAACCAACAAACAGTATATGGAGAGAAGAACCCTTTAGAGGGTAAGAAATGTGGTGTTGTGGTAACTGGACAGCATTATAAGGCACAATCGGTATCTGAACACCTCATCACACAGTTCGGGTGGATTGGTTTTGATACAGACCCCTCTTATGTTTTGACTTGGCAGAAATCCCAAGACATACACCTAGAGCAAGAAGATGATAACAACGACCCTCTTGAAGCATATCTCAAATCTAAAGAGGGCAAGGCACAAGTAGATAACTTCCTTTCATTCATGGAGATCAAATGAGAATCGAAACAGACTTTAAACTCGACTTTAAAGATGTGTTGTTTAAGCCTAAGAGGTCTACCCTCACATCACGCAAAGATGTGAAACTATCTAGGGAGATTAAACTCCCTCACAGTAAAAGAATATGGGAGGGTGTACCTATAGTAGCCGCTAATATGGACACCGTAGCTACCTTTGAAGCAGGTAAAGTCCTCACCGACCTCCACATGATGGTCTGTCTCCATAAGCATTACACCGAAGAACGATACATGGAGATATATGATTGGGTGTATTCCAATCAAGGATGTGGCTACGCTCCATATTGGGCTTACTCTATGGGTATCTCAGACGAAGAATTTGATAGACTTGTGCGTATTCAAGATAAGACCAATGGAATGATCCTCACGATCTGCATTGATGTGGCTAATGGGTATACAGAGCGTTTCATTGAGTTTGTCGCTAAGGTAAGGAAAAAGTATCCACTCTCCATCATCATCGCAGGGAATGTAGTCACAGCAGAAATCACTGAACAGTTGATCTTAGCAGGTGCTGACATCGTAAAGGTTGGGATTGGTTCGGGATGCTTCGTTGCTGGTACACCTATCCTCACCAATAATGGACTCAAGGCGATTGAGGAAGTTGAGGTAGGAGATAAAGTAATGACTCACATGGGTCGTGAGCGTACTGTGTCGAACACCTTCACCCATACCGATAAGAATCTACTCGTTAATGTGAATGGTATCAAAGCGACACCAAACCATGAGTTCTATGTGGTACATAAGTCTGATGCAGATAAGGTGAATGACGAGAACATCCATGAGTACGCAAAGTGGGTTCGAGCTGATGAACTGACCTATTCACATTATCTTTTAGAAGCACCCTCATTTAGTCTCATAGAAATCAATACCCTAGAAACAGAACCTAACCCATCGGGGATCGCCTATGACCTTGAGGTCGAGGAAGATCACTCATATACGATTGGGGAGAATAGGACTGTAGTTCATAACTCAGCGTGTACGACCAGAATACAGGCAGGTGTAGGTTATCCACAGTTAAGTGCTGTTATTGAGTGTGCTGATGCCGCTCATGGTTTAGGTGGACGCATCATGTCAGATGGTGGTTGTACCTGTCCTGGTGATGTAGCTAAGGCATTTGGTGGTGGAGCTGACTATGTGATGCTTGGGGGTATGCTCGCAGGACACACCGAGAACCTTAGACTTGATGAAGATGGAAACGCACTCTTCTATGGTATGTCATCAGACACAGCCATGAACAAGTATCATGGTGGTGTTAATGACTATCGTTCGTCAGAAGGACGCACAGTAGCCATTGAGCGTAAAGGTTCAATCAAAGATACCCTCCAAGACATACTTGGAGGCATCCGATCAACCTGTACTTATATTGGTGCAAGCGAGCTAAGAGAACTGAGTAAATGCACGACATTCATTCGTGTTCGTCAGCAATATAACTCTGTGTTTGAGTCTAGGACGCTTAAGTCTTAGTAAGCACCTGCGATGTGCTTGATTTCTTCTTCAACCCTCATGGAGAGCGTATACCAACGCTCTGCTAAGTCAGCATAGTAGCGATCCTCCACATCTCCTCTGAATGAAGGCATCTTTTCAAGTTCACGCTCCATCTCTTGCATAGCCTTTAAGACTTTTTCTGCCGACTTACGAATCGGTGTTGAAGATTGCTTCTGTTCAAGTCTAGCAATCCTAGACTCAAGATTTCTTATCGTTTCTTCCGCTGTTCTTCTCATGTTCATAATCCTTTCGAGGCATAGCCCCAACTTAATAGATTGTCGATTACTTGCTCTAGGAACTCTTTACGACCATTCTCATAGTCGGGGTAATAAGCGTGTTCCCATAGGTCAATGGTTAAGATAGGTCGATGACCTCTCATCATTGGTGTGTTTTGATTTAGAGTCGAATAAACTCTAAGCTCGCCTGTCTTAGTCTCGGCTAACCAAACCCAACCAGAACCGAAATGACTCGTTCCTTCAAGGATAAGTTCATCTCTAAGTTCTGAGTATCCACCAAAAGTCTTATTAACTTTACCTTGAAAAGATCTTGAGGTGTCCTCATATCTAATAGGTTTAGGGGAGAGACAGTTCCAATAAAAAGCATGGTTCCAGACACCACCACCAAAGTCGATTACAGACTGTTTGATTTCTTGTGGTATCCACTTTGGGTTAGATATGAGTTGATAGAGGCTACCTACTCGTTCAAGCATTTCTGGATATTGCTCAAGAGTCGTATTGAGCTTATCTACATATCCTTTCTGGTGTGAAAGGTGATGTAGCCTCATAGCCTTTTCAGAGATAATAGGCTCAAGAGCGTCATACTTATATGGTAGTGGTTGTAGTTTAATCATATTAAGATCCTACTTTATGGTCGTTTAAGTATAGCTAGGCATAATCCAGATGAAGGGTATTTACGACCTAGTGATGCCCATACTCGTTTAGCATCATTGCTAGTTGAACCTGTTTCCATACAACCATCTGGAACAAATATAAAAGGCTGACCTACTTTATTCCAGTAAGTTCTAGCAAAAGTAAGGTACATATCAGTTCCTATTTTCTTACCTTTGTATTCATCTTTAATTGCAGTATTGTAAACTGAAAGGATAGGGGCATAAGGTCTATCCTTCCAATCATTCTGAACAAGGTGCGGGTATTTGTTCAAAAGTTTTTGAACATCATTAGAACATTTTAGGCTCTCAACCTGTGATATGTCTTGCCCCATGATAGGGTTTAGTTTTTTTTCATTTAACCCACCTTGTATTTGACCAATGCGTTTACGACCATGAAAAATGACAAGTTGATAAAAACTCCCAACATTACCCTTAACAGTGTACTTGATCTTTTCATCTCTCAATGGGTTAGCTATCTCTAATCTCTTTGCATATTTACTAGCTACTCTTTGATATGGTTTCATCTGTTTATTCCTTATATGCCTAATCATATAAGTATAGTGATAAATAAACTATTGAAAGGTTAAATCTATGATAAAGCTACTATGGAGAACCGATGTCCACATGGGGGATAAAACACCACGCAGACGCACAGGGAACTGGACGGATGATGTGGTCAACAAGCTCAAGTGGATTGGTGATCTCGCTAAAGATAAAGAGATTGATGCTGTTCTTGATGGAGGAGACTTCTTTGATGTCAAATCACCTACCAAGAATAGCCATAGTTTAGTCCGTAAAGCGTGTGAAGCACATGAGCATTACCCTTGCCCTACTTATGGTCTAGTCGGCAACCACGATGTAAAATATGGGAACATAGACTACCTACCCGAACAGCCTCTAGGTGTCCTATTCTCATCGGGTGTGTTCAAGCAGTTTGGGGATGATGTAGAAATCAACTTTGAAAAAGATGGTGTCAAAGTTCGTGTCGTGGGTGTGCCTTATCATGGTGTCATCTATGACTTTGATCGGCTCAAAAACATAAAGAAGAAAGATGAAGACTACCTGTTAGTAGCTTGCCACTTGTTAGCCCGACAAGGTAAGACAGGATCTATGTTTGAGAATGAGGATATAATCGGATATGACTTCCTCAACGAAAACACAGAGGTTGACGGTTGGTTCTTTGGTCATTGGCACAAAGACCAAGGGATCTCCACGCTCTTAAATGGAGCGAGGGTAGTCAATGTAGGGTCATTAACTAGAGGCTCTTTGCACCTTGATGACTTAGACCGTAGACCTTGTGTGGTAGAGGTTCAAGCGACCAAAGAGTCGCTTAACTTCATCAGACACGATGTTCCTGTACGAGATGCCAATGAGGTATTCAAAATAGAGGAAACAGTGCGTGAGAAGGAAGATAAGCAACGCATGGAGGACATCGTAGACAAGATGAAAGCTGTAGCCACATCGGGTTGGTCTGAACTGACTCTTAAAGAGCGTGTAATGCAGACTATGGGTTCAAATGGAGCTAAGGAGATGGCTATCTCTTACCTTGAACGAGTCGAGGAATAAGATTAAAGAGATCACTTATGAGGGGGGGTGTAAATAAACTATTAATAGCGATCTTTATCAATAGCGTCTTGGTCAATCTCAACAAAGATACCGTACTCTACCTCAGCCAAAACATGAGCGATGATATGTCTATCGTCCTTAATCTCTAAACCTCTGACCATGTAGTCATGCTCAAGGATCTCAATGTGAGTGAGGTTGTGATACTCTGGTATATCGTATTCGACCTCATGCTGTACATCACCAAAAGCGAGATTAAGCTGATCGTCATCCATATTCCTAAGAATGTTGCCCTTGATGTTCTTGGTGATAGCATCACAAAGATTTCTTACTGAACTCGGATCATCATCGAGGTACATATCAGCAAGGTTCATATCAGCAAGGTTCTCAAGCTCGTCTAGCTCAACCTCAATAGCCATCTTAACAAGAAGACCTGTAGTACCCTCAATAGAATCATTTTCGGGGTAATTTGGACTGCTTGGGTGAAGCGAAGAAGGAACTTCCACCTCGATCTCGCCCTTAACTTTTTTGAGTTCCATTTTGAGTACATCACCATCTACTATTAAAGAAGAGAGAGCGTGTAAAAACTTGTTTGCTTCCTTTTTGCTTGTGCCTGGAAGCAATGTTTGAACTGCTTGTAGTCCTGTACCTGCGAGTTTATTTCGTGCAGTACGACTAGTAATCCTGTCTGCATCCCGATCAGAGAGATACATATCTGCATCCCGATCATAATACTTTCCCTCACTAGGGTCATAATAAAGGATCTCCCCTCCTTTAAACTGAAATGGACCTTCCATTCCCTTTAATGGGGTGTAGCGATCTTGGTCAAGGCGAGGCATACGGAACTTTCCCATCATTTCTTCGTGGTGTCTTTTAGCTGACGCTTTTCTAATTGAAGCCATAATACACTTCCTTTCTAATTTTCCTGTTCATAACTTGGTATCAATAAATAAACTATTAAAGAAAGGACTTTGAAAATGACTCAAGTGATCGCAGTAATAGGTGGACAATGGGGCGATGAGGGTAAAGGAAAAATCGTTGATTTTTTGTCGCACAAAGCTGACTACTGTATACGCTTTCAAGGAGGAAGCAATGCAGGACACACCATCATTTTTGGAGGTGAAACATACAAGCTCCGACTTCTACCTTCTGGTGTACTCAGAGGAGCTAAAGGTGTACTTGGTGCAGGTATGGCAATCAACCTCGATGTCTTACAAGGCGAGTTTGATATGCTATGTGGGATGGTTGGATATGAAGAAGCAAGTAAGAGGGTTCTGATTGATCATCGTGCTCATCTTATTCTCCCCATCCATATTCAAGTGGATACCGAACGAGAAGAGAAATCTTCCAATCGCATCGGAACAACACGAAACGGAATCGGTGTCTGTTATGAGGATAAAGCAAGACGCATTGGGTTGAGAGTAGGAGATTTGCTTGACCCATCAACATGGAATGAGAAAGTCAAACTCATAGCTGAAGCTCATGGTGGGTATTCATCTTCTCTCGTAAAAGAAGAAATCTTATTGAAGTTAGAGAGGTGGAGGGAGAGCTGGATACCTTTTATTTATGACAACCTCTCTTTAAAGCTCCATGAAGCGATGAATGGTGGTGTTGATAAGGTTATTATTGAGGGTGCTCAAGGAACTTTCCTCGACATCTCACATGGAACATACCCATTCGTAACAAGTTCAACCACGATTGCAGGTGGCATCAGTGCAGGTATTGGATGTGCATTACCTCGTGATGCAGAAATCATTGGAGTAGTGAAAGCCTATTGCACACGAGTCGGTGCTGGTCCTTTCGGGTTAGAGGACACAGGTGAGCTTGGTGAGCGTTTGAGAAGCAAAGGTGGAGAGTTTGGTGTGGTCACAGGTCGAGCTAGACGCTGTGGTTGGAACTCACTACCCATGCTTAAACACGCTCAAGTCTTAAATGGGTTCACCTCACTAGCCATCACCAAAGTAGATGTGCTTGATGGGTTTAGTGAGGTGAGGATCGGATTGGAGGGTGGCATGAAAGTCTTTGAAGGGTGGGATAACTCGGCAGGAGTTCAAGACTACTCCTTCCTCCATGCAAATCTCAAAGAGTATATTGATTACATCAATGAGAATGTAGTCCCTGTGTCGATCATCTCAACAGGTGCTGATAGAGAAGATACGATCTTCGTTTAAAAGCGATACCTCAACCTAGAGTATCTAAGACCACTAGACGCATTACCAACGCAAATAGCCACAGCGTCTTTATCTCCTACCAAGACAGCCTTATCCTTAGCTCTAGTTACTGCTGTATAGAGCAAAGAGCGTTGTAAGAGGTTTGAGCTATGCTCGGTGGTCATCGGCATAATAATGGTGTCATATTCAAGACCTTGGCTCTTATGGACAGTTGTCGCATAAGCGAGTCTCAAGAGTTTCCTTACTTGGTCAGATGGGATGTCTACAATCTGATCCTTCACACCTTTGATAAGTACACTCACGCTTGTTTTATCAATCGACCTAATACGACCTATATCCCCATTATAGACATTTAGATCATACTCATTCTTGGTAATCATCACCCGATCACCTACTCGGATAGAGTCTTTTCCTACTCGGATGAAAGCACCACCTATATCGGGGTTCAAAGCCGACCTTAGTTCTCGGTTAAGGTTGGTTACACCGACTTTCCCATGATGGGTGGGGCTGACTACATGGAAGTCTACTTGATCCATGTGAAGCTCTTTACATCGGTTCACAATCTCATCAAGAATGTCTTGAGAGGTGTAGCGATCAATAAACTGATAATCCTTATTGTGTTGAGGTACTTCACCTGCATGGATCTTATGAGCGGCAATCGTAACACCACTCCCCTCTCCTTGCCTAAAGATTTCCGTAAGGTGTTCTCTCGGTACAGCATTTGACTCTATAAGTTCTGACAACACAAAGCCTGCCCCGACAGGGGGGAGCTGTGCTATATCACCTACCATGATGACTCGGCACTTAGGCGATATACCTTTCATCACTCTCCACATGAGGTGTAAGTCAATCATAGAGGACTCATCTATAATGACAACCGACTCTGTTCGTGGGTTCTGTGGATTATGCCTCCAAATCTCTCGACTTGGATCATTGCTGTTCCCAATACCCTTGACTCCACTTTCTTCGTCTTTCTTCACACCCTCATAGTCGGACTTGTCTGTCTTATCGTCCATAGGTAGACCTGCACCGAACGCTCTATGAACAGTGAAAGCGTCCATATTGGTTAAGGCACTTGCTCGCTTTGCGGCAATACCTGTGGGGGCGATGAGCAAGATACTCTCTTTACGATCAAGCAAGATTTTACATAGTGTATTGAGAATGGTTGTTTTGCCTGTTCCTGGCAATCCTGTCACGATTGAGAATGGTTCTGTAAGACCTTGTTGGATTGCCTTAAGCTGTGTATTGGTTAATGGGTAGCGTGAATATGATTTGATGTCATCAATACTCATTGATTGAAGCATCGTATTCAATCTAAGAGGCGATTTAATCTCCTCTGCAACCTCTACCTCCATTTTGTAATAAGAAGGCAAATAAAGGGCAATAGAGGAGTCCTGTTGGATCTTATCGACCACAATGCGAGGGGGCTTTGCTTCTTTCATCGACTTGATGACTTGACCGATCTCTTTCGGGTTCGTCAAGCCTGTAAGGACAGCAGTATCTTTAAACACTGTATTAGTGTCTAGGTGGCAATGGCCTTGATACACACCTTGAAGCATAGACCAAAAGATTGAAGCCTCTACTCGTCCCTCATTTTCGGGATCAAAGTCTTTCTTTAGGAGCGTCTTAGCTATTTCATCTGCACCTTGAAAGGACACCCCCTTGTATACCAAAGCCCAAGGATTTGATGCGATGGATTCGGGAGACATTTGAACATCATTCCAAATGGAGTTGATGATGTTCAAAGGCACTCCTGCTTCAGAGAGGCTTGATATGACCTCAATAGACTCTTGCATAAGAGGATCAGACCAATCCGTCCAACTGTATAGAGCCGACCCTTTGAGGTACTTAGGGTTAATCGGATTACGGACTATATCAAGGTTTTTCTTACCATTACGCTTGTCGAGCGTTTCTTTACCTTGAAAGGTAAACACTTGACCTCTTGAGACAGGGCCAGCGATCTTACCTTTGACCACGATAGGCTTCGTATCCGCCTCTGAAGCTACGATACACCGTAAAATATAATATGGGGGATTGGCAAAAATCTGCCCCAACACTTTTGCAACATAAAACACAAAGAAAACCTTTCTCAACTAGAGATCATTTTCTTCATGTTATATGATTTAACTCTTATGAGAAACTAGCCGAGCGAGGGAAAGTCTCGCTTAACCCTTACTCGACTAAGATTTCTTAGCTATCGAGATAATGCTCCATAGCGTACATGAGGTCTAGGTCTTCCATGCTCGCACCCTTGAAGCTCGCATTGCGAAGGTTCAAAGACTCCTCAGATGGAATACAAGCCTCTGAGATGAACTGAGAAGGTCCACCTGTATGCTTGTTTCGTCCTGGTCCGTACATAACCTTAACACGATCTTGACCACGAGTAAGGGCAACATAGGCAAGCCTACGCTCAGACTCGATAGAAGATCGTTTATCGGGGAACGCTCCACCAGTCATAGGCAAGTACATATCACGACACTCTAAGCCCTTCCAAGAGTGCATAGTACCCAAGAACACACAGTTCTTCTTACCTTGATTGCCTTGCATAGCTTTTGACTGCTCTTTAAGAGTCATGAAGAAATCAAGACCCTCTTCAAGAGTGCGATTTTGCATCACTCTACGAACAATGCTTGTACCACTGTCAGCATATTCTTCCATATCTTCTTGAGAAACTTCGCCCGACTCGGTTTCTTCTGAAAGCTCATTGACCTCTGCTGGACTGAGGTTTTTACCAAGACGCTCCATCAAGTTTTTACCATCAGCTCCCCTTACCTCATAACACACAAACTCGATAAGCTCTTGTGTAGTACCATCAAAGTCAATGATAGACTGAAGCATATCAGCATACGCTTTAGCGTTTGCATTACTCCTACGAGCAGTTCGAGGATAAATCTGACTGTAGCCACCTCTCAGATACCAATCGAGTGGGTGCTGATCTGCAATCATTGCCCCTCGTTCTACTTTCTCATTGAATGCTTTATCAATGAAGAAATTAAGGTGTCTGTGTGCAATAAATACAGTTTTAGCTCTCAACACAGGATTTGATGACTTGACTGCCATCAGATCAATCGGTGCAAGCATTGTCTTAGAGTCAAGTAGATCATTCTTAGAGTAATAAGGAATCCCTTGAATGAGTAGTTCAAAAGCATATCCTTTAAGCTCTTTATTAGTACGACAACCAATGCCAAACTTATGCTGTTCTCCACCCTCGTGATCCCAACCCTCAAGATCAACAACTTGCTTCATCTCTTCGGCAATCTCCATAGCACCTGGAGACATTGGGTTTTCACCCGAACCATAGCCTTCAAAAGAGATACGACCTTCTTCTTTAGAAGCGTTTGGATTACAAGTCATAGGGATTTGACGACTATTATGTGCGATCAACTTATTAGCCGCTTGGACGATGTTTCGACCCGACCTAAAGTTAGTACGCAGGATAGAAGTCTTGAACTCCCCACCCTGTGAGTCAGAAATGTTGATGAACTCTTCTGGTTCTGCACCTCTAAATTCGTAGATCGCTTGCTTGTCATCCCCAATGAAACAGAAAGTATCGGCTGTCATTCGACCATCACCATAAGGCTTTAAAGTCTCTGGATTGATATGACCTGCGATTAAACCAAACAAGATGTGCTGACTCTCGTTCAAATCTTGTGCTTCATCAACAAAGATGTACTTATAAGTGGCTTGAAGCCTCCTCAGAACCTGTGGGTTCTCTACGAGGGTCTTATTAGCGTTAAGGAGCATATCATCAAAGTCATACGATTTCCCAATAGCTTTAAGATACTCGTAAGCACCATAAACAGCTACTCTTTGCCTATCACCACCCTCAAACCAAAGCTCGGTTGGAGACTGCAACTTTGACTTCGCAATACCGATGAATTTTGCGTATTCCTTCTCATTTATATCTTTATTGACCATCTGTGTTGGGTCAATGCCGAGATTAAACCATTGGTTTAATGGAACTTCAAAATGTTTACGAGGGTTATCTTCCGAAGCGAACTTACCTGGAAAACCTGGGAATGGTTCAGCCTTCTGTAAAGAGTTCATTCCACGACTTGGAGATCCATCACGCTTCGCTTTGAGTTTATTGTTAATCATGGCTCGGAAGCGAGGGTTGTCCCATACAGGATCGTCTTCATTGGGGAGTACAGCTTCATTTCCCTGTCTACCTACAATGATGCTCCCCAAGTCATTGAGATCGTATCTAGCCCAACCATATCCTTTACTCTCACCCCAAAGTGCTTTGTCAGCAATCGCTTGAGTAGTACGGATTAAGAGTTGCTTCAAGTCATATTGAAAGGCATCTTCTTCACTCAAGGTTTCTTGGATAATAGGAGCTTGGTTGATTGCCTTACTTGTATCAATGAAAGGCATTGGTACAACTTCACCAACTGGAGCTGTTGGTCGAAGGGTGACTTGAGCAATAGCCGCTTTAAGTAGGTTTGCTTGGGCACTCTTTTTTAAGAGCCTCTTACCCCTAAACACCTTAGCGTCAAGGCAAACGCTATTTCCAATAGAGTGTGTTGTTTTTCCAACAAACTTACCAACTGACGCTCCGTCAGAGTATTTTAACGCTCTCTTTTCAAGCTCTCCTGCGGCTTCATTGCTGAAAGTCGTTGCAATAATGTTGCTAGGGCTAACACCAAGCTCTTTAATGGTATATGCAATCTTGGATGCGAGAACACGAGTTTTACCCGAACCTGCACCTGCGGCGATGATTGACTTGCCTGTGACCATCATCGCTTCTTCTTGCTCTGGTGTAAGACCTTGCTTCTCACCTGTGCGAGTTTGGAAAGCTGTGTTGGTGTTGATGATACGACTCGCCTCACTAAGAACAGCTTGTCGGTTCGATGTGTTTCGGCTCATGTCCAAAAGAAGATCAAACTTAGTCTCACGCTCTTGAAGAAGATGAATACGCCCATCCTCAGAAAGACTGCCTGCACGAATACGAGCATCAATACTCTTGATTTCTTCTGCAAGAAGGTTTGACTCTTGAAGGTCGGCAATACCAAGCTCTACTTCATTCGCTTGATCAAGCTCTTCACAAGCCATAACGATCCATTTACCGATTGTAGTTGCTCGGCTCGCTCTCGGTGCTTGAAGAAGGGCATTAAGGTCGATGAAATCCTCATGACAAGCACTAGAAATCGCACATAATGCCTCTTTAGTTCTCTTGTCTGGATATCTCTCTTTTAACTGTACAAGTCGAGAGTTAAACCAACCCATAACCTCTTGGACCGCTGATGCTACACCAATCGCCTCTTCAGCATCTAAAGTTCCTTTACGAGCTTGAGAGAGCTTGGTATGAATAGGACCTGATGCGAGGCCAGGTAGTCCTTCTTCAAGAAGGGGTTCGATCATGGTATCAACCATAGCATCGAACTCGCCCTTGTAGCGTTTTAGGATAGTCTCAGCCTTCTTTAAGCCTTTGGGATCTCCCCCAAGCTCTTCATAGGCTTTCATCGCTAGACTCAACTTCATCAAGTCAGCAAAAATTCGTGTATCTGGCGTTGTCATGATTAACTCCTTATTTTAGCAGGTCATACTCTTCTTTAGAGATATAAACAGGATATGGGTTAGGTTGAATTAGATGAGCGTTGAACTCAACTCCAAAGTGATCACACACTGTCTCAATGGCATCGAGGTTCTTCTGAGTATCTTCCCAAACAGACACGCTCTGAATGTTAGGGTATTTCTTGAGGAGATCAAAGGTTAGTTTAGCCTTATAGCGAGATGTAGACCCTGTGCCTGGTTTTAGGTGAACCTCATCAAAGTCCAACCCTTTACCCTTTAATAGCTCGGCTACACGATAACGCATAGCACCGTTGTCATTAAGGCGACCTGTACACATGATCGCAAGAGTGTCCATGTCAGAGATAGAGCGTTTAGCTTCACCAACAACACCATTAAACCAATAATCCCCACTAGGCTTTTGAGGGATAAAAGGTTCACTTAAACTAATGGCCTCGTTGAACCAATAACCCATTTTTTTGTTCGACCACCACTCTGGTGGTTCGGGGCTACGGAACAATGTATTATCAAAGTCAAAGATATGAAGCTCAAGACTTTCTGAGCTTGTTTTCATATACTTTGTTGCCACTCTCGCAACAAGATTTCTCATGTCTGTTCTCCTCAAAGGTAATATACAGAAGTATCTCATAATAAAGGATCTACAAATGTTAATTATACTTTCCCCGACATCACAGTTAGCTACTGACACTCTTAGGCTGTCAAATCCTCCTGCACTATCGGTAGAAGCAGAATATGGTGGGTTCGTCCTTGAGGGTACAAAATACACTGCCGCTCATCACCAACCACTCGGATCACCTTATGTCGGTCGCCATGTCACCCCCTTTGGTAGACCTGCACCTTGTAATGACTCCAATATACCAAAGCTCAATGATAATGAAGTAGCCATCATCTCACACCTCGACATCGACACTCTTGGTGGACTTATGAGAGCTACAGATCAGTTCGAGGATAACCCTGTCTTTTGGTTCTATGCTGAACATATCGACACCAATGGCATCCACAAGGCAAGACAAGACCACCCCTGTTGGGTTCTATATAATGGACTTAACGCATGGATCAATGAAAACTATCCAGAGATAGACACAAAGAGAAACAACGATGTGACCGATTTCTGCTACAAAGCATTCGACTTCATTAAAGAAATGCTTAATGACGGTCTGCTTGCTACTCGAATGGGTAATGCTCACATCTATCTCCAAGAAAAGCTCGATGAGTCCTCCTTTGTAGAGATGAAACCATGTGGTCTGATCGTTAGACGAACAAGAGGTGAAAAGGTAAATCATCTCTATCGTGGAGAAAATGCGATCATCACTTACGATGAAAAATATAAGAAGATTAGGATTTCTACTGCTGACCCCATTCCAAACCTATCTTGTAGACGACTCGTTCAAGAATGGTGGGGTGATAGAGCTGGTGGACACGATCAGATCGCAGGTTCTGCAAGAGGCCAAATCATGTCCGAAGATCAGTTTAGGGAGGCAATAGAAAGGTTTGAAACTGAACTAACTAGAGCATTACAAAGGTAATAAATGGCTTTCACAGAAAAAGTAAACAACATTAGAAGGGCAAAAAGCCACATCGTTCAAACTTTCCATGAGATCTTTGAAGAGTTTGATGAACTTTGGGAAAAGAATCCTCACGAAACAGCCACAGGCATAATCAATGAGGTCTTAAAAGAAAGCGGATTTGATCAGTGGATCTGTGAACACATGAATAGGGATGTTTGGATCAGTGGAGCTGATCAATGCCTTATGGTGTGGGTAAAAACACGAAACTACAAGACCCATATTGATGTAACGATTGCCTGTCGTGGTTCAGCAAAGAACCTAAAACTAGACACACACAAGCCTCTATGGAAAATGATTGATTTGCTCCTAAGTACGATTAGAGGATCTTACTTCAAAACTAGAGAGGTCGGATTTGAACAGCTTTTAGAAATCTATTCATTAGAACGATTAGAGGGCATAAAAGAAGATCTAAAAGATCAAGTAGACAGGAAAGCAAGAGTCATCATCAATCAACAAAGCCAAGAGGTCAAAGATGAACTCAATGACTTGTTCACTGATGTTGAACTCGAAAAGAAGCTGAAGCACATCCAAAATAACATCCCAACACTCACAACATATTACGATTGGGAGATGGGTCAAAATGGAGTTACAAAAAGATACTACTCAAAGCAACTCTCGGACTTAGGGAAGAGGCTTTATAAAGAGTGCTTAGAAGATCGCTTACTTATGATTAACTTCTTAGGGAGCGTTATTATGGAATGTGGGGCGAAGCGAGTTCGTTGCACTAGAAGAACCAAACCAACGAGTCCAGATCGAAGCCCTACTTTTCTGTTTGAAAAAAATGGAAAGACCCTCTATGTGCGTTTCTTTCCTGTGTGCATCAATCTCAGCCCAAGAGAAAACTCTTTTGATGACGAAAATGAGATTGATCTGCCCGAAAATAACCCCGATAAATTCGATATACTCTCAAGCATCGAAAGTCATTGGGAACATCTATACGGAGAAAACAAAACTCCGTACCTCAACTGGACAATCGAAAACCCATATGGTTGGGTAGATTAAGAAGAAGCCATACCAAAGAAGTAATAACCCTCAACTTTACCTACCTTCTTTTGAATCCTCTTACCACTTACAGTGTAAGTAGCAAGTTTAGAAGATTCAGCATAAGACATACCACCTTGATCTTGTACTTTTAAAATACGAACAACTTGACCAGGATCAATGTTGTTTGGGCTTTCAAGTAACTCTTTCGTAGAGGCAACAGCCTCTTTCTTTGTAGAATACTTTTTATTAGTATTGCTACTCCTAATATAAAAAACTTCACCATTTGGTTTATCTGTCGTGATCTTCCTTTTTCCCGCAGGAGTAGTTAAAACTACACCTCCGTTCCAAGGGATTTCAACCTCAATGACTGCTCCTGCTCTCTTCTTCCCACCCATCATTTTCTCTTGAACCATCTTTTTTGCTTCTTCTTTATTTCGTGCCTTCACCTTTACTTCAAATTCCTTTTCGGCAACAACCTTTTCTTCTCCGAAAGCAACACAACCAGCGTCATCCCACTTGCCATAGTCATCATAATGCTCGTCAGCATACTCTTGAGCTTTCTTCTTAGACATAACTTCACGAGTAGCCATAGTGAAACCGCCTTTTTCAGCAATGGTTCCAGTATAACCACCACTTCCATACTCGTATCGAGCTTCTTGTACGAGTTCAGCGAATACTCGGTTTGCGTTTGCACCATAGCCAGAATTGACAAAGCCATCTGCTCCTGCTTGTTTCTTCATAACATTTCTCCTTGTGTGCCGTGTTAAATCAACACCCATGAGGAGTTATAAAGAAACTACAAAAGCACTAGGCGATCTCTGACCAATCCAAATCCCTAGCCTTAATCGAATCATATCCTCGCCTACTACCTAACTCCCAATCAACACTCGCTAACAATAACCTCTTAGCTGTACCCCTACCCAAAAATACGGTCTGCTTCTTAAGGTTGTTCCTCAAAGTGATGTTCACACTCTTAAAGAGATAACCCTCTTTGAGCTTGTTAATGTAGTCTTCACGACACACTTCCTCTACATCACCCTCTAAGTTGATTAACTTCACAGGCTTACTAGACCAACTGCTCACTTGACCGTTAGCCTTAGCCTCCTTGACTCCAGATAACTTAGAGATCACATCATAGTTCACACGCTCTAAATCAAAGTGCGTTCCAAACTTGAACCCATGATCCAAAACAAGATGCTTCACCACATCATGTTGACCACAACTATATATCCCAATGTCTTCTCTATGAATGTTCACAACTCCCTTAGAGCAAAGCGACCAACCCAACCTAAAGTAATCAGATAACTCACCTCTAGGGATCTCAACCTCTACACCTGTACGCACCATCGCTATCGTATCTGGTTTGTTCTTGCTATGTAGCTTTGCTCTTTTCTTCGGACAGTTTGCAGATGCTTTGATCCTAGCCCTCACCTCTGGATCTTTTAGAGCCTTTTTGTGCGAATCATGCCATCTTTGGCGAGGTTCACCCTCTCTTGAAGCTAAAACACGCTCCCGATAACTCTCATCTTCCCATAGTTCCTTACCTCTTTTACTCATCTCCATCTTCACGATAGGATTAGAGCAATAGTGTTTCAAAGCGTTAGAGGATGAACCCATGCCCCCACTGTTCATGTTCAAACAAAGTGGGTCATGGTCAGAACCCCCGATATATTTCTCACCAACCAACTCGGCTTCATAAGCGTAAGCGTCATCCTCGTTCTCAAAGACCCTAATGATTTCTTTTTCAAACTCATTAGGGTGAGCTTTCATTTTACGCAAGAGCAAGAGTCCAGAGCCTTGATACTTACTCCCATCGGGATCACGATCTGAGTAAGTTCCTTTACCCAAGTAATACTCGCCTGTCCTCTTGTTGAACTGACGATATACATAATAACCTTTTGCCATTTCAATGCCTTTCAAAGAAGTTATTGAAAAGCGTACCAAAACGACAAATGTTAGTCAAGAACTAAAGGTCATAAATACCTATTTTTAGGCGATTTCTGACCAATCCCATTCACCTACAAGACCGTTGGCGGAGTAGTCTGACACAACCCCCTCAAAGAAGTTCTTGAAAGAGTCACCACTTACGACCCAATCGAGCCATTGGAGTGGATTTTTCTTTTGTTTGAAGACGGGTTTAAGTCCGAGTTGTAGAAGTCTACGATCAGCGAGGTATCGGACATAGGTTTTGAGATCATCTGAAGTGAGATCATTGATAGCACCGTTATGATTATAAACGAGGTCAATGAGTTTATCTTCTAGTTCAACAGCCTTCTCATAGTTTGTGTAGATGTAGCTCTTAAGTTTATCGGTCACAACACGAGGGTGTTCTTCACAATAAGCATGAAAGAGCTTTGTCATACCCTCTACATGAGTAGATTCATCTCTAATGCTCCATTCCACGATCTCGCACATACCTTTCATCTTCCCGAACCGTTGGAAGTTGAGGAGCATAACGAAAGCAGAGAATAAGCTCATGCCCTCGTTACATACAGATCGGGCAAGCTCAAATGCGATGTTGGTGATACGACCTAAACCTTCTGGTGCTTGAGTCATAAACTCGATCTTCTCACGCATCTCATCAAACTCTAGGAACGCAGAGTATTCTTTAACTGCAAGTCCTAGAGTGTCATTTAATAGTGCGTATGCTCTTTGATGTGTTCCTTCACGATTAGCGAAGGATAAGAGCATATTTCTGATCTCGTTGTTCTTGAACTCTTTGATAAAGATGTCGCAGTAGTTCCCACCGACAGCAACATCGGATTGAGTGAAGATCCGTAGGATTTGTGTGATGTGTTGTTTCTCCGAGTCAGAAATCTGACCACCTTTCCATTGGTTCACATCTTCCTGTAGCTTCGCCTCCCAAGTTCCCCAATGAATTTTCTCGTGTTCCTCTGCGATGTTCATCGCCCAAGGATACTGAAATGGCTTGTAAGTTGTACTGAACTCAAGTAGTCCTGCCATGTTCTTAACCTCTCGTTATAGAGTTGAATGTTATTGATACCACCCTACAATGAGAGAATATAAAAACTACAAATCACCCATCTTCTCTTTGAGAACCTTCTTATACTCCGACCATGATCTCCTAAAGGTTCGCATGAAGCCCTCAAGATCATCGTAGAGGCTAGATGGATTGAGTACACCTGTGAGCTTCGGCAAGTTCCAACCCCCACTGAAGATGTTATCAAGAAACTCCTGTGCATCTTTATGCCCTGTATGCTCTCGCTCATCGTTGAAGTTGATCAAATACTCGACTACATCTTCACCGTAGCTAAACTCTATGTCGATCTGTAAGCGATCTTCATCACAGAGCATCACCCCACAAAAGTCACACTCTTCCTCGACTGTTTCCTCGACTCTAAAGCCAAGCTCATGCAAGAGCTTAAGAAACGCTCCGATAGCGTAAAAGGTGTTTTGGTTTTCAAGCACCTCGTCTGAGACACCACGAACACCATTACGCTTCTCGGTCATCCGTTGCTCTATGAGATTTTGTCGAGCGTTTTCCTCGATAGCACACTCAAACATAAGTCCGTATGTGCGAAATGTGTCTTCAACACCTTTAAGTGCAGTGTCAGTTTCAAGAAAGTCTGCGAAGATGAACTTCTCGTCATCATGGATCTCATTCATATTGTCCTCCTGTTCTAAGGGGCGATAGATAAGGGGTTACATCTGCAACCTCTAAACTACTAACGCTTCCTAGAACACAAAACGGACAATTTTTCTTTTTCAAACTTAGAAAAAAGTTTTTTTACTGACCAAAGTCCCAAGGAAGGTCGTACATATCTTGACCCGAACGAGCGTCTTTCCAACCAACTCGTGCTTGGATAGAACCACGAGCAGGAATGATTTCTCCCTTAGCTAGAAGCTCGTTACTGTATTTAGCTCCGACACCATTAGTAGCAATCGTGATATGTGGGTCATCATTCTTAACAAGTCGAGCTAAAGGACCTTGAGGCTCAACAAGAACAGCCATACCCTTATCGTCATGTGCGTAGCCCACGATGTTAAGAACAACATTCTTACCGATAAGATCAGCATAAGGCTCAAGGATGTTAGACTCAGCACGACCCTCTCTCTTGAGAGCTTTCTTTTCCTTCTTATCAAAGAACTCAATGGTCATGTGGTGAGCGGCTACTTTCCAACCCATAGCTTCTGGATCAAGACCCGATTGATCTTGGAACCAGTTAAGCAAATCTCTCTTATCAATAACAGCTTCGGCAAACATGACGCTTGCAGGTTTATCTTGGGCGAGCTTCCTCATGTGTACAGAAGCGACTCTTCGGATCATGCGATTGTAGTTCATGTTAAACTCCTTTTAGAGATTGGTTAAACGCATATAAACTAGAGTCATATAAACAATCTACAAATCCTGTAACCCCTTATCTATGAGATTGTGTGGGAGAGGTATGTAAGCCTTGCCCAAGCCTTACTCCAACAAGGAGATCCAAATGAGAGTTTTCAAGAACAAGTTCGCCAAAAAGTGTAATGTCTGTAAGACCCCTGTAGCTGAGGGTGCAGGGTTCACATATCAGCCACAGGGTGGAGCGTACACCACCATCTGCAATAGCTCTGTATGTCTTGACGCAAGTCCTGCACAGGTCAAGGCTCTCCTTAACGCACCCTCTGTGCGTGAGATCAATGCACAAGGTGAGATCAAGATGCCTTATGAGGCAGACGCTTTACCTATCTTGCGTGGGATGCCTGGAGCAAGGTGGAATGGCGATCTCAAGTGTTGGACTGTAAGTCTTGCACCGAAGGATCGTCAGCGTGTGATGGAGGGTGTGCGTAGGCTCAACCTCAGCTTCCCTATCGGCTTCGATGGAGTACAGCAAGATAGCTCTGTCTTAGATGCTATCAGTCGAGCCAAAGACGGTGGTGCTTACACCTATCAACTTGATGGGGTCAAGTTCCTGTCAAGCCATGAGAACTGCTTGCTTGCAGATGACATGGGTCTTGGGAAGACCCTACAGGCACTCATGGCTATCGAGATGGGTGGTCGAGCTATCGTACTTTGCCCTGCAACTTTGAAGCTCAATTGGGCAAACGAGGTTCGCAAGTGGAGGTCTGACCTCTCTCCAGTGGTCTGTAAAGGTCGCAAGGGGTTCAAGCTCCCTCAAGCGAATGAGGTTGTCATCCTCAACTATGAGATCCTCCCTACAGAGATGACTCCTACTGACAAGTGGGGTGATGACTCTGAGAATGTACCTCAAGCATGGCGAGATGTGCTTGCTCAAACAACCCTTATCGCTGACGAGGCTCACCTCTGTAAGAGCCACAAGGCGATCCGTAGCAAGCGTACTAAGGTTCTCTCCAACCTCTGTAAGAGGAGTTGGGCGATGACTGGAACTCCCCTCTTGAGCAAAGGTTTTGACCTATGGGGTGTAGTCAGCACCTTCGGAATGGGTCGCACCATCTTCGGTGGCTTCAAGGGGTTCATCCGAGACATGAACGCTCATCAAAACTACTATGGTGGATGGGAGTTCGGCACACCTAACCCATGTGTACCAGAGAAGCTCCGTAGGGTCATGCTCCGTAGGACTAAGACTGAGGTCTTGACCAACCTCCCACCTAAGACCTACCAAGATGTACTTGTCGAGGTAGGCTCAAAGCGACTCCTCAAGATGAGTGAGAAGATGCTTGAGGCAATGAAGGAGAATGGCTCAAACGCTATCCCCGACTTTAGCGAGTTCAGTCGCATCCGAGCCGAGCTTGCCGAGTCTCGTATCTCTGCCCTTGAAGAGATGGTTGAGAGCTTCGAGGAGGCTAACGAGCCTGTGGTCGTGTTCTCTGCACACCGATCACCAATCGAGGCTATGGCAAAGCGTGATGGTTGGGCTGTAATCATGGGGGATACCGACCAAGATGATCGTGAAGATGCTGTTATGGCTTTCCAAGCTGGAATGCTCAAAGGGATCGCCTGTACCATCAAAGCTGGTGGTGTCGGGATCACCCTCACCAAAGCAAGCAAGATGATCTTCTGTGATCAAGAGTGGAATCCTGCTCTTAATCTCCAAGCTGAGGATCGTATCTGTCGTATCGGTCAGACTGCTTCTAACTTGCAGTACATCCGACTCGTATCGGACTGTGCGATGGATCTTCATGTCCTCAAACTCATAGACAAGAAAAAGGCTCTTATCGAGGCATCAATCGAGAAAGAGTGTGGAGCGTTGACCTCAACTGCTACCACTAAGGGTGTCGCTATCAAGCAAGAGACTCGTGAGGAGCGTGATGCTCGTATCGCTAAAGCTGTTCAGCGAGACGCTCAAAACGCTGTCTCTAACCAACTTACAGAGTGGACTAAGGCAATCCCATCAAAGATCCTCAATCGTTCTGTAGACGCTAACCTACAAGCTCAAATCATCACAGCAAGTGAGTCTCTTGACGGTGCTTGTGATGGGGCAACCGATAAGGACGGAATGGGGTTCAACAAACCCGACAGCTATGTGATGAAGAACATCAACTCAAGTGGTCTACTCCATGACCTCGATCAGCAAGACTTGCTCAAGTTCGCTTGGTCAAAACTCCTCAAGTATCGGGGTCAAGTAGGAACTATCGCACCTAGCCTTTACCTATAAGGAAGAATAACAATGACAAAAGTAATGTATATACATGGACTAGAGGGAGAACCTAATGGAGTGAAAGGGTCGTACTGTCAGACCCATTACAACGCAGTCGCTCCACAGATACCAGCCACCTTAGAGTCTCTTATGAGGAGTCGTAAAGACTGTATCAAGACCTGCTATAAAATCGCTAAAAAAGCTGTCCTATCCCATAAGCCCGACATCATCATCGGGTCGAGCTTTGGAGGAGGGATCACTATGGCTCTTATGCAGAACAATGTCCATAAAGGTAAGGCAATCTTACTCGCACCTGCTGGTGTTAAATATGGACTTCCAACCCTAATCCCAAAAGGAAACCGAGTGGTTATCCTCCATGACCCCACAGACGACATCGTACCTTTTAAGGACAGCGTTCGTATCTATGGAGACAATATACTTGATGGGTGTGATGTTAAGCTCATCAAAACAGATGGAGGACACCGACTCATCAACCTCACAACCGATGGTCTATTAGACCAAGTGGTTCTTAGTCTAAGCGAAGATCAATGATGCCACTGTGTTGCCTCTTAACATAATTAAGACCATCACTATAGAAAGAATCTTCTGAGTCAATCTCCACATCAAGGATCTCAACACTACTTCCATTTGCTTTGAAGGTAACAGCGGCCCAACCTTCCACACCTTCTCGTGGATTACCTTCACCATCGTACTGATAGTCATAACCCGCAAAGTCCTCTAACTCTGGCTCATCATCATCGTCTGACTCTTGCCACTCCTCATATGCCTCCTCATACTCCTGCACAGCGTTTTGATGGTCATCCCATTCCTCTGCACTTGTTTCTGAGTAAAGAGTTAAGTCAAATCCCATGACAAAGTAATCTTCTCTTTGGCTGTAACCAAGATAACACTCTTGAGTCCAGTTTATCTCAAGATCGTTATTAAAATTGAGATCAGATTTTTAAAGAAATCATATCCATTTGGTTTAAGGTTAATGTGATCACTTATGTGGGTTCATAAAGAAACTATCAGCCTTGACAGCTCATACATTCATCAAGATCATAATCTTTTAATGCCTTACGCTCAATCTTCTCACTCACTTTATCGGCTACAACACCAGCGTTGGTGCGAAGATAGTACAAGCCCTTGAGCTTCTTCTTCCATGCACTCAAATGAACAGCGTTGACATAGTTCTTATCTGAACCAGCAGGGAAGAATAAGTTGACCGACTGACCTTGGCAAACCCACTCTTGACGAACGGAAGCGTGTTCCACAATCCACATTTGGTCGATCTCAAAAGCAGTCTTGAATGTGTCCTTTTCAATCTGAGTTAAGAAATCTAAGTGCTGTACGCTCCCTTGATTGAGGATGATACTCTGACGCACTTCATCGAGATCAATGTCCTCTTTCTTCTCAAGCACAGCTTCAAGATACTTATTGAACTGCAAAAACGACCCTGCTCGTGTCCTATGCGTAAACGCATTTGACTTCCAAGGTTCGATACTTGGGCTTGTATCGAGAATGATAGCCGAGTTAGCGTTTGGGGCGATGGCGAGAAGATGGCTATTCCTCATGCCCGATCCGATACCGTCAAGGTACTCACCCTTGATTTCTGCTAAACGCTTAGAGGAAGCTACTGCTCGTTCTTTGATGGTTGAGTAAATCTTACGGTTAGCCGAGACAGCAAAGATCGACTCAAAGGGCAGACCCTTTTTTTGAAGATAGGCATGAAAACCCATTGTACCTAAACCAAGAGAGCGTTCGGCTTCTGCACTCTTGATCGCCTTCTCAAGTTGAGGGGGAGCGTTTTCAATGAAATACTGTAGGACATCATCTAAGAACTCGATCAAGTCCTCAACGATGGGGGTATCTTTCCATTCATCGAACATTTCAACATTGAGACTAGATAGACAACAGACTGCCGAGCGATTAGGACCTGTGGGAAGATGAATTTCATTACAGAGATTTGAGCCATGTATCTCCAACCCCTTATCCTTGAGGGGCTGTGGGAGATGTCTATTGGCTTCATCAATAAAGTTGAGGTAAGGCTCTCCTGTACGGAAGCGTACTTCAAGGATGCGTTGCCATAGTTCACGAGCATCTACGGTGTCTCTGACTGTATTATCGGCAGGGTCAATGAGATTCCAAGTTCCACCGCTCATCACAGCAGTCATAAACTCATCAGTAATGTTAAGGGCATTGTTAAGGTTGAAACACTTACGGTTAGTGTCTCCACCTGTAGGAAGTCGAAGGTTCATAAACTCAACGACATCGGGGTGGCTAATGTCGAGGTAAGCCGCATAACTACCTTTGCGTGTAGACCCTTGCCTATACGCAACCATATCCGAGTCTACGGTTTTGAGAAAAGGAATAGGTCCTGGTGCTTTTTTGCTAACTGAGCGAACATCATCCCAATGTCCACCGACACCCCCTCCCATAACGCTCATCCACCGAAGCTCCTCTGTGTGTTCGATCAGACCCTCAACTGTGTCGGGTACATAAGTGAGGAAGCAAGAAATCGGCATACCTGTACTCTCAGCGTTCGAGAGTATAGGTGAACTGAACATGAACCAACCTTTGGTTGCGTACTCTAACACCCTCTCAGCAAGTTCTTTATTTGGGGTGTATGCGTAAGCGGCTCTCCTAAATGCTTCCTGTGGTGATCCGTCCGACTCTTTCATGTAATAAGAGTTCAATAGTGTCAATGCGTGGTCTGAAAAAGGGAATCCCATGCCTTTTCCTTTCATTTTTTCAATCGGTTTTTTCTCATAGTTGCACTTGAGTTCTCTCAAAGAAGAACCAAGCGACTCTTATGCTTGTGGTATTTATTATCTACAAAATACCAAGTACACCAACCTTAAACTTCAACCAACTGTCCCGACCACCAGAGACTACATTGTTCTCACACTCATAAAGCACATTCAGCAACCTACGAAGGTTTTGCACACCTCCAAAGGAATAAATCTTGGGTGCGATAAAGTTTTTTATCGCATATGGATTTTTCCTCAGATCGCTTGCAATCTGCTCAAGGTTCATCTTGGCTTCTACTCGTAAACCTACTTCAAGTAGATTGATACAGTTCGACAATAAGATCCCATTACAGACAGCCATCGTCTGATCTGTCTTAGATGAACGCTCAATCTTCTCACAGACCTTGATGAACGCTTTGTGGTTTCTCTCCATGATCGCATTGGACAAGTCAATGAAGCTCGCTTCGGTCAGATCAGAAATCAAGTTTACTACGATGTTTGGTGTGATCTGATCTTCATCTCCAACAGCATGGACATACTTCACCACTTCCCATCGCAAAGCACCTAAATCAATCCCGACCCTGTTCACAACAGCACGACACAGAACAGGGTCGATCTTCTTTTCATATTTCTCTACATATTTATGCACCCAATCGCTCGCCCATTCTTTCTTTTGATCCTCGTACTGTGGTTCATCAAGTTTTCTTGAAAGATAACCCTCTAAGGCTTTCGGTAGGCGATCATTTGTGTGTACGACTAAGACCTCACTCGCTCCTCTTGCTTTGAGATGTTGATCGAGCTTCTTGTTCTTGGTCGGGTTAGTTAGCACAACAAAGATTGGGTCTGTATCAAATAATCCAGACTCGAAGGCTGTCATGAGATCATCGGTCTTAGCGTCTACCTCACGAACATCATATCCATTAGCCCGATACTCAAGTGTGATGTCTCTTGCTGTTAGGTCAATCCACTGTTTTGATGATCCGTATAAGACCATTACATTTTCGTCATTACTCATTTTTTAACCCTAAGAAATAGCCATATACGCACACCTTGCGTACATGAGGTCTTTTAAGAACAGCCTTCAGATCATCGTCATAACGCTCTACTAATCCCTCATCAACTAACACATCCACATACGCTTCAAGAAAAGCTCTATGTTGCCCCTTCTCGATCTTTTTAAGGCAATCTGATACGAGGATAAGGTTTTCATCAGAAAGAGCCTTAGAGAGCGTTTTAGCGTCCTCATAAAGTGGGTGTTGAGGTTGGGGCTGATAATGAAACCTCTCCCCACACCTTGATCGGATCGTTTCGGGAACAGACCCATAGTCTCTAGCCCATAAGATCAGTTCGGGGGCAGAGGGATAAGGTTCTTCAATCCTCTTAAGTAAGATGTCTAGCGTTTGAGGGTTCGCTTCATCAAGAGGACCTGCTACTAAGAGTGGGTTATCTTGAGGCCAAACTTGAGAGTACATCTCCACTAACTCTTTTACAGCGTCAGTCTTTAAGTCTCGGTAGGGGGGTTTAATGAGAGTCTTACCTTCCATGAGATCAGCTAAGGCTCTCTCAACTCCCGACCCATGATGTATGAATAGCATATAATCTCCTTTCTTTTACCCTTATAGATTTTTACCCTTTACATCTCCTCGTAAGTCTCATATAAGGGTTCTTGTGTTTCCCCTTTGGGGATTGTCTCTAGTCCTCTTAAGTGAGATCAAGACAGGAGATGGTTAATGACCATTAGGTGGGATAGTCTAGCTTCTAGTACGCACCTAACGACACAAAATTAACTGTTCATACGCTGTGGCTTATATGTACCCTAACCTTTTAACCGAGATTGGGTATGCTCCTTGGGAGAAGAGCTGACTTAATACACTTGTTAAGTTTCATTCTAGGAATACCTCAACTAGATCAGCTTAGTCTCTTACTCGTAGCTTACATTAGATACTCTTTAGAGTAGATAAACTCTTAGAGGAGTATACTCTAAGAGTTAGTAAGATACGAAGTATCGCTAGAGTTAAAAAGAATACTAAGAAAAAAACTACAACTACAACTTTAACTTCTACAAGTTCAAGTTCTACATCTACTACTACTAATAGTACACCTACAGGTACTAGTAGTTCTTCTTCAACTCATTCAGCTTCAGCTACTATATGTTCTACTCTATCTTAACCTACATCTTCTACATCATCTTATCTTATTATATCTTCCAGTATATCGTATTATCCATATATGCGATATGTGTATATAGAAGATACCTTATCAGTAAGGATAAGGTATCAAAAGATAGTATTTCCTCTTAGTTAAATAGAGGAAATATGGTATAATCTCTCTAAGATACTAAGAGAGAGATTAAGAGAAATGAAGTTAATAGAGATCAACCTATCTGGAACAAATGAAAAGGATGTAAAGAGCTTATGTGAAGCTCTAAGCAGAAGGTTCTTAGGTTGTACTCTCTACAGGACTATCGGTTATTGGAGTGAAGAAGGTTATCAGTTTAAGAAATCTTATGAGGGGACCAAAGAGGAACAGGGGTATGGGATTAAGGTCTTAATAGAAGATGATCTCGATCAAGTGGAAAAGATTATAAGAACCTACTTATCGGAAACAGATCTGAACTGGGTTCAAGTAGTATCTTATGGGGTAGATACCCATCATGTAAACTTGAGGGGGGAGTTTAAAAGGGTAAGTTCATATAAGGGTAGGTGAACCAACCAACCTTAAAAGGAGACTCACCCTATGAGTGAAGTAAAAGATTTAAAAGAGCAGATCGTTCGTATTCGGGAAAACACCAAGATCACTCAGATCATGGTTTCAAGGTGTGTGAAGATGCCTCGTGGTGGAGGAGATGTTTTCGTTTCCTTAACAGGAAACTACGGTGAGCCTAATGATGTGGAGGGAGGATTAAGCCTCGAAGATGCAAAAGTGGCGACCCATTTACTTGGGCTTGAAGCAAACATCATGGCTTTCCAACAAGCTAGATCATCGGGTATCTTATCGGCACAACAATGTGATAGTGCCATAAAGCACACAAAGAACAACTTTGGTCAGCTCCTTATGAGCCTAGATGGAGACAAAAAATAATGATTGAACAAGCGTATATTGATCGCATTTATGAGAGACTTACAGCTATGGATGTCCAACTTGATGCTGACCCTATTGAGTTTGGACCTAGTCGGCTTAACTACAAGACATCAGAGGTTCGAGGGCATCTTTCATCAACTGAAAAAATCTTCATGGAAGTCAGTCACAATCTTCAAAAGATCAAGCGTGATCTGTTGATCCGACAGACCGAATATAACATCGAACAGACTCAGCTCATTGCTAATGATCCCCATGTGCGTTCGGGTCGCTCCCAAAAAGAGCGTGAAGCACTAGCGGCCACTAGACTCGTTCATATCCAATCAAAGATCAATGACCTCACTTTGTCGGCTCATGATCTTGAGGACTTGATGACGGTTATTAAGGCAAAGCGTACAGACCTTAAAGACCTTCAAGGTCGATTACGAGATCAGTTGAAGTTATGCCAAGAGCAGATCGCTTTAGGTCAGCGTTGGGGGTCTAAGACCTTTACATCTAGGACTTTTGATGACCCTAATGTGATCTCCACCGAAGTCAATACAGCTAAACTTGTGGATCAGTTTATCACTCAGCGTCAAAATGCTGAAGCGAAGGTTGATGAGCAAGCTGAACAAATGACTCAAGTCGAAGCAGAGACACCTAAGCGAGAAGTAATCTCTGTAGAGGACGAACTTAGTGTAGCTTTGTCTCAATCTCCTAAAGACAGTTCCCCCTTAAATGGAACAAACACTAAAGCGAATGAGGACGAGATTGAGGGCTTTGTAAAGACTCCGTTGGAGGAGATTGATACAAATGTTGATGCGATTGATCTTGATGATCTTTTTGCTGAGTTTGGTGGTTAGGTAGACAAGGGGCTGAGTCTTTCTGCATAGGGCAGAAAATACGAACGATACCACCGCATTTATAACAGGAATGAGGAGACATACTAAGAGCCTTTGAGCGAGGGTTGAGAGGGTATTCTTTGATACCCATAAAAATACTATTAAACAACCCTTACCAAAGAGACTCGATAAAGAAGGTTAAAGAGATCTCCTTTGTGCCTCTTTCTTTTATTTGTCTCTTCGATTTCTATTCGGACAGGTTTAGCCGAGTCCTCGCTACAGCAAAGAGTACAGCATATCACTAATATAAAGGTCAGTCTCATCGAAAAAATACCTCCTATTTAATCTTGGGAAACAGGGGGTATTTAATGACTATGAATCAAAGTTTGAGAGGATCGCCATTATCGTCAAAAAGACGCTCAACATCGAATGTTCCGTCTTCGGATACTTTCATACTCCATAGGTCTTGGGTAGCCTTATGTACTAGGGTAGACTCACCACCTGCTTGGCTCAAAAAGCTCGCTGAAAGGTTAGGTCCACTCAACACGATGAAGTGATCCTCAATGCTCGCAACTTTCATGCTTGCTACACGCAAGAAGTTAGCAGGGATGCGATCAATCTTGTTGCGTCCGTCAAACTTTACAAACACCTCTCCGTCAAGAGAGGTAACGTCACCTGTTGCAGTCTTAACAGATACGACTGTTCCCTTTGTGCCAGCAGTCGGGAGCTGACCAGGTAAGATCACACCGTTATTAGTGTGTGAGACTACACGCATACCATCTTCAAAGTTGAGTGCTTCTCTTTTATTCTTGCGACCCCGATCAGTTAAGTCAGAAATCTTAGTATCAAGAACAGCGTCCATGCTAGAGGTCTTTTGAAACGAGCCAAATACAATGTCATTATCCCACATAATCAGTCTCCTAGTGTGAATAAAGTGTCTGATTATGTGGGCGATATAAAGAAACTATTAAAGTAGATCTCTACCTGTGGATCATAAACGATTACTTAGCAGGGATTGAGTTTGGCAGATTAGTGATTGTTTCACTAATCCAATCATGACCACTATCTAACAAGTCTTCACCCCAAAAGCTAGGGTCAGAGATTTTCACTGTAATGCAAATGCAAGATTCACATTCCGATGTAGTTACAAAATCTTCAATCATCTGACTGTGGGGCCACTGATTGATAGAGGTTTTAAAATCTTCTACAGATCTTTTTAGGATCGCCCTGTTCATGTGCATGAAACAAAGGTTAATTTTGTCTTCTTCATACTCACGATCATCTACCATGATGATAGCACGAGCATTACTTAATTTTGCTGTCTTTGCGGCAGACTTCGTTCTTCTTGAGGTGCTGTTTTCAAGTCGAGCAATACGATCTTCAAGATTTCTGATGGTTTCGTTTGCTGATCTTCTCATAATGGTTCTCCATTTGGTTTAAGATTAAAGGGATCACTTATTGATAGGGGGGATAAATAAACTATTAACACGCTCGTACTTGATGACCTCATCAACCAAACCAAGCTCAAGACACTTCTTAGGGTTCATCCAAAGATCACGCTTTAGAAGATCTTTGAGTTGCTTCTTCTTCATGTTGGTGTTCTTGAGGTAAATGGACTCCAACATTTCCATGAGCGAGTCCATAGACTCTTTCTCATCAGTTAGGTTCTCGTATGTTCCCCATACACCTGTGCTGATTTGGTGGATGAGCATGAAACTATGCTCGGTGATGAAGCGTTTAGTTCCGACACAAGACATGATAGTCGCCGCTGACGCCGCCGACCCCTCGACATAAGTGAAAACAGGGATGTCCGAGTCTAAGATATGGCTCGCCCCTGCAAGACCACTAAAGGCACATCCTCCACCACTATTGATATGAAGGTGGATCGCAGGAGCTTGAGAGAGTCCAAGATCAGTGACCATATTAATGATCTGTTGACCGATGGACTTGATCGCAATCCCCATCTCCATGACAGACTTCGGAGAGATGCCTTGATAGAGGTAGATGTGATTGTCGCTTACGGTAATCTCACCATAGAAATCTGCTTGTGCGTTTTTGCGTTGAACATGAGCTTCTTCGTCATCATAAATTCTACGCATAGTGGGTGGGTGGTTAAAGTATTTCATAATCATGCCCTTTCTCGGATTATGTGAAATCCTTCTAGCCAAGCTAGAACAAGAGGTCTAAGAGATTGAGTGGCGAGTGGGGAAAAACACTCTGGCATTTTCCGATGTCCTAAGATACAGTGGTCTTTCTTATACGACAGACAATGGTCTTTTTCATCACAGTCTTTGGGTACATCAAGGAGCTTTAGACAGCCTCTAGGCTCTCTAAGGTTTTGATTCATCAGAGGGGTTGTGAACCCTCTCATTGCTTGGTCGAGTATGTCATGTGAGACTTCGGGGATTAAACGCTCTACAGGTGTTCCTACAAGGTCAGAGAACGCACCCCAATTTGTACTCTCATAAGGAAGGATCTTAGCGATCTTAGGGTTATTCCAATGACGATCAGTAAGGGTCATAAAGATTAACCCATCTCTACGGTACATCATTAGTGGACGACCTCATCCTTCTTCATGAGTTCGATTTCTCTAAGGCATATATTAGCAAGATCTTCGGATATGATCTTTTCATCGGTGAGGTAATCTACAACTAAAGGGTGTAATGTGCCGATAAGAAGGATCGGTTGGCGATCATCATTTTTATCGGGGGTTACTAACACTTGCATTTCGGGGAAGATACGCTCTATCCCCATCATTCGCCCAACATAGAACCACATTTTAATCAGTTCTTCTTTTGAGTCTGACTGAGCTACTATATTGTTGAGTATTGCCTGCAATACTTCAACAGGATCTATTGAGTCGTTGTCCATGATACATCTCTCCTTTTATATAGAGAGATGTATCTAAAGACTACAAACTTAATGTTGTCTATGCAGACATCTCGCCCTAACCTCATTGAGCATAGATTCGATCTTATTAAACTTATCTAAAAATTCTTTATAGGGTCGAAGCACATCTTCATCACTGAGGTTATCGAGCATTTCAGCGGCATCATCAAAGATTCTTTTAAGATCACGATTTTCACTTAGAAAGTCATGGTTTTCATACTTTTTTCTAAGGTCTACGAGCCTACCTAGATTGTCATCTAGGTTTTCTCTCACATCGTGAAACATCTTGGTTTTAGAGACTGCGTTTCTTACCAACTTTTTTTTTGATAAGAAGCTCTTCTACGACCACCACTCATAGCACCCTCAAGTTTACGGATGAGTTTCTGTAGACCTGCAATGGCTTTACGAGTACGAACTTCAACAGGCTGACGACCTGCACGACCAGTTCCTTGAATACGATCAAGTGCGAGGCGAATGTCGTTCGCAGACTCTTGGGAAAGTTGATCTCGATTAGTGCCGAGTGAACGCTGTGTTGCCATGAGCTGTTGTACAGCTCGCTCATCAACGATACCGTTATCTTGGAATGAAGCAATCGCCGCACGAACAACAGAAACGGTATCTGTGATCATAGCTTGTGAGTAAGCAATGTCTTGGTTCTGCCACATTCCAGGATTTGAAGTAAGACCGATTGGATACGAGCCATAGAGAGGACCGCTCTTACGGTGTTCACCTCTCTGTGAATATGCAGAGACATAACCCTTCTTGAGCTTAGACTTGAGCTGTTTAACAAAGAAAGCCTGTGCTTCATAAGAGTCCATAAATGATTTATCGGCTCTACGACCCGAAGAACCAAGACGACCATAAAGGATTTCTACATCTGATCCGCTAACGACCATCTCGTAGAATTTGCTTTTGTTCTCGGACTCACCGATGAGATAAAGCATACAAGAGGTAGCCTCTGCCATTGAGCGACCCTCATGATAAGCTGTGCTTGAGCGAACACCTGCGAGTTGTGGCTCACCTGCGGCTTCACGATTCATGCTTGCAGTGCGATTGAGGTTTGCCTCAAGACGAGCGATCCTCATCTCAAGGTTACGGATTACTTCACTAGCTGATCTTCTCATTTGAGATCCTTTCTTTAGAAGCCTTCTGACTTCATCTTTAGAGTAAGAGTTGTCGAGCTTACGCTCATTACGATAGATGAGGTGACGCAAACGCTTACGCTCCTCATCATTGAGTGAATCAATGCCTCTACGCTGACCTTTATTGATAAGCATAAAGTCATCACGCTCAAGATAGGCATTGGATTTAAGGTCTGCAAGTAGCTTAGATGCTGGAGATGACTGACTAGCAATGATTTCTTCAACCACATTCATCTGTCTTTCAGAGAGCTGAATACGATCTTCAGCTTTAGACTTGAGTTGTGCCAAGAAACGATTACGAGGGTCGAGTTCAAGTGCCTTTTCAATACGGACAAGCTGATTACTTGTCTGATTACCAACCATTTGAGTTTGCATCAGTTTTTCGTCAAGCACTTCAATCTGTCTCTCGGAAAGCTCTCTACCACCCATAAACTGATCGTAGAGACTTCTGAAAAAACGATTAGTAGGTTGCATCGCAATCGCTTGGTTGAGCTTCGTTAAGATGTCTTGATCGGGATTCTCAATACGCTCTTCAGTTTCGATTAGGATTTCCTCAACCCTGTAGTGAAGGGGATCTCCTTGTTGAAGCTCATTTAAGATGTCTTTCCACCAATCACTATTCGGATTAAGAGCAAGAACTGCTTGAACACGCTCAATGCTCTCTACATCTCTGAACTTACCTGGAAAGTCGATCTTGAGTTGGATGAGTCCATCACTGATGGACATATCTCCAAGACTCCTTAACAGAGACACAAGAACATCTGGTCCTTTTTTGTTGAGTTTAACTTCAAAATCGTCAAAGTTAATCATGGCATTGTCTCTACGAGACTCCATCTCAAGCATCTCTAGTGCTTCTTCTACTGTGGTATTGTAGAAATATATTTGATTGGCTTTCATCACATCTCCTTCGGTTTGTTTCACAGCAAAGGAGGAGGTATAAATAAACTATAAAAGGTAAAGATATGAACCCCATCTTAAAGATCTCTCCCGAAAACCAAGACCGATTAAACAAAGCACTAGAATCTATTCTGAACGAACACTTGATGCTCACACAGATGTACTCATTCGAGGGTTCGGATAAAGATTTGGTTCGAGTCGCAGAATTTTCGTCCACTTGCCTCGAACACCTTAGCAATGTCCTTATTAGTGATACTGACATCACATGGGATTGGGAGGCATACCAAAAGGCTCGCAAAGAGTTCATGGACAAGCCCACTCCTCAAACTAAAGAAAAGCTGATCCTCCATATTCAGTTTAATCTTGGTGTGCATGAGTCGTCCCTTCACACAGGGGAGAAATGGGAACTAGTTGAAGATAAGAACGGATACTTGAAGTTCAAACCTGTTTACCCGAACAAGTTCCACATTCGTTTAGGTCAGTTAGAGGACTTAAAGAAATCTTACACCTTTGTTGATGATGTGGTATACAACCAAGATGGGCTTTATGTTCAGTACAACGAGGTACAAAATGACACATGACGAGTTGATCGCTAAGTGGAAGTCATTATTCACAGATGAATATGGGGATTCGACACTGACATATCTTGAAGTGCCTGATTCTTGGTATTTATTAGTCGATACACTATGTGATCAAATCCAAAGCCACCTAGTAAAAACACCCGAAGCTGGTTTCTTTTATGTAGTTCAGATTAAAGAGAAGTTTGGTGGTTTAAGGTTTTATACTAACAGTCATGACTCAACTATAGAGGGTCTGATCCGAATGGCAGAAGCATATAGCTACCACATACCTCAATAGTTGTTTTATATCCTCAACTAACAACAAAGGGGGGTATAAATATGTCATTACCTAGAGAACGAAAAAGAGCTGACTATCGAGTCATTGCTCGCATCTTGCAACTGAGTCATGGACAAGCAGATCCAAAAGACTCATTGCTTGAAAAGATTTCTAATGTATTTAATCGTAATGGTGGCTCTTGGGTATTATTCTTTGAAGGACACCCAAAACACAGCAAGCTACTTAAAGTAGTGATAAAAGCTGTCGTAAAACATAAGAAGGATCAACATGAGCGAAGAACTAGAAGCCAAATCAGTTGGGAAGATTAAACCCCGATCAAAAGCGATCACTCGTAAGCTCAATCCTGCCGAGATGAAATCGAGGGTCAAAGTGGCGATGACCACAGGAGGCTCTATGATGGGGTCGGGTGGGAACTTCTACTCACCAGAGTTATCTACTGACTTTCTTGAACTACCTCAAAGTCAAGACGAACAACGCAACTACTTTAGGTTCTTTTATCGCACTGACCCCTTCGTAGGACAGGCGATTGATCTACATACAGAGCTTCCCCTCTCTAAGATCAGATTAGGGCTACCTAAAGCTCGCAACCGAGACATGGCTTATGAAGCACTTAGGTTCTGTGAAAAATGGGCGAAGCGAGTCGGACTACTTCACCGACTCATAGAAATCTTACATGAGTTCAACCTGCTCGGTGAGGTTTTTGTTTTCTGTGAGGACAATAATCCAGATGTGCCTCAAGAGGTGACACATAGTGGTCGGAATGTTCTTAAAGAAGATGGCGAAGCGTTTACTGAGTGGACTGAGTATGAGGACTCCCATGAACGAGCTTACAAGTGGCTCAAGAGGAACTATAAAGGGTGGACAGGTGTTCGTATCCTCCCTCCCGAACAAGTTCACATGGAGAGTTTTCCTTTCACTAGTGAGAAGATCATTCAACTTATTCCCGATAGTAAAACTCGTGATGTAGTTGAACGAGCTTCGGTTAATGATCCCTCTGCTCTTCGTATTGTAGACTCAATGCCAGGAGATGTTGTAGAAGCTATTCGAGATGGTCGCAACATTGACCTCAATACTGATCCCGATCAAGGATCATTCGTTTATTATATGGCTCGTAAGAAATCACAATATGAACCTCGTGGACACTCTATGCTTGAGCGTTGTCTTCGTATCCTCGTTTATCGAGATAAATTAAGACAAGCCCAAACTTCTATCGCTTCAAGACACATGACTCCTATCCGACTCGTATATGCAGAGGATATGGATGCGTCTGATGTTGAAGAGTTGAGAGATCAAGTGGATCTTGCACTACAAGATCCAGACTATTCTATCATCGCTAACTTCCAAGTCTCTTGGGAAGAGATGGGTGCTGACTCTCGTTTGCTTGAACTATCGGGCGAATATGATATGACAGACCGACAGATGTATGCAGGTCTAGGTGTTACAGAATCTCTGTTATCTGGTGAGTCTAGTTATAGTGGCGATAGGATCAACTTAGAAGTCATCAACACACGCTATATGCTTATGCGTGAGGTTCTTCAAGAGATGGTTGAAGAGAACATCTTGAAGCCAATGTGTAGACGAATGGGTTTCGTTGAAATAGATGAAGATGGTGATGAGGTTGTAGTACACCCAACCCTTAGCTTCACTCGACTTGGATTGCGTGATAATCAAGATACCTTTGACGCTCTCTTTAACCTGTATCAGAAGGGTTCATTGGACATTGATGTGATCCTAGAACTCCTCAATGTAGATCCTATGACAACTAAGGCTAAACTTGAGCGTGATATGTGGACACTCAATGACTCTCAGTTTAACGAAGTTCTGAGAGGGGTCTATGGTGAAGCAGGTCGTATGTTAGCCGAGAACACAGAAGCGATTGAGATCATCGCTAAGAATCTTGGATTAAAGTACAACCCACCAGAAGATGACGGTGGTCGTTTCTAATAGTTTATTTATACCCTCTCATAAGTGATCTCTTTAACCTTAAACCAATGGAGAAAAACCATGAGAAGATCTGCTAGTGAAACTATTAGAAATCTTGAAGATCGTATCGCTCGCCTTGAAGGTAAGACAGCGAAAATCAACCTCAAATCCCTTGCCAAGCACATAAGTAAAAAAAGAAGCGATGGTACTGGTACTGTTGGCTTTGTGGAATATGACGCACGAAGCCAAACAGTAATTTTCCTCAATGGGGACTATGAAGATATAGTAGTACCTGTAGACAAGTTGTTAGCTCAACTTATCCGAGAGGAGATGGGTAATGACCTGTATGACTTAGAGGGCAACACTATCAGTTAAGAGGATAAAGCCTTATATAGCTTCTCCCACTGACGCACCTTTGAGTCCTCTAGCGATGAGAGCATATTGAACACCTCCCAATAGCGTAAGGTGTCCTCATAATCCTCTCTCCTAGAGGTTTTCTCGTTTAATAGACCCTCTACCCTACGCATTATCATTTCTTTGCGTGTAGGGTCTTCGTAGGTGTCCTCAAAGATGTCTTTCTTTGGTTGGTACTTCCACACCTCAAGCCCATACTTGAGTTCTAGGGCTGTGCAAGCCCTACCAAAGTCAAGACCCTCTTTTTCCATTACCGTAGCGATGGAGTCTCGCACCTTACCACAGGCGAAACAGAACCAAGTGTTTGTCTCTGGATAAACACGAGCTGAGGGTGCGTTATCCGATCCATCCCCATGTAAGTCGCACCTAAACTGTTGTTGGTTGGTGTGTCCATGCACATCATAGTTATAAGCACTTAATACTGAGAGAATAGGTATCTTCTCTTTGATTCTTTCGGCTCTTTTGCTCATTTACTGCCTCGCTTCATCACTTGTCGTAAGTGATGGTATCGTTCATTGACCATCACTTCTTCATGGCATTCCCCAAACGATAACTCTTGAGGGGGAGCGTTCACGCTCACATAAGTTGATACTCCGTCTGACTCACAAAGATGGACGGACACCTCTCTACTGCTGTCCATATAGATAAGCCCGAAGCATAGGGCAATAAAAGCGATCACAGCGATTCCGTCAGATGTCATATTTAACTCCTAGTGCCTTCCATGAAGCGTAAGCGAACCAGTCCTCTTGAGAGAGTATCATCTCATAGTCATGGGCGAGACCGATGCGAACATAGTTCTCATTGAACTCAAGACTTGGGGTGTACTTAAAGTCTCTCTCTGCCTCTAGGAAAGCCTCAAACTCACCATAGTAGAGGTTATATTTCTCATACTCCTCATATTCCTCATAGTCTGGAGTATTGAGGTCTGTCCTCACCAGCAACTTGCGAGTGGTGAAAGGCATGACTCTTTGTTCGGTAAAGTCGATGTCGTATTCAAGCATTGCTGTTTTCCTCTCGGTAGTGAAGCTCATCTCCGATAGAGATGTATAGATCTTCATACTCGTTGGTTGGGTGGGTGGCGAGTATGTGCTTTTGGATCGCCACTAGAGTCTCGTTAGGTAAAGCGAGTTGATCATAAGGTGGGATCTCATCACCGTTAATGGTGATGGTGTGGTCGCCTTCAAGGTTTGGTAGTGAGACTGTGATGTTCATAGAGTGTTCTCCTTTGGGAAGTTTTAGTATTGCTCCTCCACCACCGAGTCAGAGGACTCAACTCCCATCTAAAGGTGCGTGGTGGTGTTAGGGTTCTTATGGGTAAAGAGTTCGATGAGGGCTAGGGTTAGAAGAATGTGTTTCAAGTTTCTCCTTTGGGAGTGAGTGGTTATACAATGTTATAGATAAGGGGTTACAAACACCCCGACTCTCCTAAGAGAAGCCGAGGTGTCGGGCAAGTGAGCTGACCTCGCCAAGCATATCTGAGTCTGCGTAAAGCCCGTTTCTATAGGAAAGACGCAACATCTCACCTTATGTTGGCTCAAACCCCCCTTTTGAGATTGAACCTACGATGCGAGGTCAGAATCACCCACAACGACCACTACCCTTTCAATGGGTGGTTTACCTTTACAACAGCGTAAAGGCTTTGTTGGGCTAGTGGCATCCCCCAACGACATTATACAATAAATAAGGGGTTACAGTTGTAGTTTCTTTATCGCTCTCAATATAAAGAAAAAGGAGCTTACTATGCAGAATATAACTAGTAGAATAAGACCACCAAGAGCAGTAGTCGAACAGATCGAAGAATACCTATTAAGCCAAGTCGGGGTATACGAAACCCTTAATCTAAATGTTAATGTTCCCCCACCTCCAAGAACTCGTGGTTATGTAGAGGACTTAGACTTGAGAGTGGAGATAATTCCTCCTCATGCGTCTGAAAAATATAATAGAGTTGAAGCTAAATATGACTCTACGAACTCTGTTCTTTATGTGAACCTCCCCTACTTTGAAAAAAAATATGAGGGAAGGGAACTAGCAGAAGCTCTTTACAGAGTAGTCGCTCACGAGCTAGTTCATGTATATCAAATCCTTTATACTAGATCACGAGATGGCGATCCGAGATCTGACTCTCCAACAGCAGGGCTTCCTGGACTTAGAGAGAGAACCCCACAATATAGACAGGAAACAGGTGAGATACTTGACCATCGTTTAGACGACAATGAGTTTTACCCACGCTTAGAGGACACCATCAATGCAATCAACTTTGTAGCGAGAACAAGGCAAGATGAGATAGCGAGTATCATTTCTTATGTTGTAGGTGAGTCAAAACGACCAGCGTACCGTTCTAAGCACTTAAGAGAGCCTATGGCATGGCTTGAAGACTTAGGGAAGTACGCACCTAAAAAGTTCCTCAAAGCTGTGAGAAAGATCAAGAACGAGTTCCCCGAAACAGCAAAAATGCGTACTGCCGATTTCTTTAGGCAGGTTAGTCCTCCCGATGAGTTAAGTACCTTTAGTAATGGAACACCCACAGGTAAAGGAACAGACCTTAAAGACAAAGGTGAAGGCTCTCAAATGCCAAATGGAGATGGAGCTAGGAATATAGGTCGCCCTAGCCCCGACTCCCCTAACCTTAAATCAAGAAATCTTGATCGCTCTGAGTCTTATGGTCGTAAGCCTGCTGAGGGATTTGATGGAGGTTATGTGCATGATAGTGGTAGCGGTAGTGCTAGGGTTATCCCTTATGATAGTGGTTTTGCGAACAACTCATCTCCTTTGAGAAAAGCGTCAAAGCGTGTTGCTCACAGATACTTAGATTCATTAAAAGCACCTTCGATGAAGACATCGGCAAGACCGATACGCATTGATAAAGCTAAGATCAAAGAGATGACTAAGGATGCGATCAAAACCCTTGAGGACATAGTTAAGAAAACTAAGGAGGAAACCTTATCCAAAGCTATCAAACGCAAGACGAGAGACGGAACTATATTTCTAGGTAGCTACCTAGATTCTGGTTCCTCTATTGAGATTCAGATCATGGTCAAAGAAACGCACGAAAATGGGCAGTACATCTACAATCCACAAAGGGGTTTGCATGAGATCGAAATCTATCTTGCAGATAGAACCGTCAAAGAACTGACTCACCCTTATCTGTATAAAATGTCAATAAGACCAGCGATGGTTAAGCACATATACTCTATTCTCATACATGAGATTACTCATGCCGTTGAGCGAATCCGATACTTGCAGACTGACGAGGACTTGCTAGGCTTTGGTTTAAATCAAGGATCTAGGTTTGATAAGGCAAAGATCAAGACACGCAAAGACAAAGATAAGGTATTAAAGGCGTATTACAATGACCCTAGCGAGGTTAAGGCTTACCTCCAACAGATTGCTGATGAAGTAGAGGAATACCTTAACCAAAAGCATGGAGGGCTGTCTAAAGAATCCCTACAGTCTGGTTGGAGAGATTCTTTTGGTTATTACGGTTCTAAGACTTGGGATCAAGTTTCTAAATACCTCACCCCAAAGAACCAAAAGTATATCAAGAAAGCAGTGCTCTCACATCTCATAGAGACCATAGACTCAAAGGAATCAACCAATGGCTAAAAATGTACCTACCGATGAGAAGTTATGGACTGAGATACAATCTCTAGCTAAAGGTGAGTCTAGTAAGCCTGTTTCTAGGGGTAAAGAGTCTGTCAATCCTGTGAATGATGGGAAAGGGTTTGAAACTTTCCCATCGGCTTATGCTAACGGTTGGGCTTTGGCTCAGTACAAGCGACTAGGTGGTAAGTGGAAAAAGGAATCTAAAAAAGCAGGTCTGATAAGACCTCCAAAACATATTGTAGATAAAGTTTCAGAGATACTGACGGCAGGGTTTGCTTCTTATTGGGTTGGGAAGCAAAAGGAAATGGATAATAAACCGTATTTATCTATATCTCTTGAAAAGATCTCTAACTTTGAAAACCTTATCGAAGATTTAGATGAAGCGTATATGTCCGTAAGGATGAAACGAGCTACTTTTGATGAATTGGAAAGAGCTTTAAGAGCTTTGAGAGTATCGACTCAAGAGCTTATAGATATGTTTAAAGGGCGAATACCTCCTACCCTTGAAAAGATGAGTCATATTTTAGAAAACATGAGTCCGATTAGTGTCTTTGAAGAACCTAAAAAATATAAAAAAGAATTTATGTTTTTAGGTAGGACATTCGGTTTAATTTCAGAGTTGAGATCTCTGAGACAAGATCCTGTTTCTTACATCTCAGAGAAATCAAGGGCATTATATGAGGGTGAAGCTAATAAAGTTAAAAGGTTTGATAAATTCTTAGATCGACCTTCTCAATCGACATGGATTTTTCAAACAGAAGATTTAGGCACACTTCGGTTACAAGTAAGAGAATCTAAGGGTGCTAAGGGTTTAGCGTATTATCGTTATGATGAAATTGATGATCTACATACAATAACCGTTAGGGTGTTTCCTAACTCCAATGACTTGAGTGGGGAAGATCTAGGTAAGATTAAAGATTATGTACGGCATGAGTTAGTTCATGCTATGCAAAAAAAAATGTCATTGGACTTCAATGTTGATCAAGCAGGTATTCCTTTCCAAAAGCGAGATATGACTTACTTGCAAGGACATAAATACAAAGAAAAAGACCTTAAAGCTCAATATGAAAGAGAGGGTCTTGACTCAGATTTGGTAAGTATCCATGCACTTGATGACATCGAGTTTTATACGAGACTTTTAGATGAAGTGGTGGAATTTCAGAGACTTAATGTGAGTGGTTCAGACCTTAATCAAGAGGTGCATGAGTGGGTGTCCAAAAGAAAATTTTTTGTAAGTTTAAAAAGGTTTAAGAAAAAGAATTGGAACAAGGCTGTTGGTATTTTCTTTGAAGCAGTCAGTTCTAATCGAAAGTATGCTCGTAAGTGGGACAAAGATCATTGTGAGTCTAAGAGTTGCGATGAGATGGGCTTCTCTGAAAAGGCTTCATGTCGCCCCTATAAGAACTGCTACGAGAAGTCAGCGTCCTCCAAAGTTAAACCCATGTACTTAGGTTCAGAAAGTGGAGCGATGGCTTACGATTTCTACTTTATGCGTGTGGAAAAGGATTACTATTACCACTACACATACAGAGATCGTGCCGAAGAAATAATAGAGGATGGTTATTTAAGACCCAATTTCTACAACGATCAACCAGGAGGACAAGGTGTTTTTGCCATCTCTGGATCTTATGGACAAGAGGTCACAGACCTTCAAGTCAGTGGTTCTAGGAAAAAACACATGGATAGGATAGTTGCCCTCAAGTTTAAGACTAAAACTGAGCCTAAGTATGGATACCCCGAAGAAATCATTTGGGATAAACCTGTGAAACTTATTCGACCAGAGATTGTTAGCTTTTCGGAAGCTGAGGCAGACATTAAGAGGAATGAGGACTTAGGAGAATACTTCAAGGTATTTTACGACTTTAAGAAGGCTGTCGAGATTAAAAAAGAATATGGAACAGTGATCTCTAGGGTTGCTCACAGATACTTAAGGAATCTAAAAAATGAAACATAAGTCTTTAATCGAAAAGGTGGCCCAACGCTATTTAGAGTCTGTAAAGCGTGATGATCCTAAAAAAAAGAACACTGGTAAGGGTGGGTTAGGTACTTGGTTTGCAGGGCATGGTGGTGGAGATCCCGATGATCGTGCTACATGGGGCGATTGGATTGCTATAACACCTGTAAAACACACTATCAAAAAAGAAGATGGAGAGGACAAGACCTATGAACCAGGAGACATTGTTGGCCCATGTGCCATATCTAGTGAAAAAGAGTGGTCAGATGTTACAAGTGGGGGAAAAAAACCCCTCAAGTGTATGCCACGAGAAAAAGCATGGAAAATGCCCAAGAAAGACCGAGCCGAGATTGCCAAAAAGAAAAGGCGGGAAGAAGCGAAGCATCGTGGGAAGAAGCCTGTTAATACTCCGACTTTCTCTGATGAAGCTAAAGAGATCACAGAGAAAAAGAAGAAGACTTCTGGCTTAATCAGACCTCCAAAACACATTGTAGATCAAGTAGCAGAAATAGGTAAAGGATTACTCGCCCAATACTGGATTAAAAGGGAAAAAGAGGATAGCTCCAAAGGTGGACTAGATCCAGAGTCTGTTGAGGGTCTTGAGTGGATACTTGAGGATCTTGATTATCTGCCACTTGGGGTCAAAAGAGGTGAACATGATGAGGAAGAAGTGATCTTCCAAGTCAGAAATGTACAGAGAGCTTTTTCCGAGATAGATGAACAGATGGAATCTGCAAACCTCAAATACTCAGACTTCCACAAAATCAAGACAAAGATAGATCAGCTCGATGCACAGAGCATCTTTAATGACCCAAGAGGGAATAAGGCTCTCATCGGGTCTATCTCGGATAGGGCATCTGATTTACTTCGTGAGTTTAAAAAATGGTCAACAGGGAGTAAACAATACATCCCCACCTTAATGCGTAATGACTACCTTGAAGCTGTCGAACGACTGTCAAAGTACAAGGTCAAGGACAGTGGTAGATACTATGTTGAAGATGATGAGCTAGGCTTAGTGGCAGTACATCTTCAAGAGTCCTCACATGGTGCGGCTCAATACTATTGGGATGGTATTCACCACATCATATTTAATGTTCTCAAGAATATGACTGAACTCCCTCTCAAGTATTTAACAGATCGAGAAACGATAGCAGGACATGAGCTAGTTCATGCAATGCAACAACATTACGCTAATAAAGCGAACATAGAGGAAGCAGGATTACCAAGTCAGAAAAGAGATGAACAGTTTCGTTTTGACATGAAGGAGAAACAGAAAGAGCTGAGAGTCCAATATGCTAGAGAGGGGATGGATTTTGAGCTGATCTCTATCCATGCGTTAGATGACATAGAGTTTTACTCTCGCCTACTCGATGAGGTTACTGAGTTCAAAAGACGCAATAAGGGTCTTAATGATGAAATACATAAATGGGTAAAAAAACGACCTTTTTTTGTAAGTCTTAAGAGATTTAAGCGTAGGAATTGGAAAAAAGCAGTAGGCATCTTTGTTGATGCTGTGCAACTTAAAGCTAAGTCAGCTAGTCGGGTAGCTCATCTCTATTTGCAAGCGGCTGCTCAACCTGCACAAGACCTAGCAGGTGTCAAAACATGGGTCGATAAAACCCGACAAGACCAAATCAATAACGATACCTCTACCCCAAATAAAT